AATATGCTTTTCGACCGGGGTTAAATGAAATTTCATATCCACCGTAAAACTCCTTCAGTGCCAATCGAACATACCCGAGCTTTTCAAGGTCTCCCCTGGGGACGGCAATGAACCTCGTACCGGTCAGCCGTTCATTTAACTTCAGGGATCGATTAATATCGTGGTAAGTTCTCATTGATTTTCTGATTTTAACGGCCGTTACCCGATCAACATTAAGATACCGACGGGCCATCTCCTTGTCACGAGACTCAGGAGGATACGTCGGCCAGTATGAGGATCTGGCAGTTGCCTGGATTCTACTGACTGGCTCCTTGATAGAGGTCAATGACTTTTTCAACAAGGAGATACCATAAATTGCCCCGGCCAATGCACTCAAGCTTCCGAAGGTTTTCAGAACCTTCCGGACCACCCTCTTGGTCTTCGTGTCGGCCTTCTTCTCCTGCTTGATCCTCTGGGCTAGATCAGAATAATCTGTATATGGTATCGAGATCGATGACTCAATCATTTGTCCTGGTATTACTTTAAGCATTTAAACCCTCTGGTAAATAAATCATCACTTTCTTTGTCATTTTCGACCGACTCAGATCCGAAGGAGTCACAAACTTCTTGGGAGATTTGGTCGTAAAGTTAATATCCTTGTATGCAATGGAGATAAGATTAGAGCAAATAACAGAAAAACTATTGGGCCTTTTCTTCTCCTTGAACTTTTTGTGTAATAGTTTTCTTTTTGCTTTGTGTGCCACCGTCTTGACCGTACCCCAAAGAGTTACCCGCATCCCTTTCTTGTGAGCATGCTTAATAAATTTAATGGCTTCCTTCTTCTGCTGTGGGGTAGCTCTTGGTCGTAACAACAGTACCGGACTCTTCTTAATAAAACGATTTACCGATACGATAAAGGTCCCTGTTGGAATAGCGTTGAATACCTTACCCCCTCCCAAATAAAATGCCGAATGAGGAAAATACTCCTGCTGTGGTAATGATAGTGTATATGACCACCTGCCTGGCCCTTTAAAACCTCGATACTTGGCCATAGTTCTCGTATTTATTATATCCCCCGGTTTCATGGCACTAATAAACTCCTCCGGATCGTGGGTTATGGGCACACGTTCAGGTATTCTGGGCTTTAAGGCAAATTCACTCAATACTGCTTCTTGTATACTGGCCATGTTATCCCTTCATTCTGTCCTGAAGCATTGAAATGCGATGACCAAGTCCTTCCCATTTTCTTACTGACTTGTCCGCATCATGAAACACCTTATCTGCTGTTTTAAACTCTGCTTGCCACTTCTTTTCACTTTCCGTATCTCCCTTTCTATGGGACATCTTAATGAAGTCCTGGGCAACCTTCTTTGCCCTTTCCGCTTCCATCCTAATACCGTTAGCCTCCATTGCATGATCTACCACAGAGTCCATCATATTTTTTACACGACTCATAGTCTCGGGCTCGTCTCGGGCTGCGGCCGCACGCCTACGGTACTGACCAATCTCGGCCGCAGTAAGGTAAAGATCCATTATAAATTTATATGCCTTCCATATTTCACTTAAGGCTAAAGCCAAAAAAACAGCAGGTATAATCTTCCTCCCGAATTCATACCGGTTAATATCCCTGAGACGCTTAGGATCGACAAATCTTCCTTGGTGGTCAACATAAACATAGGGCTTTCCCCGAGATTTCCATTTTTTATACACAAAGGAGGCTGCCCCTACCGAAGCTCCGATAAGAGACCCCATCAGATACCCTAACAGTCCAAACGCAAGAGCACCCACCCCAACCATCCCAACGCCGCTTCTGACTTTGGAAAGATTAACTATGGCCCGGCGGCCTGTGAGCATACGCTCTTTCGGGACAGTGCTTCTCGGTCTTTCTTGTCCTATAGCTGTAAGAGTTCCTAGGGCTGCACCGACTCCTGCACCGATCTTCAGTCCTTTTACACTTCCCTTACCCAGGCCAACCGCAATTGATCTTGTTAGTGTCGGAACCACCACTTTCCCTTTACGGATTTTGGGGTAATGGTACACAAGCCGTAGCTTCTCTTCCCGTGCCTTCTTATGCTTGGGCTCTTAACTTTATGGCCTTAACAGAAGGAGCAATCCCGGTCGCTGATGGTCGCATTAAGGCACCCATCACCAACGAACCGTATCGATCCCTCCAATCCTTACCAAACCATCCCTTGTAACGATTGGCGGCAATCGGTCTCTCTATCCTACCCTTCAACTTACCCGAAAAGGCAGCAGTATATGCAGCCTCGGAAACTCTCCCCAATGTATAGTCAACAAAATTACTGGACATTTTATCCAATAATGCAGGCTTCGAGAGCAGGGACATAAGCCCAGGACTTGATAACCCCGAATCTTTAAAGTCCTTCAACTCATCTTTATACATAGAAACGGCAAGGTTATCCGGGACAAGGCCACTTATATTTTTCTTCACCACCTTGATCCTTGAGGATCTTGCAAGGGCAGACTTAACGGTTATCTTCCTCGGCCCAACCAACTTACGGGCCTCTTCAACAGCAATGTCCCACGTCCTCTTCAGGATCTGGTCAATAAGATCGATCATCTGGGCACGGGTCTTGGCGGCTCTATGTTTTCGATACCAACCCCTTATCAGCTCGAATTCCGTTCTTTTTTTAGACTTCTTTGCTGCTTCCTGCAGGTTCATTACTTATGCTTCTCCCAATACTCTTCGCCTTCCTTCTCCATCTTATCGAGCCGGGTGTAATAGTCCGGCAGTTCCATCAAATGTGCCTTGGCGATCGCCTTTGAGATAGTGGGATTATCGTGGTGTTCCTTCTTCTCCACCTCAATCCCTCGCTTAAGTTCCCGGGCATCAAACTTCCTATCTGGAACATCAGCATGTTTCAAGTCCGAGGCCCGGACGATAGGATCAACATCTTCTTCCTCTTCGTCCTCTTCCATGCTACCGGCCTTTACAAGCTTGTGGGCAATTTTGTAGACGAACTCCTCGGCCGTCTCCGGATCAATACCATTCTCCACCGCAAAATTATGGAACTCTTTATCCGATGGCTCAGGATGTGAAGCAATATACTTAATAATCGCTTTTGCCTGATCAGGGGAGACATCCTCATACATGGGAGTACGGAAGCCGCCGGGAACCTTATTAAACCTCAGGGCGGAAGCCCGTAGACTTCGAGCAGACCCACCATCGGTTCCTCGCTCCGGGGTTGCCCACATTCCTTTCCGTTTTTTATATTCCTGCGGGGACTCGAAGCGTCCTGCACCGGACTCGAGTACCGCTTCTCTGATTGAAGCCATGTGTTACTCCTTTTTCGTGATGACACACCAATACCGACTCCTTCGTTGGAGCTCGGCATGTGTTCCAACTCGTCCCGACCGCATCGATGACATAATGTCACCCCCTTAGAAGCTAAAGGGTTCTAATGCAGTTGGGGCACTTATTTTTGGTCCACTCGGATACTTTCCGACATTCCTTCCATGGCGAGATGGGGAAACGTTCGAACTGGCGGGCTTCCCGATCGGCATCTTATCGATCCCGAGGTCCTGAATTGCCATCTGGGCCAGCAACTTGGCGGCACGATCGATAGCAATGCCGGACTTGGCCATCTCAACAGCATGGGTAATCTTCCGGATCTTCATCGGGTTTCGGATGATTGCCTTGATTGTGTTTCTGACTTCCGCCGGGCTGATGTACATTCCTCGCCGTATTGACTCCTTCAAGACAGTGGCAGTAGCGGCTTGCAGCATCTCCCTCGAGTGCCTGGCCTTGAACCACTTAACACCTGCAGCAACCATGGTAGCACCCAGGACCGCAACGAGCGGTTTCAGCGTCTTGGTAATGTCTGCGATCGGTATCATCCCCCTCTTGAACTTCGAGTCGACTGTTTTAGCAGCAGTAGCCCCTGTTTTGAAATACTCCTCCGGTCCCATTACCCTGGCCTCTTGTAAACCACCGTTCCTGCGAATGATCCTCCATTGCTCGAGAATAACAGCCCGAGGGTCAGCACTGGAAAGTCTCACCTTCACCGGTTCATCATCTGCTTCCGCCAGGTAGAGTCCAAAGAGGGAGGCAACGCCTTCTTCATCGATCACTACACAATCCGACAGTAATTGGTCACCGTCGCCTTCATAAAAGTCCAATAGAAAGAAAAACTCATCCTCGGACAGCCCGCCGTCTACCCCCTCAGCCTCCTCAATGGGGGTCTTGAAGGGGAAGACAAGGCCGGCACGTTCACCGTGGACGAGATACTCCCCAATGGATCCGATCATGGCGTCGGAAAGATCTACTGGAGTTCTGATCATCACGTACTCCTTGGTAATTTTATATAGTCCCGCGGCGGGCCCGGCAATCGGGCCCTGATTTCATTCCGCGTTTACTTCCGGGCTTCTTTCTCTGCTTTCTTCTTCGCGCGTCGTTTCTTTAAAGCTTTGACTCCTTTGTATGCACCTAATCCGGCAGCAAGACCAGCAGCGGCCGTTCCTATGCGAGCTGTTCTTTGCATTTTGGCATAGTCCTTGTCCGGTATACCAGCCATATAGGACTTTGTCGCAAAACTACCTGCTTTCCTTGCCTGCTTCCGAGTAAGGCCGGATTTCCTAGCCTTCATTTCTGCATCCACACCGGTTTTCACGGCTGCCTTATAATGCCCCTTCTGCCTCTTGTACTCTTGCCCGGCTTTAAATGCCTTCTCTCGCGCCTTTTGGCCTATTTTGAAAGCAAGGTCTTTTTCCTCGAGGTCGTCTTCTTCAACGTCCCCGATACCGAGAATAGCATCTGCCACTTCAGAAGCATCAAGCTCACCAGCAGCAATCCCTTCAATAATTCCTTCAGCGGTGCCGAGTATCTCAGCATCCTCCTCAGCGGCCTCAACCATCTCCATGTAATCATAGAGCTGGGTGGCCTCTTCTTCGGTCAACCCATCAACGAAAACGTCGACCTGGCTATCCGGTACCTGCATCAGGTTTTCAAACAATTCGAAGATGAGGTCTTCGCTCATGTTTTCTTCACTTTTACCAGACTCCCTAGCACCAAGCTCCGCACCCTTCTGAAAACCCTTCTGAAATTGTTTCTGAAGAGACCAAGGTCCTTTCTTACCTTTTCTTGTATAAAGGGACTTAGAGACACCAGGTTCCTTGGATAGAAGTTTCTTGTATCTCGGGATGGTGTCTTGTTTTGCCTGGTACTTAGCGCCAACACCTACCAATTTCTTGGCCAGCTTCTTGGGGGCCCCGACTTCCCTACCCATCCTCGTCAAGGTTTGGTGCATCTTCTCCCCAGATTTCTGACCCCGAAATCCCGTAATACCCATTCTCTGTTTCATTTTCCTGGCACCCATACCACGAGCCTTCTTATAAAGCTCCATCTTTCGTTCCTTGGAGACCTCTTCAATTGCGCCTTCGCAGAACGGACACACCAGGAAGTCACCATCGTCATCTTCAAGCAGGAGACCGTCGACGTCGACAAAGGACTCATTGCAGTGTGGACATTCAATAACATCTTCCTGCTGGGATTTTTTGGCTTTGCGTCGTTTGTACAGCTTCCGAGCCAGTGCAGCCGCGGCAATACCGGCACCAATACCGGCAGCAGTTTTTGGATGGGCTTTGATGGCCCCGCCAGCCTTACCTGCAGTCTCTCCGGTTTTACCGAGAAACTCAGCAGCTTTCCGTTTCCGTTCATAACTCCGCATGCGTTTAACATCGGGGTCTACATACTCGTCCAACTCGAGTGTACTTTCACAATAAGGACACTCGTAGTACTGTCCCTCATCGTCTTCATAGAGCTGGACATCTTCTTCGTTAAATTCTTGTTCACAAAATGGACATTCGATAATCATTGATCGTTCCTCCATATTTAAAGTAAAAGGTTTCCCTTCTTGTTCTCCTTCTTGTGCGGGTTCGAGTCCTCGTTTCTTTGCAGTAGCATAGAAAACTTGTTTTCCTTTCTTGTTTCCATACTGCCGGATCATACTCCGAAGGACATCCTCCCCTCTTCCTTTGTAGTATTTTGAGATTGGCATTGTTCCTTACCCTGTCCTTTCAATCGATTGTATCTTTGAATCGGGAATCTTGTCAACCGATGGGTATGATTTACTCCGTGCACGATGGGTTGTCACAAAGTATCCCGTTCCATCTTTCTTGACTGAAACTCCCGAGAATCGTTTCCGTTGTTCCGGCATAAGATTAACATAATAATTACCGTGCCGGTCAGTATTTCCCTTTTCCTGGAGAGAGATAATGCTCTCTTTTAGCTTTCTCTTTCTCAGCTTCCCCATCCTACCCCGATATTGGACATATCTATAACCCCAAGCCGGAATACTAAGCAACGCACCCGCGGCTGCAGCAGTTTTTGGGTCTACATGGTAGTGCCCATAAGGCATTCCATGCTTTCGCAATTGCTTCTGCACCTGAGCCGTTGATAATCCAGCTGCTGCTCCACCGGTCATATAACCTACCAGGGAAGGAGGTCCTTCACCTATTTTCCTGCCTCGTAGTTTCCTGGCCACTGATGAGCCTACATCATAGCCAAGTCCTGCAGCGAGAGAACCAGTTCCAGCAATTGCACCCGCAGAAGCACCGTGCTTTGCCATATGTTTTGCCATTACTTTGGGATCAGTATTTCCTCCATACATGTATGAGGGGGCCGATCCGATTGCAGCAGCAGAAAGACCATGCTCACCGGCACGTTTTACTCTATACTGTAACTGTCGACCCGCCCTTCGGAGAATTGATCGTTCATATAAAAGATCTTCTTTTAACTTCTTCTTGAAAGATGGATCCCTCTTGACCGCAGCCGCGACTCGTTCAAATCGTACTAAGCTAGGACTATAATCTATATCCATTCTATTACTCCTCATGTCCACGTTGTTCCGGAGCCATAGTTCTCTTCAGGTTCCCGAGCGTTCTTTCCAACCTCTGCACGAGGACCCATTACCCTATACTTAGGCTTCCTCATCCTTTCATATAATAAAGCAGCCTCTCGAATGCTCATTCCTTCATTTTTTGTTTTCTCTGCTTTTACAACAATCTTCTTGGCCCAAGAATAACCGGGATTTCCTCCCCAAAGGAGCCAGGACACATAAGACTTACTCGGTGGATCAGTCGTATGCTTGTCCTTGAAGGCACTGTGTCGGTCAAAGAAGGCCTTCATCCGTTTGACCGTTTCCAGGCTCAGGGCATCGCCGTTCTTAATATTGACTGCACGTTGAACGCCTGAGCCAATCCCTTCGGCTGCAGCTTGCTTCACTGACAGTCCACCCTTGCCGCCGGACTTCTTTCGAAGTTCCAGGCCGCGGGCCGCTGCTTTCCTGGCTGCTGGTGGTGGAATGTATCCCATATTACTCACCTTTTGGCTTCTTGGTTCCCCGCCAATCCCATTTCGTTTTCAGCTCAATAATATCAAAAGGAGAAAACCCGAGGTTCAGCAAACGAGCATAGCCAAAGGACAATGCATCCTCCGGAGAAAGTCCGTGCTTTGACAACAGGTCAACGATCCTGGAACGATTAACCCCACCGGCATTGGCCGATTCAAACATTGCTTCATCAAGATTTACGGATGCCTCCGCAACCAGCATATCAATATACTCATTAATGTCTTCAATATGGCTCAGATCCTCTTCCACTTTTCCAATGGAACGAAGGGCAACATCCTTGGACACATTGAAGTTTTCCATCAATTCCCGGACAGCAATCGCAAGGATTTCCCGGTCAGCGTCTTCTTCGATCGGTTCACCCTTAATGACTGCCTCTACTCGGGGATACAGGGTCGATACCAGCTCGTAGTGAGCCTCCTTGACCTCCCGTTCCTTCAGGCCCTCCAACATGGAGAAATCAACGCCATTGAGCACCTCGTCGATCGCTTTGGTCAGTCCGCCAGGCTTAAGATCATAATCACGCTTTAACCGTTCCGCCAATTGTCGACCAATGACCCGTTTATGGACCGAGTCAGCGACCGGTCCTGTCTTCCGGAAGAACTTGGCCTTCTTGCGATAATCTACACCGGAACCCCGGGCCTGGGGATTGTACCGCTGCATCATCACTTCGCCGGAACGGGCAGCACCTGCAGCGGGCCTATATTCTGACAAGTCAGCTTCCTTCACGTACTGATTACCCTTGCCCATTGACGGCTTCGGGGTCATCTCAATGCTTCTTCGATCCGCAGCAAGCGTCCTACGCTCGTCGCCAGTTGTTGCCGTTGAGCCGGAAGCTCCAGTCACCGCAATCCTGGTTCCTTGATTGTCAATCGGGGCATTACGATCTTTTAACATGGCCGGATCAATTCGACGAACACCGTGGGCTTCTGATATCTTGGCTTTTTTGGCTTTGCGCTTGGCCAAAAGTTCTTTAGCCTTCTTATAAGCTACAGCACCGGTAATACCGGCCCCCGCTAAAGCGGCTCCTTTTCCAATACGGAAATCTTTTCCTTTAGTTGGAGCATCCTTTGTTACAGTCACAGTTGCTGAGGGTAAACCTATTCCCTTAGCTGATACAGGCTTAGGAGGCCTACGCAGACCTTTGATCGCTTGCCCGGCCTTAAACCCGATCTCTCCAGCCTTCAACCTGGTCTTCAGGAGAGGTGAATCTGGACTATACGTCTTCTCGTCCAAATCGTCCTTCTCCATAACCTTAACCCTCTTCTTGATCTTGGGCTTTCCCTTCGGCAATCCTGCACGAGGATCCGGTGCATTGTGTGGAAACACGAAGCCGACGCCGGGTTGTTCACTCAGGCTTTTGGAGACGATCATTTTTCGCTCGGGGCTGAGCTCTTCCAACCCTCCCTTCTCGCCCATATACCCGGGTTCTGCTTTCCAGAAGCGTCGTTTCTTGGCGCTGGTTCGATCACCGGCTGGCGGAAGTCCCTTACCATGGAAGTCAACCTCGTGGGTCATCGTCGTGTCCTTACCGGAAAGCATTCCGGTGGGGGCTTCGTCGACATCATCTTCTCGAACATCTTTTCCAGCTTTTGCTTGCTGTATGTTCTTGACGAACTTGGCATGGAGGCGTTTCTCCTTCTCCACTCCAAAGTCTCTTTTACCGATCCGCTCCGCATGTCTCACGAATTTCGAGCCGATCTCTGACTCCATAAGGGTCCCTTTCTTACCGGCCTCTTCCTTGTCATCCTTCTCGTCCTTCTGCTTATTATAAACTGCCAATGCTCTCCTATAATCGGACCGAAAGTCCTCCTCAAGAGACTGGCCGCATACTTCTTTGATTTGTTGCTTCAATAATTCTCGACTGGTCATGTTTTCACCTACCGTCTTCCCACCTTTCAGTCTACCAGGGGCAACTCCAGTTCCCTGGATACCGTCCGGGGTATGTTTTGTATGTTCACGGGCATTCAATGACCCGACGTTTGCTTTTCCGACCCTTCCAAGCGCTCCAGCCTCCGCCACGGTCGCTGTCTTTATCTTCTTCAGCTTCGGACGTCTGAACTCCTTACTGGCAGAAACCCAAGCCTTTCCGGAAATGCCGCGGAGTGATTCCTTCATGGTTACGACTCCTCCTGGCCGGCCAGCTCTTTCTTCTTTCTCTTCAGCAGCCGTTTCAATTTTACCTTGACGGGAATCCCCCTTGGCCCTCTTCCCTTACCAAACGCCTCTCCTCGGCCTTCTCCCTTGGAACGGATATTTTTGCCGGGAGTCTTACAGGTAATCTCATCCCCCGAGACGACAAAGTCAGCACCGGATGGGACACCGATCGGTCCTTCTCCCTTCCCGAAGGCTTCCCCTCGACCTTTTCCCTTGGATCTGATCTTCTCACCGGGGGTCTTGCACTTGGCTTCTTCGATATCCTCATACCGCTGTCGCCTGGCCATGATCATGCGCTGAATGATTTGACTTTTATAATTCTCTCGTTCCCGGGGGGTGAATTCGCGTTTACTCCTCTTCTCCATAGACGAAACCATGTTGTTCGCCGTCTTCTCGTACCGATCGCGTAATACTGCGGGGATCTGGTAGCCAAGGTCAGAGATCGCTACCCCTGGAGGACTCTGGGGCATCCCGTAGTCAATATTTCGCCCGTCGTCTCCATACTCATGAATCTGTCCGGATCCATACTTCGAAAGGTAATCCGCCATCTGGTAACCAACACCTTCCGGATTCTGTGTCAGGTCAGCAACCCTTGGACGCTTCTGGGCGGAAACCTTTTTTCGGCGATGCATCTGGTAAGAGTGCATCACGGGTGTCGTCACGAAGCCTTCAGTATTGCTCATCCATTCTTTTTCTTCGTGATTGATATCATCAGCCACGAGGGATTTATTCTTGTGCGGCTTCTTCATGGGTTCATAATGGGTGAGAAGCTTCTTGGACACTTGGATGTTCTCGCGGTGACCGGCAGGCATAAGGTAACTGGCATGCTGCCCTTTTCGGGGAGATTGCTTCCTGTCTTCAACTTCATTGAGTTCATGTCGGGAATAATCCTGGTCAGTGGGCTGCGATTTCCCAGCTGCTTCACTGAGGTCGATATCCGACAACCTAGGGTACCCTGGTCCAGGAAGTACCCCTCCCCCTACCGTGAAAGTCTGACCCCGGGGGTTGGTAAGTACTACATCATATCCCCTATAAGGTGGCATACCCCTGCATACCATCTCCATAATCCAATGTGATCCATCTGACCCATCAAGATCGAATGCAGAGACGAGACCATTAATTGGCTCGATATCATAGAAGTACCCACTCGCACCCCCCATAACCTGGGTTACCCCCTCCAACAAGGTGGTACTCTGTATACCATGTTTATGGGGTACAGGTACCTGGAAAGTATACCCCCGGGTACCAAGATCTTCGACCGAGTGTAAAACTTTCCGGTGCGAGGACATCTTCCTGACGACATCCTCCGCAAGAACTTTTCCTGCTATCTTTGGTGACGCTTCTTTGATCCGATTAATCTTGCTCCTCACTGCATGCTCCCTGAGGGAAGACTGGATAACCTGAGCAGCAAGACCATAAGAGACCGACTTCCCCGTAAACTCCTCCAGGATCACCCTAGAGGCGGTATCCGAGAACTCCCCGCAGGCGTTTCCGTCTGATCCGAAGATACCATGGTGGAGAGTCGCCTCATAAATGAGATCGAAGGCGCTGTCTCGGTCAAAGAACTCGTAACTTCCACTATTGTTTATCATCTTAAACTCCCTTGAACAATGCTAAACTCCCAACGGGAGCGTCTTTTTACCTAATCTACCCATTTAGGGGCCAAATTGTCATCAATGTCCAACAAAGTACCCACCTCATACCCCCTTTTACGTACCTTGATACGGTACTTGTTAGTATACAAGTTCCAACTTCTTTGTATACTGATAGGGTACTTCCCCTATATCAAGTTACATCTTCTTGAATATCGCACAAGAATGAAACCACACAGCAGACGATCAATCCTTCCCCAATTCAACATGTCGTACCCTCACATAGGACATACCCCCTATCAGTACCCTATAAAGTACCCATACAGATACCCTACTTGTTAGTATACAAGTTCCAACTTCTTGGTATACTGATGGGGTACTTCCCCTATATCAAACACCAACTCGTCATTTTTTGAGGAAGATCCAGCCAAGATGACTCAAAATTCAACAACATAGTATACAGTATGGGTACTTCCTAGCATACAAGTGCTGACTTCCTGGTATACAGATAGGGTACTTGTTGGTATACTGATAGGGTACTTCCCTTATATCAAGTTACATAAATAATAAATATCAGCACCATTCGTGTAAAAATTAGGGTTTATTTTTCCCTTGCAAATACCCCTAAAGGGGTATTTGGGGAACAGGCGGTTGGAGACAAAAAAAGCCCCCAAGGATTTCTCCCTGGGGGCCTAGACCTTACGTTGGGTTGAACATGAAACCTACCGTTGGACTTATGCAACAATAGGGGAGTTATTCTTCTTGAATTCCTCGAGCAGCTTCATATTCAGCAAAAAGAATTCTTTCATTTTCTGCTGCTTCGAGTATCTCTCTTGCAATCTGTAATGCCTCAGCTCGTGATATAATAAGGGTCATATTAAAAATCCATCAGGTCGATCGGATAGTTCTCCATCTCATATTTCTCGATAATGATAGCCAAGTGCTCGAGACGGTTCGCCTCATCAGTTCCCTCTTCGGGATCCAGATCAATAAGCGCCTCTATTTCTCTAAGGGCTTCTTCGTATTGCTCTTCTGTCTCTATCCTATCCATCTCTTCGGGCTCATAATGAATTCCTTCCACCTCATTGGTGCTCTCTCTCTCTTTCTATACCAGGATTATAGCTTCTTGTCCTCCTGTTGTCAAGACAAGAAAAAACCCACCGTGGGTTTCTTCCCCGCGGTGGGTTAATTAAGGAGATTTCTGAACATCACCATTCAACACTTTTAATATAGGAACAGTGGTTCTGGTTGTCAAGAATTCAATCGAAGTTTTCGATAACTTTCTCTCTTATTAAATGTGGGCCAGACGGTCGGTCTTGCCAGCTCTGCATCCTTGGGGTCTGTCGTGGACGTTGTTTGTGGGCGGAACATTTCCTGGGCTGCCTCCCAGCCGTTGTAGGCCATTACCATTCGAACGAAGTAGTCGGGACGATCCTCGGGGAAAAAGTCTACTGGGGGGCCGAAGGAGTCCACCCACCAGGACACAAATTCCCGGGTAAAGACGACGGACGGAAACCAGCTGGGAAGGTCCTCCGTGTTGAGCATTTCTTTCAGGGTTTCAGTGTTCATTTCTTCACCCTCAGCTTTCTGTAGAGCTTCACAGGTTTTCTTTCCTCCTGTTCCTCCATCTTCATCTTGAGTTCTTCATACTTCTGTTTCAGGGCATCTATTTGCCTTCGTAATACCTTCTGATCGATCTCATTCGCAGACTCTTCTGCGGCAGCCTGCGCCAATAACTCTTCCGCCTCGGGCCCGTGCAGATTAACCATGCGAGGTTCCAGAACAAATCGAGTTATGGCCTGCGACTGGCTACGCCGTCGTTCTAGTTCCACCCGGCACTCGTAGCACACGGTCACCCCAACGATCATTTCAGGTTGGCTCAATGCACCGCCGCACTCGGAGCAGCTGTTCCCTTCCACACTCATTTGAGCATCCTCAGCTTTCTTTTGTGAGGTAAGTTGTCTCTTATTGGTTCTACGGTCTTGGATGGGATCCCGCCGTTTCTGTACTTTCGCAGGCGTTCCAGGATATTCCTGAGTTCTTCATTGGCCGCTTGCTGACCCCAGGCCGCTGTATCCCCATGTTCAAGGAGTTCCTGGACAAGGCGCTCTCCTATCCTTATTCGATCGATTACCATCCTCTCGAACGCGGCGAGGTTGTACAGGTCCATCAATCCCCCCTCAATGTCTTCCATGATGCCAATTATTCTTCCAAGCTCTAACACCTTTTACGTTCTCCTACCTACTTCGTGACTTATTCCAATCTTTCGAACACGGAAAAGATCCTAATTCGATTATTAAAGCCGCAGAGAACCCCTACCGCTGCTACGAACTTTGTTGACATTTCCTTCGGAGGGGAGGGAAGAATGTAGTGGATCATCCCAACCCTGCTTCCAGGCTCCACGGCATTGAGCATGTTCTTCAGCAATGCATTTGGCTTTGGGTAGGCCTCTCGTCCGACCTCGTAGTTCTCTGCATCCTCTGCACTGTATGGCGGGTCCGCCAGCATTGCCTTGAAGCCCGGGGGCAGCGGTTCCCTTGCATCCCGCAGGTAGTCTGGCCCGGTGGCCGGGTCGAGGTCTAGTGTTTTGTCCAGGGGACCAAAGCCCCCACGGTAAGGATAGTACCTCGCCATGCCGCCGCAGACATGGAGGACTGGGTCGTGGATGGATACCCCGAGCAATGCCCGGGCACGTTCTGGGAAGCCACCCAGGTAGGCACCGTAATACTTCCTACCGTCCTTCAACTTTGCCCGGGCAAGAATCCACATATCAGTTATTGGCCTGTAGCTCATTTTGTCCTCCTTACTCTCAACTTTCTATAAGGTTTGCAGGATTTTTTGGTCTTCTTGGACCGCAGGGGTCTTTCCTGCCGTTCATCATTCATCTCTTTCCTGAGCTCCCTTTTCATCGCCTCGTAAAAGCCAGCCATATCAGGCTCCTCCCCATAAAAATAGCGGCGGCAATTGGTACACATAGTCACCCCGGACGCCCGTTCGTACTCATTCAGATCGTCCCCGCACTCGGAGCACCGGTGGCTCTCCTCCTCGAACATCGTGTCGACTGCAATGCTCATCGGTCCCCCATATTGAGTCTTCTTCCCGGACGCCGGTGTTCTTCCTCACTCAGTTCAGGATGTTCAATTTCCTCCAGTTCTGAAAGGTCTATCCCAAACTCTTCCAGGAGCGGACAGTCCTCATAATTGCACGGTGTGCGGGCATGTCTACATCGAGTAGTGTAGTTGGGATTCCTTGGCTGGGTCTCTAACTCTGCTGTAACATAGGTGGTATGTATGCCAACCGTTGCGTACGGACAAATCCCTTTGGAGTCAGCCATTCTTTCAACAAAATCAACAATCTTTCTTACATTCGGTTTCATCTATTTAACCTCAGCTTTCTTTTGTAGTCCTTGGGCGCGGGGGTAGGAGTACAGAAGGTCCCTATTCTACGAAGGATTTCTTCAACTGCTGCTCGTACTCGTTCCTCCAACCGCTCTTGGGTATCCCTCAGGGAGGTTTCGAGGTCGAGGTCTTTTGATTCTCTTGTTCCCATGGATGTTGTCCACAGCCGGATTGCTCCATACCGGGTATAGGGAACCATTGGGACAAAGCGGACCCACGGGCTACGGCAGTTCGACGGGGTAGAGGACCGGGAGATTTGATCAATCTCATCGAGGAGTTCTGAGATAGTATCGTTACTGATCTCGACACAAAAGAGGTAGATCTTACCATCACTACCTTGGAATGCTGTATGTACCGCGATCACCGCTCCCAGAAACCTCTCGACGATGCTGTCGAGACTCTCAAATTCCCTACACCTTCCTATGCAGGGACGTCGGTAGAAGCAATCGGACTGATGTCGCATATGGATTACAGTAAGGCCGGCTTCTCTCAAGGTATTAATAATGTTTGGGAGTCTTACCATTTTTGGGGTTTTCATTTTCTTTCCCTTGTTTGAACGTTCAGTTTTCTTGTCAGCTTTGTTGGATTTTCAAGCTGGTGGATCCTTCTTCTTACCGTAATAAGATTGCGGGAGAGCAGATTGATCTCTTCTATGCAATGTTCATACGAAATGTACTCGGTTGTTGAGGGATACTTAAGGCATTCATTCGCATCGTCTACCGCTTCCTTTAGCTTCTCAAGGATTTGGACTTCTTGAAGATATAACTCTTGCAGCCTTTTACTATTACCGAACGTCTTGCACGAGAGCTTATTGTTCCATCGACCCAATTGTCGGACCCGCTGCTCCAGTATTGCTTTCTTGCCTTCTTCACGGATAAGTTCCTCTCCCCAATTATTGAGGGTTTGCGGGGTTTCATTTTGTCGTGATTGCATAGGTTCTCCAGATCTTCCAGTCCCACAGTTTGCTTCCTGGTACCGGGCTAAAAATTGACGATACTTCTCGCACGTTCGATCGATTATTCGTGGGTAATATAAGTTCCTCATAATCGTTCCCATTATTTTTCCTTTTTAACGTTCAACGGGCCGCCTCTTTGACGTCGCGGACAAAACTTCCCATGCATACACTCCTTTGCTCATGCTCCTTGTCCTGTGTCTTCAATGCCCGGCAGGTGGGCATAAATATCAACCACTCCATCCATCACAACATACCTGCCGGCACCTAATCCCTCATGGGCGGCCCGTGCATCGAGTAGGTCTCTGAGGATTGAAATCTGCATAAGAGCATTGCTGGCCTCGATCCTTACAATATCATCATACTCGTAGTTAGCCTCAAGGATCTCCTGTGCCTCCTGAATCAGCCTTGCACAGGCCCTGAGTCGCTGCGCGCACCTTGTATGGTTAACTTTTTTCATGATCTTCCTCTTCCACAACTACCCACGAAAACATCATATCCAATCGCAGTGTATCACTCTTTGGGTTGTCGAGCAAGTCTACGAAACCTACCTCTTTCACAGCTTCCATCATTAAAAACACCAGCTCAGCTTCTGCTGCCAGACCCTGGAGTTTTCTGATCATGTTAATTTGTCCCACCGGTATCAATACTGTCACTGGTTCTTTCTTATCACCTATCATTTTTGACACGTAGCCTCCTTACATACTTTGATGGCAGCTTGGGCTCTGGGCCTCTAGAGAGCTCATCAATCCTCTCAGCTATGCTCTTCTTGATCATTTTTAAATTATTGTACTCATTAAGTAGATTGACCTTCAAAGAGTACTCCAGACCAATCCGATCACGGGCGCTGACCTGATCAATCCTCTCATACTTGTCAATAAGAGCATGAATTCTCCTGACAGAATCTCGTTGGGAGTTGTGAAGGATTGCAAGGATAAAATCATATGAAGCCTCTGATTTCTTTATCTCCTTTACAATATCTGCAACTGTAAAATCCAATTGAATTGTGCTCATATTTTCCTCCCCATCACCCGCCATGCCCAAAATGAAACTCATGCACCAGCTGAGTTGGGTCATTGTCTTACCTGTTTGGACTAACAATCTTCAACTTCCTCTTAAAGTCTACTGGTTGGGCTGGCTCCTTTTTCTCCCCAAACTCTTGAATCCTCTTCCCGATGTTATGGTGAATATTTTCCAACTCCAGTCGACTGGCAACCATTATCGCTCTCAGTGCATGGAAGTCCCCAATCTCCCCGCTACGGCTACATTGTTTATATTCCCTGACTGCGGACTCTAATTTACAGGCCCAATAGTGTTGTTCATCAAACAGACTACTAAGATCCGGGTCAAAGAGTAAAGAACTCCTATCTTCACATAGTTTTACTGCCTCGTCAACTTCCCTCATAATGTTCATTATGATCACCTCTTTTTCGTATCTTCAGTCAGGGGACTTTCCATTAATACTCAAAGTCGGTCTTACCTTCAGCTTCCTGTGCTTGTATTTCCTGGTCTATCTTTCACTTTTATAATCCTTCCCGCCTCTTCGAGTAGGGACATATAGTCTTTGAGCTCAAGTGCCCTCTTATATGCCTTAAACATTTGGCAACCTCAATCTTCTACAAGACGCCCTGGATTTTCTTGGCCTCTTACCAGCCTTCTCTAGTTCCCATTCCTTGGCCCGTTCCGAGGCCATGCGCTTGGTTTCCCTGCACAACTCTGCAATGTCCATAATTGTGTCAAGTCGATACTGAAGGATAGGATCCGACGGGTTCCTTCCCGACCTCTCATATCGATTGGAAGCCCTCTCGATCTCTTCAATAAGATTTTTCCTCTCGTTGTCATACCATGAAAGAAGATGAGCCAGCTCAGGATCAAATGTTCCAGCCATTGTAGCTTCCCGTATAATGTCTGCTGCTTCTTTTAATCGATCAGTCATTCAGGACACCTGCTTTCAACGCCTCACTCGTTTAATTCAGGAAAGAGGTGAGCCACTCTGCCGATAGAATCCCGACCCGAGTCCGGCATCCTTCCCTCCTCCAATGCCTTCTTCGTCTCCTCCGGGATAACCTTTATATCAATCGAGTCCACAAAAATATTGATCTCTGGAATTCCACTATCATTACCGGACACCGTTGTCTCCGGATCTTCCTGCACCATGTAAAATACTGAACCGCTGGAAAACGGCTGCTTTGCAATCTCCTCAACTTGCCGCGGTACCGACAACTTCCCAAAGTCAAAAGAGCATTCCTTCGGTGGCCGGGGTTCCAGGAAGTTGCCAACGTAATTCAACTCCTCTTTAAAGTAGTCAAGGATCTCCTGTTCGGTCCCTGAAATTATCAAATCTTTTTTAATCGCCATAATTTTCCTTCCTTTCGGTTTTCGGGCCATTTATCAGGCCAAAATGGCCCACAAATGGCTCATTTGGGTCATTTTTACTCTTTATTGAAAAGTCGAGCAAGGTGTCCTTTTCTTTCTTCCATTGCTTTATCAAGATCCAGCAATCTTAGCCATCGCTCTATCCTCTCCTCATCCATCTGACGAATCTCCTGCACAAGCTCCTTGGCTGTAATTGACAGATCCTCATGAATTCTCGCCCTCATCTTCATCGGTGCCCTTTGTTCTGTGTCTACTACGGACAAAATCAGAGATAACGTAGGTCTACTCATGGTCGTCCTCCTTAGGGTCGGTAGCATCCTCAAATTCGAGACAGGTCCCGGTTATCGGCCCTCCAACCGGACGACGCTCCCCCGCGGAAAGCATACAAAGAAATATTTCCGGATGACCAACCAAATGTGCTCCGTGCTTACACATATCGCAAGTTTTACCAAGACGTATATTTTCCTCGAGTCTCCAGTCCATTATGTCAACCTCCTTGACCATGACCTTATCAGACTCACTACTGTGACAAATGATTTGGCTCGTCTGCTCATTTATTCCCCCTAAAAAATAAGAGGTGGGCCGGGCGCTACTCCGGCTGGCTTAAAAGGCCTCAGCCTCGGGTTACATCACGTATAGTCCCGTCAAGGACGACCCCGATATTCTGCGACGGCTTAGCGTGTCTGCTTTCCACGCCGCCACCTCATAATATTTCAGTAACCTTACCATATACCCGTTTCGTCCATCCATTGATCCTGCCATGATTATTTCCTATTAGGCAGCCTCTTTTGTCGTTCTTGGCCTTTACCAGATGGGTATAGAAGTTGCCCTTGACCTTACAATAAACAATGTCCCCAACCTCAACTTCCTCCCAAGTTGCCGGGGAGAGCTTCACCGGCTGCCGAGACTTCAGGATCGGGGTCATAGAGTTTCCGGGTTCCTTGGAAACAACGATCTCACCTGCTAACAATTTTTGTGCTTTGATATTATTCATTAGGTTTTTATAACCCTCCCGTGTCCTCGAGATCTTCTTCAATGTCAGGGCAAAAAACCATCAACAATTTCGGCATTTTCAAACGGCCTGAATTTTCTCGCCTCAGCCAATGCCGCAAGTGCATCTTTGATATTGTCATAATTCTTCGCGTTCTCTTCGACAGTGGTTCGCGGTGGATCGCCTTCGCCATCGGCAATCCACACCCCTTTTTCTAATAATACTTTCATCTTATTTCCCGCTTTCTTTACATTTTTCAGGAGTGCTGAAAATATCCCCTACCACCTTATGAAGAACATTCGTTCCACTCCGCAGTATGTCTTCCGACACAATATACGGGCCCAGTAGGTAATATTTAAACGCCGACTGCTTCTGATTATATCGAACCAATCTCAGCCCTTTATCAGTCTCAACAATATCCCCCTCATAAATACGAAGTCCTCGCCATGTATTCTCTTCCTGTCCCTTTCTTTGTTCCTCAGTCGCCTCATCCCACGAGGTGGCATCATATTGTCCAATGAACTGCATCAAGATAACATGCTGGAGCATACTGTCTGGCTCTTGATCACCCAGGATGACGGGATCTCCATCTTCGTTAACAACAAATACTCCCAGGTCATCAAAAAAGACATCATAAACCATCTCTTTGTCTTTTGTAAGCCATGCCCGATATAGATGATCTCTTGGCTCCAATGTTTCCATGGTCTAGCCCTCCCCTCCCGACATCCTCAGTTTTCTGGGATTACGCTTAATTCCTTCCGGCACAGGTCTACCCTCCAACCATCCCGCCTCTTTTGCAACCTTCCTGGCCTTTTCCATATCTTCAAATACCACCATTTCCACCTTTACTACTGCCCTCCCATTACTCCTATAATCAAGGTCTGGAAAAATAACCTGCCTCACTCTCCAAGATTCAATACCGGGGCCTCTTACGTCAAAATTACAAGATCTTGGAGGGATCTCTGGCCTATTCCCATCCATGATCTCATTTCCGTGATCATCATACAGCGTTATCCTCAGATCAGCCAAGCTGACCTCGACCGTCTCTATGACCGGAAGTGTCTCTGTCTTCAGGCAAGGCAGTCTGGCCGTATAAGCTAAAGACCCCTCAAAAACCCCGTTGATGGTGGTCGTTGTCATTCTCCAAGCCTCCGGGGGATGACGGCAGGTAGGCTTCGTCTTCCGGGGTCTACAACATTTGGAAGAACGGGGGAAGAGACCAAATCCTCTATTGAATAGTTCTTGACCTTGCTGATATATTTTATCGTTTTAACTGGGTACCATAACAACTGCACCGTTCCCTTATCCCCATTTGAGCTGAGACGAACCCCATGGATATATACCAGCCCGTTTTCCTTGGCCTTTTTAGTTGGCTCATATCTCTTGTTTCCGTGAGTATCTTTCACGTTTTTCTGAAGACCTATATTGGTCAACAGCCTGTTTACACATCTGGATCGATGCCACGAAGACATCGATTCAAAGTGACGGAACCACAAACCAAAATCGGTCACATTAAGGGCAGTATTGTCAGGATAAGTCTCTGCCAGAGGGCCGTTTGAGGAAAAATAGTCGATATAGACGGTTTCGCCTGTCGACCGCTGAACCTCTCTGGCCACTGCCTGTTTTTCATCCGATGTAAGTTTTCTATCCCTAGAATACCTGGCAATTCTCATTTCATGTTTGAGAATCTCATAGACTTCCTTTCTTCTGCGAGCAAATTCCTGCAGACTTTTGGGAGGCTTCTTCATCTCTGGGAGGGCATCGTGTTTGATTTTCTGCAACTCTTCCTCAGCATCAATCAGGTACTGCCGAACGGCCTTTCCCGTTTCCGTCTTCTCGAGCTGGGCAAAATGCTTCGCTTGATTGAGGGTGATAGTGTATTCTATTGCCTTTGAGCCACCACCCATGTTCTCACGTTTGATAATTTTATCAAATGTGAAAAAGTCTTTCCCTTCAACAAGTTCTAAATCTCTGATCCGATTTTTGACCCAATTGGAAAACTCTTGTTTCGATCCCAATGCTTCCCACAATGATCGGGCATCAACTCCCAACTTTTCCTCATCGCCAAAGTTATAGTTCTTAACTTCAACCTTCTGAAACTTCTGTAAACTCTCTTGTGTCATAGTTCTTCCTTTCTTTAGGGTTTTTTACCTATCCTGGACACTCAGGATTTATCTTTATGAATCCTAACAGTTTTTACTGCATCAAGGAGACATCGAAGATCCATTTCGATAAGGTCCTTGGTACGTCCACATTCTTCCTTGTCTCTCTCAGTCTGAGCCAACTCCACTACCTCAACCCAATGAAGGACCCTTTTAATAAGTCTCTGTACTGCATTGTCCAACAAATCCTTAACGTAGTCGAGACGATAACCATAATGTATGGGTCGCTCGGTCTCAATATCGATCGTCACCGTAAATTTCGTTGTCCCTCTTTTCACCATCAATCATCCTCCCCATCATCCAATGGAAATACATCCCCAGCCAGCACCTGAATTAAGACAATTACCGTAAGGAATGCCGAAACGAAACCAAGAACCGGCCGGCCCCATAAAAAGGACAACAAGGTAGAGAAACATCCAAGGAAGACAACAAATCTTTCAGTCAACGTCATTTCCAATCTCCTCTACAGACATGATCATATTTGGTGGAACATGTTTTACTGGGATCTCCCCTTTTGCTACGATTGGGATATCTATTACGTAGACATAACCGGATCCGTCCAACTTTCCCCAACCGAGCTCCAGCCTCACATTACTCTCAAAATTCGACCCGGTCCTAGCATAGCCCAATGCCTCCTCAAACTTATCCGTCAGGTAGACAAACATGCACTCGCGTTTACGCCTGATGTGATCATCTATTTCAGAATTAAGCCCCTCGCACTTCAAGAGGTCAGTCTGACAAGGTTTCAGGCCCTCAGCGAATATAACTTCCGGCTTTACTTTTGTTCCATGGTAAAATATCATTACGTCTTCCCCTTACCTTGTATCCTAAGCCTCCTCTTGAACACCGTGGGACAAACAACGCCCTCTCCTGCAATAAAAAATTCCTTGTTAATGATCGATAAATCGTCGACATTAATCCTAACAGACTTTATCATATTTGATAACGTCATCCCATGGCAAGTGGGAGCCATCATCACCCCCAAAACATGCGAGCAATACCGTTCCCGAACTATGTTCGTTGCCTTCAAGACAAAAGATTTGTACATCACGTACACTCCCTCCTCTACCTCCAATGCCTCTTTGCCTTTCAGGAATCCCTCGTTTACTATCTCAAGGTCATTAATACCGAAAAACTCACACATCCAAAATCCATCTTCTGTATACCACTCACATAAAGCAGATTCTGATACAACCTCTGAACGTGGCCAGCAGTAATTCTCGGATATATTGCAGACTTTCATGACAACATTATTTGCTTTATGCATGACATACATGCCTCTTTTAATCTTAACTTCTTTCATTTAAGGGCCTCAAAATTTAACACCATGCTTTGGTTCCCTTGTCTTGTTGTACTTCATCTTCCAGTCAACTTGCCTCTGAATGTCGACCCCCAAAGCCCCACATAGGTCAAACGTTCGAATCAAAACGTCGGCCAATTCATCTTCGAAAGTATCCTTTTCCTCTATCCCAAATCTCTCTTCCCTGAGCGCATCACAAGCCTCAGCCAACTCTGAGACGATCAACATCAGCTTGGAGTTATAGTAATGAAGACACCCCCGGTCCTTATGCCAAGGAGGAATGTCATCCCAAAACTTCTTCTCCTTGGCTGTTGCGTAGCATTTTTTACAGTAGTCATTCAGATCCATGTGACTCTCCATTTTTATTGTATTTAAACATCATCTCAAAAGGAGCCACCACGGGCTTAAATCTGGGCATCTCTATCCAGTAACACAATTCATCCGGCGGTATGTGGCCAGGAACACGAAGTTTCCGCTGCGGTTTTGGTTTCTTCGCAGCCACGAGGGAAAATTCATCCGTAAAACAGTAACCTTTCTCCCAAAATTCAGCTATTGCACGCTTTAACTCACATATGAGCATCACTTCTCCTCTTAAGCAAACTGTGCAAGGAAAGGCATAACGAGATAAAAAGCAACCATGACTCCCGATATGTATGCCAGAGTTACCCTGGAAGGTTCCACCAGAAGAACAAGCAAGAACCCGATCATTACCCCGCCTATAAGATGATACAGGGTAGAAATTAAATAACCCCACTGATCTCTCGTAGATAGTTTTTCTTTGATAAATATCATTATTTATGTAACCTCAACTTTCTTTTAAACTCCGCAGGCTCCACGGTCTCCGTCTCATTATCCTGGGTTTCCCATTGCCACGTCGCTGGGGCTCCTACTATAGGAGGGGGCATTGAACCGGTTTCCCAGGTTATTACCACATTACGTGACACCACACCAGTTCGTCCGAACCTATTTTTGGCTATGTAGACATTATGATCCGGGCCGGTGATCATTACAACTTCCGCCTGGTGGAAAGAGCTCATCGGTATCCCGGTCAAAGCCTCACGAACCTCTTCCGCAGTTGTGACCACCGTCTCGGATCTGACAATCATCATGGACACCTGCGTATAAGTAAATTGATTTGACATGCTATTCTACTTTCTTGGAATCACACTCCATAATTTCATGTTTGGCATCTTCCGGATATTTTTTGATGAGATTCTTCATTCTTTCTTTCTCTTCTTTCTCCTTATCTTTCCTATTCTTTCTCTCTTGTCTGCTCTTCGCACTCTTTCTCTTTAATATAATCCTATCCACCATTTCTTGATCCGCCTCAAACTTATCCGTCACATCAGTCACTACCAGTATCTCATCCACCTCCCGATCATCACCATTCTCCTCCACAGGAATTTCTTGACTTGCTTTAATCTCCGTAAGAAAGTCAATAACCTCCTCCTCAGTGTCCATCTCCTCGTACTCTGACCACGTCCTTCTGCAGCACCCGCAATAATAACCATTCCCTTGAGTATAATTGACCCTAAATTTCTTTTCTTGCATAAGAACACCTCCTTCTACTATACTTATACGTTTCTGGAACGAAAAAAGGAAAAGTTTTTTGACTGATTACTCGGGGGACTACTTATCTTGCTTCTTCGTGGGGATTGGGATAGGTCGGATTCGCAGCTTTCTGGTAATTCTCCTCTCTGATACTTCCAAATCATCAGAGTAACCCCTTTCCAACTGCTCGAGTACCCACTTCAGGGTATTGATCGATGACTCATAAACTTCACAGGAGAGTTTGTCCCTTGGGAGTAATCCCTGCCTCTTCCTCATTTCCCTAATCTCTTCATATATAGACTCGACAATCGTCGGGCTATTGCATTCTCTGTGTGTTCCATGTTCTATTTCATTTTTAATGAAGACTGCAACAGTCTCGAGGAATTCATCCATAGTAGAATCTCTGGAACATTCCACAGGCACTAAGAGACAAGAGTCCAGGGCATATCGAACAATCCATTTTAAATCATTCTTTGACAAGAAGCCTAAATAGCTCATAGACACCTCCACACATTATCATCAACGACCTTGACCAACTCCGAAGGCATATCTTCCGACTCACTCAACTCTTTCATTACCTTGCCCGCTATCTTCAGCCGTTGATCTTTCCATTTTCCAGACAATGCTCTCTGGACACAGATATCCATAAACTGGGCAGGGGTCCTTCCTTGTCCTGCCCTAGCCATCTTATCTACTTCTTCTTCAGGAAGCTCGGGTATGATGTGCTTGACCATTTTTAAGCAATCCTCGTACGTAAACTCTCCGAGCTCATAAATGGCATCGACCCGTCCAGGCCTGGAGCTGACTCCTGAATCTTCGTCAATGGTCCCAATGGCCGGATCGACTTTATCGATGTTATTCGTCGTAATGAATAGTAATATGCCGTCCGATCGACTCACCCCATCAATACAGTTGAGGAATGTATCGAAGGAAAGGGGACGGGACATTATAGTGTTCCCCTTTACAATATTCTCCCTTCCATGAAACACAGAGTCGATATCCTCGACCAAAAAGATACAGGGAGCCCTGCGAGACCTGTCATTCCAAGTGGTCACAAATTCCTGATCATCAAATGTGGAGAGATGAAAACTGAAGATGGGAAGATCAAACTTCTCCCCAAGGTAACGAATAACCATGGATTTTCCACAACCAGGCTTCCCGTGCAACAGAAACCCACGACGCCACAGTATCCCGCGTTCCCGATACCACTTTTTACCTTCATACCACATATTAACCGCGCCTGCCAAACGTTCCACCTGCTCCGTCAATATAATAGAAGAGCTGGCTGATGTTCTCGTATCCTTTCCTCGCCCCAATTGGTCAGGCCTCCAGCCAAGGTATCGTATATGACTATTTCTCATGTAATCGGTCACATCATAATCTCTCACTGTAGAAGGGGCCTCATTTTCCGTCTTGTTCATCCTTTCATAAACAGCCTCTCCAAACAGATCAATGACGGAAAAACGACTACTGAATCCGTTCTCCTTTCTTTCCTCGTTAAAGTTCTTCAACCCCTCAACAATGATTCGCTCAATATCAACTTGCCCTCTTATGTATGTCACGGTCATTGACTTGCCGTTCATCTCATTAGGATTGTAGTCCTCCGTGTTATTTGTTACTGATCGCTTTATTATTACAGATTTCCAAGGTCTTTTACCCAGGCAAAAAACAGGGTCTGTCGTCAAGAGCAGCTCCCCGGAGACCAACTCAACTCTGTCGATCGGACGGACAAAAACACTTTGACCAATAAACCATCGCAAACCGATCCTGACCGGCTTAAATTCCCGATAAATCTGAGCTATGGTCGACATAGTCAGTGACGTAGAATTCTTTACTTCAATCGTCACAAAGATTATTGAATAGAGCTTAAAAAATATTGTCTTAATATGTCCCCAGGTACTGGCCACAATAGCGGCCAAAGCACCAAGACCAACTATTTGTGCTCCTTCCATGGTAAATCCTTTCTTTCGTTCGGGTTAAAGACCTTTTATCCTTAACTGATTTTGCCTAGCGAGCCACTCCCTACCATGTCGTGTTCTTTTAAGATTGCCAGTCGACTTATCCCTGACAAGCATACCCTTGACAGGAGTGTCGTTGCTTATGGGAAGTGGACAATCGTCTGGTATCTCGTACACAGCCCTGTAAGAATGTTTCTCCGTCGTATGCAGGGTTCTTCCAGTAATCCCACACCGTTGTATACTGGACATTGCCTCCCCGCTAAAATGAGGGCACTGTGAACACTCTTTGACATAAACGACGGCCTTTCTCGTTTTTCCCATGGAACCATTATACCTCACTGGGGCTCGACAACATGATCCTCTCGACCTGATCAACTTCACAGCCGAACACATCGGTCAGCAACTCTACATCGATCGGTCCTCCATACTCCCGAGAGAATAGAACAACGAGATTACTCAGTTCCCGATCCTCATACCTTCTTTGCTGCTGGAAGTGCTCTTCCTTTAAATCATCAAATATCTCCTTCGAAATATTACCCAAGGCAAAGTCGAGTTGATAACCCAGAAAATCCATGCGCTCCCTCATTGTGTCTACAATTATTCGAAGCAAGGCATCAAATCCGTTCATTATCCATCCTCCTTGAAACTTGTTACCATATTCACCTTAGAGTTCAAGGTCATGTTCTGTATTATATCATTCAGCTCCTGGCCCTTCCTAAGACGAAACAGTATTGACCCCACCGGGGTATCTTTAACTTTGAAAGCAAATTCCCTCTGATCTTTAATATCCTTTGTCGACAACCACAATCCTTCGACGTAGCCAAGCATTCTGTGATACGCCAACTCAAAAGGCAAAAAGAACTTCCTGTCCTCGGGAAAATAACTGAGATACTCCTCATGATCATTTCCCAGGATCAACAAGATGATCCTCTTGGGGGACAGGGCATTCTCGCCCCGAAGATGAGCAACCGCCAAATATGATGGATTCTTTACTTTAAGTCTCCAGTCCATTCTCAATTTTGGATCAGCGATTCGGCAAACGTATCCCTCGTCGAGAGCATGTAGATCATTCATACTCTTCAATGCCTCATCGAAGGAATTGAAGTAATACTTTCTCGGGTATTTGAATGCATAATCAAGCCGATTATATTCTTTCCAATCATACTCCCCGGATTCCCTGTCCCTTACCGCAAGAAGATAAATTTCCGTCTCAGTATAAGGCTTTACTACCCGTGACTCAGGGGACACCAGTTCAAATATGTAGGTATAGTGCTCTTTTGCTTTCAAAGCGCAATTGAAAACCACATCCAATCCCTCTTTAATTGCCTCGGACACCAGCTCTGAGAAGGTCTTCTTGTTCAAGTGGGTCTCACCCTCCGCAAATGCCATTCTTCTCGTTGCCGCACACCACTTATCTCCGTCATGGTAGACATTAATCAAAGACCCGTCCAGCTTCTCCGTAACCTCTGCCCTGGTAATATCAAACTCATCAGTGTCCGGGTCCTCCCCATAATTCCAAAACCGATCGAAGCTCCGACAAAGGACACGATAGTCCGGCAAGGAAAGGATTAGTCCCCGACATTCCATCACCATGGGGTCAAATCGACAATGATGGGAGTCAATCATATGATAATTCAAAACAACTCGATCGTCGTATTTATTGATGACAATCCCAAATTTCTCCTCTAAGGACTCAAGGGAATTTTCTTTAAGGTATTCCTGAACAAGCATTGTCACAATCGACCTCTCTTTCTTTTCACTCTTCTGCTCATCCGATGCTTACAGTCTCCCGGGTGCTTCTTTCGCCATTTAATATATGACTTCATCTTATCAGTCTTTAGGAGTTTACTAAGACTCATACCCGATAACTCTTTATTACTAAACAACATATGTATCTGCTGGGAACAGGTAAAGCAACATCTGATGGTCTCACCCTTACTCCCTCCTTTTGATTTAGGGGTTACATGATGTTTGTGCAAATCGGACGTTTCAAGACCGCATATGGAACAACAGTCACTCATTCACCATTCCTCCAAGACGCAGACGACGGCAGGGAGTACTTGCCTCTTCCTTCAGAGATTCGTTCCACAGTCTCCGTGCCGATGACCAATGCCTCTTGGATCCCATAAAGAACAAAGTTATAGCATCCCGAAGATTCTCAACTGCTTCCTCCTCATCGATCCCTAATGTATACAGATCAAGCTCTGGACAACGAATAATGATATGATCATCCTTCTTCTTGAATTCATAATAAACATCGACCCTTACCTCAAGAAGCCCTTTAACTGTCACCGTATTCAGTTCTCCTTATGTGGCCGCGAGCGCAAAGAGATGCCTTCCAACAAAGAAATGAAATACTCCACCTCTTTTCTCCAACGTCTTCTATCCAGCCATAAAATATATCGAAGTCTTCTACACTCGGTCATTAGCTGTATCTCGGTATCAAATTTATCTTCCATGGGCCTGAGGAGGAGGTCAACGACCTTCTCCAGAGAAAGTGATGATCTGAAGGAGAAGTGAGCTTTTTTCTTCAAATGCCCTCCTACGTGACCCGTGCAGCATGCAGTGGTTACAATAAAATCAAAGGAATTTATCTTTCTGAGGTAGGGGATAAAGTACTTATCCACTTCCCCTTCCTTGATTTCCGTCTCCAAAGACAACGTTCGATATTCTTTCTCCTCGGGGGTCAAAAGATTACCGATGAAATCGCCCAACTGTGCCGGGGGATCTCTATCAAGAAATGCTTTAAGGGTCTTTACCGGATCCCTTGGGGGTAGGTCTTGAATAATATCCATAACTTCCCTTTCTAAGAAATAATGATACCCCTGGCTTGGGCACGAAGCATCTGCGTCACCTCCGCTGAGTTGCTTATTGTCCCCGCAGAGTCAATAATAACAAGTTTACCATTTACCCGATCAATATTCTGACGAATATTTTTCAAGGTGAGAGGTTGTGGATCAGCCCCGGTCGAATGAAGACCGGCTATTCTCTGATTCAAGAATATCAACTCAACATCATACGGGTAGGCCAATTTTATGGCCTTCCACAAAGTAGTATTCCCGGAACCAATACCCATATACAGATTTATAGGGCTCCTCCCGTAGGGCATCACGTTCCGTATCCAATAGCTGATCAGATAGATCATATGACGCTGGCACGTATTAAGGTGCATGCCATCAAGATGAGACTCGATAGCGTCAAAAGACAAACCCTCCGTAATAGGGGGACACTTTTCCGTATCTGGAATCTCCCTTATATACGCTCTACTTGTCTTCATCTTTCTCCTCATTTTGGCGGGATATCTCCTTCAAGGCCTTCACGTACCAAATATTGTCAATATCCTCATCAGTGATCTTATGAAGTTGATCCTCGTCTTCAATCGGAGTCCACCAGCTCTCACACCCGAAAATAATGGTCTTCAGGTCAAACACATAAATTGCAGGATTATGATGACCGTGAGTAATCTCCATCGTCCCCTTGTCAGATATGCTGTACCCAAAAGAAAGAGCAATATCACCAATATAAAGACCAAGAAAGGTCTTACCTTCGTAATTCTCCGCACAGGGTCGAATACTAACAAACTTCCCCAGGTGTCCACTGGATATAACGGGCTTCTCCCATACATGGGTTTCTGGGTGTAAATCTACGCTTTTAATTTTGGCTGGCAATTTCTTCATTTTTACTTCCTTTCTTAAATTAATCTTAGGATTCGTTTCGCTCTTTTATCAAATATGGGCCGTCTGGGCCTTGTGAATGTATCAGACCTATTCACCGGCCAACTGACGGCCTCTATTCTTACATGGTACCGACCGTGCATAATAACCAGGTATCTTTCCCCTGCCTCTTCCCAGGATGTCTCTGTGGGGTGAATAAAGACATCGACATTAAAAATCTCACATGAATCTCGAAGTGATCTGACATTTTCATCGGTAACACAAATTTTCAAGGGCTGCATCGTGTAGACATGACTCTGTGAGCCTCGATGGAAGAACAGCTCACCACACTGATTAAGCGGAGACTCTTTCAAGGCTGGATCATGCGGTCGACCATATAGATCTTGAGGCATGCCTTTGTGTGTTCCAGTGCGTAAAAGACCCCTCGTCGGTATAGCCGGCGACTCTATTAGACCGTTCATATGAGCAAACTTTTTCACCCTATAATCTATTTCAGCAGATGCTTCCCAACCGTAACTCTTCCCATAGCCATCAAAATTCATTTTTGGATCCTCAACTTCCTAATATGTCTAAAGGCCTTAGGTGGTTTTGACTCCACTTTACGAACCAGAACTTCGCTTGGTGGTTCTTTGTCGGAAAACCTACTTCTCAAATGAAAAATTTCACCTGTTGGTCCCAGCATTGGTTGGACATTAATCAACTGGGGGGTGATCCTAAAAAAGGCCCGGTCGGCGATGGCCGATTCTTCAGTATTGCAAACAGTCGCTTCCGGATTAGCGGGAGTATCTTGGGACGAAAACATTTCCGACTGAACCATAGACGTCAAGTCAACTTCAGTCCTCGATCTATTTCGTCTTATAAGATCCAAAAATGCCTCTATAAGAGCACCTTCCTCATTATGACGAGCACGTCTCTCGTCCATCCTCTTTTTAATCCACCGAATCATCAACTTTGCCCTTAATAAGACAGATAACTCCTCTCGCAGCCCCGAGCCAATTATGCCTAGACAAACTCCAATAATCATCAAACCTGATTGGCAACGATGTCGAATCTTCCCTCCTCTTTATGTACCCATGGAAGAACTGACTGGCTAATATCTTGGCTACTGCCCCCTCCGAGCTGCTATGCTCACGAGGAACTCCATCCCTATACTCATGGATCGTATTAAGATATCCATGGATATCACCCAAGTGGTCTGTCAACTCCTCCTCAATACGATTAAGCTCCTCTGCATATTCCTTGGATCCCTTCTCTGCTCTGATTTCATATTCCTCATCCTCACCAAGGGCACTCCAGCAAGCACCATTATAAGCATCCCAACCAATAAACAAGACATTCGGCCTCCCCTCAAAAAACTCATTATCTCCCTCGATATCGGTTTCAAGGATGAGTCCCAAATCCTTAATAAGCATTCCGGGTTCAATGTCCTTATACTTCATAGAAAGGCCTCTCCTTCTTTATTTCATTGATAATGGCCCCTATATCATCCTCACTACCCAAATTACAGATAGGGATATTATTCATCTCCGCCAGGGTGATAGCATACCTAGTGCCCCCCACCTTATGTCCTTTAAGGGTCCAGCAAAGGACAAAATCCGAGGGAGTCTCCAGATCTTTTCCCATAACCTGGTACATATTTCTGGCGAGAAGATCTCTCACATAAGTTCTCATAGAATTAATATTTATCGAACTGCCCTGCTCTTTATTAAGCCCCTCAATAACCCGATTTAGCATATTAAAGGCCGCACGATCGTTTGCAACATCATAAGGGCGCCATATTTCCTTCTGACCCTTGGCCCCTCCAGAACGAAGAAGGTATCCCTTCCCTGCAAGAATCTCGGCTATCCCTCGCATACAATCACACACATGAGACGGGGTAAGCCTACTCCCTATTCCTGTATAGATTTTGTTCACTTTAATCTCCCCTCCCCGGTAACTTACAAAGCCTCAATTTTCTTTTGTGTTTTATCTCCTCCACTACCTGTCGTTGGGGTCGAGTGATGCCACATTCATTCAGTCCAAGCCTTTGCCGCTCAGCCTCAGTCAGACCATACGTCACTATATCCTCAAAAGTAGTCGCAACCTGCGAATCTCCTCCTTCTTGTCACCCCCATCCGGTATAATCACACCAAGCACGCAACGAAACATACCTACCATCTTTTAGCTGGAAGACTCCAATCCAAGTGTCCCCGTCATTCTCTCCCTCCTCCAGGGCAAGAATAAACATGACGTCCTCTCTGGTATAAGAATCGGTTGACACATTATCATCTACAATCACTGCCTGGGGACCATGATTATGACCTCTTTGGCATACCGTGGGTGAGGCATATTTAAAAGCTTCCTCCCAATCATAAGTATCAAGCATCTCCAGCATAATCACCTCTCCTCTTCGGATCGGACATTAAGTCGTCTTCCCGGCCTCTTAGTGACCGGATCCTCAGAATCCCCCTGATTTATCTCCTCTTCAAGCATCCCAATAGTGGATCTTATCTCCGATGTCCATAAATCCAGGTCACCCCCCGGTATGTCAAAAGGGGAAAGGAACGACTCTAACTTAGTCAGCTGCCTTTTAAGAATCTTCACCAATATTTCAACATTTCGGCCCATCTTTACTTACTCAACCTTAGTTTCCTGCTTGGTTTAAACTTCTGCGGTGTCAATTTTTCCTCCTTCCTATAACTTGCCCCGCCGTGAAATACCTCCACCTTCTTGAGTTCAAAGGCCACAATATGGACTTCCCCTTTCAGGAGGCTATGGTGTCCTGCATAGAGGGAAGCACTTTTCTTATTGTTGAACAAAGTAGCCTTCTCCAATTCGTCCGTAAATACATTTCCATACTCGCCTGTACTTCTCGTCAGCCATAATCCTCCATTATTACGGACGGCATATTGCCTCATCTCTGCATCCTCAACTTTCTGACAGAATAGACTCTTTTTGGGGGAGCCCTATCAAATGCAGCATTATAGTCCACTCGAAGTGTGAACTCCTCCGGATAATCAAGAATATGACCACCCGGGACATCAAAACGTACACCTTCTTCAGTACGAGATAGACGTTCCAATATCTCATTAACCTTCGATACTGCCAATCGATTTTCCATCACTTAACCTTCAGCTTTCTCTTCTTACCTTCCTTTTCAGTTTTAGGATCTTCCCAGGGCATAAACCTGGCGGAGGGGAAAAGGAACGTAACGAATGAGTCCTCATCAAAAAAGACTCCAAGTTTAAGGTCAAGATCCTCATTGTAGGCAAAATTATCCACTTCTTCCGTCGCTTTTACCGGGGGATCCAGAATTTCAACAACGATTGCCGGGCTACCTTCCCCCGGATGTTTCTTAATCCGAAGACCGGGCTTCCACTGCACAATATCTCCTACACTAAATTCATGCCTTTCGTTAAGAACTTGAACAGCCTTTCTTAAATCCTCCGCGGAATACTCAAAAACATTCTCTTCCCTCTCCTCCGAAATGGCACTCAATATGTCCGACATATTCATGTTACACCTTCCTTCCATTTGATTCTTTGACCTGGGCCTTCAACCCAAGAGCGTTAAGTATGTCAATAAAAGTCCGGAACCTTGTCTCGTCCGGGCTATTCAAAAATCTGGAGACTGTTGATTCGCTTCTTCCTGACATTCTCGCCAGGTCTTTTTTGGAGATATTCCTGGACTCCATGATTTCACAAATGGCTTCCGTGATTTCCATACACGACTCCCCTATAGCAGACAGCCTGGCAAACTCCGGGTCGCTTTTCAGTAATTTCGCTCTATAGTCTCTTAGGGTCTTCATCATCCCACTTCATCCTTTTTATCTTCTTCTTGGGGAACATCCTCCAACTTTCCAGTAACCGGCATCACCTCAAAAACGCCTTTGTATTCATTATAAAGTCTTTCCGCCCGACGCTTTACTTGAGGATCGACATCGTTAAGTGTATGCGCCAGTTTCTTTGCACCCAGCCATTCAAGGTAGAGGTCACTGTTCCTTGAATTCTTTCCCTCTTTCCTTTTTCGATTCTCCTCCATATCTCTCAATATTTCCTCGTCCGTCATCATCAAGTAATAGAGGGGGATAGCCTCCTCCTCATATTGACCATTTACATCTTTGAAGACAACCACAATTTCCCGGTCAATACGGAAACCAGAAAAATCACTGATATTACATACAGTATGCAAAAGATCCTTAACCTTTTTCTGTACCTTCAACGTTTCGTCTACGAGCATGATCCACTCCTTTCTTGGTATTATTTAATGATTGACAGAGGTATACATTAAACAAAAAAATGGAACCAAGTCCGGCTGAGGATACCGGACTCGATTCCCGGAGGTGTAACTGTGTGACTACGTCCACTGTCTCAGCAGTGAATATATTAGGAGGGGCACAAAGTCCGCAACCTCGTAGCCTATGCTCAGTATAAACCATCCTAGCCCACCTTGTCAATCCTTAGTCTTCTTTTTACTCTCCCCGAACTATACATATCCTCATCGAAAAATACCAAAGCAGCTGCTTCCCAAGGATACTTCGCAGCTCCTCTATAAACCCATTCCGTCTTACTCTTTTCCCATATAAAGAGAAGGGATACAGGTACGAGGCCTATAACCTCGCTCTCAACGTAACACTTTCTTACTTGATAAACAACATCTTTGACATGATCAACCCTAAAGTATCCCCATTGCTGACATTCCCACCCGAGACTGGTCATTTTTTCTGATTCACTGTTTGACATTTCTTCGCTTTCTGTCATTTTTTATTTATCCTTAACTTGCGAAACGTTTTTGCTGGAGGACACTGCTCTTTATTTTCCACCCTTGTCACCCACAAGGAAGGGCTCTCTGCACCGACAAGGTGCATAAACCGCAAAAGACCCAAACTGGACTTCATATTATCGAGAGTCTCCAGAGATTTAATATAATCCTCAAGATCTCCCTTGATGTCCCCAAACGACAGTTGATTATTACTATTTGACATTTGATTTCCTCATCCTCAACTTTCTTACTGTTCTCTTTTCCATTCTTTCCTCTATATTATCAATCAGATTCTCCAACTCAATCCTCACCCATTGCAACACTTTCAGCCTGGCCATATCGGCCGAATATTCCGAAGCATTCTGAGAAGCCAGATGATCTATTTCTTCCTCCTGCTCACATATCTTGTCCACCAGCTCTAAGATTTTCACTTCATATTTTCTTCTGACATGGCCAAAGTCAGACAGGTCATCCGGCAAATCACATATCACTCTCCACTCCCCTGCTGTCAGATCTACTTTTTTACGATCCACCATTTGGAATCCTCAGCTTTCTGCTCATTCTGTTTGTGCCCGTCCCTTCCTGCCCCGGATCTTCTTCATTTGGGAGGACAACTTGAAATTTATGATTAACTTTCATAAATACCTGTCCTCCTGCTTCATTAATACGACTCATAAAATCGGGCAACGAAGTACCAGCATAAATAGAAACCTTAGGTCCTGCAACATAATCCGGGGTAGCAAGCCATGGAACTCCACCCTTATTTATAATCTCTACCGAATAGGGACTATTACGATAACCTTCGTCTGGGGTATCCAAATTCCCCGTAAAAAATACGCTGATAATATCCCACGCCTTCCTACCTTCCTTCCTATCATGGTCACCATACTCATAAGGTGCACCGGCATTATGCTCATACGGAGCGTCATTCCAATCATCCCCCCACTGTTCTAACAGTGGCTGGGTTGTGAAATAAGCCCTATAGTCTTCAACATAGCAGAGTTTATAAGTATGCAAAAGGGAGGCGGTTCGATCATCATCCCGAACAATCCAATCATCCCTTGTCAGTAGATCAATTTCAGACTCGCCTTCATCCACCTCTATCCCCAAATCCATATTATCCCCTAATACGAACCACTCCTTCGATTGAGGAAGTTTGAATGGCTTACCTGTCCCTATGGCCTCATAAATGTTCATTCAGTCCTCCAACGGTGTCAACTCAAACTCCTGAAAAAGGGGACAATGTAGACGGCAACATTTTTGGCTCGAGGTGCATCCGTGAAAGCACTTGGCCGCCCCCTCAAATTTGATACCCTTCTCCAGACTACCTGCTAGGCTCCTAACCTCAAAATCGGAATAAGGGCACCTACCTTTATTGGCAACCATATTTATAAGGAAGTCAATTAACTTTCTATCCCTTTCTGTTTTCATAAAATCCCTTTCATTTTCCCATAATCCCTGGCATTCTTTGAATACCCCTGATTAGCTGTAATCCAAGAACCCAACCAATCCCACTCATCAAGGACAAAGTTACGAAACTCTTCAGCAGTAAGGCTTATGACCTTTTCCTCAGTCCACTCGAGCATACCGATCACCTGATCATAAATACTTGTCTTGTCCTCAGGAACAGTAAGCCCAAAGATCAAACGCTCCACTTTGCCCTCCTCAAGGCTATTAAGCTTCTCAATAATTTTCTCTTTTGCCTTCTGGATATAGCCGGCCCTCGCCTCAAGATACATACTACGATGATTATCCCGGTTATCTTTGAGCTTGACCAACAATTTATCTTTCTCGATCTTGGTTTTCATTTCTATCATGGATCCTCCCTTCGATTAAACTTTCCTCTATTATACTTATACGCCTGTGAAGACAAAAAAGTAAAAGAAAATGTAGATAGAATACCGATTTTTAGTTGACTGTGTCTTCTCTATTCTTTTTCAGGTACTCCGCAGCCATCTTACACTCTCCTTCAATCTGGTCGACTTTATCCTGGCCAATAACATTAGCAATTCTCTTCTTCAGTTCGATCAACCTCTCTTCCTGCATCTTTTTGTACCTGCCATGGAATCCGGACTCCCTCAGCTTTTCGATCGCCCACCTCTTCATAAGATCCGGAATTTCACCATCCCCCATATTCCCATGTACGGCCAAAATCAACAGCCACTCAACCGGCATATACACAGACACCTTTCTTTCCATCATAATCTCAATCTCCTTTTACTTCTTACAGAGTCCACAAGAATAGACTTTGAATTTTGGACATCATCCCCCTTTATCTCCCAATCATCAGCAAGGGCATCCGCAGCATCCAAATGCGCATTTTCCAACAGTTCCAGACTACCGTCCTCCAAGACAGCATGGAATTCACCATCTTTATACACATGCCACTTGTCCCCGGTTCCTCAAGCCTCTCTTTTGAAGGGACAACCACTCAGGGCCGCTTCTCTAAAATTCATTCCCTATCCTCAACTTTCTCCCTACTTCCTTACTACCTACCTTGAGATTACTCAACATTTCTATTTCGTCCAAACTATCAAGAACATATCTCAGGGTACCATGAACATAACTAAGGCCTATTCGATCAATACCATATCCTGCCATTTGTGCCTGTGCTTCATCCATCCGCCCTTGAAGCCATTCAGCCAAAACTTCTTTTTTAATCACTTTAGTACCTTCAACTTCCTTTTAAATCCTTTAACGTTTCCTTCGGCCACTTTGTCTTCACTTAAAGCCTTTATATCATCTATATGATGAAGAATATAAGTGAAGACTGTCTTATTCCGAAGAGCCATCACCTTCTCAAAATAAGACCCCACCTTCGCCACCTCCTCAAGCTTTTCTATCTCACTCTCAAGCCACTCTATAAGAGATTCTTCCTTGATCATTTGGGTACTCTTAATTTCCTTTTATACTCAAATATGACAGGAACATCCTTCTTGTCTTCTTCCAATTCGGTCAAAATTTTCATTATGCTGTCTATCTCATCCTTCATGACCGTGACATGATAAACATTAGTGAATCCACTTTGGAGTAGTGCCTTCTTGACCGTATCTTTCAATAGAACCAATCGATCCTGAAGATAAGACTCAAACTCCTCCCGAGATCCAAACTTTACCGACATTCAATTTCCTCTCCTTTGAAGCCTTCCTCGATTCTCTATAGACCGATCTTCTCTTAATAGACTCCCCCTCGATATATAAATGATCCCACTTCTGAAATATGGCTATGGTTTCATCATACTTCAATGATGATACAGTCAAGAGGCCGCCGGTCGTAACCTTATAAAGGACCTCTCCGAACACCCACTCATCTCCGCCAACCACAACAACAAGCCCTTTTCGCCTATCATCCATGTCAATCCCTCTCCACTATCTCACCTTGGACGGCCTCATATTCATCCTCACTTAACCACATAAAAGACTGAACAACACCGGGGTCATCGAAGTCTTTAAAACCCTCTACTCGAAGGCCAAGACTGTCACCACAAAGAACCCTCGTAATCGTGGCAATTAATGACAAAAACGATACTCCCTCGTCATCTTTGTCATAACGAGCAATTCCAAGCTCCGGATATTTTTTCTCAAGCTCTCGGAGTTCGTTGACCTTTTCTTCGAAGGGTATAACCTTGTTCAAGTCATCGTAGGACACAGTCCTGATTTTAAGCATCTCATTCAATATATCGAGAAGCCTTTCCTTCCTTTCATCTAGATACATGTATGGATTCACTATATTTCTCCTTTCCAAGAACAAACTGTGGTTATATCGTCTACCGGGCTATTCCCCGACAACATCCAAACCCGCTATAATCAAGTGTCTCACCGCCCCTTCCGCATCAAAATCATGATAAAGACGAAGCATCCTGACCTGAATAAGGCCGATGGTCAAATAAAAAACGTTTCCCGCCACACGAAGTCCTATTCTCCAATCATTCGCGGACGGCTCTACATTCACAAGGGAAACATGATCAGGCAACGTTTCCTTCGCAATTTTGGTCACCATAACAAAGCTTGGGTCATCAAACCATTCTCCCTTGTCACAGATGTACTCACCAACACTGCCGGATCTCGACACCTCCATAAGTTCCTTAGCATCAACCATCACATTCATCATTATCCTCCCTATTCTTGGACAGTCTTAACTTTCTGGTTATGGGTCCAAGACTTCTTATTTCTTCTTCTTTCACCTCACCGTTCGATGTCATCAAAGAATAGATTGTGTCCCTCATGAAACCTATCATTATTTCCCGTTTATTACTCTCCTCCTTCGAATCATTGGATGATTTACTACAACTTTCCCTGATCGCCTCTTCATATTTCAACAACAACCTCCACATGCTATTCTTACCTTCCAATGTCACCACCTCCCCTTCCTCATTTGGGCAATCTCAACTTCCTGTAAAATTTTTGATTATTGCATTTTTGGGGTTTCGAAGCAAGAGCTATATCCATCAACAGGGAATTTCCAGGCCACAAATTAACCTCAACCATCGTCGCATCCTCCCTATAAAAACAGGAAACACTTGCATCGATATCATATCTGGCACTAAGCATATCAGCTATTACCTCTTCCATGGCCACGAGAAGAGTGGTATCCTTCACTTCATATCTGAATAATGATACAATAGATTCGACTGACTCAGACACCTCATTCATATAATTATCCACCAACCATCACCTCCGTACTCTCAGCCTTCTTGCCGGCCTCTTTCCTAACTCCCCCACATAAACTGGCTTATCCGCCTGAGATGCCTCTTTTAATAACCGAATAACCTCGTCATACGCCTCTATTCTCCCTTGCATAACAGCTGAAGATGTCCTCCCTCCGGATAAAAGCTCCTGCCTAGCCCCTTCCCGAACTTCCGATATTGTTATTATAATTTCACCTCTATTAATTAAATGATGGTTGTCTGCACTCCCTTTATCCAGAAGGATAAGATGCCTCATAAGTTTACTCACTTCTTTTACAGACATTCCGGTCTTCAACAAAGACTTCCTGATAATCTGTATTACTTCAAGAACATCATCAGAGGGAACCTTATCAATAACACCAAGAGCCTTCATTATAGTAACTTTGACCTCAGGCCATACAAAGTCCTGCTCAATCAGCCACATAAGATAATTGGGATCAACCTGGGCAACCTTTTCAATCTCCTTGCCCTTATATTTACCAAACAAAAGACGCATAATTTACCATTCCAAGGATCCAGCACGAATACATATCAGACCGAACAGACAGGCAACACACAAGTCGGCCAACTCCCCCTCAAAGTCCTCCACAGGACCCCTAACAGCCTCGGCCAACTCATAAAACTCTTCAGACACGGCACCGAACACTTCATGCCTGCTGGAGAATGTCCCGTAACCTTTTCTCGAGAGTTCAGTATCCAAAGCCTCGACCAAAAAATCTATCCCTTTGGTAACCTCATTATCGGTTATCTGTCTCCTCATCATTTAACCTCTTCTTCTCAAATGAACGGGAATATCTCCCCGAAGGTGAACTCCACTGTTGACTTCTCCTGCAATGGCAAAGAAATTACGCCTAGGGATGATAACCATGGATGTATTATCCTCAAGACTACCTCTCCTCTTAAAGATATTTATTCTGGTTACCTTATTCCCTCTCCTAAGATATTCCTCTGTTGCCATTTTGATGTCGTCTCTTGTAATTGACATAGAAGCCTCTCTTTCCATAATTACTGTAATCTCAACTTTCTAGAAGGTCTCATTTCTTCTTCACCTTTACATTGGGGACTGAAATCTCCCGCTAGGGAAGATATAATCTTACGCTTTATCCTCAAACAATTATCCCTGTCAACAATATTCATTTTGAGGAGTTGAACCATTATCTTCTCAACAAGAGCCTCAAGACAAAGCATTTCCTTGTCCCCGATCATCGCAAATTCCTGGGCATCCTTCCAGAATGCCCTAAGCCAATAGCTGTCCACACCTATTACTTTATGACCCTCCTCTTCCAGCAACTCTGGAAACCTAATACCTATGTATTCTTCGAATGATGACATGCATTTATTTTCCTTTTAGAATTCCTGTTATCGACACCTTTGTTCTTTTTTATTAATTTATCAGAAACCGACCTGAGTTCCTGCAATCTTTTCAATCTATAATGCTCATGGACTAAGTTCATCAATCTACCTCTTTCCTCGGACACTGTTCCCACATCAAAACTCAGCCCCTTTACTGCCCCGTTATGGTCAACAGATATACCGGTCCCCGTGTGAGTAGCCGTCACCACATAAAACTCACCAGCTGCTCCCTTATTTAGCTCCCAATCCTCCGGGTTATTTTCAAGTGAGTGTATCACAGAGCAGATAAACATCCGATCCCCTTCCTCTCTTCCTTTCTCTTCCTTTCTCGTCCCTTATTTCCCCACGTACCTGTTTATCGACATTTTCAAGGGTGGTCCGAGAGATATCCAATCCAAGGAGTTCATGACTCGGGGGTCTTACTCTGGTCATCTTCTTCCCCCTTCCCATTCTCAGCCTGCGAAACAGGCGTTTCGGTTTCTCTTCCTCTCTCCCGTCCTCAATTTCCTCTTCTTGACGACGCACAGCCTCCCTGTTCACTTCATCAACCCACTCTTTCAGAACCCTAAACACCTCTAACCGATACTCCTTCGGAAGAGTCACCCCCGGGATCTGGGCTGCTGCTATTACAATCTCCCTTGATCTATTACAGATATAGTCCAATGCCCAACTACTCCAGACCATGATAATCCCAGGCCACACTAATAGATCCATTTCAAGGTCGGAACCAACCCATATGAGGCTTATAACTTGAAACAAAAGAGTGGTGAGAAATAGTGTGTAAGCTACCACACTGTAAAGCCTTCTTACCTTTTCACCTTTATCGAGTTCTCTTTTTATTATACCAAGCCATGTGTCCATTACACCCTCAGCCTCCTTGTGGTCCCCCCAGAATCCCTACTATCTTCCCCTAAAGAATTACGGACGTCAACCATAAGGCGCTTTACCTTGCGAAAAAAGCAATCGACGCAAAGGTCTCCATCCTTGCTATATACGAAAGAGATCGTTACACCGATACTAAGGACACCTTTAGTCTCAACCGTCACAGTATACCCTCCCCCAGAGACGGTTACCTCATCATCTGACACCTTCTCCCGTAGGAGTTGTATAGCTTGCTCTCTGTTCCCTCTTCGATCTTCAATCTCTTTCCCACAATCATCACATTTATACGTGACTACTTTCATTTCCGCCAACCTTTTCTCATTTCTTTGGTACTTCTCTCCTTCACAATGGGGGTTAGCATTTTTATCTTTTCCAAAGAATCCCTGTCTCTCCCCCACCACGAAAGAAGCTCATCTGGGTCCAACGGACTCGATGTTAATATCCCGCCCAACTGATCATAATGACGATCACACAATCCAAGCGAGCCATCCAACACCTGCCAAGCGGCCAACGACTGACACCCAGGATGACTACATTTAAGTTTTTCATCAGACATGCTCATTAGAAACACCTCTCTCTACTATACTTATACGTTTGTGGCGAGGATAAAGAAAATTTTTATTCATTTATTCTCAACTTTCTTCCCCTCTGCTGGGTAGGTTCAGAATGAGTCGCCTCTCTGTTTCTGCTTACCCACCCCATGCTTATCAGAAATAGCAAAACATCAGACCGGAGTATAACCTCTGAATAGGCATGAAACGTGTGTAATTTCGTCCCATCCCACACCTGACCAATAAACATTGGACCATCAATTCTATCACTACTATGCCCAAAATACACCTTCTTTATCGATCCCTTGAAGATGGCAATCCCTAACTCCTGTACAGTATATGCAGGATAGTACCTCAGGCCTTCATACTGAGTACCGAGACATCCCATCTTCACAAGATCGGGACTCCCCATACCTTCGGGCGGGTGTTTCCACAAAAACAAGGTCTCATGTTCATACCCGGCTTCAAATATCTTCTGTGAAGTATGGAAGGACGTTAAAATATTCTGGAATTTCACTACCGTCTCCTAACTCTCTTACCTGCAGCACTTCTCCCTGATAATATCTGTCTTTTAGCCTTTTCATAAGCAATATGGCCGTCATCGATTGCCTTAAGAAAGTCTCTCTTCGGTACCATTCGATCTCCTTCGCTCAACCCACCTTCTAGGACTATAAAATGCATCTCTACTCTAACCACTTTACAGTCCCCCATCTCTGGGATGGTAAAAACCTGACCCTCCCGAACGACATTCCCATTAGGGGTCCTAACCTCCTTCGGGGGTATTCTCAGCTTCCTTCTTTCTTTCTCTTTCACAGCCTATCTCCAAACACAAACGAGTATCTCCACCTCAACATTCTTGAATAAGTCATGAATCATTTCCCTGACTTTTGGCCACTGCAAACGATCGAGTCCACATCCTATCTTCGGCATGGCCACTTTCTCTATACCTTCATCCACAATAATATCCCTCATAATCTCCAGGGGTTTATGCAGGGAGGTATATGTCGGCTTCCCACAACTTCTTCGTTTTGTTATAAGGTTAAAGACACGATCCACCAGAATACAGGTCGGATGAACAGGGGACTCCCTACTGCTTTTTATCTTCTCCCGAAGACCAAATTTCTTTCTCATCGGGACGGCAATCCCCTTACCCATCCCAAGATCGCTGGCAATACAGTGGGCCAAATAAAAATCCTCTGGTACAGTAAAGATATCTCTCTTCTCCTCCCTGTAGTACATCAGTCCTTCTCCTTAAAATGGCTCTTTAGGGCCTCAAATAGGAGCTTCCAGAATCGCTCTTTTTGACGGGGAAAACCTTCTACCGAAGAAGAAAAAGATAATCCGTCATCATCATAAAAACGACAAACATAGTCCCCTTTCTCTAAAGTCCCCTTTCCCGTATTGATAATATGGGCCTCGCCGATCCTCCTCCTATTATCCTCATTCCCGAACGGTACTATCTCTACATATGCTCTCAACATACAAAACCCCCTATTTAATCCTTAATTTTCTGTAATACCTTTTTCCCTCAGGCTTCCTGCCCTGTATTTCATACAACATTACAACACACATCCAAGAGGCATCAAAAAACTTTCCAGGAATCATACTGTGAAGATGATTCTCGCTTATCCCTGACAGGTTAAAGAGATGATTACTAAACTCCCTAGCCCTCATTACTGTCAATTCGGAGACTTTTATGGTTATTCTGCAAAACGAGGGATTCATGCTGCTGGATGCCCTCCACACAGAAGATTGGGTTTGCCATTTTGGCACAGGACTAAGGCCCACTTTCCCGACCCATTCAGTGGATGTTCTCTCCTTCCCTATTCGATACCTAGGATATCTATACTCAATAACCTGCTCTCCCCTCGTCACCACATAAGGTCTCCATTGCTCCTTGCACCTCAAGACATCCCCAACTACAGGGAAGAGGCCCCTCCCCCAATACTCCCCATTTATCTTTAAAAAGTTAAATTTCCCATTACTACTTAACGAAAACTCATAAGGAATACTTTCACCGGAGGCATTAGGAACAACAGGCCGGATCAAAGCACCCGTCGTGGAGAACCCCTTACTCTCTAAAAGCTCCACAGCCTTTATGATCTCCCACTCCCTCAAATTTACATACCCTAAAGCCAACATTACTTCTCCTTAAGTTCATCTCTTATCTTCATAAGGATCTTTCCAAGTTCATTTCTTCCCTCCCCAGTTCTCTCATCGACACCCCAAAAAACATCGTGCCACCAATTACCTTCTACCAGTTCCCTGTCACCAGTGTTAAGGAGCTTATACTTCATAAAATTCCTACTGAACTTTTGTCGGACCAGGTCCTCCATAATCCCGACCTTAACATCTTCCCAATCCTCCCTTAAAGTAACCCTTCGCCCTATTCTCTTGGCCGAGCCGGGATCCTGCGATGACCGTATCTTCGCTCTTTCTTTCTCACTTAACGTCTTTGCCGCCTGGAACGCATGCTCCACAGTTCTATATACCTTCCCCTCGAACACAACATCCGTCCGATAGTAATTGGACAGATATCTAAACTTCCCCACAAACATCCTTATAGGATCAGTCTTCATAATATTCCTCCGTTGTCATAAACCTCTGTCGAAAGCTTTCCCTAAAGCACTTCCATGAGCAAAATTTTCCTGTCTCATCGTTTATCCACGCCTCTTCCAATTTCACACCACAATATGTACATGATCCCCTCTCAAAAGGCAGCCTCATCTTTCGAACGACAGAGGCTATATACCGCGCATCTTCCTCCGGAATATCATACAAAACAGAATACATCAGATCCATTACCTCGTCCACCGACAGCAACCTTACATTACGCCCCTCGCTGTTTTTAAACTTAGGAACCACTTTCAATGCCCTCTCCCTGTGTTTACGATCTCTCATCTCTTATCCTCCGGACCCGCTGGGAATCCTCAACTTCCTTACCTTTATAACCTTTTTTGTTTCACCCTTCTCAGTTTCCTTCGGATTTGATGAGGTATAATAATAACCTCCTTCCAACAGCACCCTCACCCGGGGACCACCAATATGTCGCATATGATAGTCTACCAAAAGCCCCCCAAGGTATTCAGTGGGAGGACTTTCCACATCTATCCTTGTAATCGAAAGATAATGGACATTTTGTCCGGTATTGACAAAGACCCCTGTATCCTGACTCTTACAATAAAAAAACCCCTCAGAGTGTCCCCCGTCTGTGCACCGAATATAGGAGTCCTCAAAATCACCCCACGGAGGGTTCCTCTTCTCCATTTTAGAGAGGAAAAACTTAATAAGGTCATCCTCACAGATCCTTACCTCTACCTCAACCTGTGAAAACCCTGGGATCCCCGCACCTTGAATAAATACAACACACCTACCCCATGAGAGGTCCTGATGTGTTCCAAAGTCAATAGAGGATATTTGGTAGGAGTTGCCGGGAGCGAAGAAGATCCGCTCCGCGGGAAGATTTCTTTCCATTTTCGCGTTCCTTTCTCATCGTATAAAAAACAGAGTGATCATCTTGCAGATTCACACTAATCTCTACTATACTTATACGTTTCTGGAACGAAAAAGGAAAAGTTTATTCTTTTTTTGCTTCTTTTTCAGCTTCTTGCTGTGTTTCTTTTTGGAGTTCCGAGGCTTCAACAAGGCCTATAACCTCGGTGGATAGCTTGGCCTTCTCCGCCAGGGAGGTTCTTTCCTTTAAAGACATCCCATCGGGATTGGATATAAGATACTCAACCACACCAACCGATTCCATCTTGATCTTCTTATGATCCTCTTCCTTGTTCCACTCCAAAACCTCATCAATTCTTTCTTTCGTCGGAAGTCCCATTATCCTATTCAGCGCTTTCTGATACTCCATCACCCGATCAAAGGATTCCTGGAGAGATGAGTCATCCATAACACCAGAGCGTTCAAGAAGATCCATCGTTGCCTCCAGACGAGACAGCATATATTGTGTCAAACCCTTGAGCATGGAATACTGTTCAATAAGGACATCAGCCGTGCTCTTCGTCTTTCCTTCAACAAACTTGATCTGTTTATCCATTTCCTTCAATTTATTCTCAAACTCGAGCCGTGTCGGCGGCGTATGAAAGCGCTTTATTCTCTTAAGACTCTCCTCGGAAGATTTCTTCCCAGAAGGCTGAGGTTCTGGAGGGTCTACCTCATCCAGAGCCTCTTTAATCTCTCTGGCGGTTGACTTCGCCTCCAATTCAACAACTTTATCAGACTCATCTATCAGCTTAGAAATTTTCTCGTCTACATCTTTCATCGTATCTCCAATCTATGATATCCATTTACCTGCTTTAGGGTCCCATCTCCGTCTTTTTTTGGGGAGCTCAAATGCGGACATCCCTTTCTGTCTTCCCGCAAGCCTCCGAATAACCGGGCTTTCCCTGTGAATCGTCTCTGGGTCAAACAAACGGCCAAGCTTAAACTCAAGAATACCTTCAGCAGCTTCAGCCGGAGTAATGTCCTGACTCACAACACTATCAATATACTCATGTATCTCTTTCATCTTCTGAAATCCTCCTGATTTTTATCACTATTGGCCTATAATACCACAAATAAGCCTATCTTTTCAAATGTTTATAATTCCCCTTCCTTTCAACTCATAAAAGATAGTTTTAAGGGCAAAAACATCAGAGTGGGCTGTATGAGCATCTTCCATGTCCTCATTCAAGGCACACTTGAACAATTCTCCAAGCTTCGGCCACTTATAGCCTCTACCTCTTCCCCGCTTGGGAAGCTGACAAAACTCAGTAAGCTCACGCATCGTACAGTATTTCGGTATCGAATCAAAGGACTTAATAGCCTTCCCCAGGCCAACCTTATAAAGCTCCTGCCTGATTATTTCTGCATCGAATTCGATATTATGCGCAATAACATAATCCGCTATCATACAATGCATTAAAAAAGTCTTCAGGGCCACGATAGTAGGAACCCCTACCCTCTCTGCATAAGCAGTAGTTATTCCGTGAATGTTCGTGGCAGATCCCGGGATCGTCCACCCAACCGGCTTGATAATCATACTCATTGAGGCCATCTCCTCAGCCTCTTCATTGGCCAATAAAGAAGCCAACTGTACCATCTCGTGGTGCTCGTGCTCTAGAAGTCCACAGCTTTCTATATCAAAAAACAGATACGTCTTCACAACAGCTCTCTCTTTCTAGAAGAACTTCACCGTGGGGTTCTTCTTACCCACCTATATGACAAAACCCTCTCTATCGGAAAGGGCATCACATTAAACTGGTTATTCTGATTTCCCCCCAGGATATAAACAAACTGCCTGCTTCCGTCAAGACCTATGAAAAGACCGACATGGCCATAAGGGCTATCGGGAGAAATCCTCCACAAGACAACAACACAACCGAGGCGAGGCTCAGGAATATCAGTCCCCCATACCAACCAAGAACGAGCATTGGGGAGACCTGTACCCCCACACCCGGACTCCCTCATAATTAAATTCAACGCAGCAGAGCACCAAGGAATCTCATCATTCGGCTCCATTCCTACAGACAGCAGATATTCATCAATCTGAGGATTGCTCTCCGGTCCTGGTATCTCCGTTACCCCATAATGACGGAATGCCACTTCCAGCCAAGGAGGAACTATCAAAGATCTCATCGTCGTCACAATTTCCTTCCCCATACTTAACCAACGTCTCATACCACCACGTGTTCACATAAGTGGCCCCTCTGAAAGGCTGCCAGCCTTCTTGCAACAGGGCTCTGACCTTCTTACAAAGGTCATCGTCCCCTTCAGGACTGATAACAACTTTGTAATCAACTATCCGCTTCCTCATCATCCTTTTCTTCCCTCACCACCGCATCCTTAGGGGTCTTAAACTCCCGAATAGGCCTATCGCTCATTCTAAGGGTTGTGGGACCAGGTCTGACTTCATTAATTTTCATCATTTAATACCTCTCCCCTCAATCTCCCTATTGATGTGTCAGCACCTGAGCACCTATGCCATATTTTCCACTTTTCTTTCTATATTCATGTCCCCTCTCTCTCGATGCGGCAACCTTCATCGACTTAAGAAGTCCAGGCCGTTTCACTCCCTTGGTCCGTTTAATTGCCTTCTGCATGATCGGCTTCATTTCCTTTTTATATGCTGTCTTGAATTCACGCTTCAGTAGCTGTTTCCTCCTTTTGTGGGCTTCGGCAGCGGGCCAAACTGGCCTCGGATCATTTCTTCCCATCTTTTTACCTTGTAATTCAGTCCGCCAGTAATCTATATGGCGTCTGGCGTCTTCTTTTGCCCGCTTTCGAACCTCTGGATCCTTCATGCGTTCCCGCACCTTTTTACGTGCCCAAGCAAGTGCCTCTTTCTTACTCTTAAACTTGGCCTCTAATAGTTCATCAATCACGTCAGATGGAGGGTACCCATCGAGGACTGCTTCAATCATCTCTTGCGTTCTTGATAGTTCAAGTTTTTTGTCCATTCCCATACTCCTGGTTCTGCCTTCCCTGGGAAGGTTACGTTTTCCCCGTAATCAACTATCTTCTTTCTCATCTTCTCTTTCTTCCCTCACCACCACCTGCAACGCCTGCAACTGGGTCATGAAAGCTTCTACCTCTACCCACGGCTTTGTCTTAAGATAAGAGAACAGAGACCTCAGCAATGCAGCAGGGATAATGAAATTTGTTTCATCCATCTTACTCATCTTCTCTCCCGAAGAATATTTCTTCAATCTTGTCCTCAAAAACTCCGACAGCATCTCCCCACTCATCTTTATCGTCCATTACGGACGTTAAGTACCTGATACTGCCATAAAGCTTAATAGAGTCTTCGCCTCTTGCAATGATAAGGGTAAACATATTGACCCCGAATTCATGCTCGGTGTTGAACACAATATCCTCGTCCTTATACAAGGCGTTAAGACTTTTCAATAACTTGCCCAAGGCGCTTCTCGCCTCATTTTTGTATTTCACTATCTTCTGATTAAACCATTCTTTCAGTTTAATCAACCCCTTCTTCATCCCAGCCACGACCCACTCAATACATAGGTCAATAATAATCGAGGCATAAGGTATTTGAGATGATATCCCTACCTTGGCCAAAATAACCGCAACGTTCGCAGCGGCCAGCAATTTCTTCAGGAACCCGCCAGACGCCAGATTAACCAATGCTTCCGTGATCCCATGGCCAAACTCAACCCCCTTATCCTTGATAACGGCAATTATCTCTTCCTTGCTATGCTTGACTATACCATCATTGTTGAGATCAACCTTTGATACGTTCTCCGCCACCAATACACAAATATCCCACAGATCCGACAGTATATTCGAACTTTGCCCCCTAAAAAAGGTCATAGCTGTGTTGACAAATTCATCCTTACATTCCTGACCAGTGGTCAGGGAGATTGCTGTAGTCATTTTCCTGACTCCTTCGATAGTATTTTTAGCTTGCGCCCTCGCAAATGATCAGACGGGACAGTTCCTTTTGTCCTCAAGCTTCTGATACAATTATCGATGATTTTACGAAATGAGTCAAGTGAAATATCCTGATTCATGTAAGAATCTCTAAAAGGATACTTATACCACTGGATGCCAAATCCGGTTGGATTGTAATGAAAATTATCTTTCACCAGATAACAATCTGACTTATGACCTTCATGCCCAAAGATGACAGCATACTGCCGGATGATTACCTGCCTTCTCTCCTCAAGATCGCACGTACACTTCACTGCACAGCCATGCCACCAATCATCTCCTTCGGTGCTAAAACCATATTCACTATAAAGGATCCTCATTTGAGCGAGCCAATTTTCCACATGGGACAGGCCTCTAAAGGAGTCATCTATCCTCCTATACTTGGTGTGGAAACAATGTGCACGATGTGCAAGATCTTGATAAGACCGATGACCGTCATCAACATTATTCCAACCACACGTGCAGTCACCCCACCAATAAGGAAAAATCCAGAAAGTATCGTTCTCAAATTCATCTTGATAATCAATGCCGGTCACAGGCCACAGCCTTTGAAACTCCTCCTCCCAGCCCTTCCCCCGTGGAATTGATATCTCCCCTCGAGAGTTCCCGAGGAGGACGTTTCCAAGATCCGTCATTTTCTGATCCTTAACTTTCGAAATAATTTTTTCTTTTTCCTTAGGAGTCCAGAAGTCATTTGCGGAGACATATGAAAGTTCTCAATAAAGGCGACATTGTCACTTGAAGGGGACATACTTATATTGACATTGAAAATATCCATATTCTCAACAATATTGGATTCGTTAACATTAACCGTTCCACAAATACTAAACCCAAACCGTGCTCCATTCCTCGCCATGGCAGTAATCTGGTCACCGCAGGGGGTATTAAGCACCCGCACCGTACATCTTACCTTGCCGGAGACCTCCAGGACTAATTCTTCGACCCGATGAGATGTTCTGCAAAGAGGAAGAGTTCTAAAACCGGCCTCCTCCCCATGGGTAAAAGCCCCAAACTCCTCCCGCATTGAAGATACAGCCCTCTCCAGGACATCTCTCGGATACACACGACCGTTGCCATCGACCCTATCAGCTTCCAGATTCAGGTACCCTGTCAGTCGACCTTCCCTCTCGCTCATAAATAATCTTCCTCTCCTCACGACAAATCCCGGAGTGGCATATCGTCCCATACTTCCTACAAATCAAAAAGGTAGCCCCCGGTAATGGGCCTTCACAGCAAGGACAGTGAACATCCGGAACGCACACCCTATCTTCCTTACAAGCAATCATCTGCCTGCGGAATGACCCATGCCTTACTTTATAATTAAGAAAACTCTCGCTCACAACATTCCTCCCCGACACTGGAAGGGCTTCCAGTGGAGCGATGGTTCTCCTCCCCCTCAGAAGAATGGAGCCGAAGCGTTCGTGAAATACCATCCCTCCGTCTCTCTACCCTGAGCATACCATCATGTGGCACATCGCCATTCTCATCAATACCCCAATAGGTCTCCATAAAATCAGCCAAAGCACAGGAAATAGAAACTGTACGACGTTCTAAATCTCCCATCGACTCAAGCCTTCTCATAAGAATATGGAGCTTTTCTTTCAGCCTCCTATGTTCAAACACCGCCCTATCCTTTTCTCTGATGACCTGATGTACCTTCTTTTGATGATCCCTGTGGGAATCAACTAACAACCTTTCGGCATCTTTAGCCCTCATTTGATACAGTGTATAGTTCCCCTCAAAAAACTTCCTGGCGGCCCTTTGCTGTAAACCATACGATATGGACGCCGCGCTAACAGCGATCAGAAATACTACCAGAAAAGAAACCATTGGCACACTCCTCTCTAGAATAAACAGGCCCTACTCTCAACTTCCTAACCGGCACTGTGACCGATTGTAGCGCCGGTTCTGGTGTAATAACATTCCTGCCGGAGTTGAGGATAGTAACCACTTCGTCCTCCCCACGTGTTTCCCGCCGTTCAGGGTTTCGAGGTAACTGAAGTGACTCAAGCGACGGAACATACATCATCCCGAGTTTCATCTCCTCGTAAAGTACCTCCATAATGGATCCTTTTCTGAGAGGAGGAAAAAACAAAAGGAAATTGGAGTCTCTTACGAAATAAGGACCCTTATATGTACGACCATCTGGCAAATCCTTCCCATCAATGGTAATAACCACCTCCCCCTTAATGGGAGAGGGTAACCACAACCTATCTACTTCCGCTGCGATTTCATACGTTATTAGTCTCAATTCCGACATTCTGCACCTTTAGCTTTCTTATACCGACCCCGGAAATCTTCATTTTTTCTATTCTTCCCTTCTCCAGAGTTTCCGCCTGTTTAATAATGTTCATTTCGTTTTTGGGGAGACAAATATCCACTCCAAGGAGTTCATATTCGGAGATGACCTTTACCTGATCAACCGCCCCAGCATACCCGTGAAGACTCGTCCTAAAAGGACAATTACCCAATAAAAGCCCCTGAAGTGTCCTGCTCCTCTCCGACAGGTCATCCACATTCATGTCGGCCATGACAATGTCCTCATCGTTAATCCAGAGCTTTACAAGGGTATGCGTTGTCGGTTCACGATGCTCAGCCCGATGAGTATTGGATGTTTCAACATCAAAGATACAACACCTTGGATGTACATCTTCAACAACTTTTATAGCCTTCTCTATCTCTTCCCGGGGATATATATACCCTGAAGAAGTAGGGGCACCAACTGGAATAACTCCGGCAGTTACAACAACTACTTTCCTCCCCTTCATGATATATTCCCAAATCTTCGGTTCTGGTATCTTCATAATAATACCTGCGCTTTCCTTAAATTCATGGGGCATTCTTTGAAGGGCCAGTAACATCGATAGACTGAGAGAAGGTAATGTTGCCCGCATTTCCCGAAATGATATTGACATACAATGGTCTCCTTCTGAGGACTACCTTCCACAACCAGGGCCAAAATCGGACGTGGTATACCACATTGATCGTTACCGGTTTATCCCAGCGGTTATTATACAAGGTAAATGGCCGATCCACAACAGTAAAGTTATCTGGTAAGTTTACCGGCATCATTTATTCCAAGTTTCGTCCTCGATCATATCGAGGAATTTATCACTCTCAACAACCTTAATCGGGATACCCCTGGCCATCTTCTTTATCTTCTTCAAACCCAAAGGTTCCTTTCCTGAGGCAACATTCGTTTCGACATAGGACTGATACCATCGTTTTCCCTTCTCATCAGGCGAAGACAAAATTCTCCTGACAGCTTTCTCTTTTCGTTCGCTCATCCTTTACCCCTTTCCTTGTTTTCTGTGTTATCTTCCTACTATACTTATACGTTTCTGAACAGAAAAAAGAAAAAGAATTTACTGAGGAGAGGGAAAATTTCCGGTTATGATCCCTTCTGCGTAGTCTTGGATATTTGTTGTTCCTTTTCTTTTTCTACACTCTGTACAAATCCTAAAGGAAATTTGTCCTTCATCTGCAGAGAATGTTTTAAATTCCCAAGTGTCTTCAATAAGGACTTTTCTCTGACAGGACTGACAGGTTACGAGGGTATTCAAGCTCATCTTTTCCTCCTTTGAAAAAATTGCGGTATCATTACTAATGACCCCAATTGTGATGAAGCTATTTCTTCAGTACATATTGTGGTCATATTAATGTGACAGAAATCGGGCACTTACTTTGAACCAATCACTCTGTTTTATTATAGTATTTACATCAGGAGTATTCAAGGTAATCTGTTTCAACAAAAGACTCTTTTTCTTTTGTTGAGCTGCCTCCTAAGTGGTCTTAAAAACGTGATGGCGCTATTACTTATAGCGTCGCAGAGGTAAAATCTGTGGATAACTCCAGAAACCTCTTCAGTCATATGAAGTTAACACGACTTTAGTTTCATTAAATAAACGTAAAAAAATAAAAAATAATCAAAAATAACGTAAAAACCCCCTTTTTCGCCTTTAAACGGTTATTTTTTATTTTTTCGGGGGGTATTTATTATTTATAGGGTATTTTCAACTTGTTGGGTATCTGTATAGGTACTTGTTAGTATACAAGTTCCAACTTCTTGGTATACCGATGGGGTACTTGTCGGATCCCAATGCCTCTAAATCTTGGGTCCTCAGATTCGACTTGACCCCTATCAAGTTCCGACTTTAGGGTAACCTGATATGGTACTTGTATGGTATCTGTATAGGTACTTCCCCGGGTAGTGATATGGTACTTGTATGGGGGAGGTGTAGGTACTTGTCGGTACTTCGGTGACATGTATGGTTTTTCGGGTCAAAAAGTCATCAAGTTCCGACTTTATGGCATGGGCAGGTATGGGCAGGTGTGGGCAGGTTTGGTACTGCCTAATGTGTATCAAGTATCAACAAGTTGACATTTGTATGGGTACTTGTTGGTATACTGACTAGGTACTTGTCAGGTAGTTGATGGGGTACTTGTCTGGGAGGGTGTGATAACTTTATGGTCTCCGAATACCATAAAAGTGAAAAATCGAAAAAAGAAAAAATTTTTTTGATTGCCCCTGGAAAAGGCAATCAAATCGACCCAAAATCGGTAGAATGGGGGTGGGACTGAGATTAGATAGCTTTTTTATTATTCTTCGTGGTTTTTCGGATAAAGTTCTTTATGAAACTTCATTGTTTTTTGTGAACCTAAAGGAGGAAAAATGAACAAACTCACTGAGAAGGAAGCGAAACAGATATTCAATCTCCTGCAGACTGACCTGTTTTACATGGCAGAGATAGCAAGACTGTTCAGGGTTTCGACGGAGATGATTCGTCAGATTGCGGATGGTCTGGCTTGGAAATCGGTGACGGGAGGAGTGGTCACTAACCCCCACAAAAAATTGTATGAGGCTTTTGGGGAGTTTAAGACTTTGCAGGAGTGGTCGGAAGATCCGCGATTGACGACGACACGTTCCTCCTTCTTCCAATCTGTTAGGGACGGGTACAGGATTGAGATCTCTCTGGTAGGGATTGTCGAATTCAAAGCGAGTAAGAGACTTCAGAAAATCAAACTCCTGAGACAGAAGGGATTTAAAGATAAGGATATTGCTGTCTCCCTGGAAACAGTCCCATCAGGTATTTACAGAGCCGCCAACAATCATCAAACAGGGTCCGGCAGCAGGTCGATATTGAGGGAAGCCTTTGGAGAGAAGAAGACTGCAAGCCAATGGTCCAAGGATCCCAGATGTAAGGTTAGCTACCTTTCCCTTAATAAGAGATTAAAAAATGGTTGGGGTTTGGAGGAAGCTTTACTAACCCCCCTTCCCGTAGGAGATCGAGTTCCAGTGGAGTTCCATTGCATGAGGCCTTTGGTGAGTCAAAGACTGCGGCTGAGTGGTCTAGGGATAGTAGATGCAGGGTTCCCTACTACACTTTATGCTCAAGACTGAGGGGAGGTTGGGATACTGAGGATGCTCTTCTGTCCCCGGGCCGGGGGAGAGGATCAGAAGGAACTCTATACGAGGCCTTTGGAGTCAAGAAGACTATAATTGCCTGGTCAAAAGACCAGAGGTGTGTTGTTAAGTATTGCACGCTTACTTACAGATTACGGACCGGCTGGGATATAAAGGACGCCCTTATGACACCCCCAGGAGGAAGACATGCTCAATGTAAAAGCGATTGACAACACTGTGGTTATTACCGGCGGTCGTTTCTCCGACCTGCCGGAGAGGAAGGTTGTCCTATCAAAAGAGGAAGCACTGCACGTCTCCATAGATACATGGAGGCATCGGCTGCCGGAATTCTCCTACGTATGCCCCTGTACTTTATGTAAAATTTCTCGAGAGGCAAAGAAACTTATAACCAGGGAGGAGTCATGAACTTCGATACAATTTTCATTATTTCCAGCCTGCTCTATGCAGCTGTGATAGTTATTGTCTTTTTGCTGGGCTATAAGACAGGCCAAAGAGACGAGAATCAGGACAGCAGGGAAGTGCTTACAATGCTCAGGTCAGTAGTGGATGCTGCAGAGGGAGATCTTCACGAATCCTGTGACCAGCTTCTGATGGATGCCAGGGTGTTGATTGCGGAGAGGGAAGGATCGATTACCAGTGATCCTCCTCGAATATGTACATCCCTTGGAAGATTTCTTATGTACCGGGGTGGTGAATGGATTGAATTACCCGGAAGGGAGGTGAGGTCAATTTGAAAGATGTTGTGATTTTCGGTATTATATGCGGGATACTCACAGTAGCCGTATTCCTGTGGGCCTACCCCTGGAGAAGAAAGGGAGACTAAGATGAGTGGATGGGTTCCTTTAATTTTAACGGTTTCATTGGTGATTTTTCTGTTCATTATTGTTAGCATCGCTACCTCTTATTCCATCAGAAGGCATGAGTCTGTTCAGAAAGAGGTTATTCGAGCAATAAGGGCCAGAGAAAAGTATATCGATATCCTCGATCATGTATATGGCCAGGAAGAGTTTGATGACGAGGAAGTCATTTATCTTCTTCCCTGTAAGAGCAGAAACGGTAGTAATGGGTTTTTTGTGCGGGCAGTTGAGGGGAAGAGCCGTGATAAGGTAAATTATTTTCTTGGCCTCGGTAAGGAACATTGGATACCAATAAGCCGGGGTCTTTATGAGGAGTTTAGGAGAGAGTCGGCAAAAAACTTTTACCTCTTCATTGATGGAAGGATGGACAGCCGTGAAAAAGAAATGCAAGATCTGTGGGAAAATGGTTCCACGAAACTACCTGGTGAGTCACCAGAGTTATCACAAGAAGAAACGTCAGACGGATCCACGCAGCAAGAAATCTAACCCCAAGTCATCTTGATCACGATTACTGGGAGTGCCTCTGACGAGGCCCCAGGGTCGGGGGGGAGATGACACTAACCCAAGACTGGCTATGCTGTAGAGTGCATCAGTTATGCTTCTGCGGATCGGCCAGTCTGAAGGGCTACGCTGCTAAAGAGCCACGGGGTATGATTTGATTCCATCGGTCTTGTAAGAAGACTTAATGTCCAAGCTGTGGTGCTGATGTTCCACACCGGGTGACGGTGTCTCTAAGGACGATGATTGAGGGTCATATCCGACAAAGCAGTGAAGGGAGGTGTAGTATGCGTTCGGGCCTCGGCTGTCGGGGGTTGGCGATGGGAACAAGACCCAGACAGGTGGTAGTCGTCAGGTGAGCGGGACTTTTAGCCGATCCTGATCATTGCCCATTTGCTCATGACCAGGGATCTTGTAATCCAGAACCAACAAAAACTGCCGGTCGAGATGAAAATAGGTTTGAAAACGATCTGGGTGCCAGTTCGAGGAGCCAGCTTAGACAGAAGGCCTCCGAACAAAAGACACGCGTATGCTAATCTTTTCCAGAGATAAGTGTATCCCGCTTGAGCATGCCGACATTTCGAACCGCCAAATCCGGACTATCTTTTTTGAGAATTTCTGATCCACACCAGCCCCGGGCACCATGCCCGGGGCCCTACGCGAAGGAAGAGAGGTATAGAATGGCTCATACATACTGCAAGGTATGCGCACTGCCTTACGATTCACTTATTGGCAGAGACTGTCCCCATTGTCGAGAGCGTACCCAAAGAAGACTTGACAAAGAGGATGAAGACCAAGCCTGGATTGAAGATAGTTTAAACCTTCTACATCAAAAACTTGATCGGCTGCTGTCACTTGTAGATAAGGACGCAGGGCCAATCAAGAGGAAGGGGGAATTGTACTTATAATGAACTCACACTTTTGGTGGACCATACGAAGGTGGTGGCACCTTCCGCACATGATGGCAATGACTTGTCGACCAGAGCACCCCAGGAAGTATTTATCATGCTCCTTATTGTATTTGCCCTGTTTGTAACTGCCGCGGCTGTGCACAATACTTGGGGTATGTGTGGTGATTTAACTGTGTGTATTAAGGATGGGGAGGTTACAGTTTTCGAGGGGATAAATTATTGGGATTTCTTTAACAGAAAAAACTGCCTAAGCATAAACACGGGCGAGTGGACAACTATCTATATCCCCTGGGAGGAGATAGAAAGAGTTGAGTTTATGATAACGGAGTGGGATGATGAGGACTTTAAGAAATCACAGAGTAAAATTCCTGGGGAGTGATCGACAGGACAGAGAGGAGAGATTATGAATGGCTCAGAATTGAATGTTCAAACATGGGGATTATCCCAATCACGGGAAACCAGGCAAGAGACACTCAGTTCTATTTTTGAGGAGTGGGATAGCCCAGGTAATCAATTCAGGGTACCAATCGGCGGTTACTTGTATAATGAGGGGTCATATAGAAGCTTGCCCCCCTGCATACTTCATGAGGAGTTATGAGCTCGGTCCTCAATCCAATCACCATCCTCCTTGTTCTTTTATTTGTTTACGCAATCTGTCTGACGGTTGAGCACCTACGGACAGTCTGCGACAGATTAAGGAGAGATATATCTATTATTAAAGACGAACGTTTATTAGTCCTTTTACGAAAGAAAGGGGAGAAACAATGTCGCTGACTATCAATGAATTCAAGAAAATGATCGTTAACAGGGAAGAGCCTGCTTGGCTCTCCAGTGTTGCAAAAGAAGCACGAAGACGTCATCATGAACGAAGCCGTGAAAGGAGACAGTTTCAGAAGATGCGTGGTGGACGGACAACAATGTGCAAGAAAGTGGAAGAGATGGTTTACCGTAACGGCTTTTCTCATATGTCCGTCGGACACATCTTTCACTGTGCCCACTGTAAAGATCGATTTACTGGACCGGAGTCGTTGTGTTCCCTGTTTGATGAGGTATTCAAGCGCGAACGGTATGGCTTAAAAAGGATTCACAGGAAACAGGATATTCAGTTAGTCAACGATCACGTCGAGAAGTGTGCCAGGTGCTGGAGGATTCGGCAGGAGACCCTTGAAGAGGAGGCACATGATTGTCTTCGTTTCCGGGAGCTGCTCGAGTATGCCCTCCAAGATCCCGGTTGGCTGGAGACTCGATACGAAGACGTAAAATGGTTCTTCGAGCACAAGAACATTAAGTGTGGCAAGTGCCATCGTCTATTTAATGATATTTTACCGGATTATAAATGATTATTTCTGAGTTTGAGGACGAATTCGGAAACCCTCTCTTTAATATTGAAGTAAACCTCGAAGTGTTGGAAAGGAGGACCAAAGGCTTGGAGGATATTCTCAAGAGCATTCGAAAAAGCATTGAGGGGTTAAAGGAACTAAAGCAGAAGGTTTCCGAGGAAGGAGTCATATGAGCAGAAATTTTTACTTTTTCTGTCCCAGAAACGTATAAGTATTATAGAAAGGAGAATTGCGATGCACATTTTGTATGATCAGGACGGAACCAAGTGCTTGTTCCACCACGAGAATGCTGAGGTGGAGTTGATACACAACGGCACGGTGATTATTGGCGGTAGTATTTTCAATGTTGACGTGTTAAACATCCTACGCCAGAATGATATGTTGGAAAGGTTGGCAATGCATGCTGCCGACATCAAGGGTTGGCTGGACATTTTGGGATACTCCGTATTGTCCAAGTCAGATCAGGGACTTGTTCCGGATCAAAGTATCATCATCAACTGTGGTCATGACTACAAGGTCAGGACCAGGGTAAGAATGAAGGATAACATTATTATATTCACACAGGAAGAATTCAACGTGGATACGAACAGATGGGAGGAGGTGGAGTTATATCGGGAGGATTTTGGCACGTTGAGGAAAGTAGTTACTTTCTTCGAAACTTTTAACACGGCTTCACAGGAGGTGTAATTTGCCGGAAAACAAAGCGGAAATAAAGGATACATATCAACGATTCTTCGATTACATGAATGCCGGATATCCTCTTATCTGGATCCAGACACAGGAGGATGCCCGCGTCATTTCTGAAATATCCCGACATGATAAGGATGAGACGCAGTGGTATGTCTGGGATATTGCCGCCGGCTTTCGTCAGCTAATCGAGAATGCTCAGGCAGAGGAGATGGAAGACCCAACTGGTCCGATTAAGAAGATTGAATCCCTTCCTGATCGGTCGGTAGTGTTCTTAAAGGACTTTCATCTTTTCATCACCAACCCGACCGTCTTTCGAATGATGAAGAACCTGATCCCTGTATTGGAGACAACGGAGAAGCATTTAGTGGTTATTTCCCCCACCGACAAAATGCCGATAGAGATCGAGACGGACTTCGTAATATGGGATTTTCCACTTCCCGATAGGGACGAGCTCGTAAATGAGGCAAAGAAACTGGCGGAGGATAACGACCTCACAAACATCAATGAGGAGTATGCTGCCTCTGCCGCCGGAATGGGATTAAATCCGGCCAGGAACGCTTTCTCCTTGTCCTTGGTTACCAGGGGAGGTAAGCTCGATCGTGAGCTTATTGAGGAGCAGAAGAAGGACAACATTCGAAGAGTGGAAGGACTCGAGTGGTTTCCGGTCGTTGAGGAGAAGGAAGTCGGGGGACTCGACAATATGAAAGATTACTTCAAATCACGTTGTCGAGGATTTACCGATCCGAAGCTTCCACTGCCGAAGGGAGTTCTGCTTGTTGGTCTTCCCGGCGCCGGCAAGTCGTTGTCTGCCAAGATGGCGGCACATATTTTCCAGACACCGCTCATCAGGTTCGATCTTGGGTCTCTGAAGGGATCCCTGGTTGGTGAGACGGAGAGCAAGACTCGTAAGGCACTGCAAGTGATCGATGCAAACGCACCGTTGGTGGTGTGGGTGGATGAAAAGTCGATCTTGTCCACCTTAAATCCCGTGAACTGCTGGGACACTGAAACAGGTAGTGCTGTCAGCTATCAGCAGCCAAGCCTTGGGAGGAATTCCTTGGAAGGTTCAGAGGTCAGAGCATACCGTCCAGAACGGACGATGAAGCTCGTAGGGTCCAAGAGGACTCGAAGCGCGGGACAGATAGTTGACTTTTTTGATTAACCTGCTATAGTATTAGAAAAGGTTCTTCTAATATTGACTAAAGCAGGAGGTTTTGAAATGTGGTCCAAGAAGTATGATGAATGTGTAAAATGTGGTTCCTCTGAGAGAAAGCATGTAGGCAGGGGTCTATGTTCCCTTTGTTACTCAAGAGACTGGGGAAATAAAAATGCTGACAAGCTTCGGAAACAACGGCATGAATGGTACATAAGAAGTGGGGGGAAGAATAGAGCCAGAATATTAAGGGAAGAGCGTTATTATGCAGGTAAAAGGAATCACATTCTGGAGCGAGATGGTTATAAGTGCGTCAAGTGTGGAGAAGATAGGGTAAGTCAATTGATTGTGCATCATGGAGACGGGAGTGGCAGGGGATCTAAAGAGCACAATAATGAAGACGATAATCTTGTAACTTGGTGCCGAAGTTGCCATGCGAGACATCATAGTCCTCATAGAGGTAGGATATACAAGCCAGCTGGGTGGTCAGCTTGTTATTCAGCATGTATTGAATGCGGAACTACGGAGAGGCCACACGGTAGTAAAGGTTTGTGTAAGACCTGCTATGCCCGTAAGCTAAGAGCTGGTAAGGGTTATATGTGGACAGGATGGTCTTTTCATTATGAACACTGTATAGACTGTGGGACCACAGAAGTGAAACATCATTCGAAGGGTCTATGCACACGTTGCTATGATAAAAAGCGGCGTGAGGAGGCCAGAATGAAACGTCAACTATCTGATGATATGATCCGAACTCATGCGAAAGTATGAGAGGTTAATCGGACTCGGATTGACCGTAACATATAAATCCTTGTATTTAAAGGGTTTTGGAGATCGAAAAAGCATTGGGAGGAGTGATGTCTTCGTCCAGATCAGACGCTGGAACAACCAGTAATATGTTCTCGGCACTGCTGACGTGGATGCAGGAGTCTACGAAACCGCACTTCATCGTGGCAACGTGCAATGAAATTAGTGAATTGCTCGAGATCTCACAAGGTGCCCTCCTCCGTCGGTTTGATGATATCTTCTTCGTCGATCTTCCCACCCAGAAAGAGCGGGAAGAGATTATCAAGATTATGAACGAGCGGTATGGGACGAAGATACCGGTTAAGATGGCAAACGATATGCCGAATTGGACAGGTGCCGAAATAGAGCGCTTTGCCAGGGACTTGCTCTTCTGCAATGCCAAGACAAAGGCTGAGATGGATGAGGTCAAGGACGGAATTCGGTTGATTTACAACCAAAACCAGAATATAATTGAAACACTAAGACGGTGGGCGAAGGTTAACGCTCGCCGAGCGAATGCGTATCTGCCAGAGGAAGATGCCAGCGCTTCTGATAAGAAGTCGAAACGATCCTTGAGGTATCCCTCACAAACAACCAATGTGTAACCAGGAGGTAAGGTAAATGAGTCATACATCAGATATCAATCTGAAAATAAATTCTATTGAGGCTCTCCGCAGAGTTTGCGACAAGCTCGGTTGGGAGATGAACGAGAATGGTTCTGCTACTTTCTATGATGGAAAGAAACGGGACGGTATCACCGTCAAGCTTCCGGGCTGGAGGTATGCCGTCGTTATCAATCGTGAGGAGGGGAAGGTCCTCTTCGACAACTACAATGGTAGTTGGGGGAACATTAAACATCTGAATAAGTTAAAGGCACACTACGCGATCGAGTATGGAAAGATCCAAGCTCGAAGGATGGGATACACAACCGTGTATCAGGAAAACAATGAGGGCGAACTTGTCCTCACGGTTAACGTAGAATAGAGAGGTGTACGATGGGAAAAAAGATCATTATCTCTGCCAACGAAAACACCGGTGATATCAATGTGACAACAGAGGGATTTAAAGGGGCCCAATGTCTTAAGGCCTCGAAATTCCTCGAGGAGGGTCTTGGTGGCGGTAAGATGACAAAGACCGCTGAATTTTACGAGGCCGAAAAGTTCGATGAGCATGTCCAGCTCAATACCTAAGAATAAACTCATAATATCTGTCGGCCTGTGGGATCCTGACCGTGTCAGGATCCGCACCGACGGGTGCGTTGACCCGGAAACGATCCTTGCGATCTGCCCTGAGGACGAGCAATTCAAGAAATGGGTAAACAAGAATCGTCCGGAGGAAGGTATGTTCTTTAGTACCCACCTATGTGGTTAACAGTACTATCAGGCCCACTGTCTGTGGGCCTCGCAATAATCATTTATTTTTCTTTATTTGAATCACTGTTCTCTACGGAAGGAGGTACTCCATGGCCTTCAAGTTCGACATTATCTTGAAGCCAAAGAAGAGAGGTAACTGGCGTCCTGAAGTTATTATTACTCTGGAAATCCTGGCTCCGGCATTTCCACACAGGCCTTACGTACCACGATTACACATAGTCTCAATAAATATGAAGGACTTTATTGAGAAAGGGATAAGGCCTGAAGAGGCAGAATGGTTTTGGCCTGTTACACACGAAAAGCCCTTCAAAATAATTTCACGAGATAAGTGGTTCCTTGATCTCAGCGACCTTGCAAGGGATTCTTCTGATAATCTGAAGGAGGATTGCACCCATGCTTTTCATGATAGTCCAAAGAGGGGCGTGGAGGCTGCTTATCCCTTAACGGGAGGAGACATAGGTCCCGGTGGATTTCTTGAGGTAAACTATAGACACGATCTACATTTATTTCTGCCGTGGAGGCCGGGAATCAGGCCGGACTATTCAGACTATATGGCCAGGTTTGAAAATGCAGGTCGCTGGTTTGCTGAAAGATTAAAGGACGGCGAAGATAGCGGACAAAACGATGAGATGATTATCTCTGTAACCTCTGCGAGAAAAAAGTCGAGGGAGCAGGGTGTCAGGAAATTACGCTTTTGAATCTTTGATTACAGGGGGTGAAAATTGCGGCATAAGGATACTATAGCCGAAGCTGGCTCGCCCGCGACCGATCCCTTTCAGAAGAAAGGGCAAATCGGGGAGTTGCACCATAAGGTGCGCCTGCGGAGGAGGAACCGAGAGGATTCTACGGTGGGGCAAGCGCCGGCCATGCCTGACCAGAGGTCCTATCGCACATTCTTGGGGATGCCTCGGGTGACTCGACAGAAAATAGAATCGAGGCCCAACTTATAAGAGGATTATAATAGGATGAACGAAAAAGGAGACCGTGTTCAGTGTGCGAGCTTTATTATCATACTTGGGGATTCCATAGGCTAAGAAGCAGGGATTGATCCTACTCTTAGAGGATTCCGTTTCAATCTCGGTGGAGCTCAGGGTGGCCACCTTTAAAAACCCCTTGAGGTGGCGGGTGTGGTGAGGAAAGGACTAACCCATAACGGAGTGTGCAGATGCTGCTCTTACAAAAGGGGTTTTTTATTTCCGCACAAATATAGTGGTCATTATGGCCACTTGAAATATACCCAACCTTTTCAGAAAGGATTCAAGTGAGAAAGAATCAACGCTGTCCGGGGTGTGGTCGTCGGTACAAAAAATCCCACGACGATCGAGAAAAGAAGTATACGAAGGAATGCTTGTCTTACAAGGAATACAAGGCAGCAGCTGCAAAAATTCGAGAAGCAAGAAATATAACCACCAAATCATCTTCGTAGGAGGTGTCACTTGAAGAAGAAGTTCAAAGAAGTACCCGTCGAATTACTCAGAAAAGTTTGTCCGACCGATATCATGAAATTCAAGACCACCGATGATATCGAACCGTCGTCCAATATCCTTGGCCAAAAACGTGCCGTCGATGCTTTAAATATGGGCATTGAGATGAAAGGGAAGGGATTCAATATATTTATCACCGGCGCGCCAGGGACCGGAAGAAGGGAGATGGTTAAATCATTTCTCGGGGGCTTGGAGGAGCAGAAGAAGGAGTTTCACGATATATGCTACGTGAACAACTTCCAGAATGAAGACATGCCTACCTTGCTTGCCCTGCCTAAGGGGCATGGTGTTGAATTGAAGATGGATATGGAGAACCTGACGGAAACAGTTATCCGGAGCACTCCCTCGATTCTTGAAAGTGATGAATACAGGGAAGCAAGGAAGAAGCTAACGGACGAGTACCAGGAAAAGGAGCAGGAGGTCTTCAAGGAGTTTGAGGAGGTATTAAGCGAGCATGGATTTGGCCTGATTCAAATTGCCAATCATGACGTGTCAAATGTGCGTCCAGAAATTGCTCCACTTATCCAAGACCGTCCCGTTCCATTGAGAATGCTTGAAGATCAGAAGAAGGATGGGATAATCACCAAGGAGAAATTTGATAAGATCAAGAAGACTTATGATGAGCTGAAAATAGAGATGGAAAAGGCGTTCCGTAAATCCCGGGATATTGGTCGAGAGTTGAAGAAGAAGCTGTCCAATCTGAATGATGACCATATCGGCCCCATGATTGAGGATCAGGTCACTGATCTGTGCTCTAAGTATAAAAGCGAGAAAGTGGCCGATTATTTACAAGCTGCCAAGAACCATATGGTCTCCAATATCGACCGATTGCAGCCAAAAAACACCGGGGAGCCCCCAAAGAATGAAGCGGAGGCACAAGGCAGGATGATGGACATGATATTCGGCAGCCAGCGTGATCCGTTGCTGCCTTATAAAGTAAATGTTATCGTGGACAACTCTGATCGCTTGGATGACCCTATCGTCTTCGAAAATTTCCCTTCCTATAAAAATCTGTTTGGCTGTATCGAACGGGTCATTGATGCTCGAGGTGGGGCGGTCATTGACTTCATGAAAATCAAGGCTGGGTCCCTTCTTCGTGCAGACGGCGGTTATCTTATCGTTGATGCCCTGGATATGCTAATGGAATACGGTGTCTGGCAGACCTTAAAGCGAATCATGAAGTCCGGAGAGATTGAAATACAGAACTTTGACCCATGGTCTTTTGGTGGGACCCTCCTGAAACCCGAACCGGTCAAGGTCAATGTTAAGATCATCCTCATCGGGAGCAGTCACATATATCATCTCCTACACCACTTTGATGAAGACTTCCATAAGATTTTCAAGATTCGGGCTGATTTTGATTCTTCCGTCCAGCTGGAGAATGAAAGTATTGTCAAGTATGCTGAGCACATCAAGAAAGTCACTGCTGAGGAAGGGTTGCTTCCTTTCTCCAAAAGCGGAGTTGCTGCTATTGTCGAACAAGGGCTCCGAGAGGTGGGACATCGAAGGAAACTGAGCACCCGGTTCAGTGTGATCGATAACATCGTCCAAGAATCAAGCTACTGGGCGCAGAAGGATGGCAAAAAGACGGTGGACCATAAGTCGGTCGAGAAGGCACTTCAGGAGAAACGGATCCGGCTGAATATGGTAGAGGAGAAGATCCAGGAGATGATTGAGGAAGGAGTACTCCTGATCGATACCGAGGAGCCCAAGATAGGGCAGGTTAACGGTCTTGCCGTATACCAGCTTGGTGACTACATGTTTGGGAAACCTTCCAGAATCACCGCTCAGTCGTCATTAGGGCGTGCTGGGATATTGAATATAGAAAGAGAGGCCGAGATGTCAGGAAAGATTCACAATAAAGGAGTCTTAATCCTGTCCGGTTATTTGAAGGGGAAATATGCTCAAGAATTCCCCTTGAGTATGGAGGCCTCCATTGCCTTTGAACAGTCCTATGCTGGGGTGGAGGGTGATAGTGCTTCGAGCACTGAGGCATTTGCCCTTCTTTCTTCCCTGTCGGGACTGCCTTTAAGGCAGGGAATCGCCGTCACCGGTTCGATGGATCAGCTCGGTCAGATCCAACCGATTGGCGGGGTGAATGACAAGATAGAGGGATTCTTTGATGTCTGCAAGGCACGGGGCCTTACTGGTGAGCATGGAGTTATTATTCCTCATCAGAATGTTGAGGATCTTATGCTTCGTAAGGACGTCGTCCAAGCGGTTAAATCCAAGAAATTTCATATTTACCCCATTAAGACAGTGGATGAGGGAATGGAAATTTTGACCGGTAAGACAATCCATCAGGTGAATAAGCTTGTCAAGGAACATCTTAAAAGGATGAATGACTTGATGATGGAGACGGGGAACGGGAACGGCAATAACAAGAAGGGCAAGAAGTAACCGGACACTACCAGGACATTATCCGGACATTTTGTCCGGTTAGTGTCCTATTTAGGGGGACTATAATCATGGGTATTTTAGTGTCACTTGTTCTTTTTGTTTTTATTTGGTGGATCCTCTGTAAGGTATTTACACCGGGATTCTTTACTTCCTTTATCAGGAGGAGAGCGCCTGATATCCCGGAAGCAGAGCGTAAACGCAAGCTAAAGATTCGGGAGGACAAGCAATGATCTGGTCAATCATATTGGGCACCTTCTTTGGGATATTTTTTGGTATATTCTACTTTCTCAACCCTCTTCCCGGGGAGAGTGATGTTCGGGATGGCCGCTATCGGGACATAGATAGTGTGGCAAAGATTCTCGGTACCTTGTTCTGGGAAGTTGGTGAGGATAATGAGATGAGGGCATACGTGCAGGTACATGAGGAAGCCGCTAGGATCGTAGAAGGCTGGAATGAACGTATTCTGTCCATGCGAGAGACCGAGTCCCGCCAGCCTTCTAGTGACCAAGAGAATGGCCTGAGGGAGGTACATATTGACATGGAGGAGGAAGAGGTGGAAACTAAACCTCTTATAAGGAAGAGAAAACTCAGGATTGAGGGGAGGGGGAAATCATGAGGACTGTTTTATGGTTATTATTCTTTGGGGCTTCGTTTTATCTCTCCCTTCTTAGCGTGGTCACTAGAGATACTGCTAAGGGAAGGGGATTGGAGGGTGAGGATTATCATGTATTTATGGACATGAGGATTAAAAGGTCCCCAATTATCTGGTTCCTTCTCGCTGCGTCCGCTATTCCCTTAATATTCTTGCTGATATACGGTGTTTTTACTTTCCAGTGGCAGGCATTTGTACTGATCCTTATGGCCTCGTTGAGCCACAACCTAAGGAAGAGGGTTAACATATCCTACTGTATCGATCAGCTGATTAACTGTGTATGCTTAGGAGTTCTGTGGACATGGGTAATGAAGATATAAAGCAGGTGAAGGGATATCACCTTTTATCAAGATCCGCGGTGATCCCCCTGGTTAATAGGGTTACCGGTGAGGAATATGTGATAAATAATGATCACATGTTCGGAATTTTACGACAGTTCGAGTTCCTGGTTCATGATGGAGAACTTATTCCTTTTAGCGAAGGTGTTTTGGAGACTCCCCAGCCTTTAAAATCAAAAAGAAAACTCAGAATTAATCCGTAGCAGCTACCTGCCTTGCAAACGTGCACTTGCTGTTGCTTGGCAAATCTTGGTAGGTAAGGGAGGTGAGAAGTAGCCAGAAAGGAGTTGCATGGATTTAAAAGAGTTTCAAGACCGTCTCGCTGAGGCCGGTTTGACTATCCAAGACTTAGAGAGTTTTTGCTTGGTAATGTATAGCCCTTTTGGCAAGAAGAGCAAAAACCCTATACCAACCTTAAGGGCTATTTTCAAGTTCCTGAACATTAGTATTCAAGTTCACTTTAAACGCTATGATGAAGAAATGGAGCCGGGACTGAACGTCCGAATGAAAAACTATGGTGATAATCTTCATGTATGGCTTAACTTTAAGGAGGAAGATAATTGAGCAGAGAAGATGATTTGGCCGGAGTCTTAAAAGATATCCTTGATGCATTTTGGGATATGTCTCCCTTAGAGTATGTTCAATCAAGGGGGCACCCATGTATGAGCGATAAGATAGGAGAAGAAGTATTGAACCGCGCTCGAGAGCTCGTTAAAGGGAGCAAAACCACAGACGCAGTCAAGATTCTCCATAATCGTTACATTGGAGATGACGAAGAGCGAAAGAAGTCCCTGGAAAAGGAGCGGGTGATTAATAAGATTGCGGTTGAACTTGATCACATCCGCATGGATGGAATGTGTATTCCAAGAGATGCTAAGTCAAGAAGAAGAGAGGAGGATTTATGTTTGTTGTTGGTATCTTATTCTTAGTTGGAGGATCCCTTGGAGCCGTTATTAACTTTAGCCATAAAGCATCACGGCAGTGGGTGGCGTGGGGAATACTATTCTCCATTTTTGCCTTGTTGGGAGCTTGGATGATGTTCTTGGACTGCTTGGCCCAACCTATCAATGTTATCTCCAAAATGGTGGTTACAGATACACTGCCTCCTCCCCTGGAGGTGACATTTGATAGGCCGGTTACCGTTATTGTATCAAGAAGTATTTACCCCTGGTGGAAAGTAACCGATGACCCAATTTACTCCTATCATGTTGTCCTGAGGAGGTGATCTTGTGAAGAGCAAGGAGATCAGGTCTATTTTTGATGAGGTGAGTAAAGATATATCAGTGATAGAGGACATAAGGAACGATACAAAAAGATTATTGACAAGCCTCGGTTTTTCAGTCCACAAGGACATCTGCATAATTGCCTCCCGTAACGGGGGTATACAGATTGACTTCAGACTTGGCACCATGTCCTGTAACGGTAAGTTTGTAAAGACCCATGAGGATGTTGAGGAAGCTGTTGATATGCTCATAGAGGCTCTGGCGGAGAGAAGGAAGATCGTTGCCCACTCCAGAGAGAACCATGGGGTAATGAGATCGTTCTTGACGGTTTTTAATAATAGACGTATGAGTTAATAGCCCTTTTGAGAGTTTCGGCTATACAGAAACTCCAAGCAGGAAAAGCCTGCCGAGCAAAAACTTCAAAAAAGTTTTTGCTTTCCCGGTTGGGCTTTTCCTCTATAATAATGAATTACCCCCCAAAAAAGGTAATTCTGGAGTATAGAAGCCCATCCGGACACGTTCCGGGTGGGCTTTTTTGTTTATTTTTCCAGGGAGAGAAAAATGGAATATTTAATAGATACGTTTTCTTTTGGGACCTTTGTAAACAGTCGTGGAGAAATGAGAGACGTGATGAGTTATATAACCGCGAGCAATTCGATCCCTAGAGATCAAGGTCTAGAGTTTCATAATCTAGATCATAATGGAGTAGTATGGTCTTTGGCAGGGCAACGAGGACCGATATTCTACTTCCAGGAATGGGACGGTCTTAACAGTATATTTGTTACCACTGAAGGTCGTTCATTTCACGCTGATCCGTCGAGGCTGGGATGGGATATAGCCTGTGTAATTAAAGGACTACTGGCGGAAAATAGGAGGACACTTTTGGTCTTGACTCCTGTCAATAACAATGAGTATCCGGTAGGGTTTGCCATATGCAGAGTTTATGTGGTTCGTGCAAATTTGATATGGGCTGTCCTAAATAAAAACAGGACTACTGCTGTTCCTATTGGTGAATGGATAGCCGAAACCGATACTGATGTCGGAAAGAGCCCCCCCTTGAAGGGTCGCAGAAGGTTGAGGATTGTATGAGATTATATATGAGCAAAGAAGGGGTAACGGAAGCCATAAGAGTAATGGGAGAATTAATTGATCTTCTCGATGCCCCCGGTATCATGGCCGATTTCCAATCGCGACAAATGGTCAGGGCAATACGAGGACATTTCAGAACTATTGCCGGACATTTTAATAAACACGGACAGATAACATTTATTGATTTGGAGATGAAGCTTAAGACACCGGAAGACTTACAACAATATAGGAGAAGATTGAGACTGGAGGATGACAATGGCATATAAATTATACCTACCTCATCCGGTATCGTTTAGGACATCGCTCACTAATTCTTCTTACCTCAGTAGAAAATTCCGCGGTTTGTTGAGGAATATTATTGGTACCATAGAGCTGGATAGGGGACGTCTTGTTGATACAGGTGGGGGAACAGTAGCATTTCTAAGGTCGGTCAATCCAGATACACATTACACAATTCATCTTAGTGGATGGCATCCTATCCCTGAAACCGTAATCAGAAACTTTGGAGTTATCTTTTCCTCCTTGATAGAAATAGACTCAGTTGTCCTTTTTACAGCCTGTAACTTTCCACAAGGATCCGAGAAAATCGGCTACAGGGTTATGAGGGGAGATATTCGGCGTCTATATTTTCCGGCCTGTATAAAACTGGAAAACGGGGTCTATGTTCGGATTGACTCCGACTTTGCCGTAAAACACCTCGGCCGGGATGAAGGGAAGAGGAGAGGTAAAGTAACGACAAGAAGATTGAGAGTAGGAGGTCGGTAATGGAGCATGAGAAGGAATTCTTACCCCATAATATACAGATCAAGACATCTATTAACAGCACTCCCTATTTTAGAAGGAGGCTCCGTGACTTGTTGTTCCGTCTTCCTGGAGACGATTCATACTCAACAGACAAACCACTGGGAGAAATAGCAAACGTGCATTTTCATCCCCCAACAGCCATTATTTATTGGTATTCCTCAATACCTCGTTCATTATTCAAAGGGTTTGCTCTCGTTTTCTGTGAGATTATAAAGAAGGGGGAGTTGGCTTACTTTGTCTCGCACGACTTTGAGAAGATCGGATATGCCATTTGGCGAGGGGGAATCCACGAAGTAATTTTTCCGGCATGTATCAGACTTGCAAATGGGACTATTATGCCTGCCTCAGAATTTGACTTTATAAGGAACGCTAAGATAGAAAAGGTACCTTCAGTAAGAAGGTTAAGGATTCCAAAATGAGTGGCTGGGTAGAAGACCTCATCATGGGCCCCAGCCAATGTTACTTCTTCGTTGTTTTTAAGGACACGCGGTATTGCCTGTACCTTAGATGGCGGGACAGGAACCCGTGGAAGGGGTATATTATCAAGGATGTTCAATGGGTAGGGACGATAACAGGAGGTAAGATGTCTGATGATCTCCTAAAGCAAAGAGGACTCTACTTTAGACAGGAAGAACACAAAAAGGCGCAATCGGCCATGATGCTTGCCTGGAATGATTATGTGAAAGGAAAGGTAAATATTTCCTTTGGGAGGAACTGATGTCAAAACGATATATAGAGGATACAAAAATGAATAACGAATTTGATGACCCAAGAATTGTTTCATTGGTACGAGGGATAGAAAGAGTAAAATACGAGGCCGAAAGTGCCCAGTGTCTAGAGGTTGTTGTTGTCCTTAATACTCTCCTGGGCGCCCTCCTCTGCGGCAGGTTGGTGGACCTGACAAAACTCTGTCAGGAGTTTGCTGGGGAGATAAGAGAAGAGCTTGCCAGCAAAAGACCAAAAAGAAAGATTCGAGTCAATGAAGATACCACATCGACCAGATAATATTGGTCCTTTCAAGGTAAGAAAGAGTAAGAAATATACAAGAAAGTGGAGAATCTGTTATGGTTCACTTACTGTATTGGACAGGATAAATTTTAAGCGGGATGCTGCCCGAGAAGCTTACAACATAAACAAGCCGTGGAGGGACGCCATAACTAGGCTGAATATAACAGATGGAGTTATTCCAACCTTCAGGAGACTTAAAGTGAGGGCGGAAGAAGGAGAAGAATAAATGATATCACCGCACATGTTAGGGAGATATGAGTTCCACAGTCAGTCAACTGATAGCCATAAATTTTATCATGTATACTTTGACCACATGACAGGAACATATACATGCGAACATGGTCGATGTGGAAGAACTTCTATGAAGATCATGAGAGGTATTCCCGAGGAGAAGGCCCTCAAAAAGATAGTGGAGAAGATTAATAAAGGATATGAGAAAGTGACCGATCGCGGTTATACCATAGAAGTCAATCGGGGTTCATCCCCTCCAACCCATAAAGTGAGAAAGCTTACTGTTCAGGAAAAGGGATAATGCTATTTACTAACCGGATGGTCAGAGACATGCTAAGGGACATAAACTGTATACCTGATCAGGGGCTTGTCGACATGGTAAGAGATGATCTGAACAGAGATCAGATATATAACGAAATCGCCAGAGCTCATACTAACTACGGCCGTATGCTTTATATCGATTTTTTAAGGGTTCTTGAGGAGAAAGTAGATATAGCTCTGAGAGCTTTAACTATTGAAAAGGCACGTTTGGGGGAGCCTATAAGGAGGTTGCGTATACATGAATAATAAAGGAATTATTGAGCTGCAACATAGTATCGAGTCAATCCTGTCTGACCCACAGATAATTCCTGTTTTTGATTTTCCTATAGAGGAGACTTACTCTTCCCTAATAGAGAGGCATCGGATACCGGAGGACATGTTAGTCAAACCAAAAAGGATATACTCTGTCAGAAAATTGAGGTTACCGTGCGTATCCTAAAGGTTGGGAAGAAGCCAAGAGCCAAGCGTCTGGAGATGCCTCGGCTTATTGATTGGGACAACCCAGAAACTCAGAGAATAATTAGGGCGGCCAGGTGTTATGTTCGTAGAGATAGAGGTTTGGAGTACCCCAGCGGAACCAGATTATGGAGGGGAAGACAGGGAGGTATATGGTTACCTTCTAATGGGGAGTGGCAGGAATGTTGCAATCATATAAAGCCTCCGATACCTAACTACCCATTTACACACTACAGACATTGTAAAACTATAAAGCATATAATTCATCTTTATAAGGTTGATTATAAGGCTACAAAGGAGTTTATAAACCTGATAGTAAAGGGGGTGATACCTATGGAGGACAGTAAGATAGGGAAGCATAAACGGGTCTTAAGGATACGAACTTAAAAAGGAGTAAGTATGGTGACAGAATCTATGGAATATGAGTGCCTGGAGGATGCTCTACGATATGCTTTCGACGACTGCTTGGAGTTAAGGGAGAAGATAAAAGGAAAGAAGAAAAAGCGGGTCGGTAAGCTCGATAATAAGTTAAAGCGGTCTAGAAAGGGCCGAGAGAGGAGAGTAAGGAACAAATAGATCGGATAAATCCGCTCCACATATTGATAAGTGGAGACATTATGTCTGGGAAAGGAGGCCTATGCTTAGGTTTTTTACTCTGCTTATGCATAAACACAGATGGCGTCGGATCGCTTTCTTTTTTGCGCCGCCTTCTGGGGAGCTGTTTCGACGATCCCTGGACGGTCCTACCAGGGAGAGGGCGACATACGGTATAACGACCATTGTCTGGGAATGTGATATTTGCGGAAAGTCTAAAAAGATGGAAGTTCTCGGCGAGGTTGTTGATCGGCCCCCTGTCGAGCAAAGGACGGAAAAGTACTCTAGGAGGCTTAGCATCCAAAGGTAGAAAGGAGATACGTGTTTATCCTAACATTTGAACCAGGGGCTGTGGCTATAAAGCCATGGAAACCGGGACAGCCACTAAAAGGAGATAGATTAGTGGCTACTATACCAGAATTAGGTGAATTGCTATGGGATCTTGAGATTGCTGAGGACATGATCAATGATGCCGTAGAAAGATTGGAGAGCAGTGAGCAGTCTATCACTCTTCCAGTCAAGACACATTAAAGAAGTTTTACCCAACCACAAACCCGTATTACAGGAGGTGTAACTATGGGTATCTTTCAATTGAACCATCGTCAAGAGTTGAACACTTTACAAGTACCATCCGCAACCGCAACGTATCAGCCAATCCCCCATCGGGATGCTTTGGAGATTGTGGAGGACCAGTTCAAGAGAAGCGGTTTTTCCATTCAAAAGGAGTCAATTAGTATTGGGCAGGAGGGTCTCGTCATGGCAGCCAAGTGGCAGTTGGAGCCTGAAGGGTTTGAAGCGATGCCGTCGCATTCGCCTATTGCTGTTGTCCTGAACGGTAATACGCGGAAGCACACCCTCAGAGTTGGTTTTGGGCTGAATTGCATGGTTTGTACCAACGGCATGTTCATTTCTGAGAAGTCAATCAAGAGAAAACACACCAAGAATATCTATCTTGACATCCCGGACATGGTCTATGATATGATCCAAAGCTCGGAGAATTGGTACTCGAAGTTTATGGGATTTCTGGAGGAGTTGAAGGATTTTGAACCAAGACGAGAGTACGTCAATGATATGTTGGTTCGATCAATGGAGGCAGGAGTCATCGCTTCCTCTCACATCAGAAAAGTCCTGAACATCTTCAGCGATCCAACTTATGAAGAGTATGGTAATGACACGTTGTATACTCTCCACAACGCTTATACCGAGGTTCTTCGTGACACCTCGACGGATATGGAAATTCCGCGGAAAACGATCAAACTGAACGAAATGATCGATGGGATCAGGAACAATTTTCGATCTCGTAAACTCAGAATTCAGTAGGAGGTGCAGTATGACAAGAAAAGTCAGAGTCAACAACAACCACAATATTGTTCACCAGATTACCTTACAGAATGTAGAGAATCTACGGAAGATGGAGGAAAAAATCAAGAGTGAGTTGAAAGAGGTGGTCGAGAAAAGAAAGGAAGCTGAGGACGAGGTTCTTGATAAGATCAAGAGACGGTTCTCGGTCGAACCGGGTGAACTGTCCGCCAAGATCGAAGAGAAAACGAAACGAAACTCGGTCAGCTGGAAGACAGAATTCGTCTCCTTTGTTGGGAAACAGATCCACAGTAGACTGAGACGGAGCACCGATATACTCGAAAAGCTGATAGAAATCTGCGGTTCCCAGAAGAAAGCGAAATCCATCCTCAAGAAATTTTCCAATAACGAGGATGCTGCTTTTATTCATGCCGCGGGAGAGGCGGAAGCAAAGAAAATCTCCGACAGCCAGCCTGAGGAGATCCAGGAAATATTAGTTATCGAATAGTTTACCAGCAGGGGCCCTTTTTGGGCCCCTCCTTTTGGAGATTATTATGGGCACCTTTAAGATTGGTAAAGCTTCCATAGCTTCCCTTGCATTCCGGCAGTTGGAGCTCATGGACAACGATTTTCAATATGCCAAGTATTGTCTGTCCTCTACCCTGCCTCCTCTGTTAGAATTCTTTACTGATCTCCCAAGTGAGGAGATCGCTGAAGTCAATACGAAATTAATAAAACGAACAGACGGGGGTTGGAATATTATAGTCAGGGCGTTGACGGAAGTGAACAGGGATTGTACTAATAGTGCGTTGAAAACTCTTCCAGACCATGCAATAGTTCAGTTCAGAGACGGGGGTTTCGAAATAACATTCAAGTTCCCGGGACCGAAAATGTTCAGATCCAGGGTATGGGAAGGTTTAGTAGCGCCAGATACCAGAAAGCCTGTTAGGAAGTTAAACATCAATAAGGAGGAGTAGCTATGTCACATTTCACAGTTCTCGTTATCGGCGGCGACCCAGACGGGCTCTTAGAGCCTTATTGGGAGCTTGATTTGAGTGCCGAGGAGATGATTAATGATCCGAGGGCAGAGTTCAAAATTGAGGTTATTAACACCCCCTCCACAGGTGTTATACCTCCCCCCGGTTCTCGATTTAATTATCCTCATGATGTAGAGACAGTGGATGAGTTGTTTGCCAAATTCAAATCCGAGCATCCGGACAGGGCTGATCAATACGGAGACATTCGTCAGTGGCTGGACGTTTGGCACGGCTTTACCTACAGCGAGGAGCACAATGCATGGGGGTATTGGAGCAATCCCTATGCTAAATGGGACTGGTACCAAATCGGCGGCAGATGGGCAGGACTCCTTGTCCTGAAACCAGGAAAGAAGGGTCATAGGGGAGAGGAAAGTTGGACCTGGGACGGAGAGGGTCCTTACAAACCAGACGATAATAGGGCCAGAGTAGATCAGGCATTGTTTGATGACATTGACTGGGACTTTATGGACACCCCTACGGAGAAGGAACTCAAAAACATGGAATCGATATGGTACCATAATGTCGAAAATCCGCTGACCAATGAACAGCTGCAGAGTGTGTCGGAGGAGGAAAGACGTGAGATACTGCAGTTTAGGTCTTTTTACAACCGTCAATACTTTGTTGATCGGTACGGCACCCTCGAGAAGTATATTGAGGCCGAAGGTAAGTTTTCGACCTACGCTGTTCTGGATGCCGCGGGGTGGCATAGTCCCGGTGATATGGGGTGGTTTGGTATGTCTACAGAGTCTCATGAGGATTCAGTACTATGGTCTTTAAAATTTAGAGAGAACTTTTTAACAAACGTGGATCCGACAGAATTGATCACTGTCGTTGATTGCCACATTTAACAAAGGAGGTTTTTATGGGAACAAGAGGAGCTTATGGATTCAGAATCAATGGTAAGGACAAAATCACTTACAACCATTATGATTCCTATCCCAGTTATCTCGGTTCGAGTATTTTGGGGTTTATTGAAGAGACTCCTATCGAGGATATGAAGAGTATAGCAGAGAAGATAACCCTTATCATAAATCAAGATGCTGCCCCATCCGAGCAAGATATTTCCAGATACAAGGACTTCATGGATCTTGAAGTCAGTAAACAAAGTGAGAAAGATTGGTATTGTCTTCTTCGTAAGGCACAGGGTAATCTCAACATCTACAAGAACCCTTCGTTCCTTCATATGATTGACAACCATGATTTCCTTCTGGACAGTCTGTTTTGTGAGTGGGCATATATTATTAATCTTGACGAGAAGGCCCTCGAGATTTATACCGGGTTCAATAAGAACAGACACGCGAAAGGCAGGTATGCAAGTGGTAAAGATCCCCAAAGCGATAAAGATTACTACGGTGTGGCCCTTGTTGTCAGCATACCGTTAAGTGCCCTGAAGGAGGATAAAGAGGGAGCGGTAAAGATAGTCAGGTGCTCAGATTTCTCTCAGATACCTTATGGTAAGGAGACTAAGAAAGAGATCATTGAAATGCTGGGAGCGTCGGACAGCCCTGAAAAATCGAAAAGGGTTCTTAAAGTCCAGGAGTCTGTGTAATGGGATTGGATAACTTTTGGGAGCTTCCTGACGGAAGTGAACCGCCTGACCTTAACCCACCACTAAATTTATGTGGGGGCATGTTCTCCGGACATGGAGGAGGCTCGTTTCGTGGTAAGGTTTATAACGGCCTCATTGAGGAGATAACAGGGGTGTCACTTTACCAGGATAAGATTGACAATGATACCATAATCGAGATGGCCCTTGCACTCTCTGAGGTAGATCCTGGTTCCGAGGTCATTAGGAGGCACTCAGGATGGGATACTGCAGAGGATGAATTTAAAGACCTTGTGAGGATGTTTATGACCTATGCTGAAATGGGGGCTGTTTTGAGAGGATGGTGGTAGTTTGGAAAGGGTCGTCATTATTGTTAACGGGGGACTTGTAGAGTCCGTATTTTCAACAGCGAAAGAGATGGACGTTTATGTCGTCGATGTTGATCACATGATCGGGGATGAAAAGCCTGATGAGGTTATTGACCAAGAATACTACAGCTCGGGAGCGAAGAATGACTGAACCATTCTGCACCAAGTGCAGTAAAACCATGGATTGTTATAAGGTAGGCGCAGCAGTAGTTACAATGGCCAGAAACGAAGAAGGGGAAAAATTCCCTCTAACATTGCGGTGGGGGGACATTTATAAATGCCCCTCCTGCGGAAACGAAGTAATTACAAACTTTGGAAGTTCAAATTCGAATGCGGCAGAGGTTGAAGCAAACGTTAAAAACTTATCTTCTTTTTTTGAGGAGGATGTCTCTTAATGACAGACATACTTAAATGTCCTTTTTGCGGAAGCAGTCATCTTTACAGGATAGAGGCAGTGTGGGCCCTTGCACGAATAGAGCCAGTTGTTAACTCTGTATTCGAGCTAGATTGGACGTACACAGGGGAAACTGATGTAATATGGGATTCTCAAGGGAGGAAACTTGTACCTGACGGCGTACCGGAATTCCAATGTGCTGAGTGTGCACTAGAATTTGACAGTAACCTTAAACCATCTCATTCTTCCGATAAATTAAAGAGGAATGAGAGAGTCAAGACAGGAAGAGTTCTAAGACTTAAAAAGGAGTAAACAATGGACGATAAACTCGCCAAAGAAATATTCGACATTAAACCAGAATGGTTTAGGGATCGATGCTCTATCTCTGTCGGGGATGGATGGTTCAATATCCTGAGGATATTGGTTGGACATTTAAAAGATGTAGTCAAGGATCAGAAATTTTCTATAACCACTATCAAGGAGAAGTTCGGCGGTCTGCGGTTTTATGTATCGGCCGTTGAGGGGGAAAGGGAATTTGACAAGGTAAATTGCCTTATAATGTTTGCCGAGAGTATGAGCTTTGTTACTTGCGAATACTGTGGACGCCCTGGAAAACCAAGGAGTGGGTCATGGGTCAAAACACTGTGCGACGACTGCCTGGAGAAGAAGAGGCCATAAACGATTCAATAAGTAATGTAAAGGGACACCTTGAACCTCTTGCTCTTTTTAGCCTTAAGGAATTGGGCAGAGATTTGGTTTCCTATTTCAACCGTATAAGTGTTACCGGAACCTCACTGGAAGTGGTTGGGATACGGCTATTCAGAACACATGGCTATGTAGCTCTTAAATGTACCCTGGAGAACGGGTACAAGGAGACTCGCCTACTCCAGATAACCATAAAAAAGAGGGTAGCGTCTTATGTGTGTCATGTATTTGAAGAGGGATACTTTAATCATTTTGATTGCCCAGATAGTATATTAAGCCTGCTGTCCCCGCCTGATACGGAAGTGATCGGGGAGTGGAGGGAGAACTGCAGAGAGAGGAACATGAGGTATGATGAAGCAAGGAGAGCGTGGAGAAGGTTAAAACCTGGTGACATTATCGAGGTTCATGGTTATAGATACATGCTGATAAGCAAAAGGGGCCAGATATGGTCGCAGGAAGTAGACTGGGACGCCCCATTTCGCTGTGCATTCATCAGGCCCCACTGTAAACTCCACAAGACCGAAGTTGTCGGTAAAAGATCCATTTGTCCCCTTGTGAAGCAGCAATTTGGCCTAAGGACAATACCTAGGAGATGAGCATGAAAATAGGAAGGAGTTTAAGCGCCTGTGTTGCAGACATTGCTGAGGGAAAAGTTGATATAAACGACGTTGAATATATTGAAGCAGGAACGAAGGCTAAGTCCGATGAAGATTGGGAGTATGTATTCAAGTTTTATGCGAGAACGATGTGGAGAAAAGATCCGGACAAGTGCCGCGAGATTGCACAAAGTCTCATAAAAGAGCATAAGGTAATTCAAACAAGACTCATGAGACTGCCTGCCAAACCATTCCCCACATGGAGACCCGCCACCAGGACAGTGTTTATTTCAAAGAGGGAAATGTCGAGTAGTCCAATTACTCGGACCAAGAGAATAATTAAACTAGGAAAGGAGACTCCATGAGTAACAAAAAACTCTATGTGATTATGATCTGGGGGGATGTTGAGCCCAAGGTATTTGGACCTTATAATACTGCCCACGAGCGTGACCGGAAGGCACTTGCTCTAAAGGAAGAGCACGGTGACAATAACGGCATTTTTAGGGCGGAGGTTGGGGACTATCTATTGTCCGTTCGGGCTTATCCCCATCATTTTTTTAACCCCGAAGATACTCAGTGTAGGATATGCGGCAATATGCATACCCCGAAGGGAGAAGAGCTATGTCGACGGTGCAATATTCTGAGCCAGAGTATAGAACACAATCCAGAGGTAGCAATTAAAATATTGGAGAGTATCCCAGAATCTGGAATAGCCGATATGAAGGAAGCGTGTCAGGCCGTTATCGATCGGTGGGAGGAAGGTGACCTTGCCGAGGCTGCCAGACAATGCCAAGATGCTCTCAATAGATTGAACCTGAAGGAGTAAAAATGCCTTCTTTACTTATGGACATTGTATGGGAATGCTGGAATGAGGAGAGCAGCTGTAAATCTTGCCCCTGCAAGGATCACTGTAAAGATGGGAGGGTTTTTTATGAGGAATGCGACATAGAGTTTTACTACGAGGAAGAGAACAAGGGTAGTTGGCACGAGGAATCTCATGGCTCACATGTTGACATTTCGTCTGTCTACTACAGGGGAGAAGATATTTTCACCACACTCCCGTCTTCACTCCTCGATGACCTAACCGAGGAAGTTTTAACTGCGTATGAAAATCAATGCGCCGATAATTATATGCAGGAGCGGTATGAAGCCTACCTCGAAAGAGATTAGGAAATATGTGAGTTATTATGCATACCGCAATATGAGTATTTTGTTCACACAACAACGTCGGGGGACTATACCCGACAAAAAGGAGGAGTAACATGAATCTCTGGGCATGGACATTCAACGTAAAACAAGAGATGGTAGAGACTAATGAGAAGAAAGAAAATGGGAAACCGAGGTTTAAGTCCGCTTATAAGCTTAATCAAGTGTTCCCCAAAGTTATTCAAGGAGGCAGGATCAAGAAGGAATGGAGCGGGGGAGAAGTTGGAAAAGGGAAGCTTTACAGGAATGTGGAGTTTACAGACAACGAGCACAAAAGAAGAACGGCCAGAGCTTTTGAGGAGGCAAACAGGGAGATAAATCGTCTTCTTAATGATGGGAGGAATCTTATGGGTGTCGTCGTTTGTGAGAAGGACGGCAAATACGGCATCTCCGTATGTTCAGCATACGAAGATAAGTTCAAGCTTCCCAGGGGGATTGATATCGCGAGGGGGAGAGTGGTCAAGGCATTGAACACATAATTCCGTAATAAGGCAGGGAGGATCCGTCGTCTTCTTAGCACGGATCCTCCCTGGGGGAGATACAGAGTAACTCTTTCGGTAGGTAAGACTATGGAAGGATGGATTATTGTTAATGTTGAATTTGACGAAGTGTACGATCCCGAGATTTATAGATCGTACGAGGAGGCCAAGTCATCAGAATATGCTGACTTGGATAATGCCATGATTATTAAGATAGGCACATTTAACTAGGGAGGAGGTTCTATATGACTTCAGTAAGATCTTATGCCGTCCTTGGGGTAAGGATTGATAAAGAGAAGCTTTATAAGAGGGTAAGAATCAGGGGATGTCAAGAGTGCGATGATGAGGGGGGAATCTCTCCCAAGAATGAGATGTGCCCAGATGAGGAGTCAAGCAAGAACTTCACTTACTGTCCTGTATGTGGCCATGCCCCATTTTGTGATGAGTTGATTCCCATAGAAGGATTTGATCCATGGGATTTAACGCTTCATAGAGAGGAGCTAATATCCTCCCATGAGGACTTCTACTATGGAGTATGGTCACAGGACTCATGGGATGGCCGTGACTGTGCAAACTTCACAGGGTTGATGGATCCGGCAGCGGCAATGGAAGAGATTAAAAACTTCCTCGAGCCTCTAGGGTTATGGAACCCCGACGAGTTCGGGATATGGGGTATACTGGACGCATCATGAAAGCAAAAAGGTGGTATTTGAAGTGGCCGTTGGATGCCTATGCACTCGGCCCAAAAGAGTTCGAAAAACCTGTAAGTGAGAAGGAGGTCAGGGATTTTGCCCGGAGATGGGAGGGAGTCAAGCGTCTTCCTCAAGGGTTTCATTGTTGGCCTGCTTCAGAGAAAGGAAATTGAAATGGATAATTTATGGGACTTCTATCATGGGGAAATTCCAGGGTACGTTGTTTCTGCTGATGAGGAATCTTTCACCTTAAATATACGAGGGGTTCTCGATGAACGGATAGAACTTGTGGTTACTGTGAACGATGTTGCGGAGTACTTCGCTACACAGGCTCGATCGATGTCGGGAATGAGATCACTGGCTGGTCACTACGGAGATTGGAGGCAAATAGATCAACTGGCACAGGAAGTATTATCATGGTTCAAATTTGTGAATATAGAGGGAATGAGAAAAGCGTCTTTGTCTCTTGGATTGATCCCAAAGTTCTAGGAGGGTAAGAATATGCTAATAATAAAACCATTGGATGATATTCACGGTCCCGAGTCAGAGAACACTATTCAAGATCTTTATAGGTTGTACAATTGCGTAAAGGTCAATCTTCCAGAGGATGAATCAAAGTGGGTCTCTGGTAATGGCGAGGGTGTATGGGCTGCTCCTTGCTCTGAGGAGGACTCTCAAAAATGTCGGGATGATAACAGCTACCATGAAGATGCTTTTGTCAGATTAATGAATCAGCCCCTTTTTCACCCACTTATCTGGGGAGATAAAATCAGGGTACAGACACGAGGTGATAAAAGACCTGTCGCCTATTTGGAGGAGATGTCCGAGGAAGACATGAAGGGATACATTAACAGGCTCCTTGCAGAGGATGAAAAAGAGTAAATGGACGAAAGGATGCAACATATTCAGAATATGGCGGAAAGGCGTGGGTCTGCAATCGTGTGTAAACTGAACCTCGAGGATTCCTCCCGTAACCGCTCGCAGCTCACGGTTCGTGTAGATTCAACAGGTTGGTTATCTTATCAGTTAGGAAACGGGTCCCTGAGCAACCTGCAATGCAGTGGATTCGGCCCAGAAAGATTTGATAGACATGATACGGTTAATGAACTTGCTAAGACCATAAAATTCTGGGTTAGGGGAGGCACAAGAAAGGTGCTGGCAGTTATCACTGGAAAGGAGATGTATGATGCCGGCTGAAATGAAATCAGAAGTAACATTCGAAGTTGACGCAAGATCTCTGGCCAAAGCATTTTGTGATATGGGTTCCAACGAACAGGCCGAGTTCTTTTCCCATGTCCGATTCTTCAGTTCGCAGTGGGAGGACGGTACTTGGGTTCATCAGGCACATTGGATCTGTGAGGACTTGAGTGAGGATGGGAGATACATTCTTAGGGCATTTCTCGCTTACCTCTCACCGGGAGAGAAAGCACCGAATCCTCCTAAAAATGTGAGAAAATCTGTCGGATCAACAGCAACCAGGAAACTTACCGTTAAAAAGTAAGGAGATGTATGATGGCTTATGAAAATCAGATCAAGTGTAATCGGTGTGGGAAGTCTATACTTCCCATGCCGGAGGACGCCTCTCCAGAAGAGTTGTTATGCGATGGCTGTTATGAGTCAGAGCAGGTAAAAGCTGCATATGAGAATAGTGAATGTCCTGATTGTGGCGAGGCAATACCTGTCCATGTAAAAGAGGGTGAAGCCTGTAGGAACTGTGGCCATGTGTTTTGGAGTGACCACACAAAAGAGAATAGCGATTATTGCCCAAAATGCGGTTGCCATTGGATTACTCACAATGACGACGGAAGCTGCGTCGATAATAAGGAGGCGGAATGAGCAAACGTCTGGTTACAACCATACCCGTGGGTAACTTGAGGTACCTTCGGGAGAAGCTAGGGGAGAGAGCTTTTCAGGACGCTGTCCAGCAGGTGGTGCACAGGGTAGGGGCCGAACTGAGAGAAGAGCTTTTATCTCATGCGGACAACTATTCAAATGAGTGGTATCATATTCGGATTGAGCCGGGCCGATGATGGAGATTATTGCGATAAGTGCGGTCTTGGTCCAGAAAACCATAAACCAGATGGGGCATGCGATGATGATTGGGCCAAGCACCCTAACCCTGCAGGTCCTGGTTACATAGAGGATGTATGAGAGAAATAACTGATTATCTTGACTCCCTTGTAGAGGAGTGGATAGAGAAAGTAAAACCACTGATAGTTACGAGAGCCTCAGACACAGCCAGCTTCGTAGAGTATTGGTGGATTAAACGATCTGAGCTACACGAAGACAGAGTATCTCAATGGAGCAATATAACAAAGGGTACCGAGTATACAGCTGAAATGTTTTACAATGCCGAGTCTTGGGAGGAGGCGGCCCATGTATGTCTTGCAGCGGGCTTTTCGTCGTTTGAGACTAAACCTGAGCACGCCTGGTGCGGTGATCTTGTTCGACTGGCCGATGATATGGTTATTGCAATAAATGACAGGTATCCGCACATCGGCTGGCCCTGGGCGTGTAGAAATCATATTCCGGAAAGGCTTGAATGCATAGCACCGAAGGAGGACTTTGGTGTGTACAGTTTATTCGAAAGGATAATGGCGGAGCAGATCATCACGTTTGCTTTATGGGTCCCGCTTTGTATGTGTGATGACAGCCCGCCCCTGCTTACCCCGAAACTCAGTGTGGTTGGAGGTAAGCTATGAGGTTCTACAAAACCGTAATCATGATGGAGGTGCTGTCAGACTCTGATGGCCCCTCCGTCCCAGACATGGAGCTCATAGATCTTGCCGAGCAGGTAGTTCATGGTGACATGAGTGCTAAGTGGGATGTGACTCAGCACTATGAGATTAATCGTGAGCAGTTTATTAAAGAGTGCGAGCTACAAGGAACGTACCCGGGGTTCTTCCTCGGAGATGATTATGAAGATGAGGAGGATGATGATTAAACGCATATTGTACTTCCTGAGACGAATAGATCTCTACTTCACGGGGGGTTGGGAGCTTTGTGGTAACTGTAAACGCTTCAGTCCCTCTCGTTATCTATGGTGCCCTTATTGCGGGGGCGACGAGAGGAGGTATCGAGATTATGGCGGATAGAGTATTTCTTCCACCGAATTACATAAAAGCGCCTGACTTACATCCACTGGATACGTATATGGAGAGGTATGAGGAGTATCGGAGGGCTATACAGGCTTTTTGTGAGGAGCAAGGTAAAGGGTCATTTCGAGGCCGGGAGATAAGGTTTCCCGTAGCTGATGGGTACGCATGCTATTTTATATTTAGCCTTAGGCCAGTGGTCTTGATAAAGGATGATAGTGGGGACGGCTGGGACTATGCCCACATCGATGACTTGAAAGTCAGTACCCTCAAAGAGGAGGCTGAAAGACTCGAAAAACTTAACAAGCTGTTTGCAGGCAACAAGAAGGAGGAGGACGATGCGTAAATATTTATGCTGGTTACTCGGGCACAGTTATATCTGCCTGTTCCGGTACCATTGGGGCACGGGCAACGTGCCGGACGGACGTCCGATGGGAAGTGAAGTATCGTGCTGGATGTGTCAGCACTGCGGCAAACAAAGGACGGAGCAGTATGATGGATAACTACACACCCGGACCTTGGGACTGGAACATAGATGAGAGAGGATCGCTTACTCAGCAACGGTATAATCGTTACCATACTTTGTATGCTCGAGGGGGAGTAAAAGTTCTTCACCATTGGGATCAGTATTGTGATGATTCCGGCTTAGAATTATCCGACGAGGATGCTAAGTTAATTGAATCTGCTCCGGATCTTTTGGAGGCTTGTGAGAGTCTTCTTGACGCAGCCTCGGCCACAACGGCAGGAGATACAGATTATTCTGCCTGGCACCGATGCACGGCTGCCGATATTGGGGGCATTCTCAATAAGGTTAGAATAGCCATAAAAAAGGCAAAGGGGGAGTTAATATGAAGGGAACTCACACACCTGGCCCGTGGTCAAGCCACCCAAATTGTAAGGAAGGTAAGGGAACCGCATCGTGGTCGATAATATCTGATGATTCCTTTGCCACTATAGCAATTGTTTACAAAGAAAGTATCCCCTCCCAGCAAGAATCGAACGCTAAACTACTCGCAGCAGCCCCGGAATTGCTGTCTGCTCTGGACTATCTTTTATTACACACTGTGGATGATAACCTCAAACACGGGATCGGATTAACCGAAAATGAGGAAGAGGCCAGACAACGAGCGCTTGATGCAATCGCAAAAGCGAAGGGAGAGGAAGCATGAGACGTGAAATTAAAGAAGTAATCAAAGAGTTTGAGGAGGTTCAGGAAAGTCTCAGGGACTTTGGAGCAGGAGATACGGAGCCCGATTGGGTATTCCATAACGTGATTCGATGCGCCGTTCAAGGGAAGGACTTTCCGGCAAACGAACCTGAGTATTGGGAGTTGTTTGAGACCGAAGAGGGGTGGACAGAGGCTGCTCGGATGATGACAACAGCGGCCGAGAAGGTTTATAATTTCGTCCGCGAGGAGGCTAAGATAGCAGACATTGAATATCTTCGGAGCTATTGCTGGCGTGTGGACTTTTGAGAGTAACACTGAGAAGACTGCGATTACGAGGCGGGCGCCTAGTGCGCCTGCCCGTCAGCTTAATAAGATGGGTCTCTTGAAGGGGAAAATGCTTGATTATGGATGCGGGAAGGGATTTGATGCTGAGTTCTATGGCATGGATAAGTATGATTGCTATTTTGAGCCAGAAAAGCCTGATGAGGCATATGACACAATAATTGCGGTCTATGTTTTAAATACCATATTCCCTGAAGAGGTAGAAACTATCGTCCGAGATATTCAAGGGTTTCTCAAGGATGAGGGAATTGCTTACCTGGCAGTCAGGCGTGATATTAAGCGTGAAGGATTTACCCAACGTAGGACATACCAGTGGACTGTCGTGCTAAACTTGCCTGTCGTTTATGAGAATACCCGATTCTGCATTTACCAGCTAAGGAAAGGAGATATTTTATGAGCTTTACAAAAGAAAGAGCAGTTCAGGAGGAAAACCATGTTTCTTAACTTCTATCAGTGTTCCGAATGTGCTCACGAGTGGTATGATGTATATGAGCACACATGTGACGATCGATGTCCATTATGTAATACGTCGAATTCTCCTTACAAGAGTGAAGATATTCTTAAGGCCGCCAGAACGCTAGATGGCCACCACAGAAGGAAGGGATCCAATGTCTGAGGATTTTTTCGAGGTAGAACAGCCGGATTTGAGGAGGTATAATGGAGAATGTGAAGTAACATTCCCTGTAAGCTATACCTATAATGGGGGTATAATCATAGATGGTAAGTGGTATAAAGGGTTCAGGGTTCCTTACCCTAAATTGCGGGAAGGTTTCACATTGAAGACCCTGGGGGTCGGATTAGACCTCAATCAAAAGCCTCCTCGGGCTACTATGCTGCTTACAAAAGCAGGGAAGGAAGATAAGAAATGACCAACAACGAAGAAAGGCTGATCAAAGTATTAAAGAGTTTCATCAACGTAACTGGAAATGATGAAGGAGAGATCCTGGAGTACGTAAGACAGGAGGCGATAGGATTAATTAGAGACCTTCAAAGGGAGGAAAGATATAAGACCACACCTCCCCCCTGGTCCGTAGAACTCAATTACTTTCCCAGCGAGGAGGATAAGGCCCCTGTATTCCGTATATTTACTGAGGCACCAGGGTCATCCGGACGGGAGCAACTCCCCGATGAGGTGGACGGCAATCGTTTTCTGATAGAAGCCGCTCCTGACTTATATGATGTATGCATGAGAGCATGGAACTTTATCCATGACCACGTCCCGGGAGAGAGCGAGAAAATCAGGAGCCAGATTAATGTGGCCATGAACAAGGCAGAAGGAAAATAGATACAGGAGGATTGATTATGCCTTATATTTGGACCGAGCCAGAACTATTCCTCGAACATCGAGGAGTTAAAGTATGGCATTGTTATGAGGACGATAATGTATCTGAGCATTGGTTTACTACAGACCCAGCCGTTGGGTTGGATAGTGATGACAGAGATAAGTACACCTTTGATGCCAGAGATTTACCATTGATAATCGGTATGACCAAGGGAGATTATGACCTCCGGATACGGTGCGCCATTGATAATGAGGGTTTGAAGCTGCCAGAAAGTCAAAGTTACCATAAATGCAGCAGTAATCCGAATTCGCAACTGGCTACTGAGATCAGTCGGTTGGTTTACTTTAAGCAGAAGGCAATAAGCAATGGATCGGGGAATGAATACAAGGTTGCCTGGTGCGGACTTTCCGGGGAATACATTGTTCAAGTGCTGTCAATAGAAGGAGGAGAGGAGGAGTGGCTTTGCCTTCATAAGGTTGACGGTGAATCGTCTGATCCAGAACGTTACTTCGAGAAGACCGGTAAGAGTTACAAGGAGGATTTTGATGGATGATATAATTACAAAGGAATTGAAAAAGGAAAGTATCGATTTCCTTAAAGGTGTGAAGTATGGTATCTGGATGTTTGCTTGGTGGAAGGACGGTGAGCAATTTGTGGGGTCTGGGTCAACCAGGTTAAGGGACATTACGGAAGAAATTGATAGACTGATCGAACATAAGCGGAAAAATGTTTCCGAATAACGATCGATCTTTGTAATAATCAGCAACATTTATCCAAGAAAGGAAAAACAATGAGTGGACCAGAAACCCCGGCAGAAAAGTCATGGAGCTTACTCCATGGAATACAGACAGATCTTACCTCTATTCTCGATGAGCTCAAAAGAAGCTCGTCGAATTCAATACAAAGTAAAGGCATGCTGAAACTCTCCTTACGGTATGTGATTAAGACCATCCAGGAAATAAAGGATATCCTTTATCCCATGGAAGAAGAGAACAGTAGATTATTTGAGCTGGCGAATAGTGTGTCTGACTACCTCAGCCTTAGGAGGAACTGTATAGTGAATCAAGGGGCAGTGGGTGGACTAGAGCAGGCCGAAGTCGATAAAATTGATGACATGTTAGCATTGATTAAATCAATCAAGAACATGAAGGAGAAGAAAAATGATCTCTCTATTGATATTAACTAAGCTAATCTGTTTGTTCTTGACTGTCTTGTTCGGAACTACAATAGTCGTCCGGCAAACCAATAACAGTCCGGTAACTTCTTTTCACCTTATTCCGTGGTCTATCGGGGCCACGGGATTCATCTTTCTCCAATGGTTAATGTAATGGAAGAGACTGAATTAAGGCAATTAGCTCTCGATATTGCTGATGGTAAGGTGTTTGGTTCTTGGAGTCTCTGGGGGACTCAACACCTTCTTCAGATAGTCTTTATGCCTTTGGCCTTCATGTCGAGGGAAGATTTGGAGGCTATGACCGAGAAAAAGGTTGTTCACCTTTACGAATACCTCAGCGAGGCCGGTCCACGTTGTATAAATGGCTATCCGATATTCACGTCTTTTCGAACGATAACGGAGAAGGAGTGGGAATGGCTCGTTCCGGTTATTGAAAAACTATTGAAGCATAAGGAAAGTTTCCTCAAGAAGAGTGCCCCCAAGAAACAGCGGGGGAAAAAGAAAGGAAAGAAGAATGCCTAATTGGGTATACATCTATCTGACAGTGTCGGGGAAACCTGAGCACTTAAGTGAGTTCAAGAGGGCTGTTAGGTATACAGAGGAGGGGGGTAGAAATCCCCTTCAGTTTCCACAAGATACTCCCCTCTCCAGAAGAATTTAAAGGAGTCCTTGTGGGTGGGTGTACCATTGACGGAGAGAGTGTCAGGGTTTGGAGGGAGGAGATAGTTAATGGGGAGAAAAGAGCGGTCAAAATTCCGGACGAAACCTTGGAGGAGTGGAGAATAAAATACGGGGCAGACAACTGGTATGACTGGAACAATCAAAATTGGGGAACGAAGTGGGATGCCTGTGACCTCGAGTTTGAGGAATCTCCCACCGATGAGTTTGTGACCATCAGATTTAATACTGCGTGGTCGTTCCCGGAGCCTGTCTTTGATGAATTGTTCGAAATGTTTCCAGACCTTACGTTCGAGGGCGATATTGAAGAGGAAGGTGGTCTTTTTCACGGTTATATTACGGGTTGTGGTTATGAACTTATCGACGGGCCCAGTCCGACCCAGCAGGAGCGATGGGAGAGTGAAGAAGAGGAGTTGGAGATAGAGAGTTTCAATGAACTTTTTAATCCACCTGTTCCTGAGAAGGGGTCATCGAGAAAGATTAAAATCAATAAAGGAGGTGTATTGTGAGATTTGTAGTTCCTGAAGATGAATGGGAAGATACCGGGGATGGAAGATTACTGGTGACAATATACATTAACGGCACTCCGATGCATTTGGAAGCCATAGAGGTGGAAGTCAGTGAGCCTCCTGACGAATACCATCGTGGTGAGCAGATGGCCAAGGATCCTTTAATGGAATCCTATTTCGACGGCCTATTTGATGCTTGCGAACCGGATGGCTACTTTCATGAGACGGTTATAAGAGGCAGACGTTACGTCCTATTTGCCCAACCGTACAGTCAGTAGGAGACCAGGATGGCATACACTGACATCTCATTTAAAGATGAATCGCCGAGAGCGATGGGGAGAAATGGAGATCGAGCGATAAGAGGTCTTTTTATAGAAGAAGGGGCCAGGAGGTTGAGGGTTTTTCCGGTAACAAAAAAACGGGGTATAATTATGAACTGTTATATAGATATCCCTACCGACAGGGATACCTTAACCCAACTATCTAATATGCTCCTTCGACTCTTGAATGATCCTGCTATCGGGAAGGTAAAACGAAAAAACAAAGAGGGGAGCAGGAAACTTAATATGGAAAGGAGTCGAGGAGGGTAATATGCATACTAAGGCAAACGTCGTTTTGGTGGGGGAGATCGTAGCCCGTAAGTTTGGATCATATGTGGTAGCAGATGTGCGGGAAATATGGTTCCATCAACGCCTTAATGGTAAACCTGAGACTACTTTACCTTTATTGGCGGTGTTTATTGAAGGGGTCAGGAAGCAGAACATTTCTGAAGACCCGGTAAGGGCAGCTGGCTGGTTGGTTCTCTTAGGAGCGGAGGCATTCGTAGAAGAGTTCAGACACTGGATGATTGGGAAGGGTGTGAAGGAGAGTTTTTCGGATAATTTCTCCACACAAGCAACTCTCTTTGAGCCTACAGTAGGCCAGCACGATGATATATCCTACAAGTATGTCATTAACCTTATAAGGGGTGATGTTCTCATATATACCCCCTCTGTATGTGGACCTGATACGTTGATCGGTAAAATGACAGCTAAAGGCAAACTCAGGAGTATAAGGAAGACTGATAAGATACCAAAACAACCACATCCCGGAGCCGCCTTACCGAATGGCTACCGTCATACATCGTTACAAGGCAAGAGAAAATTGAGCCTAAGAAGGGAGGATGGATGAGCACCAGAGCAAATATCGTAGTCAAGGACGAGTATGATACTTTATGGTTCTATCAGCACGGAGATGGATACCCTGAAGGAGTACTGCCAACGTTGTTCAAGTTTATGAACTGGGTCAAGAGCGGTAGAATCAGGGACAATGCCATTCAGTCTAGTGGGTGGTTGATCCTGCTGGGAGTAGAGTCTCTGATAGTGGACATGACACGATACAGGCCAGAAAAGACAAGGAGAAGAAATCCATTTGAACCCTGCAATGATTCTTTGTATGGGTGGAAGGCTGGGAGTATCGAGCCGACGGTTGGGCAGCATGGTGATATTGACTATAAGTATATTGTTGATCTTGAAGAGAAAACAGTAATGGTTTACGAACCAGGGTGGGAAGGAGAACCTGATAAGCTCATAGGTAAAATGAACTCCAAGGGAAATATGACCAAGATCAAAGTGAGATCAGCAGAGCCGAAGACCTCAAGAGTAAGAAGGTTGAGGGTATCGTGATGGAAACTGACATCTACGGTAAGAAACGAAACAATAAGTCCGGTATAGCTCCAGCTGTTGCTCTTATCAATCCGAAGTATCCACACAATGTGGGGGCGGCCCTACGGGCTGCCTCCTGCTTTGGAGTAAAGCAGGTATGGTTTACTGGAGACCGTGTTTCTCTTGAGCCAAACGGTAAGAAGTACAGATTGCCAAGGGAGGAAAGGATGAGGGGCTATCAAGATGTTGAACTTCGACAGTTCGAATACATCTTTGACGAATTCGAAGATGCAACTCCGGTAGCTGTAGAAATGAGGCCGAACTCAGAAAACTTGGTCTATTTTGAACATCCCGAAAATGCCTTGTATGTATTTGGTCCTGAGGATGGCAGCATTCCTCAGGTTATTTTGAGGCATTGTCAAACTTTCACCAGACGTCCTCCCAGCAAGATCTATTGGCCGGGGTGAGTCTGTTGATGTATAGGAGAGTTTAATGAGTGAGAAAAGGTGGGAACCGGAAGTAGGTGAGCAAGCCATGGCCTATTACGACGGAAAATTTGGAAGAGGAGTCCCCTGCGAGATACTCGAGGTCGAGGACGATAACCGGATTAAAGTCCGTCATAAAGACTGGGGTGAACCAGAGAGGGGTATGTTCGAGCATTGGGCAACAAGAGAGTCTCCGTTAAGATTTGGGGGTTACACTGATGACAAAGAAGGTCTTATGGCAAGGCTTTTTGGGTTTCCCGGAGACTGGTATGCTATCCTTAGGAAGGAGGAGTAATATGACGAACGTAATTTCAATACCAACATATGAGGAGATGTTGTCTTCTCTCCCAGAAAAGTTTCGTACTGACAAGGTAAAAGAACAGCTGAAGAATGCCTATGATATAGAGAAGAAGTTCATTACCGAGGAGGCGGAGAGGCTCAAGAAGGATGGTAAGAGTGTTACTGCGATAATGCTCAAGTTCAGTAACTGTGGATCACAGTGGATTGCTGACTTTGAGGTGAGAGATAAGACCAGGGAGGTTAAGGATCAGTATAATTGGCATGGGCAGAACACGAGCCAGTGGACGTATGCTGGGTGCATATGCTTCAGTGAGACCTCTTTTGAATCCGGATCTGATTATATTATTAGCAGACATCACTAGGGAAGGAGTATAAAGAATGAAACCTTACGAAGTAGAACCGGGGATGATTATAAAGGGCTATGGGTTTATAGTATCCTCTGGCAGCGTTTTTACTGTGATCGATGAGGATGCTGTGTTTCTCGGGCCCCGTAGAACAGTCGACTTAGACCAGAACGTTGATGAGTACGAAGAATTGTATCCGATCGGCTCGGATGAGCATCTGGAGGTTTTGGAAAAGATAAGACTTTCTATGATGCTGGAGTCCTTGGGAAGGAAGAAGTCTCTGGCTGTTTTGGATAAAGTGCTTAGCTCATATCAAAGAGCCCCCAAAACAGGTGAGAATGAAGGGCCGGATACAGTAGTCACCATCCAAGGAACTGTGGAGTGCGGTCGTTGTGGCGCAGAAGGTCAGTTTACAGAATTCTGGCTTGACCTTAAAACGGATATAGGGAAAACAGGAGATGAGGAAAGAATTTGTTTTCTGTGTCCATTATGTCACACAGACTTTAATAAGTTTATGGACGAAAAGATATCAGAGAAAGGGGACCAAGATGAGTAAAGAGAAGATTTATGTTGTTGATGGAATCAAAGGAACTATAGCACAACTATCAAGGCATTTCGGTGTCGATCACCGTACCGTTTATTGGAGGATGAATTACAGATCGAAGAAAATGAGTATCGAGGAGGCACTCAAGACACCCACGGAAAAATCGAAAGGAGCTGGAAGGCCCTCAAAAAAGTTTCTGTATAAGGGTCAAATGTTGTCCGTCCCAGAAATAGCAAAATCCGAGGACATTCCTGTATCCAGACTATATTACAGACTCAGGAGATATGATAACAATATGGAGAAGGCTTTGGGAGAAGGGGGAAGGAGGCAAAAGAAGGAACCTTTTCATCACAGCCAAACTTCATTTTACGGAAGCTTATTTGATTTGACGACTGAAAGTTTTGAAAGTCTTGTCTACATCCTAAATAGCCATTTGAGGGATGAAGGTTCCATCAACCGTATCTTAAAGTCTCTTGATGTCTATGGTCTGGTTAAGGATGGCAATGTAAACAGGATAAATCCAAAAACCTCGAAGGTAATTCAGAAGATAATGACAGGGGACGCCCCCGATGTGACTTTTTTCCCACAGATGAAAAAGTGGGCGCGAGCGGCCGAGTTTAAGCGGGAATTGGACCAGACTCCGAAAGTAGAATCCTCATCCATTGAAAGGCTATATGGTGAGGGTCCATACATCGCATTTATTGCTTCGGGGGAGAGATTGGTCAATCTGTGTAATGAGGAGTCGTACGATAGTATAGGGTTTGAGGATCCCTCGGAACTCGGACAGATTTTCGTTCGGAAGTTTAAGTCAGAGAAGGAGAAGATAGCGTACCTTAAAGGACTGCATGACGGGGAAGAATTGATGCCTACTCATGTTATTTCGGAGGAGGTGTACAAGAAACTAACCCTCTGGAGACCCCTAGACGGGATCGCTCTTATGGTATCAGATGTCCATCGGAGTCTCCCTGACGGGGAGGAAAGAGAAAAACTCGGTCGTGCTTTACAGTGGATAAAAGATATGTAATATTAGTCACTTTTAACCTTAACAATGAAAGGAGGTTTAACGACCAGTAGAGAGAAAATAAACCGCAGCTGATTTCCGACGGAGGTGTATCTATGGGGTATAAACCAGTAACCATTCTTTCTTCGAATACGAAGACTGTTGTGCCTAGCCTGAATCTACCGCGAACGAACTGTAATCCGACAAAGCTTTGTTGGCAGAGATGTTATGGAAAGCAAGGACATATGTCACTTCCTTGCTCACTACGAAAACAGACGTGGGTATCAAATTACCTTCTTGGAACTGACATTAGTCGTCTTATAAAAGAATGTAAGGCGTACTCATCCGTTCGACTGTGTGGAGGAGGAGACTTCTTGGAGGAACACGTTCCAAATGTCCTGAGGCTTGCGGAAGAATGCCCTGATACATTATTATGGGGTTTCTCTCGTAAGCCGAATATCGTGCTTGGTCTCAATAATAAGCTGCCGAATTTGTACATGCAGCTTACTGTTGATTATACGACACCGCTAAGCATATGGAGCGATATCGATTGCGACATAGCTTATGGACCAAGGATGCAATGGGATGATGTTCCTGAAGATGAAAGAATTAGAGTAGTATTTCCTTATCATTTCAGCGGCAAGGTAGTCAAGGGTGTGCCCCATCACCCCAAGGACTGCCAGGCTGTCTGGGATCATTCTCTTCATTGTGTGGATTGCAGACGATGCTATCCCGAAGCAAACCGATAGGTGATAGCTATGAGCTGGCCGAAGATAATTGTCACTGCTGTGGAATGTCTTTTGTCCATAGGCAGGTGCTATGAAGCGGGCTCCAGGCTGTCTGAAGCTATACGGGAGAAGAGAATTAAGGATGGCAACGAGAGAGTTGCTGACATGCTCTATGAGGAAGAATATGAGGAGGAAAAGGAGAGCAAGAAATAAATAAGATGAAGGCATTCGGGCTTCGGTCCGGGTGCCTTCTCTTTTTTCGAAAAAAAAATGAAAATATGAAATACATTTTACTTATCACTCTCAAAACACTCTCTATATACAGATTACCCCCCAATTTTGAGGGGTAATCAAAAAAATTTTTTCTTTTTTCGATTTTTCACTTGACATGATTATTTAGTTGCCCTAAATTACTAAAAGATAGTCGTAAAACCTACTCACCTAAGGAGGAAAAAAGTGACGTCAAAAAGAGAGATCGATTTCAGTGCTACTGTGGCAAAACTCCGATGCCACCTTGACATCTCGCAAAGAAGATTGGCTGAGGGTCTTGGTGTCACAGAGGCCACAGTGTCCAATTGGGAACGAGGAAAGCACAAACCAAAAATGAGGCAGGCCTATAAAATCGAAAAACTTGTCAGCGAATATGGCCTTCATATCGACTACCTTCCCGGTAAAGATAGAGCGGACAAGGTAAATCCCTGAAATCAATACCCAATAAATACGGAGGTGTAATATGGGAGATTTCACTTCTTTTTTGGATAAGATGAGGCAATCCATCCGATGCATTATTCTTGGCAGCGGAGCTTTTATGAAAGGTCAGCATAATTTTGAAGACCTTATGCTTGAAGCCGAAAGCACTCTTTGGCTCGTTTATGATCGATATTCCGGAGATCGAAGTACCGAGCATCTGGAGAATATTGGTCGGACGGCGGTGAGGAATAAGATGATAAGCATCCAGCGTAAGGATATTGTAAGGGAAAGAAAGTTTTCTGAGATCCCGAGTAGGGGCTCGAAGGTCAGTGCCTCCCAGCATAGTGATATGTTCGTTTTAGAGCTAATAGCCAGGCTATCGAACAAGATGATGAAAAGGTCACCGTTCCACTGGGAAGTATTCAATGAGTTTATTAGGCCCTCCAAAGAGATCTTTGAGTCCATGCAGAAATACAATGGGATGTTGATCCCTGATGATGATGCTCCGCTGCTGAGACCAGGGACACCTGTGTCCTTGATGGCGAAGAGATTTGGTGTATCCAAGTATATGATTATCAAAGTTATTAAGGACATAAGAAAAGACACCCTGGCTATCTGCAAGGACTGACCATAAAATTTATTTTCCTTTTTTGTTTGTGATGCGTATAAGTATAGTAGGAAGATAAATCACGATTTTTGGAAGGAGAACGTAATGACGATAAAACCAGAAGATCCCATTGAAGAGCCTACTAAAGACAAGTTCAAGGGGTTTCTGTCCTCCGTAACTGCCGATGAGTATGAGGAACTTGAACAGATACTGGACGAGTATACATCTGGAGACAAAAAGACTGCTAAGAAGGAAGCTCTTGAGGTGATCGATTCCGAAGGGGGAAATACCGAGAAACTGTTTGGAGGAATGACCAGATTGTTCTCAAACAGTCCCAACTACATGACCCATACAATGAAGAAGATAATAACATGGCATAAAGAGGTAAGCCCAGACAAAACCCCGGAGGCAAAGAAGGTTGTAAAGCGCAGGGCGAGGACTCCGATAAAAGGAAAGAGTGAATCTGGTAAGGATAAAAGTACAGATAATTTGGAGAGGAAATTCGACAAGGCCTTCAAAGGTTCAAGAAAGGCAAGTAAAAATGAAGCTCAGGAAGAGGATGACCTTAGACCTCGAAAGGACGATAGCAAGGAAGAGGAGGCTACGGACGAGAAATTAACCAAACTGATGAAGGGGAAGGTGAAGAAGAGTGAGAGTGAGGATGATACTAAGGTTGACATTCTATCCTTCCACTACCTCAATGTGGAAATTTATGAAACGACCCCAGAGACTCACCCAGAATTTTTTCTCAGTTTCAAGGATCAACACATTTCCCGAAGGGTTATTGAGTCAAATAACAAACCAACAAATTCTTCATATTTCCCGGTAAAGAAGAATCGTCTGCTGTCAGACGTCATTCTTGAGCTCAGGGAACGTCCCCTATCATACTTGGATCTTATGATGTTGGTTGATCAAACAAAAACACCTCAAATTTTTCTTACAGCAAGAAGACTGTGGTGGAGCATTAAATACAACGAATTCTTACGATTCGGCCTCGGTAAAGAGGAGACGGTGAGAGGAGGAGAAACTTTCTTCAGGCTTTTGAGAATATGGAGCGACGATCCGATCTTTACGTTCGTCGTTGATGAGTGGAAGAAAAAACATGGGGGTTGAAAATGAATAATGCAAAAGTTTTATTAGGAGCAGCCACGGTAGGGACGGCCCTACTTTTAGGTATCAGGGGGTGGACAGACCTGGTAGAGGGTGTAAGGGAAGATAGTGGTCAGGGTACCACAAACCCTACCCTGGAAGACATACTTGATGCATTTGAGAGACTAAGATCTAGTATTTCATTTTCCGGTGGAGAAGAAAGTCCAGTAGATTAGAGTGTGGGGTCAATTGGCCCTACCGTGATCACATCTCACCTGAAAGGAGAGGTTTTCAATGACAGTATCGCTCTGTCTTGGGGATGCCTTCGCCCTCGCAAATGTCCCTAAGGAGGATGAAGAAGAGACGAAAAGAATTCTAAGGTTACATGATCCGAAATTGAAATATTCGAGGCCCTGGAATACTAACGTCTACCTGATATTCAAAAATAGCCATAACAAGTTCAACTACAAATTCTATACAGGGCTTGTTCCTTGGGTTATCAGTAATCTATCCGAGAAGGGAATCAATACTGTTATTGAGAACGATGAGTCTCTTTTATTCAAGAAGGGACCCATCTTCACTCCTCCAGAGGATTATCTCAGGGGGATAGCTCTTCGGGATTTCCAAATTAATGCTATTCGGTCAGCAATTGCAGGACAAAGGGGTATTCTTCAGCTTCCCGCGAGGTCGGGTAAGACCGAGATAGCCGCCGCCCTAATCAAGTATTATGATGTGCCCTCCGTTTTTGTTACCCACACAAGTAACCTTCGAGAACAGACTGCAAGAAGGTTTGTTTCCAGAGGATTAAGAGAGGTGGGTACAATAGGCGGCGGAGAGGACAATCCCCAGAGAACAACGGTAGCTATGGTTCAAACAATCTCAAAAAGAATCCTTGAGGAAGATGATAGGATACTCAAAATTCTATCCGAAGCTAAGCTGCTCATCTTTGATGAAGTTCATCACCTTCAGGCAGATACGTGGTCACTTGTCGGAGAGGTATGTCAAGCCCCGCATCGTTTTGGTCTTTCAGCCACCCCTTTCCTCTATAAAAAGAGGGAGGAAAATTTCGGGGACTTAGCATTGACCGGACTTACCGGAAAAGTGGTATCAAGAATATCACCCAGTGTCCTTATTAAAAGAGGTTTTCTGGCTATACCTAAGATATATACAATTGCCATACAAAATCCAAGAGTGTTTGTTCCTCCCAAGATGCAGGAGAAGAGAGTATGGAATCATGTATACAAAAAAGGTATTGTCGAAAATAGTGAAAGGAATGGGATATTTCTGGACACTGCAGAGAAAATGTATAATGCTGGTATGAAAGTTCTAATGCTTGTCTCCAGGAAAAATCATGGTCGAGACTTACTGAAGAGTTTAGTAGACAGGATCGGATGTGATGACTGCATATTTACCATGGGACAGAGAACTATCATCAGACACACTCCATTCGGTGTAAAAACCGAAACATGGCCATTCGAGCTTGTCAGGAATTTTCTCGAAGATAGAAGTTCATGTGTTGTTATTGGGACACAGATAATGGATGAAGGAGTTGACCTTCCCAGTCTAGATGCCGTCCTTATTCTATCTGCTATGAGATCCTTCCGACTGACCATCCAACGTGCTACCAGGTCAATGACTGCTGAAGAAGGAAAAAGGTCGGCGTGGATAGTGGACTCAGAGGATCTCACCCATTACATGCTGAAGCACCAATCAAAGAAGAGATTGGATATTTTAAGACTTGAATATCCCGATGCGGAAATAATAACCGGAGAGGACCTTCTCTTTTCAGACATAGAAAGAGAGGCCGAAATAAGAAAGGGGAGAGGAAACGACAATGCCATCGGGTAGATCTGGCCTAATGAAGTACAAATCGAACGATGAATATCAAGTGAAAGTACTGGCCCTTATGGTAAGGGACCCAAAATTCATCGAAATTTATTATGACGTCTTAAATCCTGATTATTTCACAGTCGACACGTTGGGAATTCTTGGCAGGCTTATTATGGGCTATTATGACAAGTATAAGATAGCCCCTACAAGAACAAGCCTGGAAGATATGGTCGATGAGTACAATTACAAGAAACGAGTTATTCCGGAGGATAGAGAACGACTATTGAATATGGTCGAGTATATCTTTCGATGTGACACGAGCGAAGAGTCCTATATTAAGGACAAAGTGGTTTCATTCGGAAGAACTGTTGCCTTGAAGCATGCGCTGAGCGAAGTTATTGATCTTGTAGAGGACCCAGACGAGGACAATTACAACAATGTTAAGGACATCATTGATCATGCCCTTATGGTCGGGACTCCCATGAGGTCGGATAGATTTGACTTCAATGCCTTCATCAGGGATCCTCATGATTATATGTCACGATTAAGAGAATTCGATCCGTCGTACAGGGTTGCTCTTCCTTGGACAAAACTCAACAATGATCTGGAGGGAGGCTTAGGAGCAGGACAACTAGGTGTTATTATGGGAGGACCTGGTATGGGTAAATCGATTTTTCTGTTAAACATTGCGCATGCTGCGGTAGAGTCCCAGGGACTCCCAACATATTATTTTGCGATCGGTGACTTGAAACCCCATGATATCTCGATAAGATATCTCTGTAAACTATTTAACATGACATATACAGACATCGTAAAAAATCCTGACCCGAGAACTCTTCAGGAAAAGATAGACTTCCATAGTCGACGTCACCGACCGTTGGAGATTGTGTATTTTGCTCCAAGTACCGTAACAGTAAGTACGCTAAAGTCGTATATAACAAAGACCATATCCATAGACAACGACATGAGACCGGGACTTATAATTGTCGACTATGCAGATAATCTTCTTCCTACCAGATACGAAGGACAGGGAACTTATCTGGAGATGGGATCTGTTTATGAGAAGCTTATTGAGATGGGGAACTCATTTGATTGCCCCCTATGGACTGCCTCTCAACCACGGCGATGGGGGCTCACGGAAGAAGTTTTGGATGTGGAAAATGTTGGGGACAGCTGGAAGAAGATACAGCATGCTGATGCAGTTATCACAATAAACCAGAGCCGGGTTGAAAGGGATAAGGATCCTCCTGTACTCCGGTTGTATAGTGCGAAAACTCGAAGAGGTGTATCGAAGAAGTCTATTCAATACACTACTGACTTTTCAAGAATGAATATAACGGAAATATCTGTATAAGGACAATCAATGGCAGACAGCATACCCACAGGCAAAGGAAATGAGGTAAGGTATAATTGCCCCTTCTGTAAAGAGAATACAGGAAGGGAGGATACAAAATATCATCTCTACTTCGACCCAGATAGGTTGTACCGAGGGGTCATCGGTCAGTTTGTCTGCTACCGCTGTGGGGAGAGGGGAAGTTGGCGAAGGCTGAGAACAGCACTTGATATCTCCGAAAGTAGTAGAAATGGCATAGATTCCAGGTTAACAAGGTTCCGATGGGGAGAAGTTAAAAATGATGAAGACTCCGGGAAAAGCACTATCATTGACCCCCCGGGTATCCCCATAACAAAAGGATCCCCCGCTGAAGATTACTTAATCAAAAGAGGGTTTTCAACTGGGCACATTAAGATGTATAAGCTGCTGGAAGGGGTAGGGAGTATGAGTGGTAGGGTAATAATACCAGCATATAAGGAGGATAAAATAGTATTCTGGCAGGCCAGATCGGTCAAGGACAGTATTAAGCCGAAATACATATCCCCTCCTTCCTCCAGCAAGGGTGACACTATTTTCAATATAGAGAGAGCATCGGAATTTAAGAGGATGCACATTAAGGAAGGTCCGCTCAATGCTATCATGGGAGGACTCGATTGTGTTGCTCTTTTCGGAAAGGAAATATCCCCGGGGCAGTTATCTTCCTTGATCAAGAGCGGCGTAAAAGAATTTGTTATATGTTTGGATGATGATGCATTTAAGTGGTCGCTCAGATTAGCACAGAAAATAAAGAATAAAGACTCTAATCTGAAAGTATTCGTATACATCCCGCCAATGGGAAAGGACACCGTCGATGTAGGATTCAGGGAATTTCGTAGACTGGTTAAGGATCGGACTGTTGATGTTAATACCTTATGCGGGGAGGAGACGGCGAGAATGACATTCCAGGAACTGATGAGAAAGGATATGATGGATGAGAAAGCTGAACTTACCCAAGGTTGATGATGTACCTACTAGGGAATTGGGTATTCTGTTTGACCATCGTTGTGATATATGTGATCTTTGTCACTGGGCCACTAATGTAAAGATTAAACCCAGATACGGGGGCAAAAGGGTAAAGATTTTGATGATCGGGGAAGCCCCCGGGCCTCAAGAAGATCAAAAGGGAACCGCTTTTATTGGACCCTCCGGGATCACAATAGATACATGTGTTCATGATGCAGGTGTCCCTTCTTCCCACGTAGGATTTACAAACGTCGTTCGATGCATACCTTGGAAGGATCCTTCCCTGAGAATGGGGATAAGACAGCCTTCGCAAGAGGAGGTATATAACTGTGGAGCAGCTTATCTGTTTCGGGAAATAGGTCATGTCAAGCCAGATATTATAGTGACATTGGGGGTACCATCCGCAAAGTTCCTCTTGGGAGATCGTTTAGTCGGATCCTTGGGAAGAATTAGGGGAAGGATATTTGATGTCAGTATTTATGGAAATACCTATCCTGTTATCCCGACGTATCATCCGGCCTCTGTCTTAAGGGGACAAGTCCAAAACAGGCAGGATATTATTCGAGACATAAGAAGAGCCTGGAAGATTGCTACCGGGGAAAAGTACTATTACTCTCCGACCACTCATATAATCAATGACACATATAAGGCAATAGAGCTCCTTCACGACATATGTGATATGAAGGAGAGCGGGTCAATAGAATACTGTTCATATGATATAGAAAGCACTGGCTTCGACCCCTGGAGTAATGAGATACTCGGTTTCTCTGTGAGTCATGATCCGAAGGTTGGATATTTCATACCACTTTACCATACGGAGTCTGATGTGGATGTGGACAAACTGATGCCTGCTTTTAAGAGATTTTCCTCAACGGTCCCGATTGTGGCCCATAATGCAAAATTTGATTTCCTATGGACCTTTATACGACTGGGAGTTGAGCTGGACATAGAATTGGATACGTTCCTTATATCATCTCTTACCTACGGGGAAACGAGGCGTCATAAGTTGGAAGAGCTGGCTCAGGATCTTCTTGATTTTAATGACTATGACACCTCTTTGCATAAATATGTGGAGACCCTCCCCGCCTCAAAAAGGCATTTTGGAAATGTTCCCTTAGAACTGTTGGGAACCTACGGGGCAATGGATGCGATTGCTACAAGATGCCTGGCTCCTATAATGAAAGAGAACATAAAGACTCATGGTCTCGAGTATCCGTGGAATCTCTTACTGGAATCCATCTATGTTTTTTCGGAGATAGAATTAAACGGGTGGGCCGTTGACAGGGATAAATTGGAGGAGTTGAAAAAGCTTTATCCTGAAAGGGTTATGGTTTATTTTAAGAAACTATTAAGATCAGAGGGGGCCAAGAATTTCCTTAGACAGCAGGAAGAGGACAAAAAACTTGCTCCCTTGCTTCACAGACTTGATGATATTGATAGCTTTGATGAGGGGGAGATGAAGGTCATATATAAAAAGTGCAATCCTATGTCCCACAAGCAGATGAGAACTATTATGTATGATTATTATAAGGCCCCTGTCCTGGAGAAAGAGAAATCAAAGAAAACGGAGGAGCCCAGCACTAACGAAAAAAGCATATTGAACGCCATTAAATACTTTAAATCGGAAGACGGGAATGAAGATGCTCACGAATTTCACCAGAACCTATGGGTCTGCAGGAAGATAAATAAGTCTATCTCTGCATATATCAAGGGTATCCCAAAGCACTTAAGAGAAGGGCAAGAAGAGGACATAATAAATTTCGTCTATAATCTCAGCGGAACAGTAACTGGAAGGTTCTCCACTAGAACATATGCTATACACACAACACCAAGGAAATCTGACATAAAGAGGCTGTTTCGGTCATTTTGGCATGATAGAGGAGGTCTTATAATAGATGGAGATTACTCTCAATGGGAGATGAGAATCTTCGCTCTCGAGTCCGAAGAGACCGGCATGATTGAGGCATTCAAGAGGGGTTACGATATCTACCGCTACATAGGGTCAATAATATATGAAAAAGGAATGGAAGATATAACCGATGAAGAACGGCAGATCTCAAAGAAGATAGCCCTTGGGCTTATATACGGGTTGGGTATAGAATCCATAGCAGAACAATGTTTCATTCCTGTATACCAAGCGGAGGATGTCCTTTCGCGATTCTTTACGAAGTTCCCAGGGGCAAAGAACTATACGACCAGAATACACCGTAGAATGAAAACCGACGGATTTGTGAGAACCAGGCTGGGAAGGATACGGCACTTTCCAATGGCGATGGGAGACAGGGATGTCCCGAAATGGAAAATGCATAAGATGGAAAGAGAGGCCCAGAACTTTCCCATACAGAGTGTCGCCAGTGATCTTACATTAACGGGCTTGTTGTCATTTTTTGTGAGGCTCCGCAAAGGTGGGTTCAAGTCTCGTATATTAGGATTTGTGCATGACGGTATCCCGGCTGATGTATACCCGGGTGAGTTGTTTCCGATGATGCATCAATTCAAAAAGGCGATGAATGACGATCTTACAGAAATGTATGAGTGGTTAACGATCCCTGTAAAATCAGATTTTAAATTAGGGAAAACGTGGGGAAGTACCCTAGAAGTAAAGGATTGGAGAGATGGATATCTTAAATTGAAGGGAAAGAAGGAGTATTTTGAAGACCTGATCGATACACTGGGGAAAAATTATACATTTGAGTGGGAGATACTTGATGAATTTGAGGTCAAGGAGCAGGAATTTATCCTTGGGAAGGCTTATCAAGGATACAGTGAAGACAACGGTTATGTTGTTGCGGAGATAAGAGATGCCAAAACAATACAGGAAGTGCCATGGATAGATGTCAGATAATAGAATTGATAAAGACCACAAAGAACAAAATAGAGTGGGCTAAAAAGTTTCCATTTGATTGGCCGTTTTATCAGGACTATAGGATAGGTGATATTGTTTACATAGAAAGTAAAGTCGGTAAGTTAATTGATAAAGAGTTTAACTGTATTGTTGTTAACCACTTTGATGGCGTAGAGCATTATTTCAGACCCGGCTCGATAATTCCTGAGGTTGAGGAGAGGATATTGATGGAGAGGCATGAGAAAACAAAACAGGAAATGTCGGAGGAGTATGGAATATCGATAGGTCAGATAAATTATATACTCTATCACAGGCCGAGTAGTCGATTTCATGAGTGGTCCGATAACGAAGATGAGATATTGCATAAATATAAAAACGAGAGTACCTACAGTCTTTCCACAATATTGAGTAGATGTCCGAGCGATGTGAAGAACAGGAGGAGAGAATTGGGATTGATCAAATCCAATAAAAGCTGGAGTGATGTCGATGATGATGAATTCTTAAGGATGTATAAAGAACACAGTGCCAAGGAGCTTGCAAAGATATACAGGACGACAGAAGAATCAGTTCGATGGCACATTTCCGTTGCTCGGAGACGTGTAGGTAATTATGAGCCCAAATCAGTAAAACGGTTATGGACGAGAGAGGAGGTTGAATTCCTTAAGACGGAGATCCATAATATGTCCAAAAGGGACATTGCTGACGCTTTATCTCGGTCTTTCCATTCTATCAGGTCGAAACTACGAAGGATAGGAGAATGAGCAAATTCGAGGTCAATGAGATATGCTCTGTGTGTCGGGAAGAACTCGACGACTATGGAGATTGTCTGTGTACTAAAGGCAAGCCGGGAATGAGGGAGGCTGTAAAATGGCTGAAAACTTCAGATGCATTTGATGGCCATGAAGGATCCCGGGTAGCTGATCTGGTCAAGATGATTGATACTCCAGTTAAAAGACTGGATTCAAAAATATCCATCCAGCCTCAATTGGCTGCATCAGTGGCTGCCCTATACACCAAATACTTGAAGAGGGCCCTGTCCCTCGAACTAGAGAAAGAGAGGTTGCATGCTAACTTATCCCTGGAAAAGAGAAAACGATACGATAGTGTCAAAGGAACATCTAGGGAGAAGCCTTGGAAGATTTTTGAGTATGAGATCAAAATTGATCCCAGATTCAATGATCTCCAGGATCGTCACATCAGGGCTGATATAGCTCAAACATTTTTAGGCGACTTAACGAGCACAATGAAATCAAGGGGCCATGACCTCCAAAAGATGTCTGACGATCGCCGTCAGAAGCTCAGAATAGACGCAGAATCAAGAGACTTATAGCCAAAAAGGAGACAAACAATGGTTAATATTAAGACTTCTCACAAAGCTGATTTGAGTATTTTGAAGAAGTTTGCCAAGGAGTACAAAGAGAGGCAGACTTACGATTCACGGAAAAAGAACAGCAAGGATATAGATTGGTATCAGTGGAAGGAAAAAAACAAGATCAGAATTCTTCCTCCTTGGTCAAGTTCGGGTGAGATTTTCAAGCTGATCCAATATCACTATGGTCTTCCTCCCAGCAATAAGAGTCAACAGTGCCTCAGGCTGACATGGGATCGGCAATGTTACATCTGTACTGCTTTCGGTCGGATGTGGACAAAGGACAGTAAGTACGATTTCAAGTGGCGGACGAAGGCATACGCCAACTGCATTGACAGAGACAACCTCGCCGCGGGGGTTCAGGTAGTTGCATTACCTATGTCGGTATTCAATTGGATTATCCAAATGGTTGATGACGAAGAAGTGGGCGATGTATCCGATGCGAATAAGGGATCAGATATTATGGTTCTTAAGGAAAAAACCGGTGATCAGCCCAAGGATGTGAAATATATCCCATCTCTGTGGGTGAGAGATTGTGTTCTTTCCAAGGACAAGGAGCAGGCTGAGGAGTGGCTCTCAAACCTATACGACCTGGATTCTATTTTCAGGTCCCCCAGAGAATCAACCTTCCAGGCCAACCTCGAGGCTGCAAATGCATTTCTCAATAAGTACGGTCTTCGCTCAATCGACCCCAATAATCTCAGCGAGGAAGACAAATATGTCTTGGAACTGGAGCTTCCTTCTGGCAATGGAGGAAAGAAGGACGAAGAAGAAGAGGAGGAAGAAGACGTCGAAAGAAAGGCTGCAGAATACCAAGACTCGGATCAACGATCTGAGTGCTTCGGAAATTATGACAAGGACAACGAGGAATGCTTAGTGTGTCCTGACAGCTCCGATTGCTATGACCAAACAAGCGGAGTAGGTTAAAATCATGTCGAGCAAGAAGGAAAAATTAACGGAGGCCCAGTCTGTAGCGAAGATGCTTAATTCTTCTCTCAAGACAAAAGCTTTTCATGGTGATCCGGCCCTTCTTCTCTCCAACGTAACAAGGTGGCTCCCTACGGGGGCCACCCTTGTTGACGAGGCTACCACGGGAGGTGTCCCCCAGGGAAGGGTTATAGAACTTTACGGCCCTCCGGATGTCGGTAAAAGCACACTAGGTCAGGCTATTATAAAGAGAGCAATAGACCTTGATTGGCTACCATTCTACATTGATAAAGAAAATGCCCTAGACAGAAAGCGGGCGGTTAACATCGGATTGGATATGTCAAAAATTGTCTTCATGGTTCCATCCACAATAGAGGAAGTGTTTACTCTTATTTGCGGATCCGTTGAGAAGGTTAGGGTCGGGAAGATAACAAAACCAATTATTTTCGTATGGGATACCCTTGCCAGAACTATGACAGATGAACAAAAGCAAGGCAAAAGAAAACTCGGCTCTTTGGCCAGAGCAGTTCGCTCCAGTATAGCTGAACTCGGCGATACTTTACCGGAGGGACATGCTTCGTTGCTTATACTGAATCATAGAGTAGCGAAAAATATCAGTTCCGGCAGGTCTTCCTACGGGAGCCCGGGCGGAAGTGCTCTTTACCATGAAGCCTCGCTTCGGTTACGAATGGCCTATACTGCAGAGGGGAAGATTAAGGATGGTGACAGGATTGTTGGGAATATAGTCAATTTGAAGGTAGAGGAGTCAAATCTTTGTGCCCCCTACAGAGAAGCTCCGGTATTTATCCGATTTAAAGAAGGATTGGACGATTTTGGAGCAAATGTATTTTTTATGAAGAAGATAAATGCCTTTGAGCAGAACGGGACTTGGTTCGTATGGAAACATAAGGACAAGGAATACAAGTTCCAAAATGATCAACAGTTCCTGAAACAAATGGGTGAGGATACTAAACTGATGGATGCCTTCAGGGAAGAAGTCAGGGGAAGGTATAGGGATATGTATGCATAGAGTCAAAAGGCTGGCTAATAGATTGGTCATTGACCTTAAACCCTTCTCAAAGAAAATAGAGATTGCCGGATCCATAAGAAGAAAAGCATCAAATCCCAGAGATATTGACATCCTTATCGTACCCAGGGACAAGAATGGTATCCTTCAATATTTTAAAAGTATTGACAGGAAAGAAAAGGGAAAACTGCTTGGAGCTGGGGGTATGGCCCTTAACGCAGAAGTGGACGGCGTCGGTATAAATATCATCTTCACCTCCCAACCCGAATGGGCCCCCAGTCTTCTTCATTTTACAGGACCTAAAGGGGCCAATATCTGGAAGAAAAGGGTGGCGAAAGACAAGGGATATATTCTCAACAGACATGGATTATTTGATAAGAAGACGAAGAGAAGAATACCGACGCCGACGGAGTATTCTATCTACAAGCATCTCGATATGACCTACAGGCCCCCAGAAATGAGAGGTAAGAAGAGATGAATAACCTCATTCTGGTAGATGCAAATTATACACTGAAAAGGTGTATGTATTCCAAAGATATCAAACCTACTATCAACCACAAGGAAATGAGGATAGGAGGGTCCATAGGATTCCTGTTGAATCTGTCTTCTACCCTAGAGAAGCTCTCTGCAAAATACTGTGTCCTTGTCTGGGACGGGGGAATTTCAAAGAGGAGACTTGAGAGGTTCCCTGGCTATAAAAGAACTCGATATTTACAGTCCCAAGATCAGGATTCGATGCTGTTCAGAGATGTTTTTAAGGAGCAAAAAGGTATCTTGAAGGAGATTGCTCTCAAATTGGGTGTGTCATGGATAGAGTTAAAGGGTCGGGAAGCAGACGATGTGATATACAAAATGATTGATACCTTTCCGGTAGGAGGTAGAACATTCGTTGCTTCGGAGGATAAGGATCTGTTTCAGTCCTGCATGAAAGGAGCAACTGTGTTTCGTCCATTTAAAAATGATATGATAACACCTAACAACTTTGAACGTTTAATGGGTATTCCCATCAATAAGTATATACTATGGAGAGCTATTGTAGGAGAAAGGTCCAGAAACGATGTTGACGGAGTTCCTGGCATAGGAAGCGTTACGGCTACTGATCTACTTAAGAACGATAATGTTTCCGACTTCGCGAGCATGGCAGTACACTGTATACAAGAGGATGCCTCTAAAAAAGAGGAGGATATAATAAATTTTTTTGAGGTTATTTGCCGCAACATCTACATATTGGATCTGGGGAAGGAGGAGTTTTCTGTCGAGGACGAGCTCGAGATGAGAGAGCAGGTAATGGAAACGACCACTACCTTTGACGAGAAAGATGTCCGGGATATACTAATCAGGAACGAGATGGAGTCACTATTGAGCAACTTTACTAAGTTTATCCGTCCTTTCCGTAAACTTGAATCGTTATGTTCCCAGACCTCTCCGTAGAGATGGCTGTGCAGGAACTGGCAACCTGTACCTCCAGACTGATACGGAAGCAGGCTCTGGGAACTTTTTAGGGGTGATTTGTGAGAATATTATTTTTCGGCGATGTTCATATCTCCAAGACGAATGAGTACAGCAAACCATTGCCAAACGGTTTGACCACGCTATTAAATGAGTGTAGGCTAAGCTTGGAATGGGTTGCTGAAAAAGTATTGGAGAGTAAGGCTGATCTTGTGGTTAATCTGGGCGACTTGTTCGATAATCATGAGGCTATTGACGGGGCCAGTCTATTGGTGGGTTGGGAGGGCATGCAGAAGATATATAATGCATGTGAACAGGTGGGTTCATCAATCATATCAATAGTCGGTAATCATGAATGGGTTAAGGCCGGTGAGATATATACCGTGCCTTTTCTCAAGAGATTTGGAAGGCTAATAACAGGTCCTGAGGTAGTTGATGGTATACTGTTTATCCCATATACAGACGATACTAAGGCAGTTAAGAGTATTATATTTGAATACTTGGACAGACGAACTGATAAAGACAGTCTGCCGCTCATAGCCTCTCATTTGGATGTTGTGGGTGGTATATGGAATAATAAAAAGTCAGATAAGGGAGTTGACGTATCTGATATCGAAAACTGTTTTATGGTAAACGGACACTTCCATACTCCACAGGACATAGAGGATCGTGATGGGACAATAATTAATGTTGGCTCATTGATCTATAAAAACTTCAAAGACCAATATGACCCCGAGGGGCCGGAGAGGGGAGTGCTGTTATTTGATTACGATGAGGATGAAATATCTTGGTCTCGATTAGGAAACCCTCACACTTCCATATTCTATTCTGTCTCCCTAAAAAATGAAGAGGAGATAGATAGCCGTATATTATCCGTCATCCCCAATGATAGAATGAACCTCAGGATAATGCCCACCGGTTTCACTTTCGATGAAAGTTTAATAAAGGAGAGATGGGTTAATAACTTAAAAGTGCTCCCGGGGGTTCAAACATCCGTAGAGAGGCATTCCTTTGACGCCGAGGCCGATCCTCGTGCTCTATGGGAACATTATATAAACACACTCGAAATTCCGCCTGATGTTGATAAGGATAAATGTATTGAATCCGGAAAAGACATCTTAAGCAGGGCCGAATCGCTTACTCCTGAGGTTAACTACGAGGATATCCTTATCACTTCTTGGGAGGGTGAGAATTTTATAAGTATAGGGAAGGTGGAGGTAACAGTCCCGGAGGATAAGTCTGTTATTACTGTAGTAGGGGACAATCAGGACAGTATTGCCATGGATAATAACGGATCAGGAAAATCTTCTCTATTCGAAATAGTCCCTTATGCTCTTTGGGGTAGGACTTTAAGAGGGCTTCTCATCGACGAGGTTGTACATACTGACTTTCCTCAGAAAGGATGTTATACCTCTGTAAAATTTTTAAAAGGCGAAAGACATTACGAGATCAAAAGAGCAAGAAAGTGGGGGGAGGATAGACAAAACATACTAGAGATTTATTGTGACGGGGAGAATATTACAGAGAGGGGTAAGGCGCAGAATCAGATAAATAAGTTGATCAATTTCTCCTTCGATGAATTCAAGCACTTGGTCTATTTGGGAGGGTCAGGTCATTTTACTGAATTAACAGACGATACAAAAAGGAAAGATTTACTGGAATCCATTATAGGAACAGTTATCTACTCAGTGGCCGAGGATATTGCAAAACAAGATCTGGCGGAAGTTGAGGACACCGTGGCTCACCTCGAAGCCGATGTTGATGAAGTGAGTCAGGATATAATGAGGTATGAGACAAAAATTGATGATCTCCTCCATCTGAAAGAATTAACAGAACAGCAGGTTGAAGTTAAGACGAAGAAATGGAAAGATAGGATAGAGGACTCAAAGGATGTTATTAATGAGACTGAGGAAAAGCTATCCAAGAAAGAGAAGTTTATTGATAAGCTGAGCTCGTCACTCGATAAGTGGAAGGAGAAGATAGAGACTTTGACGGACCAGGTGGAGGGGGTCCTAGATAGGCTATCTTATAGCCAGGCTGAAGTTGCCTCCAGAATAAAAGAAAAGACTGAGAAGGTCGATCTCCTCAAGAGAGGAATATGTCCAAAATGTGGTTCCAATATTCAAAAGAAAAAAGTTGAGTCAGAAGTTATGGTTATGGAAGATAAGATAACAGAGCTCAAGTATAACATTCAGGAATATGAGAGTAAATCTGATAAAATAAAGGAAAAGATTGATCTCGCCAAGCAGCAGTATGAATCGCTTCAGTCCAAGGTCCTGAACGAGAGCTCTGATCTTGTTTCCCTGAAAGGAGTAATAAGACAAGAAAAAAGAAACATTCATGATTACGAAGAGGAGATAGAATCTGCCAAAGAAGAAGCACAAGTTCTTGATCCTCAAATATCAGAAGCTAAAGAATCGTTAAAAGATACAAGAAAAAAGAAGACCCTTCTTGAGGATAGGCTCAATTCAAGATATAAGATATTTGACGTCTCCAAATTTGTCTCCGATCATTTCCATGCCACGAAACTTCGATCATTTGTCATGGACTTTGCTCTTAACCTCGGTAATGCTTATATTCAGGAGATGACAGAAACTTTCTCCAACGGTGATTTACAAGTAAGAATATCCCCGGAAAAGAGACAGAAGGATAAAGTGGTTTCGAAGTTCGATTTTGAGACAAACGCAAAAGCTCCCTCTTACAAGGGATGCTCTTTAGGGGAAAGAAACAGGATGGATCTCATGCTGGAGCTATCATTGTCGGCTCTCAGTAAGAAATATAGGAGTATTTTCAATATTCTCATTATTGATGAAGAAGGTGCCGGGCTGGACGATACGGGGATGGACAATTTTTCGAAAGTGCTATATAATCTTGATAGGACAGTATTTTTGGTTTCACAACAGTCCAAGATGAAAACGTCATCAACGAAACGAATAGTGGCAACAAAATCAAACGGTATCACAAGCTACGAATTCGAGAACTTCTGAAAGGGGAATGATATCAAATGATATCAATGGGCATAGATCCAGGATTCTCCAATACTGGTTGGGTTATCTTGAAGAAGGAGAAGAAGACCTATGAAACCATTGATTTTGGTTGCATTGTGACAAAACCCATTAAGAAGGTTCTGCGGCATGGGATAAGAATAACGGATGATGACTCCAGAAGAGCGATGGAGATATCTGACCATTTAATAGGTCTTCTCCGAAAGAAAACCCCAGATGTTATAGGTATAGAAACATTTTCCCTTAGACCAAAAATGGGAAAGGCCTGGAAGACCGCGTTTGGGTATGCTATTGCTTTATGCTCTTCTAGAATCGTAAATACAACCGTTTTAACCTTCACCCCGTCAGATATAAAATCATTTACCGGGGATAAGACAGCTTCCAAGAAGAAGGTCAGAGAGTCCGTTACTTCCCTCTATCTTCCAAAGTTTGATTGGAGCTCAGTCAAGGAGGCACATAAAGAGCATATTGGTGATGCTTGTGCTTTATCCGTAATGGCCGCAGAGCAGTTTATGGAGTATCGTAGTAAATTAGGTATCAAATAGAGCGATCTTTATGGAAACACTAAGGCAGAAGGCTTTTAAGGATCTTTGTCAAGACTTGGCTCAAGATAGCTATCAACTATACTGCAATGATTCCAATCTCATAACGGCGGAGGATGTTGCCGATTTAATAATCCCTATAGCAAAGATAATCCTCTTATCAACTTTCAGGGGAGTTCCAGAACACATATGGGATGACCTTATTTCAGAGGCTTATGTAAAAGTTTATTATGCCATCAAGGACAAAAAGTGTGAACACGGCAGACCAATATTTCCCTACTTTTATAGTGTAATCAGGAATACATTTATAACTCATATAGACTCGTACCTTCCCTTAGCAAAAAACACCATTCCAAAAGGATATGTCCCCCCCAAGAGCGGATACAGTATAAGAGCTGTTGAAACGCAAATGTTCTTGGAGAAACTACCCGAAGTAATACGGGGCAGAGTTCTTAGGATGACAAGATTTACCGGGTTTGAATATGAAGCCTGCAAATACATATTAAACAGATTTCTTATGGACAAAAGAGTTGTTTACATTGTCCTGACAAACAGGTATTATATAGAAGAAGAGCACATACCGTTTTTTGTTGATTATGTGATTACGTTATACAGGATAGCATTATTCGGTATAAAAAAGAGATACTTGTGCACATCAGAACCGGATGAGTACACAACATGGGTCAATAAGGCCGCACGGAAGGGAGAGCGTGAAAGATCTGAAGATAACTGATGTTGGAGAGATCAGGCGTAGGAAAGGTTTTAAAGACCTTCTCCTCTTCGCTTTAATAATCGATAACAAGTATACACTCCTGCCGGAAATTTATAAGGTGTTCGGTAAGAAATACCTCCTCAAGTTCCTCGATGTATTCGGAGGATCCACCATATCTGTTCCCTCCCATGAAGACCTTTTGTACACTGTAAAGAACGTTCAGATATATCTGGATGCAAAATTCCGTGTTGACGGCTATCCTACGTTCTCTGAGATAGCAAAAAAATATGGAATATCAAAGAAGGAAGCTTTGGAAATATATCACGAAATGGGAGAGGCTGTAAAAAAGAGCGGGATTCTTCTCGATGATAACTTTGATATTCCCCAAGGAGATGATGACATATGTCAAGGACTGGAAGAGATCCTCGAGAGTCAGTAAGAGAGTTTATGGAATCATTGGCAACAAGGTCCAATGTAACTCCTGCTGCACGACTGGTTTTGGACGAGGATCCGAATTCGGAAAAGTTAAAATATGAAATAGCCAGACGAATCTATATGAGAGAAGGTATGAGAGGCTGGGGAAAGATAGCCGAGAGGGTAGATGTGATTATAGACTTTTATTCCGACGATGATTCAGAACAGATAAGAGATATGAGTCATCGGGACAGGATCAGGCTGCTGCATGAACTCTTCGGACAATCACAAAATTTTCTCCGTAACCTTAATGAGGCTATACGGACGGATACCGAATCTACTGGAATGGAGAAAAACCAGAACATCATCAATATACTGGCCTTCAGTGACGACGGTTCAGCCCTAACATCTGAGGAAGCACACCTTCAAAGAAAATCAAGACAGCGTGTAAGGGGTTTCATATCTGATCTACTGCTGTCAGCCAAAGGAAATGATGACAAACAATCAGACTAGACGGCTCAATATACCACTGCCACGATTTGATGACGAGGACATAGACCAAGAAATCTTTCTCGATGTTATCAGAGACTACGATATTAACCTGTATGATAACTTCTTAGCAATGGATGAAGAAGAGCAGGAACAAGTAATTCAGATCGTATCAGACTTAATGACCCAAGGCAGCTCAGGCTCCTTGAAGAGCATATGGCAGCAAGATTTTATCAAGGTTCCTCCTACTCCCCAGGAATTTTTAGAGGATGAATATTTTGTCGGAAGAACGGCCAGATCACTCTATCCTGTGTGGAAAAAAGAACTCCTCTACGTCCTTGAGCCAAGAAATGACATAAGAGAGTGGATCATCTCGGGCTCGATAGGCAGTGGGAAGTCATTTGCGGCAACATATGCCCAGGCCTATAAACTTGCTGTCTTATCCTGCCTTAGGAGCCCTCAGAAGTATTATGGCCTTGCTGAAGGAACTAGCCTGATTTTTTCGGTTTTTAATCTGACTATAGACAAGACAGAGCTCACCCTCTACCAGGATCTTAAGAACCTTCTAAACTCATCCCCCTTCTTCAGAGAAACCTTCCCCCTGAAAACAGTATATGGTTCAAAAGGGGAGGAGAAAGAGGTCCAGATGCCAAAAGGGGTTCATCTTATTCCCGGGTCTAAAGCAGTACATGCAATGAGTACCAACGTATTCTCCTGTATCCTGGACGAGATGAACTTTCGAGACTCTAAAAAGTCAGCGACCTATACTGAAAAGAGTGAAGCATTCAATCTATACACTCAGATACATCGACGTATTGTCTCCAGGTTTATTACAGTCCCAGGTATCCTGGTTCTCATATCTTCTCGCCAAACAATCACCGATTTCCTCGAGGAGCATATAGAGAGGAATAGAACATCTCCTCATGTTCATATATCTGATTACGCCTTGTGGGAGACACTTCCTCCTCATAAATTTGAAATTTACCACAAGACTGGTAGAACTTTCTCCATGATGATAGGGGATAGATCGAATAACAGGAATTCTCGGGTTTTAAAGGAGGACGAAGATCCTCCGGCCGATGCTACGATCAAAACCGGCATACCCATAGACCTATTGGAAGAGGCCATTAAGGATCCTAACGGATTTGCTCGTGATGTTGCCGGCGCTGCTACTTTCCCCTCCGAACCATTGATTTCGGACAGACAGCGTATCGTTGCTTGTATTGATAATAGAAGACATCCGTTCGATTCAGAATCCATTGTCTTGAACTTTAAGTCCAATACAAAGGTACAAGATCATCTTATTGAAAGCATGATAGTATGGGATACCGGAGATCGCGGGCTTCGTCCTATATTTCACCCGGAAAAGATACGTGTGATAGGATTGGATTTGAGCCTTACCGGGGATTCAACCGGTATCGCAATGGGCTGCCCGGTAACAACGAAAGTGGTTCGAACCTTGCAAAGGAACCAAAAGACTGGTGAACTGGAATACAAGAAAATCCCCAGATGGATCATTCACTACGATTTTTTCCTGGAAATAAACCCTCCAGAATATGGTACGGGGGAGATTGATCTGGAGGGTATACAGGAGTTTGTGGTATATTTACGAGATAGTCTTCATTTTAATATTTGGAAAGTGAGCTGCGATGGTTATCAGTCCAGACATATGAGGCAAAATTTAATAAAGCGTAATTTTGATGCTGTTATCACCTCGGTCGATGTTGACGACATAGCTTATATCGACTTAAAACAGGCTATTATAGAGGAAAGGGCATTATTTTATAATTATACTCCTTTTATGGAGATAGAATACCTGCAACACTTTAAAAACGCAGGAAGGGTGGGATCCAAAAGAAAAGGACGGGTGGACCACTTAAAAAGTAAAAAGAAGGATGTATGTGACGCGGCAGCAGCGGTCGCTTTCCACTGCAATGCATACTCCCTGAGGGAACCGCTGGTTCCGACTGAGGATGATATTAAAAAACTTCAGACAGGAAGAGATAAAAGTATCAAAGGGGAGAGAGTGTCTGATATGCTATATCATGACTATGTGAGTAAATCGTCGAAAGGTAGAAAGACGAGAAAAATTATCGGTATAAACTAAAGGAGTATACCATGGCCAATACAAAGAAATGGTTGCACCTCCTCTCATCCGGAGAAGAATTGCCAGGTTCTCAAAGGAAGAAGAGTAGACGGCAGCCGAGTATCGATCAGAATAATCTTGAGGAATGGCTAAAGTGGCTCCGGGGAGAGGTAGAGGTCTATACGGATCGTAAACGGAAGTATAAGGAATATGAACGTATGGACGATAAGTCCTTGGAAATATCGTCTGCCTTAGGTATGTATGCCAGCGATGCAACAGCTATCGATTGGAACATGCATACGAACTTGTGGATTGAGGCAAGGGATAGAAAGATAAAGGCTGAAGGAGAAGCTCTGTTCGATGCCCTGGATATGCCTAACATGATCTGGTCTATTGCAAGGAATCTTGCAAAGTATGGAGACGACTTCGAGCGTCCCATTTTTGCAAGAGACAAAAATTGTGATCCTGTAATAGGAGGAGGAACCAATGGCATCGTTCAAATACGATGGGCCAACCCAAAGTATATAGAAAGAATAGAGGATGAGTATTCTAAGTTAAAAGGGTTCCTCGACTCCGATCCTTGGCATCATAAAGTGGTCAAAAAGATGGTTAAGACAGGTGCGCTCGATCAGAAATTTAATGACGCCCGTAATGTCTCAAAAAGAAGACCATGGGATCTTATTCACTTTAGGCTGGTCGGAAAAGGGAGAAACATGAAATATGGAGGTGCCATGATAGAAGATGTTAGGGCAGTCTGGAAATATTTAGACCTTATAACGGAAGTTATCATGGTCACTAGACTATCCAGAGGACCCTCCAGAAAAGTATTTTATGTTGATATAGGAGATAGAACACCTGACGAGGAGGCATGGGACATCATCAAATTCTGGAAGCAAATGATGAATAAAGACCATTGGCTTAACCCTCAGACGGGTGAATTTCGTTCTATTCATGACCCTAAATCGCCAAGTGAGAACTTGTTCTGGCCGGTTCGTGGTCAGAAGTCAGCATCAAGGATCGAGGAACTTCCCGGTCTTACTGATGTCAGAGAGATGGCTGATGTTGATCTTCTTTGGACAAGGCTATTTTCTGGGCTAAAAATACCTCCTGAGTATTTTGGGTACCGAATAGGCGGAGGAGGCCTGACTACACCGAATAATGCCAGAACGTTAACCCTTCAGGATATGAGATATGCCCGGACGATAAAAACTCTCCAAGTTGCAATCTTGAGAGGTATTCACAGGATGTTGGATATTCACTTCTCTCTTCTTGGATGGAGTGAGGATTCCTTTAAAGGTAAGTATAATGTTATGCTTTCTGCAGTCAGTACAGATGAAGAGTTTCAAAGAAGTGAACTCATTTCATCAAAGCTGTCCCAAGCATCTCAGTGGGCAGATCTGGTAGAGAGGCTTAACGCCAATAAGGAAGCCGTACTTAAACATGTTTTAACGAAGGTTCTTAACTTGACAAAGACAGAAGCTGAAGAGATATCTGAGCCTCCACCACCTCCCCCTCAAGAGCCTCAACAGGGAATCCCCGGGCAGCCTCCAATGGGAGGATACCCCGAGAGTTCGGAAAATAAGGAGTTGAAGAAGTTGTTGGAATCTGTCGAGGACCCGGAAGCTTTAAGGGAATTGATTTCTGAGCTCTCTAGGGGTGATGATGATCTTGTGAGGACTTATGACAACGATCCATTACCTATCCAAAACCCAGACGACGAGGAGGAATAACTGTGAACATGAACGGTATTAAGAGTAATACAGCCAAGAATCTGGGAATGAAGAGAGGCGAAGTCAGCAGGGTATTGGACGAGGCTGTTGCCGTAATAATGGAGGCACTTATAGACTCTGATATCGTTCACCTTGACCCTTTGGGATCTTTTGAGTTGAGGTCGAGGAGTATGGTTATCAGCGATGGGAATGACAGTCCCAACGGAGATCTCGAATTTTCTCCCCAGAAAAACACCCTTAAATTCCTCATCAAAGAAAATCTCAACATGATTCAATTGGAAGAATTTGAGTAAAAAAGCATTTTCTTTTTACTTTTCCCTTCTCAGAAACGTATAAGTATTATAGGGATCGAAATATCGAAAGGAGAAGATGCATGGAGAGTTTTGATGAAGTAAAGAAAGAGATCAGGGAAAAAGAAGGGGATATTATCACTGTTGAATTTGGTCCTTACTCAATGCTGCCAAGCGGAAGCTTTGGTGATACAGAAGGGTTCTTTACCCTAACCCCTACCCAGGAGGGACTGGGTATTTTAGCGAAGGCATGTAAAATACCCTCTTCTTATCTCAGGAACCTTCCTCCGGACCTTCAAGCTGAGAATATCAACTACGGAGTCTATGCTCACTCTGTCCGGGAGAAATACAATCTTGTGGTTAAGGACCACAATCTCGTAGGACTGACCAAAAAAGATACAGAAATAACCACAAATAAGGAGCTTGTGGAGACTCTCGAGAGTTCTCTCCTCTCTCTAGGTCTGGACAATCCAGAAGTCATAAACAGAGAGATAGGGACTTCCAGATCCATGTACATAGTTAAACTGACCGGAACGGAGGTGGGAGTAGGTATTGCCTTGGAGATATTTCCCATGACAAGCAATCCGACCTTAATGATTCCATGTATAATAGAGAAAAAGACTGGAATCATCTCGCTGCATCCTTCTGCAGGTAACATGGAAGGGTCATGCAAAGAGCCCATCATGAAAAACTTTATTCTGACAAGGGTTATCGACCAGAGCAAAATGCTAATAGAAGGCTTTGATAGGATGAAAACCACAGGTATAGATAATAAATTCGGCAGTCTAGAAGGTGCCTTGTCCTCTCTCAAAGTGGGAAAGTCCCTCAGTAAGTTTATAATGAAGAAATCTCTGAATGGCCTGCTGCTCACCGTGTACGATCTATACTTGTTTCTTCAGAGAGGCGATAACTCCGAAAGTCTGCTGTCCAGGAAAACTACAAACACTATATGCGGAAAAATTATATCGAGGATGACAGGAAATGCCTAAAAAGAAAGGAGGAACAGTAAACAACAGTAAACCAAAACGGGTTGACATAGAAGATATCATACGCTCTATATCAATCAAAATGAAGGACTCTTCCAATAGGGATGATGAGGAGGGAGGAGTTGATCCCACTCCTATCAGATATGTCAGGATCAGGAAGAATCCTAAGAAAGAGGAGAAAAAGTGAAGAAAAAAATTATTTTTATTATTTTGATCACTATGTTTTTTATACAGTACTCACAAAGCGAGGTACTGTATAAAGGGGACAAATCAGAATGTATGACCAAGGACGGTTTTCAGCTTCAGATCCCAATTATGCCTATTAGGTCCTCAAATTCTGATATGACCACTACCGGTATTATTGATCTTCCCATATGGGGTGGATATTTCCAGATGGCTGTTGACGAAGTGAGTGGAGATGTTTGGCTTCTATATCACGAAGGAGGAGAGTATACAGAGTCTCCTGTATCTCTATTCAACTGTCATACCATGGAGAGAATAGCCGTACCTGATGCAAAGGTTAAATGGGGCCTGCTTAGGAGTGGGATTGCTGCCAGAGACGGAATTATCCACGTTGCCTGGTCTCCGGATAACCAGCACATCATGTATCGATCCTTTAATACGGTATCAAGGACATGGACGGGACAGGAACAGATTTACCAAGACCAGGAATATCCCTCTGTCCCTGACGCTGATACGGGTAACTGCTCCCTTGCAGTGTCAAGCAATGGAACGGTTATGTGCGTCTTTGCATCAGACTTCAAGATGCAGAGCAGATTCAAATCCCCTGGACAGGGGTGGTCAGGGATTCAAGAAGTTGCCCCTTATCACACAAATGAGCCTCGGTGCCCAAGCGTCCAATCAAACGGAAATGGGTTTACGGTCTCTTATACAGCCGTATTTCATGCGGACAGGGGATCAGTGGCGACTTCCTATTGGAACGGAAATTGGAGTAGGGATCCTTATTACTGTAACGACGTTGGTTCCTCATGGCCGGACTCTGCCTCATGCTTTGTAGATCCAAATGGTAACAATTACACTGCATGGATATTATGGGAGGGGTCCACTCAAAAGTATTCACGAATAGGATTTGGTCAAAAGGTAAATGGACAATGGAGTCAGAATACATGGAGCATTGTCTCTGTCGGGGGAGATATTGAGCATCCCCCAATGACTCCTGTTGCGGTTGATGCCGAGGGGAATATCGTTGCTGGATACTTTAACTTTGTCTCTTCAGACAAAAGAACCTTCTTAAAGATCAAGGAAAAGGGAAAGGATTGGGTTACTCTCCAGAAGGGTGAAGACAGCCATATTGCTGTCACTTATAACCCAACCAACAAATATTTCTATTCAGTTTATATAAACGGAACCTTGAAGCTCGAAACCTTCAGTTTTGAGTCTCAGGTGGAACCAACCCCTACCCCCACCCCGTCAACACCTGAAGACAACATTCCGCTATGGGATGTCTTTGAGGTAGAACTTTATACCTCTAAAAACTATGGCAATCCTTTTACCGATGAGACATTATTTGGATGGTTTGCCGAACCGGGAACGTCCCTCCCTTCAAATGAGTGTAATGGGGACTGCCATGCAGTTGAGGGAGTATATGATGGGATAGAAAACGGCAAGCATAAATTCTTGCTAAGATTCAGACCGGATATTAAAGGTGAGTGGACTTATGCAACATTCTCTGCCACTGGAAATACGGATCTGAGAATTGCAAATAAGAAGTTGACAGTAGTAGAGCCTAGAGAAAACAATCATGGTCCTATGCATCGAGATGGGAAATATATCTGGCATGCCGATGGCACAGCCCATCAACACTTGGGTGGGACGTCATTCGGTCTCCTGTGGAGGGGTCCGTATCTTCAGTATCTCCAAAAGAACATAGACCAGGGAGTAACCTATTTCCGAATCGGCCTCCTGATAGCATGGGGAGAAGGGTGTTCTAGCCAAGGCGGATGGGAAGGATGCTGCGGCGATGGCTATAGGAATGGATGCTGGCTGGGACTCTCTCCCTTCGAAACGTGGTTCTTCCCCCCTACTCAAAATATTGATTGGGCACGGATGAATATTGGTCTATTTCAGAAGCTGGATGAGGTTATGAACTATCTCCTAGAGAGGGGATGCTATGCAGAACTCCTCATTTATGATGCATCGATCAATTACTGTCTACGGGAATATGGATCTGAGTACGGGTACGTGAAGGATGATGGAAGACAGACTCACTATCTCAAATATTTGGCTAAGAGGTATAAGGCATATCCACATTTCTGGTATGAGCTTGGTAATGAGATCCGTCACTCTACTCCAATAACCCAAATGGCTCCCTCCCAGGAATGGGTGATTTGGGTTTTCAATACATTAAGCTCAATTGATCCTGAGAGACTTCTTGCTTATGAGGCCCCTGGTGCATCAGCTTATGGAGACCCCCAATGGGACTGGAATCCTTCATTTCACTACGATTGGTTCCATACTATTGAACAAGGCTCACATAAAGTAATCTTGGAGCAGTTTGCTGATATTATCAATATCCATACTGCTCGAGGGTATGAATGGTGGTCTGCCGGGCCTATGCAGATGGAGTACCTATCTGATACCTTCGGCAAGCCAGTCAACAACGATGAACCTCATCGAAAAGGATACTATGGCATCCCGTGCGAGGACTGGCAGATACGGAGATCAGCCTGGAGGACAGCCTTCGTAGGAAATGCATACTACACAATACACGGGGTTTCCCTTGGAGATTTCTGCAGGGCCTGCCTCGAAGACTCCGATCTGGGTGCTGGTATGTCAAATCACTTTACGAAGTTCTGGGATAAGATAGGAACTTACAACTTCGAACGAGATAATAGCCTGATCGAAGGGTCTGGAAGTGCCCGTCGGTGTATGCATCGAGACAGCATTTATGTCTATTACGAAGAAGATGGATTCGGTTGGGTTCGATTAAAGACCCACCATAATAAGACATATGAGATGTATGTAATGGACACATCGACAGGTGAGGTTATTGAAGAGAAAATAAAAGACAGTCAGAACCCTACTGTGTTTATTGGCGACTTTAAACGTGACTATGCGGCCTTTCTTAGACCGTATACTCCTCCCACTCCAACACCAACTCCTACCCCGAAGCCTACACCAACCCCAGGCAACGGAGGTGGTCCGGGATGTGGATGTGCCCATTTCGCCTTTGCAAGTGAAGGGGAGTGGACAGTAGCGGATGAGGCTATGGAGATAGGTCCCACCTTTTTGACGATAATCGTCCTGGTAATCGTTACTGGTTACTTAAGACGATACCTTTAACCCTAACAGGAGGTACCTGTATGTACTACAGTATTGTAAAGGCCGAAAACGCTGTTGATTTGGCCAAAACCCTCAGCAGTGAGGTTCAGGAAGGTAGATACCCTCACGGAAATATTTTCTGTGTTAAGGGTATCCTTTATCATGCTACGGCTATACCAAATGGTAAGAAGCCGAGAATCGTTCCAAATAAGATTGTCTATGCCGCGGTTGGAGGAAGCATTGACGACTTAATGGACAACGTCAACATGCTTAACGAGCAGGAGGGCTATACGGCATTGAACGACATTTTCTGGTGGGATTCGGGGAGTATCTTTATTCAGCTCATGGTTCTACCGGGATTTAGCCGATAGGTACTCTTGGAAGGCATTGTCAAAAACAACGATGAGCGAAGACATTCTCACAGATAAGAGCCCGAGGGAAGAACTGCAGGAGATTAGGGACCATGTAAAGGAATGCCCTATTGGATGGTTTAGGGGCAGGATAATGAGACACCTGAATATCTCCGACGAAGAAGTTATTGTGTGGCTCCAGAAACTTTTCTTTATCACAGGTAATGAGGGCTAACCTCGGTTTAGGGACGGCGACGTGGTGGGAACACGTCCGATGACCGCATGTAGGCGTTGCACGGTGGCGGGACTGGCAGAAATCCTAGAAGCCTTGGAAAACCGAAACACGTAGGAGGTTCGATTCCTCCCGTCTCTGGACCGTTCTTTTGCTTCATGAGAAAGACCGATAATTTGCGGAACTTTAGTCGATCTGTTATAAAGCACATTACCTCTGGAATGATTACCGTAGATCGTGATACTTACGATAACAGGATGAAAGAATGTGACTATTGTATAGAACGTATGGGGTCTCGCTGCAGAGCCTGTGGATGCTTTGTTAAGATAAAGGCAAGATGGTTGGAGCAGAGATGTCCTTTAAATAGGTGGGAAACATACAAAGGAGAGGATTCATGAACATTGGCGAGTTTAAAGAAAGAATAAAAGATATTCCGGATGATTGGGAATTCACGAATTCGTTTTACTATGTCATAGATGAAGAGGCCGGCGTGATGGTTATTGTTCACAGACCTTTTGTGGGTGTCCTAGTGGATCAAGCAGAGAATCAGATTGCATTTGTCTCCGGGGAAGATTTGGAGGCAACCGATAAGGCATGTCACGAAGTTATCCCTTTAACTGAAAACTTTAAGATCTCCGAACTGGATCCTTTGGATGAGGAGGACGAGGATGATAACGGGGATTGAGTTTGTTGCAGATGACATCGGTGATGACCCTACTGTCTTGTCCGGAAAACTTATGATCAAGTATGAAATTCCTGTAATAAAGTTTGAGTGCGTGATTACTTCCAATGGAGTGGAGTTTAAAGATGTCGTCACCAATAAACCAAGAAGGCTGTACAGGAAATTAAGATTGCCGGTTTATAAAAATGCCAGTATGCCCACTTATAGTGGACATATTGGCACAGAAATAAACTGATTATTGACAATATAACTTACAACCCACAACAAAACTATGGGATACAGGAGATAAGGTCAAGTAAGATGAAGGACGGTACTATAGACAGCATAAAGGTGGATGGGAAGAGGAGGAAACTTGCAACACCATTGTCTGTTAATATCATTCCTGACGATACTGTGGGGTTTATTGCTGTGTGTGAGGATCTGATCCTTTTCGGGACAGGGAGAACTAAGATACAGGCTATAAAGGATCTTCGATCAATAGTCTCTCATTTCTACGAGTATTACAGGGACATTGAGGAGGATAAGTTAATAGGTCAGGCAATTCTTCAAAAACGATACTATGAAAATTTATTGGAGGAGGATAATGATTAGAGAAAAATTGTATCTTGAGTGTTCCTGTTCGAGTGATGAACATACACTGAGGTTTACTTTATGGAGGTCAGAGTTCGACGATACACAGGAGGTGGAGATATTTGCTCACGTTTTCCTTAATGATCGGCCTCTTCTTGGAAGAATAAAAAATGCCATAAAATATATCTTCGGGTATAAGTGCCGGTATGGTCATTGGGACGAATTTATCACAAATGATCCCGAGGAGGTAAAAAGATTACGGGATATGTGCAATAAGTTTCTTGAGCTAAGTGATGAAACACTTCCCAAGGAACTGAACAAAAATAGAAAAATAAGACTTGGAGGAGAAGAATGAGGAAGAAGACAATAACAACCAAATACCACAAGATTACCAGAGAGTGGTGGTTTGATGTAGTTCCCCTCACGAAAGTGGGAGGGTTTATGGACTATTGTTTGGAGGCTATTTCTGATATCTACCCCCTCCCTGATGAGAAGATTGTTGTCGAAATAGGGTTTAAAGAAGGGAATTATGTCGAGAATGGAGGCTACATGATAAAAATAGCCAATAATTTTGGAGAGAAGCTATCCTCATACTCATGCTTTGCAGCAGCAGTGAGAATGGGCGATGCGTTCGAAGATGTATTTCCTCACGATTTTATTGACAGCCTTATTCATAAGATACAGAAAGATATGAGATCTGAAGGGATCAGGGGATGGCTGAGGGAGTTCTTCTGGTTCAGTTCACATTGGTTTCGGTCGGCTCCTTTGAATAGGGGATCAAAGAAGAGGTTGAAAAGGAAGTCAAAGTTATGAGGTTCCTAAAGGCGGTATTGAAGAGACTGACTCTGACGATTCCTGTAAGAAGATTATTTTTGAGGTCGATAAGAAGGGATCATCGGGTTAAGATGTTTGTCGTATCCAGAAGAGACATCCCTCAACACTATCGAACAGTTTGCTACCTTCATGCGGTGTCCCTAATGACCTCCCGCCTGAAGTACACAAAACGATGTGCTCGATGGGATCCTGATGTCAATATTATCGTTCCTTTGCTTACTGATGATCATCACAGCCTTCGGGAACTGCAGCATTACTTGAAAGGTACCCTTGGCTGGTCAGTTGCCTCCTGGGAAACTCCGTATGGCGTCGGCGCCTTCGCCTTTATCGCTGGAGATGAAGAGGCTATAACAATAATCGATAATCTTACAATTGCCTGAATGAGGGTATGAGAGGTTTATTTAATGACCCAACCTATGTGGATAAAGGAAGCTGCTGCCTTAGCTATCAGCAGAGTACGATTTGAAGGGGCATACTTTAATGAAGGAACTGAAGAGGTGAGAAGAATTACAAAAGGCTTTGTCGAATCTTGGATTGTTCCTATTTTGAGGTCGATAAGAGATAGAGATAGTGAGACGGCCAGGTGTTATTTAGAGGGGGAGGAGAAGTACATCAATCATGGTATGGAAGACGGGAAGAATCAAAAGTCGTATTATGAAAGTCCCCGTATTATATCATCCACCCCTTTGTAGTATAACAAAAAACGGAGCCCTTGGAAGGCCAGTAGTTTCAACCCTATCCGCCTTCTGGGGGCTTTTTTTATGCCTTCTGGGTAAGCTTGGAGAATATCGGATACCAGTTATGCTGCTCAACAAGACCATACTTGAGGTGCCATAGCATACACTGAACGTTTCTCAGGTTTATGTATCCCTTCATCTTCGTCCAACGACTTGGAATAACCAGGGTTGGCAAACACCTGAACAGGATTCCTTGTCTGTCTTCAACCAACTGATGATGGAAGTGGCCCGTGTGCCATTCGTGAAACTGAGTTTGGGCCCAAGCCTCCTTCATTTCGTTTGTCATGAGGCTATACAGGCGTTCCTTCTTTTCCTGGTCCCCGTGGCAGAAACCGATGAGATTATTACCAAAATGATAATACTTCCTCATCATGGGTCTGTTTTCCACGGTAACATTATCATCGCTTCTGTACCAACAATGAAGCGCATCCCCGAGGTGGAACATTCTGTCCGGTGCGTGGTTGTCGAGAACTACAATGACCTTTACGGGGCCCAATTGACGGCACATGTCTATTATCTTAACCCACATCTCCCGACATTTTCGAAAGATCTTTGGCTCTCTTCCTTCCTCGTCTTGCGGTGTACCCCTAGCCGTTGTTTTATCCTGTGTATTGACATTGAATAAATCGTTCCCTGTCGGCAGTATGATCTCGTGGAGATCAAGATGACTGATCCTGGCAAGCTGGTGTTCCACTGACTTAATAGCCAACTTCTCTGCTATTTTTATGTCATAGTTTTCGCCGGTCTCTTCCCACCAGGACAGAAGTCCATAATGAATATCGACGAGTGGAACCTCGTAGACATATTCGCCGTCATCTCCTAAGATAAGATTGAAGTCTTCATATACCTTTGGAGAGTGTTTCTGCATGTCATCAACTTGATCGCTGATTATCTTAGACAGCTTTACCTCTTCAACCTTATACCTGAACTTTGCTTTAATGTGGGTAACAACTTTGGTTATCAATTCAGGCTTTCTGACGCTAAACCCTGTCATCTTACCATCTTCCCAAGAGAGATCCTGATCGCGGTAGTTTGTGTATATCGTCTGACGGGATATTGTCTTGTCGACAAGTTCCCACTTATCCATATCTATCTTGTACTTCTCAACAAGCTCGTCTACACTATGGATTTCAGTTGATTCACTCTCAAGATGGATCTCCTTCTCTCCTTTCGTATTAATGGTTTCCCTGATCGTGGAGTCGTCCTTGTCTAGACATGTCTTTGGATCCTTTTTCATCTCTCTTCTGAGAGTACTTTGACCATTATCCAAGACAGGCTTAACGTATCGATAGAGAACCCCATGAATGGATCCTGGGGTACAGTTAATATTGAACTCTTTGTTCAATTCCCTTGCTATAACCTTGGATTTTCTAATCCCCTTGGCATATAGCTCCCTGACCTTATCGACATATTCTGGATGCTCTTTCCAATATGACGATGCCATCAAAACCTCCTTGATAGGGTTAATACAGGTCTACTTCATACTCATTAAGGATGGCAATAAACCAATCCCTGATCCTTCCTACCAACTCCTCAGGGGTCAGATTTATCATATCCTTGGGTAGACCATGCTTGTCCCAAGACTTAAGCTGGGACTCTGTAGCCTGTAAAGCAGAAAGATATGTTCCAGCATTCATGGCTATTTTAAGCTCTTCAGCCTCTTCCGGTAAGTTAAACGTCACACTCCACTCTGGCATTGGATTCTCCTTCCTTTATAGGAAGATAGCATATCCGATCGAATTTGTCAAATATTTGTTGACAAAATCATCCATTGGTTCTATATTTTTAGTATGGAAGAGAGACACGAGGTTATACCGGAGGTGAAAACACCAATAATAGAAGGCGAAATTTTGGTATGTGTCAAAAACGCAAAATAATACGAAAAAATTTTTCTTTTTTCTGTTCAGAAACGTATAAGTATAGTAGAGACCTTTAACCTCAGTCCACGAAAGGAGACATCCATGGACAAAAAAGATTTGATTGAGGGCATTGTTTTTGAAAACGAGAACGTGTCCAAAGCACAGGCTGGTCGTATTGTGGATGCCATCACAGACATGATGGTAGAGGCTATTTCCGATGGAGAAGAGGTGAAGCTCGGAACATTCTGCAGGCTCTCTCCTTATATAAGGTCGGCCAGAACGGCAAGAAATCCACAGACCGGTGAAACTATCCAGTGCCCGGCAAAAAGATCCGTCAGGTTTAAGCCTTTGAAGCAATTGAAGGAAGCACTGGCATAGGAGAAGGGGCGGGAGACCGCCCCTTTATTTTTAATACCTTGACGTATTTGGAGGTCTCATGGCAACCATTAAGTCAGAATACAGAAGAAAGACCAGTTCATTAAGAATATTGAGAGCCCTTAGAAGACAGGGGGCATCAAAGGTATCCCTCCTGAAAAACTATCTAAACATAGACTCATCACTGTCAAGGATACTTAAGACACTACTCAAGAGGGGCTATGTGGAGAAGGTTGAGCGAGGGGTATATCGAATCACAGAAGATGGAATAAAAAAGCTTGAAGAAGAAAACTTTTAGGACCCGGTATCTAGTCGTGGGAGAGTCCTATGTTGACACCAAAAACAAGAAAACTTTCATTATGCGATATCTGTTGTGGTAGCAGATTACCGGGTCCTTTTTTCCGAGGAGAGATAGGTGATGGATAAAAACGAACTCGCGGATAAACATGAGGAGGTCGATCAACTCCGGGCTTATAGGGTAGAAGAAGATTTACCTGTGGATGATTATAGAGTCCAGTTACGTGTAAAAAATAACTATTTCCTGACGGCCATGGATCGGGCTGGTATAGCATCGATTGCCGAGCTTTCCAGAATGACGGGAATTGATCAAGGCGCTATCGGAAAGTTTGTAAATCTCAAGATGTCGCCGTATAAGTCAAGAACGGGCGAGCTTCGTACAAATATCCGTAAACTATGCGACGTAATGGGGGCCTCTGTTGAAGACCTGTTTCCTCCGCAGCACTTGTATTCTCCACTACCAAGAAACACGGCGACTATGACCTTGCCTCTGCACAGTATTAAGAGTCTTATCCACTACAGTGACCAAGAGGTCCTACAGTTGATCAGTCGTAAAGAGGAGATAGATGCCGTACGGCAGGCCTTACAGACGGAGATAGACCCTCGTCAGGCGACGGTGGTCATGATGTATCACGGAATAGGGGAGTATGAAGGTAGGAATTATACCTATGACCAAATCGCACAACATCTTAATATCTCAGGAAGCCGTGTCGGGCAGATACTGGACAAAGCATACCGTAAACTTAGACAGTGCCCACTGTTCACAGAATACAGGAGATAACGATATTCCGGACTATGCACGGAACGACATCAAACATTTATCGAGAAGGAGGTTTAACGTGTTCTTGAAAATAAGCAATAGACTAATCAATACCGAGGGTATATCGGATATATATTTGGAAGTAGCCCCGGGTATAATGGAGATGATACTGATCGAAGGGGGCAGAATTATGCTCATCAGTAATGATGTTGATAAGGATTCCCTAAAGCTTGATGACTATGACGGGGAGGTTTTGTTCCTCAGTCCCGGGGAGTATGAGGGAGTCTCCAACCATTTTAACAGCATAGCTTTGAACCTCTCACCGCACAAGGATGAGGACAAAAAGGATGGCGAGTAGACGAGAAACTCGTATAACTGGTGATCAGGATGTTGTAGTCGTCTTTAACTGTAAAGACTTTTTCATTAATGACAAATGCATAGAAGATATAATCCTGGATACTATCAGGAAAAGATTAAAGACGATAGACCTAGAGAGCAATCGTGCCGTGTCCAGTAAACTGATTACATCCATTATCGAGAGCTTGGAGACCGATTCTGGGAAAAATAAGTCTACAATAAGAAGATTACGTGTAAAGGGAAAATCATGCTCGTAAAGAAGATAGAGGTACCTATCTATAAACACTTTTTGGTCTTTATAACCGACTGTGACTATTCAGGCTTGAGGACTTACCTGTCTGAGGAATATGAGATCGATTGGCTGCCTGAAAATGGAAGCTGTGGGCGCTCGTTCAAATTAGAGGCCACAACAGGGGCAATGATGTACTTTATTTGGATGAGAAAGTATGATAACCTTGTAGAGGATCATGTCACATTGTCCCATGAAATATCACATCATGTTTTCTGGATGTTCAACGATCTTGGAATGACCAGAACCAAAGATTCCGATGAAGCCTATGCCTACTATGATGGGTGGGTTACAGAGGAGATACTAAAAGCCCTGAATGAGTATAGGTTAAATAAAGGATCCGGGGAAGAGGGGAAAGAATGAACAGAGATAAGAAGATAATAGTGGCTCTTGCTGCTTCCACAATAACACTACCCATAATCTATCGGTATCACCAAGAAATCGGGGTATCAATACTCGGGGTGGCGGCAAGAGTGGCCCATAAAATGGAAGAACGTTTAAGAAGGTATGCAGGAGGCATAACATAGAAACCAGTCCAACCATAGAAGGAGATTTTTATGGAGTATGAAGAGTTTAAAGCAAAAATGGATGAGCTCCTGGTAGACTATAAAGAGTTTATTTTATGGCTCAAGGATAACATCCACAGTCTAAAAGATCTCATCTCTCACTTTGCAGAGGTTATACCGAAGGTCGTTCTCATCTGGGCAGCCACCAAGGCAGTGGCCGAACAGATGCATGATCTGCCTTCCTCTATCCAGAGACATTACTTTGCCCTGTACCTGGATGATCTGTTCGAATTCCAGAACGTTATTCTGGAAGGTATCGATCGATACGTCTTTGAGGTTATCTTTTACTTCTGTGAGTACTTCGGTGACTACCTGTTCCCGGGCAAGAAATCGGTCGAGTTTAAGGATATGGCACAGAAAATTTTGTCAACCCCGACGAAAAAGAAGGTCAAGTTCAAAGTCGTCGCCAAATAGAACCCCATCCGGTAGCGGCCGTAAGCCTCCTGCTGCCGCTACCTTTTTTAGGAGACTGGAATGGCCAAAATAACAAAATGCGTAAGGACCATAGATTATACGTATCAGGAGCTGGAAGAGGAACTCACCAAGTTATTTGCTGAGGGGTGGAAGATAGAAACATCGACCGCCGCCACTATTATTCTCACAAGAGATAAAACTCCTCAGGAATTGTTGGACTAATGATAATAGATAAGGTAATAGATATGCAGCTCAGTATGCTTCTTCAGGATATGGACATATGTGCCAGGAAGTATGAGGTCGAGGAGTACGAAAAACTTGCATTAATGAGACACGTTATCTTACGGGAGATGCAGTACGGAGAAGAGATGTTTACCTGGATATTTGCTCTGGAGAACGGCCTCCTCTCCAAGAAAATCCAGGAAGACTGGGCAGACAGTATAGAAGCAGAGCTTGATAAACATGGCTTAACTGCCGTATATCATGATTGGGATGAGGAGAAGGACAGCAAGGCTGTTGATAGGATAAACGAACTTCTAAAAGAAGGATGGAGCATAAAATCGCACAGGTATTGGACCACGTTATTAACCAAAAAACCTGTAAGCATAAAAAACATAGAAACATCGGTTCAGTAAACAAATGTCCCGCACGGACACTTTCTACGGTAGACATTATATGACGCTATCAGAAAGGAGATTTTACGATGTATATAAATGGCTTCTCCGTAAGGATACCACAGGGTTTCGAGCAAAATGGCTACATTCTCATGAAGCATGAGACTGTCTACACAATCCGACTCAGAAATACTCGAGAGGAATTGTGTGATGCTTATGTTGAAATAGACGGCCAATATGTTGGAACCTGGCAAATAGAACCAAAAAGCTCCCTGGAACTAGAACACCCGGCCAATGACGACGGTCGATTTACGTTCTATACAGTGAGCTCGAAGGCAGGAAAGCAAGCCAACCTTCCCACAAGAGATCCCAATCTTGGGCTCATCAGGGTAACATTTACCCCAGAATTAGCATCGTTCCAGGGTTTATCCGAGGGTGTAAAGTTTCCCACATCCGATGCTGTGAGAACTTACTGGTATGGAAGAGATCCTACTCCGGGTCGGATTATTGATCCCGCTATTACTTGAACATATTCTGGCAGCAGTGCAGTTATGTATTGCAGTTCCGGGGGACCCCAGTCATGTAACCTCTCCCCGGAATCCCAAGCAGGGGGAACAGGATTGTCCGGTAAAAGTGAGCAGGAGTATGATGCTCAAGATCCTGTATCGAATCCAGATACCGAGCAGCAGACAGTTATACAGGTAAGACTCGTTGAGAAGGAAATGTCCAAAGGTCCGAGGCAACTTATCGCCTCAAATTCTACCCCTTATCCTCCCCCATTGCCTGTTGGCAGAGGAGGGAGAACAGTAACCACCAGAAAATTGAATCTGGACAGTGATTAAACCTCGGTCCGTGCGGGGCCCTTTTTACAGAGGAGAAAATATATGGAACATATCTCACGAGCAATTTGTGGCTCCGTAGCATTTGCTGCCGCAGCCGCTCTCATTATTATTAAGGGGAGTATTGCGTGGCCTATTGTCTTTATTTTCGTTGGCTTAGCTGTTATGTCTTCATCTTTGGGAGGAGAGGAAGAGGAGAAGAAGGATGGTTAAGACAAGAAGACCAGTCTTTTATACCATAAAAAAGAGTGAATTCTTGTTTGAAGAGATGAATCGTATAGGGCTGAAGTTGAAGAATATGAGGGATATGGTTACATCGGACAGAAGAATATCGAAAAGAGAATGGGAGGAGTTTATACTGAATTCTGCAGAGTCTCAGAAGATGATAAAGGATTGGACAAAATGTGTGGCTGTTTTGAAAGAGACCATAAATGATCAGAGAATAAAACCAAATAAAGAGGAGATTGAGAGTGATGATATTTGACCTGGAAAGACTTGAAGATAAGTGGTGTCCATACATCAGAATCACTGTGCTCGAGGATGGGAGATTTTTGTCTAATAGGGGAGAGATAGCACACCCTGAGGAGTCAAAAACACTCTGCCAATGCATAGGACCAAAATGTATACTCTGGGAATGGGATGTAGTGAATAAATCCGGGTACTGTTCAGGGTGTAAGGATGATGAAATGATTTCAAGGGATTACTCATGAATTCCGATCACGAAGCCAACACCAATATTTGTATTGTAGAGCTATCCTTCATCGATGGGTTATTTTTTGATTTATTGTCCTTCTGCATCGGGGGAATGTTCTATTCTATGCTTTGTGTTTCACTAACACTACACAGTATTTATTTGGAGGTCTTTGGAGTTACTTTGATAGACCTCTAAGAAAGGAAATAGGAATGAAAATCTTAAAGAACGGAACAATCGTTACTGATCATCGACTTGACCGCATCCCAAGCTTCGATAGAGAGAGTAGGAAGTTCTGTATTACTTCCCGCCTCGAGACATCAGCTCCTATTCAAACAAAGATGTGGGAATTGGAACACTACCTGGATCAGGGACAGGAGGGGGCATGTGTAGGATTTGGTATTTCCCATGAGCTATTGGCCACGCCTAAAGACGCCCCTTATCCTTATGTCAATAACGAGTATGCAAAGGAACAGATCTACTGGGAAGCACAGAAGATCGATCCTTGGCCAGGCGGTGCATACCCTGGAGCCAGCCCTTTTTATGAAGGCACTTCAGTCCTGGCTGGTGTTAAAATAGCCAAGAGCATTGGCTGGTTCGACTCATATTACTGGGCATTCTCCCTGAATGATCTGATGAAGGGAGTATCACAGGAAGGTCCAGCTGTCTTGGGAGTTAATTGGTATGAAGGTATGATGGATACCGATGCAGCCGGGTATATAAGGCCTACGGGCTCTTGCATAGGTGGTCACTGTATCTGTGCAATAGGGATCAATAAAGAAGATGAATACTTTACCCTTCACAATTCCTGGGGGGACTGTTGGGGAGATGATGGTCGATGTCGTATATCCTTTGCTGATATGAGGAGACTCCTGAACGAGAATGGCGAGGCCTGCTTTTTTGTCGGCCGGCATGTAAAATTACCGAGGTGATACATGTCTGAGTATAAGAGACCTGGCACTTTAGCGGGAGAAACGGATAAATTGACCACAGGATGCGGCAATCTCTACGTTACCCTAAACAAAGACAAGGGAGGAATAAAAGAATGTTTCTGCGTCTTGGGGAGATCAGGAGGTTGCCCAGCAGCACAGACTGAAGCAATAGGCCGTCTTATATCCCTTATGCTAAAAGAAGGGGTTTCCAGAAAAGAAATTGCCCAACAGTTAAGAGGGATACGTTGCCACAGTCCCCATACTGAGGAGGGTACTGAAGTTCTATCCTGTGCGGATGCTATAGGAATTGCTATGGCCAGAAGATCTGGAATGGCTGTTCAGGTCGAAAAGGAAATGACATCCGAGAAAAAAGATATCGAGCCATCTAGGGGGGCTTGTCCTGACTGTGGCTCCGCCGTGGTGTATCAGGAAGGTTGTTTAAAGTGTATGTGTTGTGGCTATAGTGAGTGCGGATAGGAAGGGGTATGTTATGAGAATTGAAAGGGAGAAAGGGTCTAATTGCAAAGGTATAATGGGATTATTATTCGGCCATAACTTTGTCCCCTGCTATAACAGAACAATAATTCCTCCATCTCTTCACGGAGCCCGTCTTGAAGGGAGTATCAAGGAAATGATTAAAGCTCTCTCTAAAGTGGAGGAGAGATATGTTCACAGTATTTGCAGAAGGTGCGGGAAGGTAATTAATGAGAAGGGTTAAGATGAAGACTTCTACATTATTATGTGATAGCGTAAACCCTTACGATCCAGATATCCATTGCGATAGACCTCTCGGTCATGATGGATTTCATAGAAGCGGGTTTGCACGATGGGGAAGTAGAGGATCGGGGGATAACCATATACCGAGCATATGTGACTACAATCATTATAGAGATTACGATCACTCAGTGTTAGGAGGCATGCATGAGATCAAGAAGAACTGATTTGGATCTTTCAACGGTTCAGTTTAAGACGAGTATCAACCTTAGTATCATTAAGGAAACTGAGGAGGCGTGCAGGGGCATTACTACTGACCACGAAAAGGAGGAAAGGCTGAGCAAGCCTGAGTGCCGTACGTGCCACTACATCAGGAGATCCAGGATAGGCGGAGCTGCAATGACCCAGGCATTATGTTCCTTCTGTGGAACAGAAATGATGTTTAGTAATACCTGTGTTGATGTCCTTTGTCCAGACTGTGCAAAGAAGCACGAATTGTGTAAACATTGTGGAGGCGACCTGAGGGATAGAATGAGAAGGAAGCTGGAAAGAAGGTAATCATCATGCAAGACCCTGCATTCAATTATGAAATAATGATCAATGATCCTGTACGATTGCTTATACTTGAAAGTATTAAGAAGATTACCAGTGATCCTGTAGAGGTTAGAAGAAATTCGGCAGTTATTCATTACAGCAGGATACCCGAAATAGTGTCAGTTATCTGCCCTTTCGGTGAAGATCAATTTCAGATAGCCTCTGCCGCTCATGCTTTTCCAGCCATCTCCACAAGAATGGGTACGATTCCAGTACATTATGACACATATCACAACCGGGCTATTCACGATATGAGCTTTGACTCCCTGGCAAAGGAAATTGCCTTTCAGATCGATAAGAGGTGTTTGGATCTTATGGAGGATTCTGCATGTTTTAGAAGGCACTGTCCTATGGAAATAATCCTTGATAACGATACCAATCGCCGATATTTTCTTGAGGGGTATCTTGAGGACACTTTATTTGAGGTCATCAGTCGTGTAATACAGCAAAGCAGTTATCCCTCAACATTCATGGTTACTGGAGATGCCATAGCAAGGATGTTGAGACATTCTAACCACTTCATGGATTCCAGTATAACTGAAGGCCCGCCCTCTAGGTCAGAGGGGTATATTCGACACTTCGGGAATTTAGGGAATTGTACTGTATATTCAAGCCCCTTGAGGACGAATGGAACTACTTTGATCGGGTCTTTAAGTCCACATAGTTGTCGCCAAGGAGACAGATCATTTGACTGCGGTTTCGTTTATGCTCCATATCTTCCGTTGTCATCGGTACCAGTATCCATTCCGGCCAATGCTTGGATGGAAATATCGTCACTACGACCCAGAGGGATAGAAAGTCGATACGGAGCGGTTGTTGTTAACCCAAACTTCTATGCTACCCTTCACTTCGATGTCCGTAACTCAGAAGAGCTTTTATCTGTACCGTCTACAAAACCACCTTACTATCCTAAACCAACCAAGATAGAGTATAAAAGAAAGTTAAAGGTGATAAGAAGCAATGGTTAATGAACATCGTCCCATAAGGATTCTTGTTGAGGAATGGAACGGCTTCTTATCAGTACTGACTCTTGAGCACTTGAGCACTGATCAATTTGAGGGGAGAGCTGTCGAGATAATAGATGGATCCGAGCTTTGCCATCGGGGAGGGTGTGAGTGGTGCGACAGGCTTAGGTATCTTTCTGAAGATAGATTTACATTAGTGTGCAGGGGATGCGGAAAGGTTCTTGATCAGGATAATGACGATTATATAGCCTTCAAAGGAAATGTTACAAGAGGATGGACAGGTGGTATCATAGGTCCCAACCTTACCCAACAAAACAGACTGAAGAACGTATCTGTATGGTGCATGGACTGTCGCCTTGTTCTCCTGAACTACCTTGGCGATATGTTCGAATTGAACGCCCCTCCTCTTAAAAAACCATCCTATCAGTTTAAAAGAAAATTGAGGATTGTATGAGTCTCGAAGAACTAAAGTGTCCTGATCTCTTGCCCTGCCCATTCTGTGGGGGTGAGGCTTTTCTGTTAAAAGGACACGTAATTGTAATTCCAGGAATAAGCTATATGCTGTGGGGAGTCGGGTGTAATAATGGTACCGAACTTTGCTACTGTCTCCCCGATAAGAACCTCTTAATGTGGGGAACTCAAGAAGAAGCAATAAGCGCATGGAATAAGAGAAGTATCATAGGCAACGAAAAGTCCGACACTGCCTCCAGAAAGCTAATCCCTGATAAAGACAGGAAGAGAAAGATCAGGATTCCTTCCTAATACTTATATCTCACCGAAAACTGGTCTCCAAGCTCTATATCAACCCCTGCCGTTAGGTTAATGTTCGTCCCCGCTACTGTATAGTCGTAGGATGCTCCCTTTGTCAGTGTAACCCCGTTCAGAATAACATATTCAGTCGTATTGATCGGTGTATTTGACAATGTCAATGTTCTGGAACTGATGATCCCTGCATTAACAATAAATATCTCCGTACCTATCGTATCCAATCCTGGATCGGTCTGATATTTGGCGTGGATCTTTGCTCCGAGGATCAAACTTACCCCGGATTCGAACCTTACGCGGTAAGCAGGATCCCCGCCGCCACCAACAGCATAATCATACAAGAATGCTCCGTCATTTTTGGTCAAGCATACACCGTTCATGTAGATGAACTCAGAGCTCAGGACTGGAGTGCTTGACAGATCGAAATACCCATTTGTTATGAGGGTGGAATCGACGATGAAAACATCCTCCGCCATCGGCGTTGTGAATAAGCCCTCAATTATATCATATTGGGATCCTGTTGAGTCAACATACATCAAATGATCAGTCGCTGTTTTGACATAAATCTGGGGTCTTTCAGAGGGAGAGTACACCTCATCGGTCTGCGGGACAAACCCGTACATTTTTGAGTCAAGGACACTGTCCGGACTGATTTTATTTGCCGAAACATCCCCCAATGAAGACACTATGAACACGTCAGCGCTCGTCGAGTCCTTCACAACGAAAGAGTTGGCCCCCGCTGCATCCCCAAGGGTAGCCCGGACATCCTGTGCAGATGTAGCCAATATATGCCCAGACGATAACGTTTGCAGCTCTAGGTTACCGGACTCCGATGCAATGACCCTTGTCCCTCCTGTCAATTTTATTGAGGGGTCCGCCGCCACCGCCGAATTGTAAACTGTCAAAGGAATACCACTCGTAAACTCTTGAGAGATCAACAGAATATCCCGAGCACTTGGGGAAGCTGGAGCTCTGAACGTGATTTCCTTCCCGGCATCAACAGTGATTATATTACCGGCCGGGGGGCCTGCTTTGTCATAGGCACCTTGAAGATTATTACCACCTGCCGTGGGAGGGACTGCATGAGCTGCCTGATTGACCGCATCGATGGCATCGGCAATTTTTGTTGTTGCCGTGATGACGCCATGAGCAGTGACCCCGTCGTCCCAATTTTCATCAGAAGGTAATCCAACCTCCGACTGGGCAGGATATACCCAGCCGGAGAACCCGAACATAACTTTAATCGCTCCCGATTGCGGGGAGGAAAAATTGACCGTAATCTGGTTCGCACTGTCTATGGTCATGGAGGTTGGATAGATCTGAGTAGGAGGCGTTCCATTGTCAACACAGAGGTAGGTGAAAATCTCGGTATTGAGACCATGATTCACCACCCACGTCGCTTGACTTGTGAAGGACTCCTCATATCCTGAATTAATCGATTCACTAACCAACGTCCGCAGCCAGTTATCGTTATAGTTTGACTTGTCCGCCCCATCTTTCAGGAAATCGAGCTCTTCTATCAATCTTATACTCATTATATCGCCTCCTACAGATTCAGAAATTCCAGCGTCTCTTCAGATAAGGAAGCTTTTCCTTTCTTGGTTAATGCCTCGGCAATATCCTTTAAGGCAGATATAGCAGAAGCCACATCACTTTCCAAGGCATTAATCTTTTTTTCCAGAGCAGCCATATTTCCTGCTACTTGTCCAGCATCTTTAGGCGCCGCTGTTCCTTTAAGTCTAGAGATCTCCCGCTGGATTTTCACCATCTCCCGTCTCACTTGTTTTTTGATACTGCCTTCCTTCGGCTTTGAAAAAATCTTCAACCCTGTCCTCATAATCTATCTCCTTTATATCGACTTAAAGGCATTGGTAAACTCTTTGACATATGGGGTGTTATACTCGTAGCCTAGGCTATTTGCCAGCCTGATTCGTGCCCTGAAGTAATCAACGTCGTAAAGAGCTGTGTTGACTGACGGCGGAGTCTCTGCTGCGATATACGACCCATCGATAACATGCTGGGCAGGCAGTCCGGTTTCATAGTCCGAAAGAGCCACCCACGTGGCAGTCTTGGCTAATGCCCAACTGGTTCCTTGTGCTCCGTAGATACGATAACCGGTTGTCTTCGCTCTTGGGTTCCATGTAGACCCCGTCAAGTTCTTATCAAAGGTAAGGACAATGGTTCTATTGGAGACATCGAGTGTAATAGGACCAATAGCCTCATCCCCCGTTAAGCCACCCTCAACCGTTGTCTCTCCATCCTCGTTGGTCGCGACCACACGAATATACCAAGGAGCAGTCAAGTAATCAAGTGTTCCACCAGCACTGATCGCAAAGTCGATCGACCCTGGATACTTCCTCTTATCGGTAACCGGGGTAGCTACTGTGCTTATCTCCCCTGCTGCCATTTCGAGGGTGCCAGCTCCCCATGCCGTTCCTGACCCGCCAAAATTTCGAAGCCTGATAGAACTGGCTGTCCCGCCATCAAGATTCCATCCCGTTGTTGGACTCAGAATCAATATCTTCGTTGTCGAGTAAGCATAAGCAACAGTTATGCCGAGCTGGGTATTGATTTCCGCGGCCAGTAGTGCAGTAGTAGCATAGGTTCCAGCCGTCATAGTCCCGGTATACTGAACACCGTCGACAAATACATCTAGGGTATCATTCACTCCGAGGGAGATTGTCACCGGGAATGCCGGGATGTCCCCCCCAAGCCTAAATGCAGCAGTTCCAATATCTGGCTCGTCAATATCAATATTGTAGTTGTATTCATACAGGTAATAGCCACTCGAAAGCTCTCTCTGATTTTCCAGGATATTTTCTACCCAATCGCCTCCCTCTTCCTGCTGGAAGAATACTCTTACTGAGGTTCCTGAAGGAGTATTTATCTTCGCCGTCTGTCGGACATTGTTATACTCAATACTTGTTACCGGCTGAGAGATGTAGTCTCCTTCTGTATCGAGGATCCTCGTATGGGCAAATACAGAGTCTACAGATATCAGAGGGCTTATTCGTGGATTATCCGTATAGATCTTCGCTCGTATTTGGAGTTGTGTCCTGTACCGGGGGGTTCCTCCCGACGTCGGACCTCCTGCATCTATCACAACGAACGGAAAACACGGAAACCATGTTGTTCCGGCATCATATGAATACTCCCATTCGATCCTACCGCCCACCGGCGTCAGCCAATCAACGGCCAGCACGAATCTGGTGTAGCTAACGGCCAGATTGTTCCAAAGGACAATTCCCGAAGGGGTACTTGTTCCTTGAGCATCAAATTGGGCACCGTAGATTTTGAACTTGAGGTCTGACTTCTGCTCTGTTGTCCAGGAGGAATTATTGCTTGATGTGAAAAGGACTCCAACCGAATAAGGCTGATTTGCTACGAGTTCTCCGGAGACGAGATCGAGTTCTCCTAATGTACCGATGGTCATATTATACTCATTCGTATCTGACATCAGGACAATGCAGTATTCAGTAAAAGCTTCCAGGTATACGGGGGAGTTAAAATAGGCTTTGAATTCTATATCCCCGTAAACAGGGTCAACATCCGTTCCTATATCGGAAGGCTTAACTATAATCTCACCGAATGACTGAGGACCAGGAAAGCCATTGATAACTTCCCTGATCTGTATGGTTACCGGATCAGAATCGGAGGCAGCTACCGTAGCAAAGTAAAGACCTATTCCTGTCATAACAACGTCATAGTCGAACGAGAAAGTCTGGGCAAGGGGATCCTGACCTCTTAGGACAATTCCACCTCGGTAGATTGTATCGATAATGGTTCTCTTCGTTCCAGAAGCTGTGAAGTTAACGTTCCCAATCGGTTGCCCGGGACTATCACCATCCCATGCTTCAACCGTCCTTGTTCCCGTCCTAACCGCAAATTTTGTCGGGGGTGAAGGGATCAGAAACTGAGCAGTCCATTCTCCATTAGCGTCTGCCATTACCCGGGTACCGCCCGGTGCCGGCCAAGCTCCGCCGTGGGGACCGCCGCCTACCTGGTTATAAAGATCAACTTCTTGACCGTCGAACGTGATATAGATATTGTCCATTAAAGGCTGAAACGACTTCCCTTCAATATTGATCTCTATTTCCCTCATGTAGGTAATAGCCTCATCGATAATTTCTCTGGAGGTAGAGTATGTTACCCTTTCAGTAACAGCCTGATCCTGACCTTCCCAAAAATTATTGTTCTCCTCCCAACCGGTTCTCCACAACTCTTGCAGAATCTGAATCTCCTCCTCGGTCACCCAAGCAGGTATATCATGCCAGACATTTATCCAGCGTGTCTCCATGGGAAGTTCTTGTATCTGGCTTATTTGGGTTATATCGATCCAATTATCCGACTGTGGGTCCAAAAATAATCGTGCATCCCTGTCATAAACAGCATAGGGATTGATATTTAAAAACCCAGTTCCGTATCTCTGTTGCAGTAGGATAACCTCAGGCTCGGCCCCGTCAAGTGGAGCAGAGATGAGATGGCCACCATTAATGAGATCATATGTCGAACTTCCATCAATACCGACAGTCATTAAGTCATTCTCTGTTTCCGTATAAGGTAACAGCAGTTCTCTGGTTAGGTGATCCATACAGGCCGAGAATTGAAAACCTCCAGAGTTATAGGTCAGATCGGCCAATTGGAAACCGAGAAATGCATCAGACAAGATTCCCGCCAATTCATCCGGATTTGTTCCGGAAGCTGCTTGCTCATCCATCAGCGCCAGGGCCGTATTATACTCGAGCTCATTTACCCTGTCCCTCATTTTATTTATCTGGGACATAGTAAGCCGCTGGTTCCTAAAATTCGTCATCTCGGCATTGAGACCCTCCGGAGGTAAGTAGACCTGAGCCAATGTTAATGAATTTAAAGGACCTGTCGGAGCCTCTACCAACTCCACAGTATCGGACTTCCCTTCTACTCGAGTAACACCACCTTCCTGATCCAGGATCAATATATCTCTCCTGGCAAGATACCAATCGTAATCTACCTGTGGCTGAGCTGTTATACCCAGGGGATTCGCAGGAATGGGTTGATCACCGTTCCCTACTCCCGATCTATTTCCCGGCCTGAAGCTTGGACTGAAGTCAACATAATAAGTCCCGCCGAGTTTTAAGAATTGCCAGTCGCCCGAACCTGATCCAGGGTTCCCTTCATCAGTAAAGGTCTTGATGTAGGCATACATTACCTTGTAAGTTGATGAAGCTGGCGGGCCAAATCCTGAACCCTTCCAAACGATGTCGTTTCCGGACACATCAAAGTCAACACCTTCGTACCATTGAGTAGCCGATGGCTGATAATATCCCGGCCATCCGTTCGTGGAGTCAGTATTTTTAGTGTCTTCAACCCATGTCCACGATCCTGTATTATCGACCACAGCAATAACACGGCTCACTGGGTTTGGTGTTAATGTCTGAGTATTTCCCACTCTAACCAATGATGATTCAATCATCGTAGTGCCGGCAACGCCCTCACCACCGCCAGTATAGACTTCTTTGACCGGCTGCTCAAAGAACTCATGAAGAATTCCACCCTCGAGCGGCGATCCTCCTACTGCAAAGACTGTAAAATTATCAGCATTCGTCCATAGTCCGCAATAAGGATCATCATCTTCATGCCCGGTGTCTGAGTCCGTATAGAACTCAATTACTGTCGGTCCTGGGTTGGCCACGGGTAACGCACTGTTATAGCTACTAACTGCTTTAATCTGCCGCCCACTTGAGGTGTTGTAATTATACACCCAAGCATCAATCGGCGAAGCAGCATATTGGTCCGACCAAAATCCTATATCCTCATTGTCGTCGGTAGTACTCACTCGAACACTACTGGTCGAGGTACAAGTAGGCGATCGAAGGATAAGAATATCTGATGGAGACAGAGCAAAACAGACATCAAAAGATGTTCCAGAGGCTGTATAATATGCTGAGTTTATTGCACCGGCTACTGTGGCTGAGTCAACCGATCCAGACAGTCCAGAGACAGCCACCTCAACCCCGTCGATATAGATGGTTAATGTGTCGTCCGCTACAGCAATTGTCCCTCCTCCAAAGGACACTGACCCATACACCAAGGGATTAAAACCGTACGTATCGTTAATAGCTGTACAGGTTATTGAGTCTGTGCTGCTCGGTGAATCTTCAACCGTTCCACTCCTTGGTCGAGGCCAGTAATATGAGAAAGGTTCATTCAACGATCTGCTCGTCTCGAGGGATCGGGGTACTTCCAACCACGTCGCCACTGGCTTCGTAACTTCATAACCTCTGACGATGGCCTTTCCGGGATCAACCGAGACATCGATCATATCGGGGTCTGTGCTTGACTGTCCGTGATCTTCGACCTTCAATCCCTTAACCGCATAATGACCACACTCGTCATATGTCCTACGGGCCATAATGTCTATTAAATCGGAATACTGTCCCCTTGTTGGGACACTGATTGGAATACCGTCCTCTAACCTGAAGATAGTAATCTCTATTTCCGATTGATTAATTGTCCACTCGGGTGTAGACTGCAGTCTATGACAACCCGGCTGATTGAAGTTATCATAACCAAGTGCGGGATCCTTGAGGGTATTGTCTTCCACTTCAGTTACAATAACCTCGTTGAATTTAAGACCGATGACCTTCTCTCCTGTCATAATGGAAGTTATGTCTGTCGGTCCCCACTCATCCAACTCCCAAATATCTCCCCTGGCATATAAACTTCCTGCACTAATCCGAGCATTTGTTCCAGAGATCGTTAGGACAATACCTTCAACGATGTCACCGTCATCGAAGATAGCATTGGCAACTCTCTTCTGGCGTTCTCTTATAATTGTTTGGAGCTGGGTGGCCTCACGGGCCTGAAAAACTCTCCCCGGGATAGCCAGAAATTCTATGTAATTCTCGGCTATCGCATGCTCCCAATCATTGTAATAAGGTGATCCGCTTGTATCTACCATCTTTCTTCTCCATTAAAATTCGATGACGATTTTTATTACTTCGTATTCATCAGATGCCCTGTTAACAACTCTCCGGTTATCCACTACTTCCAGGATACCGGTCGTTGTGTCCCTTCCTTCTACTTCCAACGGATCGTGACCGACATAGGCCGGTAAAGCATCAAGATCACTATACCATCCAAACTGTCTGACATCTTCCAATGGAAAATCATCATAATTCAGATTAGCTTCAAGATAAACCCAACGAGCTCCTTCATCATAAGCATTTACTGACGATACTATTCTCCATTGGGTATCACGATATGTAATCGATCCTCCAGCATGACCTGTCGAAGATGACAATGCAGTGAACCCTAAAGCGGTACTACCATCCGCTCCTACCTCCACCTTGCTCGTTCCTCCAGGATTAGGGCTGGTTAACTTCACATAATGATCCAGTCCGTCCAAGAAATCCGAGGCAACAGTATCAGCAGTGGCATATCCCTTCACGGCAAGAAACTGTGCCTGGTATGCCCCGTTGATATCATTAATAATCGTTGCTATAGGGACTGTTGCCCCCGGGGTAAGATTTACCACGAAAGAGCCCAGATCGTCAACCTCTAAATCAAAGGTATAATCAGTTGGTGGGCCATTCGTATCAAAACCGGCCCCTTCCGCAACGGTCCCAGTCAATTCTGCTGCAGTATCAGCGTCGGGTACTACCAGCTCGTTAACATCATATCTCTTATATCCTACAATCTCCTCAACTTCCTCTGTCGAAGGGGCTGAGGGAGGGGGATCAAGATCATATCCATATTGAACAGTGTCGGCAGCAAATCCGATATCCGCATTGTCATCGACACTGTCCACCATAACCATAGCATACTGTCCAGTTGTCGGTGTTTTAATCTTGATGAAAGTATCACTGCCCACTACCTCACTGTAAGCCAACGTTCCAGACCCACCGACTGCAGTCCATCGAGCATTTATCGTGCTAAGGATAGTCGATATTGTCTGGGATCCTGACGGAAGCGTTACGTCTACTGTATACTCAGGAAGACCGGTCGATGAATTGATATCGATCAAGAAAGTGACCGAAGTATCTGTTATCGTAAAGTTTCCTGCCACAGCAGCAACGGTTCCGATCAACTGCGCCTCGTCCCACGGAGTCGTACGACCGACGCCAAGCCATATGTCTGTCCGCGCTTGAAAAGCGACAGCCCTAAAAACATGTCCGTTTATTGTTGTCGTTGCAACCATGCTACCTCCCGTGTATGTAAAATGTGTCATTTACTTATCCTTTAAGCTAAGTAACAGCACTCCAATTCGTTATGTCCGAATTTGTATCTGTAAATCTCATCCTGACATAATATATTTCATAAGGAGTCATTTCATAACCATTATACTGTATTTCTTCGCTCCTGTCACCATCTGGTACATTATTTATTGGAACCCAATCGGAGTCCCACATCATTCTTCCAGAGAATCCAGAGTCAGTATTGACCTGTATCTGGCACTCAACCGCTTCATGACCTGCAGTATCATTAAATTGAGCACTGAATGTTATCGGATTTGGTACTTCAAAACCTGTACCATTTCCGCTTACTTCAACTTCTGTCGGTGCAAGAGATGTCATTTTTTATCCTTTCAAAGTATAAGCCATATCATATGTCGTGGCCGTTACCGGTTCGCTCCCTCCAGGGCTCCAGTCAATATAGAATTTGTGCGGGTACACTGTATCATCAATAACCAACTCCCAATCGGTATGTTCCAGGTAAGAAGTCCCGCCGGTAAACGTATGAGTTGTCTTATTCCACGTACCACCTTGATTCACTTCAAGAACTGCAGTCACCAGCTTGTCCTGATGAGGCACAAATTCGTCCTGACCCCCTGCAGCTCCTTTCGTTATTGAGGGGTTCGTAGAACTTCCAGATACCGTAAATATTAAGAGGTTTATATCATCCGGACCTTGAGCATCAAGATAAGGAGGTTCACTGTCATAACGATACCCATCGGTCACCCAACAGTCAGTATAGGGATCAGGACTATCACTCCCGCACAAGTATCCGATTGTTCCATTAAGGTCCGGGTACTGAAGAGTAGCCGACCAGCCTGGTGTTCTTCTCATCAAAGCTGGCAAACCTTCGATGCTCCCCATGTCGATATAAATTCCTATCTCCTCAAGAACCTCAATACATCCAGATAAGGTAGCACCACTCCCGGAGAGAGGAGGTCCAACGCTTGGGACTATCCCGCATAGTTGATACTTAACCTCAGGCTCTACAACAATACCGAGCTCAGCAGCAGGGATATGACCAAAATAAGCCTTGCAGTCTATGTAAATAATGGTGTATTCTTCCCCTAATGAAGGTGCAGAACCTCCAACAGACCAATCAATGTAATACCTCATCGTCGGGAAGGATGAGTCGTCGGCAACAAACTCCCAATCGGTGCCTCTTACATATTCAGTTCCGCCTTCAAACGACAACGTTTCGACATTCCATACTCCTCCGACATTAATAGAGAGGGCCGTTTTGATTTTTCTGAAATAGGGTTCCGTTATCTCATCCTGATCACCCGATCCTCGTTCCACTGTCGTTGCACTCAGCATCCAATCGTCCCAAACAATGTCATCGACATCCACGTCGTCCTCGCACAAAAATGAAGTAAGCAAGAATGCAAAATATACTCGAGTACCGGCCGGGTGGACATTATCAAGAAGCTCGTCCTTGAACTCCGATGGATTGAGTGTTGTTCTGACTTCATAAACTCCATGGTGCCAGTACTTCCAATCAGTAAAATGGTGACTCTCCGGCTCCGGGACGTAAAGAAAATATCTTATATTGGTTATATCCGTTTTGCCTCTGTGAACTGGATCGTTCCATACAAGGGAGGCTTGGGGTATTTCTACGTGATTATTATCAATAACTTTTGCGATCTTAAAGCCCTTTCTGCTTCCTCCTTCATCCGGCATGAGTATTACGTGACCCTCCTTAGCCGTTGAGAATATAGGACTGCTCAAATCTTCTAGGATAGTCGGGTCGGTCGAGTGAAGAGTTCCTGAGGAGGAGAAGGTTCTATTTCCTGGATTCGAAAATACTTCGGTTCCGGACAATGCAGAATGTGAATACTTGGCTATATGAACATATGGCTCGTAGACTTCATCCAAAGTCTCACCTGTCGTTATCCCAAGCTCTCTTCTTTTCTGCTTTAATGTTCTAAGGATGGAAGGTATTGTTGTTTTTATTTTTAAGACATCTACCCGTTTCTTAAACTCATCCACCTGCTCCTCAATATCTTTTGCGGGATTTATAAGACTTCTCAGGAAGTGAAACAGATAAGGTAAAACTTTTTCCGGTGCAATAGAGAGGTTGATCATCTCCCCAAGCTGACGAATCTTATTTCTCATTTCATCAAGAGTATATGACTTATCAAGCATTTCAGGATCGTAATAAGCAGATGTCTGCTCTGGGGGATAAATCGTGTCGTAGTCGGGGTCTGTTCCATCATCGATATAAGTGGCCGGAATACTCGTTACAATATACCGCAGAGGGGTCTCGATGTCTCCATAAGGGGTAGGAAGATCTCCTACAGGAGGTGTCGGCACCGGATCGCTCCTGTAGATCTTAAACCCCGTAGCCCTTGTACTGATGTAGTTCTGAATTGTCCACTCTACTGAGGATGAAGGATTACTTACCTCCACGACCACATAGTCCCCAGAGATACTCTCCCCAGTCAGAGACCCATCATCATACTCTGTTGCTGCCGTAAACCGATAAACATATGTTCCAGCTGACAGGGATCCCGTTCCGGATGACACAGAATACTGCACTATAGAGGGTGCGGGGCATATAGGTCGGCCGGTAAACACCTGAATGAAGCTTCTTAAATCCTCAGCAGTCAGAGGATTGATAGTTTCAGGGGTTATAGATTTGACACCTATCTTAAGAGTCTCGGGGAGAAGTTCCCATATTACGTCTTCCAGATTCCACTTTTGTTCCATTATATATTTCCTTTATACTTCGCCCGTTACCGTAATAAGGACATTACCGATGAGCGCTATTTCGGTATCTTCGATCGGCACATCAGATACGGTTTGTCCTGTTCCATAATCTATGCCATTTGCAGTCATAACAAGTGAATCCAAAGTACTAACTTGAGACAAGTTTACCAGAGCGGCAACAAGCTGCTCGAATTCTATATCTTGACCAAAGACAAGCCCATCAACTGAACCCGTTAACCTTTCTTCCTCGGCCGGCGACTCAGCGACCCTAAAAAACTCCTGGATAGCTTCAGTGACTGATTGGATAACTTCATAGTCCTCATAATCCCGGTATTTTACACAATTAACAGTTATATCTGTAACCACATACTCTGGATCCAGTATCTCCAGATCGGCCGTTACATACTTCTTTTGATTAACAAGATAATTGTAAACTGCTTCTTTTAGAGCCTGACCTGGGTATCCTTCATTGTCTGGAATAACAGCAATTCTTATTTCATAATAACTTATCTCGAAAGAATACAGAGGATAGTCGTTAATATCAAGGACCTTACATTGCTTAATTCCAGGGTATCCCTCAACCAGGGCCCGTATATCGAGTCTTGTTATTGCCCTACTATTTGCCTGCACCTCTGCGGGTATTTGTTTTTTGGCGTGGTACAACGATTCTCTATAATTACCTCCAGCCAACTCAGATGGATTGGTAACCGATATATTTACTGTCTCTCCCGAGGAGTCGAATATCGTATCAAGAATAGACGTGACTGTCCCTGCTCCTCTATTTCCATCAGGGCCATCGGTTAGGATGTATATTATTTCTACTGTCCCGTCCGGTTCTTTTCCTTCAAACCCGTCTCCAAAGAATACGGTAGTCGTATCATCAGGATTTAATTGTGTTGTGTAAATTTCCGACTCGCTGCTGTAATTGATGAAGTTATCAACATTCACCCAATTCCTCCCATTTACTTTAACTACGATGGATCCTTCAGCAATTTCAGTATCTGATAAAACGTAAGGAGGAGGGTCGATACCTGTATTAAAAGTCAGAGAAGGATCAATTACCGATCCTTGCCATGCCTCTATATCAACAGATAACTGACCGGCCGGAATGATAGCATCCTCGACAGTCACCAGTGGGATAGGTGATACCGCCGGGGATGAACATCTCGTATACTTCGGGATGATAACATTGGCCGTTATCGTCCTGGGGATAGAAAACCTGAGCATTGTTCTTGCTGCTACCCTTGAATTGAATTTGTATCCGACTGACTCGGCAAAATAAATACCATGTTTTCTCTCTCGCATCGTCGGTAGATACACTTCATTCAGTCTCCTATCCAACATATAATTCAACATAGCTCCGACGCCACAGAAAGTTTCCAGAAGGGCAATACCAATATCCGACTCATTAAAGTCTGTCCACCGATCAGTGATTAGGGGGATCTTGGCAATAAGAGCGTCTCTGAGCTCTTCATAGTCTGTATTTGTGTATGCAACCTTGGCCTTCAGAGCCATGACTTTGTCTCCTTTATGTTACAGGCTCACCACGCATCTGATACGGGTAAACGTAATTGCTCCTTATGTTCGAATTCTTAATAACATAATCAATGCTTATTCCTATCTGTCCATTTTCCCAGAAGTTTTCATCATCCATTATATCCACCCCGACAACTGTTATTCTTGGCTCCCATCGCTCAAGTGCCCCCCTAACCTCGAGATCAAGCTCGGTCCGTAGGGCATCGTCATAAGGTTCAAATACCAGCAATGGTAACCTGGACCCGAACGTGGGGACAAAGAATCGTTCTCCGGGCCTGGTGGATAATATCAAGAAAATCGACTGGTTGATCTTATTCTTCCCCCAAGATGCAGAGAGTCCGGAAACACCTTGGGCATCTGATGAAAATTCGAAAGGGTAGGCAATACCTTTTCCTATTAAATCAAGAAGCTCTTCATCCAACCGTTTTGGTTTCTCATAATAATCCTCCCGATTGTCGTCGATACCTCTTGTTCTGACACCGGGTCGTATCCCACCACTGAGATTAACCCTTCCAATCGTTCTTGTAGGGGGAACTCTTGTGCCTCTTGTGATCCTTTTTGTCATTTTTATTCCTTATTAGGGAGGAGGTGTCCAACTGTCACAAATAAAATCATCCTCAGCTATCTTTAAACCGTCGGGTAATCCTGGGATGTAGTCACTCCACTCAACGAGTTTCAACAGGACCTCTATAAGCTTGCTAATGTTCAAGCAACCTGCATCTACGTTAATGGATACTGTCCCCCCCAAGATCATTATACCGATGTCCCCGATCAGGATCGATATTGCATTTGACGGAATGCTGATGATAATTCTCAACGCTCCAGCCTCGATTCTTATTTGATTGCCTGAAATATTAACACATATCTTGAGACTTCCATCCTCACTCTGCATACAAATGGTGTTACCCAGGCCATCTATCAGCATTGCCGCAATACCGGCTGATGCTGCAAATTGGGCTCCCACTCCTTCGATGTTCAGCTCCACATCTCCTGACGATGCGGATATTGTCTGATTATCCTCGTTAACCGAGAACTGTGCTGCTGCACTGCCCTCGAATACTTTATGTGTTCCCATATGCTAACTCCTAAGGTACTGGCTCCTCTGGTGCATCAGGACTATCCGGTGTATCCGGTGCCGTTGGAACTGGCGGGGATGTCCCACTGGTCTGACTGTATGAAGGGGCCAGGTCAGTTATCGCCAACGCCGATCTCGTCTGTGCTATTGTAGCCAGCAAAGAAATACTCAAGAAAATGTTTGCGGTCAAGCTTCCTATCATACTGGAAATAGAGATATCAAAGTTTGTCTCCAAGGCAAAGTCCTGTAAGGTGTTAAGTGTCATGGTGCTGCCCGAGAAAATATCCATCGCTCCGCCAGTATGAAGTTCCATGTCATCACTTGATATTAAGGAAGCATCTTTACCGACGTCGAGTTCGTACTTTCCGGAAATCCTTTGATAGCTGTCCTCTTCAACATTGACCTTTTTGCTCTTCGTTATTCTCTCCTCAAGATTCTCGTCGAACCACCGTTTCACATTTTTGTCAAATACTTCATACAGCTTATCGGTCCCCACACGAGCAACCATCCCCGGTACACAAGCAGGCAGGGTTTTATGACCAACCGTGATAGCGCCTGAACTCATACTGATAAGCTCAAGGGCCCCGCTGCCGGAGACAGATCCACACGTTCCACCTTTACCGGTGAACGCAGCGCTTGAAAGGGTAACTGACCCAGCAGTTCCTCCTTGCTGTATAAGACCACTACTTGTCAGACTGACCGTAGCCACGGTTCCTCCCAAGAGAGCAAACCCTCCATTGGTGATATCGACTGCAGCGGCTGTTCCCCCTTGGTTAATATATCCACCATTGGTTACGGACACTGTCCCGAGAATACCACCATACTGAGAAACACTTCCAGTTGTCATAATGACAGCACCGGCTGTTGCTGCATGGTGCTCGTATGTACTTGTTGACCCGGTCACGGCACCGGCCGTTCCTGACCGCTGAAATAAAGAACTATTTGTAAGCGTTACGGATCCGGTCTCGCCACCCTTCATCTCTCCAGAAGAGTCGTTTAGCGTTATGTCAGCAGATATAGTCGATAATTGTTTGTATGCTGATCCTGACTTCCCGTCAATACTGGCCACTTGAGAGGCTCCATAAGTAACTTGTGAGGAGGTGAAGTCAGTGATCTCCCCCACGGTCGTATTTTCGCCTATCAAAGTGCAACTACTCAGCTTTATCTGCCCTGATATATTTGAGCCTTTCAACTTTGTGGTACAATTAGTGTGATCAATGCTCCCTGACAGTGTATAATCGGAGAAGTGATTCTCTGAGTCCTGATCTTCAAAACTACCGCCGACCTCTGCCTTCTCCACCTTACCAGTGCATCGTAGGCATTCATGTTTTCCGATTACTTCCACTTCCTTCCACCTATAAATGGTATCCGTAAAGTCTATCCTATCCATTATTTTAACCCGAAGCCACTCATGTTTGCAATCATTTAATGACTCAAATTTTCCATCAATAGTAACATTCTCCAGGTAAGTCTCACAATCCTCCGCTGTTTTCGCATCTTTTATCTTAAAATGAACGTCTTTGGCGAATAGCCTGGATGAGTTATTCATGAATAAAGATAGCGGGTTGGCCCCTGCGATGTCAGATCTGAACACTCTGATGTCCGATTGATTAACCTCATAAAGACCGTAGCTGGCTCCATATCCATCAGGGACAGTCTCCACGGTTCCCACACAGGTCTCGAGGTAAAGACATTTGTCCCCATCTCCATGAAGAACATCGACAAAATAAACATCGACATTGCAGTGATCGGCATGTATACCGTCTCTTCCTTCCCCTCTAATCTCTTGGGTTCTCTGGACATTAATCAGCTTGCCGTCCTCCATGTAGATACCATCCCTACCTTCTCCAAGAATTTTCTCTCCTCGTTTTGATGTGGCTTCGCATGAATCCTCCCCATGGATTCCGTCCCGTCCCATCCCTCTAATAAGAGTGTCATTAATAGATATACTTCTGCATGAATTCTCCATTGAGATACCATCCCTGGCCTCTCCTACAATCTCCTCACAATACCGTGATTGGCACCTGCAGTCATTTTTCATATAGATACCGTCTTTTCCGACTCCTCTTACCTTGGCTATTTGATAAAGAACTGCTTGGCAACTGTCCTCCATATGAATTCCGTCAGTTGCAAGACCGACAACCTCTTCTGTATAATTTTTAATTACTATCTGGCAGTTGTCCTTCGCTTCAACACCGTTGTCTCCTTTCCCCATAATATATTCGCCATTAACAGCAATGAGACGACTGTGGTCTTCAAGATAAACACCATCCTCACCATCCCCGATACATGCAACAACACCGTCCAATTTGGCGTTAGAGTACACAGTAGCTAGGATGCCATAATCGACCAACCCTTCCATCTTGTCCGTAATGTTAACCCCTATGAAGTCGCAATATTGAGACATATCAACGGCATCACCAACAGGTGCATAAATAAGAGGAACATCATACACCTCAACCCTGGAATGATCCCTTATCCAGATAGCATCGACAGCATCCGATTGAATTTTATCGGTCAGCCCGAATATCCTTACTTTACTGTGATCGTCACAATAAATGGCCTCTTTTGTTGCACAGGTGACATGAAGATAATTGGTGACTGATACGGATGACTCCCTCGACGATCGAATACAGGGCTCATCGCCCCCCTCCAATCGAACAGCACTGTTCCCTATAGCCTCAACAACAGAATTCTCATCGGCCCATATTCCATAGTCGCTCCAATTTCCGGGAGACCCAACAATATGTGAATCTTTCACCCGAACATAACTCCCATTAGAAGCCTTGACTACCCACTGCCCGGAAAATAATCCCTTATCAGCCGGACAATATCCATCACCTTGAGTAATTATTCCCACCGAATTATCAGCAACAGTAACTGCCGGGCAGTCAAAGTATCCTTCGATGTGACTGTCGGTTATCTGGAGATATGAATGATCTTCCACTTTTACCGCGTAACCTGTCTGTTGCTCAAAATGTGCTCCTGAAATAATAAGGTTCGTTTGCTTTCCGTGAATACCGGCCTTTGGAACAGTAGCAGTCGGACGGAGCATCTTTACCGATGAGCATGCCGAATTCATAACCTTGTTGGGATCAATGTGAACAGTATCAATCAGTTCTATATTTGACTGTTCATAGACATTAATCGGTTCTTGAAATTCAGTGTCTTTGATGGTTCCGTCACTTCCCCATATTTCCGATTTTATAATAAAATCTGGACCTTCTATCCAGAAATCGCACCCGGTCCCTATATAGAGCTGGTCAATACTTCCCCCTTTTATAAAGAAAGAATTATCTCCCCCAAATTCAATCGACCCAAGGATGCAGTCGTAAAATTGGACATTTACTCCCGGAGGAACATAAGCATCCCCGGACATGCCTTCCATTTTAATAACGGACATAGGCAGGGTCTCATTAGTAAGTCTGCCATCAATGAAATCCTGAATAGGTCCGGATGGTCTTGTTGTAGGGTCAGCCCCTCCCCCACCGCCGCTGGGGCTATCACCAAACCCAAGCCATAAGCCATCAATAATAGGTCGACTATCAGGAGAAGAGGGGGCAAATTGAAAACATATCTTCTGCAAAGACTGGGTCAATGTAATCTGCTGCTTATAAGCTTTACAGAGTTTACTTAGGGGATCTTCGTCAATAATAACCTGTCCATTGTCATCATTGACCCTGACAGTTAGCAGCACCTCCTCATTACTGTGCTTCCGGGATTGAAAACCGATCGTGAAAGTCGTCCCGGCCGGAATAGATGCCTTTCCTTCCAGCTCTACAGTATAGCTACACATAACACTGCTGTTCGTGGTCATTTCAATTGACCATCTCCCTTCACACCCAGCAGGTATAGAATTTACTGCTCCCGGGCCGGTGAGTATACTCCACCCTCGAATGGAATTGGACTCACTGCCATACTGTGTATGTGTTGCTGCATTGAAGTTTGGAATTACACTTGTCATCTGTAGTTTTCCGATCCTTCTTCGATAAGTTCACCCTCTACTATATTCCCTGTAACGAGCAAATTTCCGTCTATCATAACATCACCATTGAATTGCATATCTCCCTCCATTACGATGGTGTTTGCTCCGACTGTAAACCTGTTCCCGTTAACAACAATAGTAGACCCCTCCCCGGTGGCCTCAATCTCGATAATTGGTCTGTTTGTATCATATCTTGCTTTTATTTTTACTTCGCCTTCTCGTAATCCTTCATAGGCAGTTATTCCGTGACCGGCATTGAGTTCAAAAGTCTGTCTTTCATCCCCAACATCAAAAACTCTTATCTCTTTCTTTGCACATTCATCATGCTCGAACGAGGGCTGCTTTGACTGCAATCTTACCCTCTCTTCCCCTCGTTTTCCTTTTATCCTCAAACCCTGGGAAGTAGCATCCTGGATCCGAACCGTTGTATCAGCATCCTGCATTGTATCATTATAAGTAGCCTGATTACCAGAAAAAGTCGTCCTCCGTCCTCGCTGCTCGGCATTTCCTTCGCTCTTTTCTCCTAGGACTCTTCCCTTGATAATCATTCCCTGTCCGGCGCGGTCAACAACGGAGAGGCTTTCCGTCTCTTTCCCCTCATCAATAATCATGGACGCGCCTTTCGGTGTTTTGAAGATAACTCTCCGGCCTGGTTCAGATTCCCTCATCATCTGAGACTCTTTTGGTGTCTCCGGCCGGTTCTTGCCCCACCACTCTCCCATGGCACTATTACCGTCTAAGGGAACTCCCCTCTCGTTTTCCGCATTTGGCGAGACACCATACTGCGTTGTATCCTGCCTCGAGTCGTTGTCTGAGGCTTCCTCAGTGGATGGAACCCCTTGATATGTCCCAAGAACAATGGGATGGTCCCGTTGCCCCATATGGAATATTAGGACGACATCGGTTCCTATAATTGGAGGGTTAAATGAACCACAATCCCATCCGGAAGCCCCACCATATACAACAAATGCCCATGGCAAGGTCTCGGTCGGTATTCCTTCCTCTTTAGATTCCCCGTGTATTACTGGTATTCTTACTTGGACTCTCCCTATCTGAAGAGGGTCGCAGTCGTTTTCTACCTTCCCTAAATAATATCCATACAGGATATCTCTCATTGAATAATCACGACGAAATCTTTTTTCGCTTAAGTCTTGCATACTAACCCCAATTCGCTTGATCCCCTGTGGCTTCATAGCCCTTTGCTGACGTTCCCCTTAGTAGCTTCAGAGTCGTTATCCATGCTCCTGGAGATATTTTGTGAACAACTTCTGATACCAGATAACCTCCAGAAGTGTAATGCATACGACCGTCAGGAAGAATAAGGAACACTCTAACCATTTGCATGGGCTTTATCCTCGGATCCCCTACAATCTCTAGGGTAGCCTGATAGTTCCTTATCCACTCACTATAAAACCATCCTTGGGCCAAATTCTCGGCCTCTTTAAAGTTCCTTGATGGTCGATGTAATACTTTTGCTGATTGCCCTGGTTTCGTATTAATGTGGTCATGAGACTTCGGGTTGTAAAGGGTCTTCTCTGGCGTATTATCGTCATCGACAGAGATTCTTTTCACTCTCTTTGTTGACATTTCATGAGCGACAATAGCAACTTCATTACTTCCTTTCATGGAAGCATACGGTTCCGCAATAATGTCGGGCGAAAAAGAAATGACTTCTGTATTTTTATCATCCCTGATATATCTGAACGTTCTTATTCCTTCCGACCCCTCCTGCCGGTGGGCCTCCCCAGGACCTACATTCTCTACCTGGTAGTGAACCCTCGTCTTCCCTTTTCCAATAGGCTCCATATAAAGAACATATCCGGATTTTCCAGATACAGCAGAAGTTGACCTTGGGATTAATTTTTCTTTTATGAATTGAAGGTGATCCATCTCTTCATTGTTGAAGTAGACCTGGTCCTCCCTGCTTAAGGCAAAGCTTGAGGTATCAAGAATCTCTTTTGTCGGCTCAACGTACCCCGTTTCCCAGTCATCTCGTATGCTAATAATCCAATGTATTATTTCATGTATCTTTTTTCCCTTTAAATAATCCAATGTTTCATATGACTCTGTCTTCTTCCTTGAACGAGCGTTCATCCAGTTTTCAAAACCCTCAATGGTCAAGCTAACCCCATGTGCTGTAAATGTAGGCGAACATCTTTGAATAATACCGCTGTACCGTATAGATCGAAGACCTTTCCTTGATCCAGGATCAGCTCCTCCGCCGCCAAGGTAATAATACTGAAACTCTATCATTTTATCCTCATCACCTTCGCTTGTCCTGCCCACGGCATCGAAAACTTTCTCTTCAATTTCTAGCCAGTCACGATCGAATAAATCTATTCTCCATTCGGACGCACCGCCACCTGCTGCTCCTGCAGTCCGTATAGTGTGCTCAAAAGACAGTAATCTGGCAGGCTTTCCTTGAACCTTTGTCAATGAGTCGCCACCCTGAATCCAAAAATCTACCCACGCCACGTATGGCTGGGATACATATCCATCTTCACCTAAACTCATACGTCAATAGCATTCCCGTAAATGCTCGCCTTCGCCGGTATTTTAATAACACGGCCTAACGGCATCTCAAAAGGATCCGATATATCGTTGGACTCCAAAAATATCCACCACAACTTCACTGTTCGATAAAATCGGAAAGAAAGACTTTCCAATCTCCCATATAAGTTTTCCATATTAAGGGCCCTGACCTGATCCTCGGGTGAGGTTGGGAGGGAGACAGGATCCCGTGAACCATAGAAAACTTCTCCGTCTGTCTCTTGGAGAATATCCTGCCGCTTATTGTAAGATAGCTGATCCCTCGAAAGCTCTATATCCAAGGGCTCCAGTTCTTTATACTCATCAAAGTTTACTGTCATCTTATTTTCCTAAATACTCACCTGTTGATCGAGACCCTTCCACACATCCATATATGACCAGGGAGTCTCATTCGTCTCTGAAAACGTTACCGATATTTCAACATACATTGGTTTTTTCTCTTTCACATCCCAGGGATGCTTATGGGTAATCTCGCATTGCATGAGAACACCCTTTATTCTTACCTCACCTACTTGAACCAAGCATACCGGGGGCGGGCCGGTATCCCCTCCTTGATAATTTGCATACTCCAATGATCTTATCTTATTGGCCACTTCATACGGATCAAATGTGTCTGTTCTATAAAACTGGAGGGAAAATGAGAGCTGCCTCGCAGAAGAGCTGGCATACCCCATTAGCGGCATGGATCTGGACAATATTTCTGTTTCATTATAATTTGCTGCTTTGCTGTCGGAGATATCTTCCGGAAGAAATTGAAAACGAATTGTCTCCCCACCAAGTGGTTTAATAAAGCCCCAATTATAAGCTAATGGACAATGATCTGGCATTCTTTACTCCCTTACCCTTCGAAGGCTCCGATAATCTTTGTTAGGCTGCTCAAGGCATTCGGTGCTCCTGTAAGCGGGACTGCAAGCCTTAATAATGTCTCCTGAAGCTTACTGTTCGTCTCAGGATTTCCTCCATCTCCTCGATCCTTCAGAACTGCCAATATCTCCTTGAGAACAGCAATAATTTCATCCTGTCCCGACTCCAGACCTTCAAGGCCGGGAAGGGGACCCTCACCTGGCTTACTCGGCAGTCGTGCGTTAGAGGGTTTCACATTTGATGCTCCGCCAGCCGCCACAACTTCAACACGGTCACCGGAAAATAACCTGGTTATTGCCTTCAGCGGGGCAGTTATTAATTTCCATGGTCCCTTGAACAGGTCAACAATCATACCGACAAAAGATTTGAATAACTCGTAAACAGTACTTATCCAACCTTTAAAGTCCCAAACGGTATTACCGAACAAGAACTTCCATGCCCATGTAAACATATCTATGAGATACCGTATAGGGGCAAGAAGATACTTCTTGAACATCTTAAAGGGCCATATAAGCGCATCCAAAAACGCACTCCCGAATCCTTTCATCCCTGCTAATATCTTTCCTCCCGCCCATCCCCATAGTTTCGGTAGTAGCTTTAAAATAGCCCATACGGCTCTCAAAGTAATCTTCACCAACAGTACGATCAGACCTCCTAAAAGTTTTACCTGGGCTATAAAAATGGCTCTGCCAAGCTTAGGTAATTGGAAAATCAATATCTTCCAATATGTTTTCATTACCTTCATCAACATCCATGCTATTGCTGGACCTTTTTGTTGAAGTATGGTGGGTATCCTCTTTATAAGATCAATAAGTTTGTCCCCAGCTTGTTCCATAAAGACAAATACTTTATCCGGTAATTTCGTCATATAGTCAATAGCATCGTCAAGGCGGGAGGAGAAGTTCTCCATCCACAATAGAACCTTCTGCAATATCTGTGGACCATATTTGAATGCCACCCACACAGCAGCAATAGCAGCGGCAACAGCTAAGACTGGCCACAGAAAAGACCACACTGCAACAACAGCTGCCCAGATTGCTGAGGTAAATCCCATAGCCCCGATAGTGGCTATAGACTCCCCGGTAGCATACATGACAAGATACTTCCATCCGTCAACGATCGCAATCTTATAAGCCTTCTGAGCGAACGTCTTGGCCCATGTAGATTTAACAGAAAGCCAGTCCCAAGCAGCACTCATCTTTGTAGCAGCAATATTTCTCTTATCCGCCATAGTGGCTGCATTCGTGACCGCGGTTTCGACTTTCTGAACTTTGATCAGTGACTTTAATCTACCGATGGAGGCTGCATATATTTTATTTCCGAAGGCTCTTACCCCATTGTATATTTTTTCCAGGATAGTTGATCTTTTTATCACCTTACCAAAGAGGGTTTGGAGCCCTACCATTACCTTCGTGAGAGCTATCCTCTTCAACTGAAATATAATCAAACCTCCCCACAGTGTCATGAGAAGCATAAGAATTGATATAACTGCTCTGATGGGAGCCGGGAGCGCCAGAAATCCTTTAGCCAAGGCATTAAGAGCCCACAGGAAGGGCCAAACAGTGACTTTCAACAGGATGAGAATCGGTGCCCCTAGGGTCATTAAGACTGATTTAAAGACCTTTCCAACATTCATGAACATGTCAACAAATGTCTTATGCATCATTTTCCACGTTTCCATGAGTTCTTTGCTTCTCTTCGACTTTTCCATTGCCTCCTTTGTCATCTTCCCGATATCTTTGATGTTTTCATCAGACATTCTTCTGATCTTCAATATCATATCAACCGGCATGCCAAGAACATCGGCAAAGAATTGACGATATTCAGCCACCATCGGCGCAGGCATTTCTCTAATGGATTGTATTACCCCTTGAAATACGTCTTCTACTGTCCCTGGTCCCCCTACATGAAGAATTTGACGCTGTAACTCTGGACCAGTCTTTCCTAGGGAAGTTGCTACAATATTCAACAATCTCATTCCTTGTTCGTCAGCAATATTGGTCATGGCTGAAAAGGACTTCATGATCGGGGCAGGATCTATCCAGAAGCTTTCCATGGCCCCCGACCATGCTGCCATCATGGGTATGGTGTCTTCCATAACATTCTGGGGCATAAGAAGGAGAGCCTCCTCAGCTTCGTTAACATGAGCGAGTAATCGATCCATGGAAGCAGCACTATTATCGGCCACATACTTCATCGCTCCTGCTACCTCAAAGATTTTATCTGTTTTTATTTTATACAAACCTTCCAGCTTGAATACGAATTCTGACATCTCACCGACTGCGACACCTGTTGCTTCCGATAATTTAATAGTAGTTGAAACGAATTTCTCCAATCCCCTTCGTGCCCTATAGCCCCAGTTAATTGCATCTTGCATAACCTCGGAAACTTTATCAAAAGACGCATACGTCTGCCCGGCGATCAGGCCTAATGAATCCATGTATTTATACACCTCGGTTGTGCTCATATTCACATGACGCATCATCTCTGTTACCCTGTCCTCCACTTTTGCAGCTATGAGCACGCCGACGCCAATAGTGACTCTGGAAATCCACTCTTCCCAGTTGTTGGCCACATGCTCTATCCCCCTGGCCACAATATTTTTCAGCGTGTTACCGAGATGTGTCATTTTGTAGGATAAGGTAGACGTATCCTTTATTGCCTGCCCAGTAGCCCTTGCATAGACACCCCGAAGCAGACCAACATACTGAACCATAGGATCGAAGGGAAGAGACTTACCAACCAGCCGTGCTGCAGACGACATTTGGTGCATTGTTCCAGTCACTTTATTGAGGAGGGAGTCTTGATCAAGTAGCTGATGATTAAGACCCTCAGCTGCAGATGATGCAATACCAGAGGCAACAGCTGCCGCCTGGGGTGCCGCCTGCTGGGCAAGTCCCATAGCTACGCCCCCTAGCTGCGGGGCTGCTGCTCCCCATAAGCCTTTGTCGTCCTTGACGCCCAGGGTTCTCCTTTCGACTCTTATCTTCTTTATTCCCTTCTCAATATCATCTAGAGTATCCTTACTCTTTTTCCCAAAAATCCTCCAACCTTTGTTCATCTCCTTCATACGATCATTGCCCAGTTTTATCTTATCCCATACGCCTTTAAGAGAGTGATTGACTTTGGACATGGAGGGAGGAACCAGGGCCTTCGTTGCCTTGGCTACTTTCTGAAGACCGAGAAGTCCACCCTTTGCTTTATCAAGCGCACTTGTCTCCGTCTTAAAACTTAAATTAAAATTAAGAGCTTGGAAGGAGGGAGATTCAGGCATTCACTTTCCTCCAAGAACGTTAAGGTCCAAAATAAAAAGAGATTACAGTAGCGTGTTCGTTACCTTTTCGGAGCGTCGTGTATATGACGTTTCCAATACGCAACGTCCGATGCCGAGACCGGTTCACCTACATTCTTTCTTTCTACTGCTCCTCGTTCATTGTAAATGTATTCTCCCGGTCGTGCCCAATAAATATTCGGATCTTTTTTCTCGCCTGCTCTCGGTCTTCCCCGGCCTCTCGATAGCATCACCCAGTCAGGGTTTGCCGGGTGGGGTTGAAACTTTGGAGGATCGGTTCTTTGCTCCTCTGGATGCTTCCGTCTTTCTGCCGCCTCGAGCTCCCTATTCTTCATTTGATAATAACCTGACAAGGGCACTCTTTTCCTTATTATCGGTTTCGATGTAAGAGTTGATCCGGTAAATGTCCTGTCCCTTACATCTACATCGCCCGTTTTCAGAAACATAGGGGGCATTTTCATCCCAAGGATATTGTAATCAGGAGTCTTAAAACCGACATGAAAAGCATCGCCAGCTATCTCATACTCAACCTCACTGGCCCGAGGAGCTTGGGTAGCAAACTTCTGCTCTATTGACCATCTAACGCTCCCGTCTCGAAGTGTCTTTATAGTCAGCTCCATCTGAAATCTAATATCTCGAAACGGGCCAAATGGCGGACGATAAACAAAATAAGTCTTAAATTGTCCACGCTTCCCACCCATAACAGTTCTCAGGATCTTCGTCGGGACAATACCCATCTTTTTTAATTTCCTGATGAGATGGAGACCAGTGCTCCCCACCGTTTCCGGATTACCATGTCCCTGATTCTCGGCATATTTTAATACATTCTTATAGAACTGATTTTCGAGCTGTCCATGCGGAGGTACTTGTCTTGTCATCGTTTAAAACTCCCAGCATTTGGCCTTTTGAAGGACCGTTTGCTTTTGTTTGCTTCCCTTTCCTCTTCTTTCTTTGTCTCAACCAATTGGCGATACAAATAATTCCTCTCTTCCGAGGGCATAAACTCCGTCGCAGAGTAATCTATTCCAGCATGGTATGCCAGCTGGAATTGCTGTTTCAGCACATCACTCGCCCCTTCCTGGGGCAGGACGAAAAAACTCGGCTGTAAAAGGCATTATAAACTCATTGATCTTGTTACATCTCGGACATCTTTCCAACATCTCCGTATCAATCCCGCAATCATTATCGCGTATGGCAGCTTGCAGGGCCATGGAATCCCCGCCAATTAACTTTTCAACAAACTCAATCTTATCCTTCATCAGTTGGGTATCGGAGACATCAATATTGTCCAGTGTCTCGATCAGCAAAGCAGTCCTGTATATATACGCAGGATCTCCTTGCTTTTTAGCTACTGTCCTCTTCTTACCTCTGCCTCCAAGCATTCTCTCAGAATACTTGGCAATCATGACCTCATCGCTTCCTCGAGGCAGTCTAAAGCCTACTTTCTTCCCACTCATAGGAAGAACAACTTCAAATGGTTCCTGTACGTCATCCTCTAGATATATGGTTTCAAAATCGTCTGGAATATTAACCGTTTTAGTGAAATCAAATCCACAGGCATCACAGGTAACCGAAAATGTGTAGTCCTGACCATAAGAGGTAGCTCTTAACATCAAGAGGGTATAAAACCTATCACTCGACAGAAACATCGAGGGTTTGAGGTCTGGACCCATAACTACACACCTCTGGAAAATGGTATCGATAACCTCCGTCAGATCACCAGAGGCCCCAGCCAACAATTTTTCCTCTCTCGCCGTCATCGGTATTACATTAAGCTTACCATCCGGTAACAGCCCATCATATAACAAACCCCTCGAAGGGAGTCTAATAAACTGTACCGGAGCCTCCTTATAGGAAAAGGCAGCAGCCAGATCTGACGAGACATTGGATCTCTTTATCCTTCGCTGCTCCATTGGTGGAGGCTTTGACACTTCCGATGACGTCTCAATATTTTTCTCTACATCTTTTGGCAGTTCATGCTTACCTTCAGGAAAACCTTTTGTTTCCTCTGACATATTATCCTCCTTGGATATTGCTTACGAAAATAACCACAAAACGCTAACTTTTGTTACTCTATTTTTTATTTTACAGGCCACCTGTTCCGCCGGCTCCGCCTTTCCACTCAACATGCTCATAACGCAAAGTCACTTCGATCTTCACGATATCGTTGGCAGTATAGTCAAGGGTTCCGAAGTTAACAGCAGTTGGCCACACTCCTGCTAAAAACCAATGACCGGCTTCGTCTCCCCCATCGTGTCCGACAGAGTACGCAATAACATCGGCCGTGGCTTTATAGTCAGACTGTCTTCCAATCGTTCCACCGGAAGCTCCACCAAACGACCCGGCATCATATACTTTCTGATACCAATTCCAGATTGTTGCAGCAGTTCCAGCATCCACAAAATCACGTAGTGTTAATGTTCCAGTTTCATAGGAAGCCTTACCGGCGACCCAAATCCTTGAATTCCAATATGGAAGTTCTATCTCTTCATTGGTAACATTCGGCAAGAAAGCAGACTCCACAGAGATCTTAATACTTTCACCGCCTGGAGATCCTCCGGGCAGCGCTATATCGATCTCAAAGTCAAACTGCCGAACCGGCTCATAACTCTGAAGTCTGGTTGCAAGTTCTACCATTAGCCCTCTCCTGTTTTAAAGAGGGCGGGGACGTGAATCCCCGCCGCTTCATTAATATTCTAATTCCTCAAACGAGGCACCGGTTGACAGGATGACAAAATCAACGGTAATAATTTCCGCAGCCTTCGTGGGCTTCAGATAAATACGACCATTCATCTCATTTCTGTCAATCTGGTCCGGAGGATTGGTTGATTCATCACAAATAACTCGAAACTCGTAAACACCCCGACGGTTCTGGATATTGGTAAAGATCGGGGTAACGAGATTCACAAACCGTCTCCACGTAACCGGATCATTCGGTTCAAACACCAAGTATTTCACCACAGTAGCAACGATTTTCCGTGCATACAGCAGTAAACGTCTGACGTTCACTCGATCCAGTGCAGTAGGTGCCCGCTGTGCAGTTCTCTGGCCCCAAATCGTAATACCGTCCGGATAGAAGTTGACAATCGGGTTCACAACATTTGGATAGCCATACATTAAATCCCGATCGCCTTGGTTTGGAGACATCTCGAGATCTATAGCAGCAATGATGTGTGCTCTATTGTATCCAGCGGGTGCATACCATGGTTCAGACACATAGTCAGTATATGCATACACTGCAGCTACATGCCCGCTCGGGGGCGTCCACACTTCAACCGCATTGTACGAATCATATACCTTGACCCACGGCCAATAGATGGCTGCATAGGACGAGTTGATTGCCTGCCCGGGTGAATAAGATCCTTGACGATTGGACCAATCAACCACCGACTGAGGACCCGTAAGACCGAACGGGGGATCCAGAATGCACATACAATCAGCCCTGTTCTCACACATCGAAATCATATACGTATGAACTGCCGTTGCCGAAACTCCAGGAACGATAACAAGGTTCACATCCAAGGTTTCAGCATTAGCATAGATATGGAGACCCGTAGGATCACCGGAAGGATCAGCTGCGACACCGATGTAATCGGCCTCAGAAAGAGCTCCAGTTCCATTTGACCCCTGCAGGGCAACCGTAGCACCGAATGCATAGGTTCCATAGGCCGGAGGCAACCCAATGCCACCATCCTCAGCAACCATATATTTCGATGGATTATAATCTGACGCTTCTGTCCCAAGCTGTGTTTCGATGAAACTATCAGCATCAGTATCGTTGACAGTCAAGTTGTCAAAAGACGCAACTCGTGTCCCGCTGTAATACAGATCGATCTTGAAAGCATCACGAAACTCGTAGTAGGGAGAATCCTCCACTGGTTCAGCTGGGTTGTCAGTCACCCATTGATCATGCTGTGTCTTCTGGTAACCCTCATCGACAATAGCGGACAAGTTATTACCGTCCGTTCCGGGGGTCTGGGCGATCAACGTAAACGTCGCCTGCTCAGTTCCCGTTCCCCAGTGAACTGAATTATCAAGCCCGAGAGGGGTGTCTGCAGTACTTGCTGCATCCACAAGCAGAGAAGCCGCCGGGCCTTCAAGAGTCGTTGTGATCCTAACATAATTCTTGTAATTCGAAGCTGTTGCTCCAGTCAGCCCGCTAAGATCGGCAATGACTGCATCAGTCGTAACCGTTCCGGACGTCAGAGTAAACGATTGAGAGGCAGACCCGGCTACAGCACCTGGCCCCGCTTCAACGTAACCGGCCTGGAAGACATTCGTCCCAACCGTTCCTGCAGCAACTGCAATCGTCGAAGAGGTTCCTAACGTCGGTGTCGTTTCATCATTACTGATGAAATAAAAATAACCGTTGCTCCACTCAACTTTGATGTTCTGGTTTCCGGGCCATGCGAGTCCATTAATTGCGGACTCCATTACTTGTGCCACGTCAGACATATCAGCAGCAGACGTAAAGTCCATACTGGAAGCTTCCAGGGCCCCAGCACCATCCAAATTGACCTGAATCGAACCATTCGAGATTGCTTGAAAGTTCGAAAGGTTGGCAGTGCTGTCACCAGATCTATAGTAACCAAAAGGGTTAACCCATACGGTTAATGCAACATCCCCATCAGTGCCTACCTCAGATGCAGGTATTGATATACCAGAACCAAAGACATCCGTATATCCTTCAATCGTAGAGGGGACCGTCTTGAACTCTATCTCCCCCGAAGACCCGATCGTATTGGTTCTGACGTAGACATAGGTATTAGCGCCGATCGTTTCCGGCCAAGCGGTAATACCAGTCGTCCCCGCATTTATATCATCACACATGTGCTGGGCAGTAGTATTGGTATCCCTGAACCTGACTTCTTGGTCGGCTCCTCCATCGACAGCGAGGATGATAACATCATTTCCATCCGAACCTGCTGTAGGAGTTACCGTAGCCATTACCATATAGCTGGCACCATGAACGTCCGTCCCCGTCCCACCCGGAACAGAGGTGAATGTGGCATTGACATTACTTCCAGTCTCATTGACGTCTGACTCGAAGGAGAAATGATTTCCTCCGACATAGGTGAAATTCTCATTCCTGCTCGTAGCCGCCCGAATACCAGCCTGGATTGTGGCAGCAACATCATTCAGATCAAGATCGGATGTAAAATCAAGACCGGTTATATCGATGTTCGATGAAGATCCAGCCCTGTCAGTGTAAACCATCCTGAACTCACCGTCAGAAACCAACTGGAAAGCAGCCAGGTTTCCGGAAGAAGTTCCACCAATACACTTGAACGTCGTTGATTCAGTAATGGAATACGTTTGGGCCTCTTCACCTTCAATTGTTCCATAGGTTGCGGCGCTTAAGGTAAAGGAACCTTCATTAGCGCCGGTAATAAGTGCCGGTCCTTCCTCGGCCGGAATTTCGGCCTTTGCCTTCGTTTCTGATCCATCAGTAATTCTAACAAAGTAACTCTGGTTACCTTTGGACATAAACTGAAGGTGGGCCAACGTAGCAAGGTGATCACTGCTCGGGTTACCAAACTCACGGATGAATTGGGTATGACTCGAGATATAAATCGCCTCGTTGACCGGTCCCTTTGTTGCAGTCCCCAAATTACCAAGAATACTGGTCGATATCTGGGGAGCATACAACGAAAGGTCTATTTCTCTTATGTATACTCCTGGAGATACATAAACTGGCATAGCATACCTCCCTTATTTACCCTTCTTCCGGGTCTTTTTTCGTTTTGTCGATGACCTTCTATTCCGAGACGTGTTCTTTTCAACCTTCGGGCTCTCTGGGACAGGAATCTCTTCCTTCTTTATACCAGATTTTACCTCTTTTGGCCACTCAATATCGACACGATCACGCTCGTAAAGATCCTGACAATGACCGCTCAGCTCCTCTTCCTTTATCAACGCAAAACCTTTCTTCTTAATCCATATCTGCCGGAGATTCTTCGGATCTGACGGATTTTTAAGAAGGACTGGAAGGGCCTGTGCCATTCGATTGATTAATTTTACTTTACTCATGCTTAACCTCCACAAAGTTTATTCCGAATACTCAAGACTTTCCAAAGTCTGAATTGTTCCATCTGCTCTTTCTTCTATAAAACAAACAATTTCCTTCCTTACCGTTGGGACATTAAATGTATCTTCAAAAGCCCATCCTTCTATCAACATCTGTATCTGATGCTTCAACATCCTATCAGCATCCTCACCTGGTTCAAGATCAGACAAATCATCAGTCGTTACAATAGATGCATGACAGGGGACTGAGTGATAAGGAGGGCCATAATTAACATCTATTTTATACATAGGCCAATACCTGCTTAAATAATTTTCAGCCACCTCTTGGAGGCTGTATCTTTTTTTGTCCCAAACTGTTATCTGGTAATTAACATTAAAAGGAGTAGCTCTTCGCAGCTGGCTTACAGCATTTCTATCATCGGAGTATTCAACTTTCCGATGAAAGACTCTGGCATACCTCATTTGATCAAGCTCCGGGATCAACCGCTGAACACTGACATACGGGAGTGGAATATTGGCATGGTTTTTAATTTTTAATACTTTCATAAGAACAGACAATGCTCTTCTTGGCGTTGACAAAACTGTTGGAACATACTTACCCTCATACTTCAGAGTGGCCACGTCATTAGCTACGGCCACATCAATCGGCCGAAATAGATTAGACCTTTCGGGATACTGCATCGTTCTGGTTGTTGTCATTCAAGCGCCTCTTTGAATAATTCCAAATGTTCTTTTAGTATTTTCTGTCCTATTTCCTGCTTCCTATTCCGTAGCTTATCTACAGCTTCTTTAATATGAGGTGACCTTCTTTCCCTTTCTCCGGCAACCACCTGATATGTCCTTCCGGTTTCCGTATGCCTCCCTTTTCTGAACTTGACAACTGCCCCATCCTCTGTCGGCTCAACAACTATCGAGTCAGCGAGATCAGAGGACGCTTTAGCTTTATCGACCTTATTACCCCACGGGGTGTCGTCACGTCGTATGGCTTTTTTCACCTCTTCCCCGACAACCTGGGCCTCTTTCAGGAGGACACGTCTCGAATTATTGAATCCTTTACTTTTCATGATCTGGGTCATGGTATCAAAAAATGAGGGATTCAGCGATGTAATCTTAACCTCAGTCATATCAATTTTCCGGATAAAGGGGATCATACCTCATCGGCTCTTCCCCTAACTCACCTTCCTGATCATCGGGCTTGTTAACATAAGGATCAACTCGATCGTCAACAATCGAAGACCCTCTTCTCATCTTCGTTGAATAACCTCTCTCCAGATACAGGTTCTCATTCATTATATGGGACTCAAGGCTTTCGTCCATAACCTCAAATTCCTTATCATCGACGATAAAGACATCTCCTGACTTTATTATCACATCCTCACCCGTCATGACTTCTGTAGAACACCAGATAATCAGATCCCTCTCTTCATCCTTTCCAAATAACGTCAATAACCGTGATCGTTCGACATTATAATCAACAAACGCCGGGAGCTCCACCGGTCTTACATCAAAGACCGCATCTTTTGATTCCCCATAAAGCAAATCAGTTTCTTCGTCGTCAATCATCCTGGGGTAATATTTAATCTCAGGAAAAAACAGTCGATGCGTCTCCTCATTAACTCCTTTGAGGAAAGTAATATCCTTCGGTCCTGGGAGTAGTACCACAATATTATCCCCATGTTGGCGGTAAGTCTCCTCGACCACCTTCTAATTCAACCATTAACCGCTCTTTTTCGGCAGTAGCCTCACCTTTCAGCTGTGCACCATTGAGTTGGACCCCTCCGCCAGCGGTAGGAACATTACCGAACTTCTCCCTAACTTCCCCAAGCGTTTCTCTTGCCTCCGCCAGGGCCCACCTCTTTACCCATTCCTGCCACGTTACCGGAACAGTCATCAATTTATGGTCAATGTTATACATGTAGAAGATGTGGGTTGCTGTAGACGGAACATTGGTTACATGAAGGTACGGAGGATCAAATCTCCAATCAAAAGCGGCGGAGTAGATATTATTAGCCGTCTCCTGCCACATAAGATATGCTTCATACTTCTCCATCTCCAGACCCGGAATTCTGTACTCATAAGGAATAGGGAATCCAAAACCGTGCGAAAGGTCAAGAACATTCCTGGATCCAACACTCACTGCATAAATACCTCGGCTACCAAAGTCACATAACTGATAGCGTTCCCTTTCCGGAACAACCGGTATAGCATTCATCATCTTCAACGGTTTGAATTTGCTGAAAATAGACAAAGCAGACTGCAGGGCATCAGTAAAGTCCTCAGTAGTAATCTCTATATCTATCGAAGACCCACCAAGCTTCCTTCTTGTCCAAGCAACAATTTCTTCTTCTGTAAATTCCTTCAGCGCCATTAAACTTTCTCGAGAATGAAGTCAATGATTTCCGACTTCTTTGCATCAGCCGGGACATCTCCTAAATCATGCTCCTCAATCATACGCCTCAGTTCACGTACCGTATGACCTTCCAAGTCTTCCCGAGTCAGTGTTCCATCCTCTTCTGCCTCGGCAGATTCTTCAACAGGCTCGGCAACCTCTACAGGGGCCTCTTCCACTACTTCTTTCACGGGCTCCTCAGCAACCTCTTTCTTCTTCGGTGCTGCCGTCTTGTAGCCTATGCTCTTCAGGTACACTCCTCGATAGTACTCGACTTTCTCATCAGTCCATTCAGCCAAGAGTCCTCTCTCGACCAGAGGTAGATAGTAGTCACCGCTCACAGTCTCCGGTTTCTTCCCAGGAACCACAGGATTAAGAGCCATCCTACCACCGTTCTCGGACGTGAAAAAAATCTTAAAAGGTTTTGCATTGTAATACTCGGCCATAACTTAAATCTCCTTCTCAGGTTAAGGGAAGTGGGCCGCCAAAAGCGGCCCACACAGCTTCCTTACGGTGAAGTAAACACGTTACCGCTGCAGTAGAACTTGTCCCAAACGACTTTCTTGCCGTACTGAGTCCCCAACGCTTTACGAACGACGAAATCGTCGAGGGTAATGGTCGGAGTTTCATACAGCGGGATATACGGTGCATAAATGTAACCGGTTTCCAGGAATGAAACACCCTTATACCCGACGAGGAAATCCGTCGCCGTCATATAAGGATCTTTGTAACAATCCCATTTCCCTTGAAGAGTCCCAATCTTCATGACACCCATACCGCCGGTAGCACCAGACGGAACAAAACCAGGCAGAGTTTCGATGATGTTACAAACCTCAACACCAGCGACAACCCAGTTGCCCGTTGCACGTCTGGTCTGCTGAAAGATCAGGTTAGAGGCTTCAACAAGGGTATCGAGGAATGCCTGTTTGTGCTCTGTCCAGGAAACACCCGTCGGGAGCTTCCGGTCAAAAGACACGGTACCTGCAGCAGCGATATTGGTCAAATCGCGGATTATTTCGCGGTCAATTTCAAATTTGCACTTTTGTTACTACCATCATTTGATGGCGGGCAGGTCATCTCTGCCTGCCTCTCTACGTCACCGTAGAGGTCTGACTATATCTTCACCCACCGCTTCCTGAAGCGGGGAGGGGGCTGCCGTAGCCTCTGCAGTTTCCCACAGAGACGTAGTCGATGAACTAGAGAAAAGGAAATCTTCAGTCAAAACCAGAAAGTAAGCACTGTTTTTGGAGCACCAAGCTCGAGCGGCCTCAAACTTCTCCTCACAATAGCTCAAGAAACTTTCAGGTTTGATCTCAACCAGGAACTTTCGCCCGTCAACGAGAGTTACCAGGTAGTCCGGCACATAGTGCTGAAACGATCCATAAGGTATTACTACCTCTTCGTACTGAATATTTGCCACGATCAGGTCGGTATCGATCAATTCCAGGAACTTCAATTCATACGAAGACCTGTAATAAAATCTTCCCAATCTGCCGCTAAGGTAACCAGTTTTATACTGATTATTATTTCGCCTGCCCTCTGCAATCATCTTGGCCATACCCAACGAGACCTTCTTCCGATTTTCAGGATCCTTATACCTCTCCACCTGAGCCTCAGAAATCTTCTTTCTCCATTCCGGGGTTATGACCTTACCAAGAGCACCCTGACTCATACTTTCCCTAGCCTCTTCTGAGGTATCAGTTCCAAGACGATTTCTTGTCCGTCTTGCAGCATCAGCACATTTCGGATTGTCTTTATTGGCCTTGGATATACTATCTCGATGAGACTGACTCAATTTAACTCCTTTATGAGACAGGCTCATTTGCTTTTTAGCATATCTTGAGACTATGGCATGATCTTTCTTATATACGTCAAGATCGATCTCCGGATGTGCATGCCTCAAATGACTAAGCAAATTATGAGCTTTATACTCTTTGCAGATTTGGCAAGTTATTTTTTCCATCTTTTCTCCAGCTGCTGATTGTCTCACAGCTCGTGAGAGGTTCCAGCAATTAAGCAGCTTGTAACGCCCAGCATCTCTGCTGAGGGAGCCCAGTTTCGTTAAGCTCTTCCGCGAGGACCGCAACCAATTCTGCCTCTGCTTCAATCCCGTGAACATTCCGCAGGTTAGCAGCAGCTTCCATTGACCATCGGCTTCTCAGCTTACGGGTCCGTGCGATGACGGGCGAGCTGGTAAGCACCAAGTCAACCTCAGGCAGATTCGGGTTTCCTTCCATGTTGTAATCATACGTGGAAGTGACCAGGGTTGTATTATCAATAGTGTTACTAAAAGTCACACTGACTGAACCAGACGAGTAGTCAATGGTTCCTGTTCCATCACCGGTAAATCCCCCTGCTCCATCATCCGTAACGGTCAGATCAGAGGCAGCGGCAGTACTGTAACCGGTGACTGTAATCGTACCAGGACGGATTGGGATAAAAGACAGAGAGCCGGTATAAGGACCAGTAGTACCATTGGCCGTAGCAACCGTCTCAGACTCGACCTTCTCTGAGCTGTAGTAATCAGCCGCAGCAGTGTAGCCCTGAGTATCTTCAATTACCTGGCCTTTGCTGATGGCGCCTTTATTGGTACCATAAACAAACTGCAGATAGAAGACGATACTGGCAGGTCCCAGCATAGGCTGAACACTGACCAGATCAGTAGCGATCAGGTTCGGGAATATAGCTCGAATCAACGGGACTTAATTCTGCTATATTTGTTATTTACAGGGCTCTTTATCCCTGTGCTCCGATTTCTCGGAGGATCGGATCATATCATCTTCCTGGGTACTATCTTTCAGGAAGCCAGGCGCTCGTGCCTCTGTTACTGCTTTCGCTCGAGAGGTGATCTCTGAACCTTCTTCAGCCCTGGAGATATTCATCGTTACGTCTGAAGCTTGGCTGCTGATTGTCTTAGATGTAAATATGTCTGACATATGAAGATTTCCAGCAATTCACCTGGTTATTCGACAGCCATTACTGACTGAAGGCGCTCCCATTTAATCCATAAGTTTTACAGAGTGGCAACGCGAATTTTTCGAAGTTTGCTATTCCCGGAGAAGTCGTAGTCGTTGTTTCATACAGAGGATCTTTATTGGCGAAAAATCGATGCTGGCTTTCCAGCAAGAAAGCTGTCACCGTTCGCTTATAATCGTCCTCAATAGATTCGCAAAGAGGTGACCATTTTGGGGAATTAGCAAGGCTCTCCCCTTTCTGGGTCATCTCTTCAACTAACATTTGCCGTTCCATTATTTCCTCCTAAAAGTAGAGTTAATTCTTATCTCCAACCGTGTTTCTTGATAACTTTTCTTGCCAGGACCGCTGAAGAATTGTCCTGGACATCCTCCATGAGCCAACTTTCATCATCCTCGTTAAAGTCCAAGGAATCCCCATCACCTTCTTGTCCTTCATACAAGTATCGAGATCCGCCTGTCGGCAGGGGCTCCAAGTCCATTCCTCTCCCGGAAACTACTGGTGATCCCAATGCTTCCCGGTAACCTTCCAACAAGTTAAGTGTCTGCACCATCTCCTCTTGGCTCTGGCACTGCTCCAGGATAGGTTTCAGAAACTCGGCATGCGGGTGGTCTTCGAGGATCCCCTCAAGATACGATGTGATCTGGGCCTCGTTCCCTTTTTCGAGCACGGATTCTAAGACATCTACAGATGCATTGTACTTCTCGGTTATGTCTTCGAGAGCTCCTTCCAACTGCTCTGCATACTCTGACAAAGACTCGATCTGCTTTTCTTGTTCTTCCAATCCTTCTGCCACTTCAGCAGAGCCCTCTTCGACTCTCTCTTCAAGCCTAGTCGTCAGCTCTTCGATGATTGCTTCAGATGCACCCAATTCCTCTTCCAAGGCGTTATATGATTCAGCCATTTCACGGAATCGGTTCTTCATTTCATCGATGACGGCGACAGAGGCATTATACTTCCCCTGGATCTCGTTGAGAGTGCTTTTATCTTCTACGATAGCAGCCATCTGCTCTTGAAGAAGTTCAACATTCTCATTGATTACTTTATTATCCAGAGTACCATTTTCTTTCTCTTTCGGCATGGTATTTCCTCCTTCGGATATATTTTTACACTCTTCAGTCCCGTATGGTATCTTGGGTTGAATCAGTTCGTTTGCTTGTGATATCTCCTCTCGCAAAATGGAAACGACGTCCTTCGTGCCTTCGGCATCCAGTCCATCGGTGTTCTCTATACTCATAAGGGCACATCTGTGCTCCTCTAATTTCAACGACATCTCAACCAGCTCGGCAGTTTCCTTTTCTTCCAAATCCTCGAGGTCAAGCCCTTTAAGATAATTGCTTATCTCCTCGAGCTTTGACACTGCCTCTACCGGGGAGAACTCAATACTTTCTGACAAAACTGCTGGAAAGGCGCCGGCAGTTGAAGGGTTGGCCACGAAGTCCCACGTCTCCAATTTATAATCGTCTTGAACGATCGGTTTGTCCCTCCCAAGGCTGCCAGTTCCTCGTGAAGAGATACCGACTCGAGTTCCGCCTTTAAACAGTTCTTGGAGTATTTTCCCGTTCGGGGTATCGAGAATTTCTGCCTCCCCGATTATAGTTCCATCGTCCTGAATATCGACTCCGGTAATTATGTGGGAGACCCTTTGAAGAGATGTTTTACCAGAACTCGGATGGTCCAACTCCCCGAACATCCCTCGATTATCAAGCCTATCCCTAACTTTTTGCTCTTTGAGCTTTTTTCCGAACAGACCGTTCGGATAGATCCTACCGTTCTCGTTCTGAACACCTTCACGTTGGAAGACGCCTTTGACCTTCATCCGCTTCGATCCGTCGCCTTCCTCCAATATCTGGTATTGGAACGGTATCACATCAATAAGTAGTTGCTCTGTCATCGCGTCTCCTTCTACTGGATATCTATCTTTCCTTCCGGGAATCCCGGATACTCAGGATAGAAATGAATCTCATTAAAGTTATACAGTGCATCCCAGGCCAATTCTGGTATTTTTAATTTATGTATAGCGGTGAATACATCCTTTTTCTCCCACTCCACTTCAAAAAGCCTTCCACTCCGTAGAACGACCGTAATCGTCTCCATATCAAACGGCTCTCTTTTCAGTGTTATGTATGGCTTTTGTATCGGCTGAAAGCCTGTCATAGCTCAAACTTCTCCTTAACTATCCTGAATTCCTCGTCGGTTTTGATATACCCCTGTTTAAGAAGATTTGACTTCCTCCCCCACACTCTCGGATCCAGCCTTATTAACACTTCCACTATCTCTGGTTCATAACCGCGGGGCTTACTTACTGCCATCTTCGAGTACCTATTAAATGCTGGCCTATTCTTATCCTCCAACACTTCGAACGCCTCGACCAAAGAATCGCACTCTTGTCTGAAGTCGCCAAATGCGACCACATACGTATTATCTTCCTCGGATATATAGGACTCAGTCGTTTTATCCTTCTGAATAAGCTGCAGGCTAGATCCTGACGTCCACTCCTTCTCATTAGGATTACTCAGATACCTTACCTCATATCCCATATCTTTGGATCCTATAACTATCCCTTCTTTATTTGTTCCCCTATTCCTGACACGATCACCCGGAATAAACTTTCTATTTGGGTCTGGTGACTCTTCATTAAGCATTTTTATGGGGCATAGAAGACCTTTACATAAAGGGACAGTTATCGCCTTATTGAACTCATCAGTGAATGTGACGAAGCCTCTCCTCGCTGGGATTATGGTATACTTTATACCTTTCTTTGACCCCTCTGGGAGAGTTCCAAGAAAGACAAATTGATCCCCAGGCCTGAGGTACGACAATGTATAATGGGGAATTGGGTTAGAGGAGCTCTTAGCTACCTCCTCGTATGACGCTGTCTGGACAACCGGGTTGTCAGAATCTGGATGACCATAAGCAGTCATTGACGCCCCTATAATGGTGGATCCACATTTTGGACAAGTGGAAAACCCTCCTTCAGGATCTTCTCCCTTCATCTCAAACCCACATTCAGCGTTTGTACACCGAACAACCTTTTCAGCTACTACCTTATCACCATCCCGCTTCTTAACGAACCTCTCTACGGCGGCGCTGGCCTCTAACTCTCCCTTCGCTACCTTGTCAATCATCGATCGTATTTTGGTCTTATTAGACATGACTAATTTTCCAAAAGACGAGAAGCAATCTCCTTCGGAGTAGCCTTACCGTCACGAATCTCCTGTATCGACTCATGCAGTAATTTCTTCAGGTCCTTTTTATCTCCCCCTCCACCTGTAATAGGGGACTTCGGGGAGGAAATGATACGTCCCTTCTTTCTTTGGGATTTATTCTTGCTCATTCTATACAAAGGACTACTCTCCAAAAAACTCTTTGCCTCTTCTTTTTTACCCTTCGGTGCCTGTACTGCCCCCAAGGAAGATCCCTCCCCTTTTTTGGCAGTAGACTCACTATAACCTTGTAGAAGGCCGCCGAATTCATTTTCATCTATATTATGAACTGTCATACTAACCCTCTCCTAAAATGCTTACTTACTGTTGTTAAAGATACAGAACCTGCCCCGGGAGAAGCTTTGTCGGAAATTGTGGACCATTTGGATTTACTATCGTCCTCCCCAGGCCTTATTCCATGAATCTTCACATACTCAGCTAACAATTGTGGACTCCCATTCACAATACTGTAAAATATTCCTGCGATTTTTCCATACGGAGTCCCCTCTTTTTTATCTCGGCCTTTACCGGCCAGTAAATGTGACCGACGCCATGCTTTCCGTAACAACTTACTTCCTTTTGTGTACGTATTCTCCATTGCGGAAAAATGGGGGCCCACAAGGGCCCCCTTCCTTATTACGCTGTTGGACTCTTCAATAATGCCACCAGGGCATTAACTTTCTCGACCGCTGTGTCCAGAGCAGTTTCCAGCTCACCTTTCAATGTATTGAAGGTAGAAACGTCAGCCGAAGCAACCGTCTCCGGCGTGGGCCATTCATTGGTCACCAGGTCTGCTTTGAACTCGTTGAGATACTTCATACCATTAACATAAATGTTGGCATAAATGTCCCTGATCCCAACATGATCAACGTCTCGAGGTGCTTGGTTCGGATTTGTAAAAGGCATCTTAATCCTCCTTGTTTTCGTTGGCAGGAATACTTACAGTGTTAAAATTCCTACTCGAGCATTTTTTTAATACTTTGAATGTGGATTTCATATCTTGGGTCCTTAAAGCGACGAAGAGTGTACATAAGGTCCTCTAAACGATCGCCAAATAGCTTCAAGTTCGAAAATGGATCAGATTGGGAAATCGAAGCAACCAATCGATACAGAGCCGGCCTATGATCTGGATGAGCATCCATCAATAAACGATGCATGCTTGTTTTCAGGGCCCTTTTAAACCTTGACTTGTCTATGGCACTTCCTATAGTCTGAAATATCCCAAGGGTACCGAGGACAGTGGCTGCCCCTTCCGCCGCAAGAGCCGGCACCAGCAGCTTCTTTCTTTTTATCTGCGATTTCATCGTCCTATCCATTTTGGACATGTAATCTAGCCTTTTCTTGTTTGCCTCGGGGTCAGAGGAAGTAAAAAGATCATACCCTCCTTTTTGCCGTTCAAGCTCGGGTGCCATACGGAGTCTTTCAACTTCCAGACCCCTGACATCCTGCATCGTCTTGATTATCTGCGTTGCCACAGCCGCCATTGCACCGCCAATCTTAACGATCTCGTCAAGTTTACGGCCGATTCTGGTCCATTTCGTTATCCCGCTTCTCTCATAGAGATCGAACACATACCTCGGTGATCGATCCTCATAGAGAATCATATCAACATATGTAGAAACATCAGTCACGTCAAAACCTTTTACGGGCATGGCTCACCGCTTGGTAACGGCTCCCCTCCGATAAAAATAGTTACTGTCGCCTGGTTTCCACTACTATTAGAAAGCAATAGCTGATCAATGTCCGTACCCATCACTATAAAACAAACAGAGAAGGCAATACTCGATCCCGCAAGTGATGTCTTTAGGCTGATATCCTGATCAGTAAAGATAGCAACGAACTGGGCATCATCAAACGGAATACCTACATCAAAATCTGTCGTCCCCGTGTCTATGGGAAATATGTAGGTAGCTTCCTCCGGAGTACCGATGGCGCGGGTAAAGTCATACAGCGATCGCTTTCGTTCTGTGTCTGTGGTTTTCCACAAAGTTCCTTCTAATGTCCACGTAATTGACATATTAATATCCTCTTATTTACGGGATTGCCTTACAAAGCTGAGAAAGTCTACAGCAAGATCCTGAAACTTTTTAGGCATTTGATAAAACAAATCTTCAGCCTCGTTCTCATCTTTGGCTTTCCTAAAAATAGCCTCCAGCCACTTCATCATTAAAGCTATATCTTTATTCTTGGCCCGAGCGTAATCAGGATCATATTTCTTCATGTACTCACGATGAGCAATAGCTCCTGCACCAGCGGTAGCAGCAAGCAAAGGAATAATCCAACTATTTTTCTTTAACCAATTCTTGGCCCGGTTCCACAGGCTTGGCTTATACCCGTAGTAAGGGTCTGGATGGTGTCCTCCATAACGTGGCTCATAGGCCGAAAATGGATCATGCCCTACTCTTGCTTCCCATAAGACAAATTCAAACTGATTATCTTCGTGTAAATCCTCAAAAGACTCCCAGACCTGCCGACGTGGATTGAAGAATTGAAGAGAAAGCATGCCAGCAGTCTTACCGCTTAAATGCTTTCCATACATGACTTGTTCCATTAACTCGGCAGCAATCATCTTACTTTCCCTTCTTTAGCTTCCGCATATAGGCCTTGATTTTCTTAAGGTTGATCACGGAATACTCTAGCAGCTGGGCCTTTTCAACGAACTCATCTTCTTCGAGATTGGACTCCCTGAAATCCCAGTTTTCAACATCATCAAAATATTCCTCATCAATCTCATCAACTGTCTGCCAGACCCTTTCGTAAGGGTTGAAGAACTCGACATCAAGAGCCTCCATGACCATACTTTCCGGGTCAACAAAGTCAGCAGCATCGGCCGCACTGCCTTCAGTTAATACTATATTAATAAGCTCTCTTGCATTCATCACCTGCTCCTTATGCAGTTTTGCCGCCTATCTTGACAAGGTAATCAACAACTTTGTCGGCAGCCTTTGAAGACCCGGATACCTTGGAATCTCTCCTGACAACGATCAGCTTCTTTCTCGACTCGGGCACAACCTCTACCATTTTCCTTTTGGATATACTCAATGCCCTTCTGACAGCTTTTTGTGCCGCCCCTGTTACTGTATTCCCTTTGATACCCTTGGCATCTACAATGGCATGGTTAACAAACTTGCTCCCAATCCTAATCCCCAATGCTGCAAGAAGCCAGCGAACAACATCCCACACATCTTCGTCCATCTCAGACCGCTCCACAGCATGCTCAATCAACTTAAGTTCACGTTTACTTGTATTGAGGATGTACGGGTTGTTACTCACTTCCCTGGCCTACTCCGCCCCAAGAAATATCATCGAGAGCAAATCTTATTTTTACTGCGCCATCGTCGCCATTATCGTCCGCCTTGACAGCAAGTCGAATTGCATCCTCTCTCGGCAACGAGGGCATAAGTATTCTATACTTACCAGTTGCCGTGAACCTCCACGGCATAGCTCGAACACCAACATAGGTAGCAACGCCTGCAGCCATATTCCCTTCAGCCGGCCAAAAGCCGTCAGCGGAGAGAGCAAACCAGTTCTCCTCCTCCAACTGTTCCCGATTCGAGTTATCGAAATAGAGCTGAAGTTCAATATAGTCCTCAGTGCCCTTGGTGTAGTCCACAAATATAGATAGCCAGCCGTTCCTGACTCCATAGGCTTCAATATGATTGTCATCGAAATCGTCGGTCAGCTCACCGCTTGCAACCACCCATTCAATCTCGTCGTTACTCCATCTCGCCATTAAATGTCTCCAAGGTACGGGTTATAGTTTTTAGATACCCTGAAATATATGGAAATGTCAACCCTTTTATCCATACATCAGGGACTTTATCACTTCATAATTCACATCACTCCCAAACTTACCAATAACATTACCGAGATCCTCCATCACAATAAGCAAATCCCTCGGCTTAACTTTCAGATCCTCGTTGAGGTACCCTTTAATAAAGTCGATAGATTTCCCTTCATCCCAATAAAGTCTGATTGATTCATCAAGAGCTCTTCGTCTTAAATCACGTCTCCCGACAGCTTTTGATACTTCTTCCCTTATCTCCGCTTCCGGGGGATCTTCTACCAAGTCCTCAAAAGGAATGACAGACTCACACAGAGGACAGACCAAGAAATCCTCACCGTTATCATCTTCGAAGAAAAATGATTTTTCAGCATCAAAGCTATCGTCACAAAATGGACAATTAACTACAGTTTCACTCATAATTTTATCCCCTTAAGTTGAGATCCTTCTATCAATATAATCAGATCCAACATCGCTTCCAAATCGAGCAATCGCCTCACCGAGATACTGCATTATTTTTTTGATACTGGAAATTGATTGACCGCACTCCTCAAACAGATAATCGTCGATGAGCTCTAGATCACATCCTTCATCCCAATAAAGCCTAAGTGCCTCCCGTAATGCCTCTCTCTCAGTCATAGCATTTTCCTTAATACAGACCCATCCGTGCTCCACGCTTTCTGGACTTGACAGCTTTACGCCTCGAGGACGATTTTATTCGGGATCGAGCCTTCTTTAAAGCGGCCCGCATCGCAGGACTTGACCGAAACCTTTTGGAAGCCATCTTGCTGGCCTGTTTTGTTGGTGCATATTGAACTCGTCCGCCCCGGACTCTCTTCTTCCGCTCGACAAGATCCTGGATGAAGCCAACCTCTTCATCGGTTAACTCTTCAATAAACTCATCCAACTCATCTTCATCAAGAGAATCGATGTAATCCATAAACGAGTCCTCGTTAAAATCATCCTCTTCCTGATATTCGTCCTCTTCAGAAAACCTCCGAAGAATTTTCAGCGATTTAGCTCTTCCTTTTTTGGCTTTCGTGCTCCACGCTTTTCTGCGAGCTTTCTTCAAAGCAGCCTTCTGTTTCGATGTTCTCCGTTTTCTCTTTTTCTTCTTTTTCCGCATAAGTTTCCCTTTGCGGACCATCCAAGCCTCCTCAATATTATCTTCCTCATCAGCAGCCTCTTCTTCCAGTCTCATCTGCCGAAGAATATTGATAATATTGGTCTGAGGATCTGCGCCTTCTTCAATGTTATAGACATCATATTCCTCATCGACCTGACTCTCTTTGGAGCCGACCAGCTCCTCCGGAAGGTAAAACAGTTCTCCACATGCTGAACACTCAGAAAACAGATCCCCTTCTTCATCCTCTGCAATAACCAGACTATCTGTTGTCAGCATAGCCTCACACGAAGGGCACACAAGATCTCCTTCCTGCGGCTCCGTCGGTTCCACAGTAGGAGACTCCTCTTCAAAGAGCTGCTCCCTATGAGTAATAAGTTCAAGACTTTCGCAGAAATCTTTTTTTACTTTACTCACTGTCATAATAGTTCTCCTCTTTCTATCGGTTAAAACTCAGACATTCCAGACTGTGTCATTCTCCTAATAACTTCTTTCACATAAACCTCTTTCTTCTCCTCCAAAGCCTCCCGAACCGCCTCATGAACATCCCCTCTGATCTCCGATCCAAGCTCCTTAAATATCTTTGGAAGATGACGATCTATCACTCTATTTATTTTATTCCTTTCCTTGTGCATCATCTCTTCTACACTGACTACCCTTCCCGTCACTCCGGCAGTGAGTAATTTTGCAAAACTCGGCTTTAACTCATTCATTACCTCGCTCACCATTTTCGGGTAGGCATCCTCTATCACCTTATACTGACTATTCTTATTTCTCATAGAGGATAATTTACTGACTATGATCCCCACTAAGGACATAAAGGCCGTAGCAAGCACCACGACAATAGCACTACTGACAGCTCTTGACGTCTCCTTCTTCAGTTCCTTAGCAGTGCCTTTAATAAACTTGGTCAGCCCCTCGTTTAGGGATTCTTCAGCACTTTTCTGCTCAAACAAAATATTATCAACTACTTTTTTTATATCCATTATCGTATAATCCCCTCGCTGAATAAGAAGACGATAAACTCATCCCTCAAGTCGGACAAAATATGCTCCCTGATTTTCGGAACAATTTTAGACAGTTCCTGATCGATAACCCTTGATGATTCCCTGAACTTCTTATTTATTAATGACTCTATGAATTTTTCGATCTGGGCATCAGACATGTTATCAAAAGATCCGGACGAGTGGGCCCTTTGTAGCTCATTGACCAAAGGTCGTATCTCTGGTCCAAGCACAATGCTTATATCAATAAGAGCATCGCTCATGATCCTGGCAATAGCATCCCTGTTATCGGTCTTGCGCAGATAGACAGCAAAAAACCTGGATATCAACTTCTTTAGCTTATTCCACAACAGAAGTGACCCAGCAACAGTCGCCGCTGCCATATACCACACATGGGCCGGTCGTTTCTCCCATCCTTTAGGAACAATTCTTCCGGGAATATCCTTTATTTTTGCCAATTATTTCCCCTCTTGGTCACTTGGATCAAGCAATGATCCACACTCTGGACATTTCTTCGGATACCTCCCAGGGTATTTTGGGATCGGGAAGCCACACCAGGGGCACGTATACTTCGGGGAAATTGTTCTGCAGATAACATTCCTCATTCCTGGAGATAACTGTTCCGCTATTATATCATCAACAATATCCCCCACGGATAACCCCTCCGAAATATTCTTTGATATTACTGCATCCGTGCTATCGAATTTCATTTCCGTCTTTTCCTTTTTGATGTAATTGGGTCTATGTATGAAACATGGGTACGTGACATACCGATCGATGGGGTAGCAATATTTGTACTCATGGTAGATTCATTCTCCACAAGACCAAGATCCCTCAGAGTATTGGACACGAGGGCATCAGGAAGAACACCCAAATATCTTAAAATAAGTTTTCTTATGTGAACATCAGTCCATGTATCCAGTGTCCCCAAATACACTGTCCTGCCAGCTTGGGATACCCAGGCCTCTTTTGTGGTCGGGTTGATTTGAAGCCTACGTCCACGGTTCCTTACCGTAACAGACTCTGATGCTATACCGTCAGTAAAAGATTTATTAACGGAAAACTTCCTACCCATGGGTATGATACCCATCACCCCGGCATCGAAGTCATCTTTCACAAATGGAGCAAGGACACGACTCATTGAAGGCGATATTGATAGAGTTGTTACCGTCTCATCTATTCCTATGTCTTCTTTTCTTCGTCTCATATTTAATCTCCTTACGATCTAATGATACCGTAAATTTCAATTATTAGCAAGCTTAAACATACACACCAGTGCGTCCCATACTATATGAAAAATCCCTTGACCTTCTTTTTGGATCCATAAAAATACCTTTAAAGAGCTTATAAAATATAAATGGGAGAGTTATTAAGTGGGCAATTGTATGAACAATCATCCTAATATTTTTCTTGCTTTTAATAAAATCAGGATCGTCCTTCAACATTAATTTGATGGAATCGATCTTAAGTCTGGCCGCTGGGGTCTCAAGTCTTTTCTCCACTTCCCTTACTATCATTGCCTGCTGCTGGGAGGTCAACATATTAACATTAATACCTGACTGTGCCAATGAATCAATTATCTGACGCTGAATCATATTTCCGACCTCCCTCTTAGCTCTTTGGTCAAGAGATACACCCTCGGCTATTTTTGTTACTGCGACTGCAGCTATCTTAGACACCATAAACTTAATGGACCCGCCGAGGAGTATTTTTCGTGCCTCTGGGGATGAAATCGGCCTATACTTCGTCTTCTCTTCCTCGGTCATCTTCTTCTTAAAGGACCGCTTAATAGGATGATGGAGCAGGGTGTAAATAGCACTACCGATAAGAATCCCGAACAATGCTCCAGCAACTCTGGCAGGATTATGCTCTATTCTGTACCTCAACTTATCGGCCAATGCTTTATCATGACGTAACTTGTCCCATATTTCAATGGCCAGAAGTTCCTTTGCCTCCTCCTGGCTGACATTCCGGGCCTTCATTATCTCCGGTATCCTGTGCATGTAACGTTTCCTAAGCTCCAAATAGGCCTTTCTTAATTCTTGGCGGGTTACATAGTCAGTGGCAAGCCCTACCCCCAAATCAATTCCGCTCCCCGGACTGATTATCAGCTCCCACAAATGGTCAAAGGGATCATCCCTTTTATTCCCCATGGGAGTCAATGATTCTTGCATCATTTCCCTTTCAAGAGGGTAATTAATTTTATCAAAAAACGCCTCCGCAGACGCCTTATCTTTGAAATCATCAGGAATTTCATTGCTCTCCCTTGCTTGTTCTACTGAAGCTATAAATTCCTTAGGTGGCTCTTTACCGAACGCGGCAAGAAACAGACGTCCTATGTCCTCATTATTGTACCCAGCAACCTCCATCTCCGCCCGGGCAATCCTTCTACCGGAACTTCCTTCTTCCGACTCAGGATCAGCATAATACTCCCATGATGATCCAGCAGCCTTTGGTCCTCCTATAATCACTGGATGACTTATGGCATATTCATGAACCATACCATCAAGGATAGCATTTCTTACGGTCTCGGTATAAACTTTCTCCAACTCATTGTCACTAATTTTTGGATCTATCTTCTTTTTATTCCTCATAAAATCGGTTTTCTTGTTGGAGATAACCCAATAGTCCGCCATAACCCCCTTCATTGGATCAACAGACTTAATGGACTGATAAATAGCCTGATCAACCGGTTCCTCTTCCCCCTCCCCGGGAACTCTGTAATTATGCCAGGCATCAGACAGCAGACCGACAACTTCAGGAGGAGGCTTCGTCCCTGCTGCCAATCTATATGCACTTGTAACTGATTTCAAAGCATTCTTCAGGCCATCTTTACCTCCGAACTCTTCTCTGAATCTCCTTGCCAACATTTTCAGTAATGTTCCATTGGTGAGACTTTCTATGACCACATGACAGTAATAATCGGCAAACCTCTCCCGTAAGTCATCTTCCATATCTCCCCACTTTGATTCAACAACGTCATCCATATCTTTGTCGTATTGAATAAGCCTTTGAGCAAACTCCTCATCAGTCTCATAAGGATCTCTGGTAGGCTTCGGATATTTATTACGGAATTGGCGCTCCAAGAGCCTCTTCACAGACGCTCTAGCATTCTCCATCTGATCGTCGACATATTCCTCTGCCGTCATGCTCAACAACTGCCGGAGTCTCTTCTCTTTTCCAACACCTTCTGGAGGAGGGACAACTCTTTCAAGCTCATGGGGTACCAATTTCCAGCCAAAGTCTGGCCGGCCTACGTGCCGTCCTTCGTTATCCAGGAGGATAGGAAGACCTTCCTTATCCATACCTACAACGGCTCTTTGTCTTTCTATAATGGTCTTCCCTCGAGCAGCTTCTTTCGTTTGTATCCTCTCCATGACATCTCCGACCTCCATCCTGAAACCCTCTCCATGGCGGCCGTCCATGATATATCTCTTATATGCATTTTTAGCCTCTGCAGCCTTCTTCTCATTTTTCCCTTTAAATTCATTAAATCTTCTCAAGGCAAGTTCAGCTTTTATTGCTTTTTTCTCTTCCTTCTCACCCGGGGACAAATTGCTCTCGAGCCCCTTTGTCAGCTCCTTCTGTTTTTCCTTTCCAGCTTCTGTCCCAGCTTCCTTTTCCGATACCTTCTGATCTGTATAGGAATAAAAAATACTATATATTCTCTTCAACTCGCTATCTGGCACCAATTTCAATGCCCCCAGATCATCAAAATGAATACCGGGGCTGGCATCAATTCTAAACTCCCGAGATTTCCGATACTTCTGTCTATCCTTATAATACTTATCTTCTTTAACGAGATCGAAGGCCTTAGCGAGCTTCGCATTGTTTCCAATAAAACCTTTATAGTTCCTGACACCTTCAAATTCAGGAGAGTTTATGACTATATTCATCCCGCCAGAATGTCCCGGTCTTGTGTTGGCATAGTTAATGAATTCCCCAGCCGAACTTAATGGTGCCATCTCTTTTCTCAACTGGACCAGCTCCCTGTTGCCGGGATTCATTAAGAGGGATATTCTTCTATCGTCCTCCTGCTTTTTGGTCAGTTCAGCGGTTCCGAAATGGGACTCTGCTGCTCGAGACAGTTTCCTCAGCTTCGTAAGTGCGGGAAGAGCAGCACCTTTAACAAAACTTCCACCATCAAGAGCATCGTAAGTGATATCTCGGATACGTTCTCCTGATATCACAAGTGGGACTACCTTGAATTGCTCTGGATAAGGACCTGAAGAAGATATCATTTCAACATTTCGCCTGTAATCCTTCAGCACCTTCCTTGCCTCGTCTCTGATACCGGTAGCATACTCTATGGAGTTATTTATTATTGCGTCTCTTGCTGACGAAGAAAGCTTCCTCTTGGAGATGGCCTCTTTGGATTTCTTTTCCTCCTTAGCTACAAGCATCATTATACGTTCGAATAATTTCCCTATCCTCTCATTCCATTCATTTTTTATTTCATTTATCTTTGCCAAATGCTCGCCCGACACAGACACTCTTCTCTTTTCTGCAGGGGTAAGAACCTTATATTCACGTCGAAGTTTGCCCATAGTCTTCTTCATGTAGTCACTAACACCTTCAGACTCCACTTCACTCTTTACCCCTAAACGGTCAATCTCACTGGCAGATATTTCTCCCTCTAGGGAACGATTCACCAGATCAGATAACGCAAAGACCAAAGCACCTGATTTCTCAGCCTTATTCACCCTTGCCGTAATACTCTTGGCAGGACCTGATAACGACCGGCTTATTTTCTCTATTTTTTCGTATGCCTTCTGTATATCCTGAATAACCGGATATAACTGCCTGTAGTCTGCTCTTTCCAGCTCACCTCTCATACTTTCAAAGTCATTGATAACTTTTTCCTTGACCTCACGAGCAGCCTTCTCAAGAGAAGATATCTTATCCCTCGCATCCAATAATTCACTCCTATGCTCCACGGGATCACGGAGACGTACCCCTCTGAATGCCAGGGTTTCATCTTCCCTCTCTTCCACCTCAATATTTTTAAGGTCACCAATATGAGTCCTGATCTGAAACATGAGAATAATTGTATGGGCTAATGCACGAAGAGACCGTTCAATTGATCTGACATCTCCTTCAAATCGTCCTTCCATTTTGGCTGCACTTATCTGGGCCTTGATGGCCGTTTTTACTTTCGGGTCGCGGAGTCTTTTCCGAGCAAAATGACCAATTTTCAAGAGGAATTCTTCCTCGGTCATTCCATAGGACCTGGCATACTTTCTGGCGTTGAATGCCAACTCCATTTCCATCTGCCGCCGGAACATTTTCTTGATTCTAGAATTAACTATAAATTTCCGAATGACAGGACCGAGGACAAAAGGCCCCAATATAAACGTTGCCGCCTGCAGGGCAACAAGGTGCATTTCCTTTGTAAGGCTTACCCTTTTAAAGAAGGATGCTGCCCTCCTGGCCACTCCCATTCCTTTTTGAATCGATTTTTGTTTTTGTTCCACCATAAGGCTGCCTTTCGCTCGTCAATGATTCTTTTATCAAACCTGATTGCTTGTACTTCCCATTTCTTCCGACCAGCATTATACCCGACAAGATATGAAACACCAGGAGTCCTCTTGGATTTAATCCTCGTAAACTTCCCAGCAAACTGAGATGGATCCTTCAGCCTCCACCGACCTTCGTTCCTGGTTGAGTTTGGGTCGAACTTAAAGTCACCAGAGTAGTGGCCGGCACCCTCGAATCTCTTCGAGGATGCCATTTCCACTTCATGCAAAACAACCTTTCTGTAAACTGTCTCAACCATAGAAAATAAGAGGTTGCAGTCCCTAGGAGACTGCTTGTTGCCTCAGGGAATGCGCGCACCCTTTGGCAATCCGGCTAACCCCAGGTAGCCTGCCCATACGGATAAGTCCGTATGGGGAGTCTTGTTAATCTGACAATACGTATTCAACAAAAAGATTGAACTTACCGGCAGTAAGATCCTGAACAGCGATCGTAGCGGTCAGTTCACGAGCCGCAGTTGTTTTCACCGCATTGGCAACGGTCCCGTCCTCAATACCCTCATGAAGACCGGCATCCCAAGGATTGGTTCCATCGTTAATTGCGATCGCAGCAACGATATCATCAGCACCTTCGGCATGAAGGGCAATGGTTGCTGTATCAGCGGCAGATTCACATGTGGTAAGCACATCGACATACGCCCGCATGATGATAGCATTGTCGGGAATTGTAACTCCCAATCCAATCGCCCCGATAGTACCACCAAGCTCAGCGAAGTCATACTGCGCTTTGACCGTAAATGGCATTTTGGTGTACAGGAACTGAGTTTTGTCCAGCAGCTCCTGAGCAATAATATCTACCTTATCCAAGGTAAGATCAGACCCATCATCCTGAGCCAGCTCACGGAGGGTCTCATCCCATTCATAGGCAGTATTTGCAGTTAATTCAGACATTTTATTTCCTCCTTATATAAGGAATAGGTTACTAGACGTCCAATGCTCCGTCAAAATCGTCTAATGTTTTCAGGTATTCATATCCCTGTGTAAGCAGATTATCATCCGCCACAGTTTCCGTCGATTCGATATCATATACAAACTGATAACTCCTCGACATAAGTGGCGGTTTTCCATCCGTTCTAGATGCTGCATCGAAATACGTCAATACATTACAGCCAGCTACAAATGAGCCGTCAGGCTTTTTCCTTGTCCTAACATTACCTATCCTATGATAGGCATTCGGGCACGAGACACCATGAACTGTTGTATATGCCTTCTCTAATGCCACGACCTTTTACCTCCTGTTGATTGTTTCTATGAAAGACTAATGGCCCCAGATTTTACAGTACCGTCAGAATACTTCACTTTAAATTCCAATTCGTTGTTGGATTCATCCAACCATAGATTAACATTTCCCCAATTATTACCAGCATCATTCTTCAAACTTGCGTCGGCCTCGGCAGAATTCTTTGCGCCCAGGATGGTACCACCAACAGTATGCAATTGCGTCTTCGGGTCATTATGCCCAAGACCAAAACCACCACTGGCACTAACAAGAAACTGACCGGCCGCTGTCGATGACAGGCCACCACCTGCAACGTCCGAAAATACAAAACACCCGTCATGGGCAACGTTCGCAGCATAACCGGCGGCCACCGAGTAGGAACCCCCGACGGCATTACCAGCCCCACCGAGAATGGTTGAACAGGCAGACCCGGCTTGTATGTCATTGCTATACCCGCCGCTGACGGCATTGTAATAACCGGAGGAGATGCTATTCGACATCCCACCACTGATCGCCGCCCCGAGACTCGAACCGATCACATTTGCGTACCCGCCCGAAATATTGGAGAACAAATCACTGTCAACATCATTGTTATATCCACCGGAGACGGATGAGTAAACACTCCCTGTAATAGTATTGCCTATCCCACCACCAATCATAGATCCCTCGGATCCGGTAATTTCGTTCTCCCTTCCACCGCCAATAAAGCACATCTGTGCACCCGATCCGACAGATGCAACAATCTGGTTGTAGTAACCACCGCCGATAACAGACCACGATGCCATCCTAACGCCTGAACCGGAGATCTCATTATACGCCCCGCCACCAATAAAACAACGGTCTGAACTGCCACCAATCAGATTTTCCTCGCCACCCCCAATAAGTGATCGTGTTGCCACATTTGATATCCGGTTCTGGTAGCCGCCGAGGATAGCCGAGTACGAACTGGTGGACCCAATGTTATTACCATACCCGCCGACGATAGCAGATCCATTCGAGACAAGAATCTCATTGTCTATACCTCCGCCGATGAAGCAGCCGCCTCCAGCATTGGTCCGATTATCAGACCCTCCCGCAATACAACAAAACGGAGCGGTTATCTGGCCGGAATTATAGTAACCTCCCAGGACTGCAGATGCCAAACCGCCTGTATTGTTGTGATATCCTCCCCCAACAAACGCATAGCGGCCTGTTATCTTGTTGCTGAAACCACCGCAGATGGCCGAGTAATGTGCTTCAACCGCTGGAAATGCATTCGGCCAAATAAGGTTGTATGCCCCGGCACCAATAAACGCGGATTCCGCAAATATCTGATTCTTATACCCGCCAACAATCGCAGAGTACTTGGAGTCGGTGGGGATAGTAGGGTGTAATACCGGGCTGATCTTGTTTGTTGACCCGCCACCAATAAATGACTGAGGGGCGAGTGCTTCATTGAGCTGTCCGGCTACAGCAGCACTGTACCCTGCATTCGCCTCATTATTAACACCCGTCCGTATCGTTGACGAGTCTCCGCCTCCCCCTACAGTAAAGAGCATTTTGTCCCCTGTCTCCACAGCTTTGTTGTACACTGAAACCGCTATGTTCAAAAGCTCTTCTGTTGCGTGATCCACTAAATCAAGAATCACGTCACTCCCGTCATCAGGAGCAAGCTTCCTGACGTAATTTTTAAACGTCGGATTAGTTTCCGCAGTAATTACCGCCATGTCAAATATCTCCTTTACGGGGAAGCAACCCCGCTTCCTTTAATTATCTGTATAATTGCATAAGCGCCGGAAATTAAGGCACTAATTCCAGCCACTATTGCTGGCCATATCCCGTACTTCCATTTCAGGACAAATCTGTGCGTTTCTTTTACCTGAGGGGCCATAATTGTAACTTCCTTAGATATTTGGCCCACGGCATTGTGAGTATCCTGAGACTGCTTCGAAACTGATGACATCTCACCCTTCAACCGCTCATGATCCAACCCGGCATTTTCCAAACGTATATCTATTTTATTAATGAGGTTTATTGTCTCCCCCTGAATCGCCGTAACTTTATTCAATGGCTCGGCAAGGCCATTAAACCGTTGAATGATCGTATCAATTTTCACTCCCCATGATCGAGGGAAATACATCATAGGGATTGCATCATCATCAGTCCGCATAATCGACTCTTTCATAAAGGATAAATCCCTTGCTATGTCATTAAAGTCGCGCCCTAGATCAGAAAGCACCTTATTGATAGAGACAACGGCAGTCTTCACTTCTATGCTTGCATTTACCAGTTCCTGTATTTCATTCATCTCCAAAACAACTAACCTTCCGTTAGGCAAACCCCCAAAGCCGCTTCGAGGGAATTCGCATTGAGCATTTCATCCAGATAATGAGCTGGAGGAATTACTATAAGGATGAACTCTGAGCCTTCTGTCCTCGGGTTCAATTTAAAGCCATTACCTGGCTTGATCGTAAGTGTATCCGTGGCCTTTAGAGTGGACTCATGGCCCTCAACCTCGAGAATACTTTGACCTTCTATCTGCACCACACAGACACTGGATTCATTGTGGCGACATATAGAAGCCCTCGCCTCCGTCGTAACCGCAATCCCTCTTAGAACATTGCATTTATCGGACAGAGAATGTTTGAATATCTGCCAGCTGCCCCATTTAGCGATCCATCCTCCAACTCTGAAGGCACCGCTAATTTCACTGATCTTTCTCATATTATTGGCAACGTTGCCGTTAATACTCGAGAGTATTTCATCGAAGTTGGCCACCTCTCCTCACCTCCTAAAGCCGCTTATCAAGAATCTCTCGAATGACCTTTACGAGTTCTGATACTTTGAACGGTTTTTGTATGAAGAAATCAATATTCCTTTTCGCCGCCTCTATAATTGCCTTTTCTGAAGGAAAAGCAGACAGAATCATCACATCGTACTCTGCTGTATCCCTATCATACCCGAGATCTTCCAACATATCAAGGCCAGTCATTTGTGGCATCATAAGATCAAGAATTACCAGATCCGGACAATCCTTACGTATACCCACAATAGCCGAAGCGGCGTCTGGAAAAGTCTTTACTTCAGGATGATATTGATTAAGACCCTTATCCAATTTTATCGTTGTCTCTACCGTATTCCTAATCGCTTTGTCATCATCGACAACATATATCTTCATCAGCCGTTGTCTCCTTTTACCAAGGCTCTACTGCAGTAATAACTTTCGCGGCATCCCCTAACACATCCCTCCATTGGGAAGGCTGTGGTTCCACTTTTGGTCTGATCTCATGCAGGTCCCTGAATCCGTGAACGAAGTCGTTCTCATGGGTAACCTGCTCTACATACTCAAAATTATGATCAAAGGAATCCTCCCCTAAGAACTGATAAATACTCTTCATTGTTCCTTCGGGATCTCTGGTCAATTCCTCATAACGAACAAAGTGCATTCGATCAGAGAACCCCCTCACGAGGGCATCCTGAATACGATTGAAGGCAAGACCGACTGGTTGTGATGGGTCAGACCATATCTCAATGCGCCCCTTAATCGTTTGCCACTTATAGTAGAGCTGTTTCTCGGTTTCGGTTTGGAATATGTGTGCATTTCGTCTGTATAGTTTTTCAAAGGAGGCAAGAACATCTTTAAGATCCCTTACCGGAACTAGGACTTTAGCCTTTCTACCCAACAATGCTTCCGCCAACTCCAGATGACCCAACCATCCTCTGGACTTATCAAACACAACTGGTCGATCACCATTCCCGTGAAAACTGAAAAGAATCGATCGCATGACCCGCATCTTGGCCTCATCGTCTGGGGAGGCCCTAAACTCAATGAAGTTCTCCCACATATTACGCACGGCAAAGATTACTTCAAGTATTCCAGACGTTGCCGTGGTAAAGAATCTCGGATTTTGCGCCAGAATGTTGCACAGCAAAGTACTGCCTGCTCTCGGCAAGCCGCTCACAAAATGAATAATTTTCTCTTCCACAGAATTATCCTTTCTCTATGGTTTGTCAGATACGTGGGTTATAGTAACTTTAGATAGCCAAAATACCCTATCGACGCTGTTCCCGTCAACCTGAACCCGCAATTTCTCCAATCCTGCTGACCCGGCAACCGTTAAACCGCACGTATACCCTGATGCAGCGTAGATAGCTGGGACAATTACAGGAAACAGTGAACTATTGTTAATTTTGAAGCTTGTTCCGTCATTAAGAAGGACGCAGTCCAGAGAGAAGGCAAAAGCCAAATCATCCAACGAAGGTCCTGGTCCGTAGTAATGGAACCTGCCAACGGTGTAAACCTGAATAAGGTATGCCCCTTCTTGCTCAACCGGTATTTCCTCTGAACCTGTACCGGTTCCGGATAATCCTTCTATCCCTTCCCAATCCAAATACATAGGAACGGCCGATGTATCGGATGAATCGGTCACCCGCCGAAGCATATATATTGACGACTGGGCATCGAATGTGTCATCAAATCGTCCGGAGGAGAGGGAGAACTGTCCACGACTCCGTGCCAAAATATTATCTCCATGAACCAATGCCATGGTGACACCGTCGTCTATCTCATTATCCTTTCCGTTTATGACTACGGAGTAATCACCTTTGACTGTATTATCCTTTCCGGAGATGATGGCCGCATAGCTAGTACCACCCGACGGCAAGATAGAACACCCATAACCGGACCCAATAAATCCATAAGAAGACCTTGTAATGTTGTTATCCCGACCTCCAACAATGACACATGACCGAGGGGGCTCCAAGAGGCTACCACCAATGATGTTATCTCTTCCGCCGAGGATACTGTTATAAGGGGCAAGAATTTGTGGGCTCGGGTTGATGTAATTATTCATCCCGCCACCTATGAAGCAGTAAGGACTTTGCTTCGTGGTGTTGTAATACCCTCCAGATATACCGCTGTAATTTCCTTCTACACTGTTTCCCTTTCCTCCAGAGGTAAAGGAAAAATCACTATTGGCATCGTTACTGTATCCTCCTCCTACAAAGGACTCATTTCCACCTGCCTGATTGAGTCTTCCTCCTACCACCGATCCATAATTCCCGCTGGCCTCATTACTATAGCCGCCAAGAACGGACCCGTAGGGGGCTGTTGCACTATTGTTTCTTCCTCCCCCTACAACAGAAAAGTTCCCAGAGGCTGAGCATTGAAGTCCTCCACATATAACCGATTGATTACCGATAATAGTATTGAATAAACCCCCTCCAATAAAGGAGTAATCCGCATTGACAGCATTAGTGTATCCACCTACCACTGAGGAGTAATCTCCGGAAACTGTACAGCTCTTCCCGGTAAGTATCCCAGAGTAGTCACCGTTCACTATATGCCCGCTTACTTTCCTCTTTACAGGTCTTGTCCCGGTATCCCCCGGTTCAAAAAATACGCCGGTTGCATGGATGGTCACATCTCCCGTTCCAGGATCGGTCCCTGATGACACGAGATTTATATCATCCCCGGCTACCAGCTTGGCGACGACGGCATAACCGGAAGAAGACGTATTGAGATTGTTTCTCATGATTGTATCATCGTCGACTTCGTAACCTGTAACTTTTGTGACTCCCATAATGTCCCCCTGCTAACTACTGATAGAATCTACCAATTTGTTATTGAACTTGTTTGTGCCCCTGAGGAGAAATCGAGGAGAAGCTTACCAAATCCAACATATTTCATATAAACGTCCGAATCTGATGCATGCACTTTAATATTGCATCTTTGGTCCGTCAGATAATTAATCCCTGAAATATCTGGCCTGGCAATAAATTTTGTTACTGCATCGGAGGCACCGTAATATGTGTTTGCCGACCCTACTGCATCCAATTCATACATAATGGCCGATGTATAGTGGAAATTGAACAAGGTAGTTTCACTTGCGTGCCCGTCGGCAATGATACCAACTGTGGCCAAATTAATCTTCCAATTCTGCCTTGTATCAAATGCCTTATTTCCACGGGCCACCCAATCCGTCTTACTCTCATAACCCCCTGATCCAGTGTATGCAGCAGTATTAACACAGAAACTCTCGAGCAGATACCAGTCATCTTCATTAAGGTTGGAATCATACCCATTCGGGTTCCATGTGCTATCCGGGTAAGAGGCATCACTATTATTGCCAAGGATGTGCTCTATTTTCCACGCATTAACAAAACAGAGCTTGTCGGTAGAATGGACATAATCAACCTTGTCATTAAATGCCTGTCGTCCATTCGTGGTCGTCGAACCATAGTCATAACCGGCCTCGTCCATAAAGATACCATGGATCCCGAGGTTAGTCTCCCACTCATCCACCTTTGATTTAAAATTAGCGAACGATTGGTATACCGTGACATAGCCGAATATTTTTACATCGGGATTTAATGCCATAATCCTGGGGACGATGACGCTCGTATTTGCCCAATCGCCGTGGCTGGTTGACTGGATACCGTCACCAAAAACAAGCAGGTCATACTTGGACATCTCCTGGGCAACTTTCTCATTATTCCACCCGTGCTGGGAACTATTGAAAGAATTAAGCCAGCCGTAATAAATTAACAGGTTTTTTGGTTGAATTACGCCAGCGCAAACAGTGGTTGCGAAAAGAAAAGAAACGATCATGGTTAAAACAAAAACAGTCTTTCTCATTGTTGGTTCTCCTTTGTTTTATGATCCTGCTATGGTTCCTGTAAAAATCCACCAGTTTGTCCCATCTGAAACTACCTGGTAGAAATTTGCCCCTCCCCCATTATCGTCAATATATGCGGTAAAGCCAGCTCCGACCGTCGCCGGGGTTCCAAATACAGTGTCCAATTCAGCGTCGGTTGGCGGGTTTGAAACATCGTCGGTGTGGACGGTCTGAGATATTCCTTCCCCCGAGAGGGACCACGAATCTTCATCTTCTTTATACGTGAGTGTCCCATCATTCGTCTCGCCATTAAACGTAATCTGGTAGTCGAGGCCGGTAAGGCCAGCACCGAGCGTTAAGACATTCGCAATACTGTCCTTGACCCAAAAATGGGGAGGATTTGTCCCCTCCTTAACCCAAAACTCTGCAGCGTCGTCGGGACCGTTGAATTGAAATGCATCGCTGCCAAATGTTAATGAGGCAGTGTTCGCTGTATTCATAAACATTCCCGCCGTATCATCAAGGTAGATATTACTATTGGTTAGGTCAACATTACCGGATATTGTTATATCATCGGACAGTGTAAAATGGTCCGTTGACCAGGATAATGTCTCACCGGAAGATAACTGTAAATCATTCCCCGCTATAACCATGTCTCCCGAGACTTCGAGCGTCCCACTCCCGTAGAGGCCCATCAGATAACCGCCGCCCGAACTCTCTGTCCAATACGTATGGTACGACAATGCCCCAACTGCCGGAATAGCGCTCAAGTGAAATACAGTCCCAGCCGTCTCGTTCCCCTTGATAGTCGCCGTATTATCGGAAACAAAATCTATCATCGTCCCGCCGACTTCAAACGTCGTCGAATTGAACTCAAATTTCTGGCCGCCGCCAATCATGACACCGATCGTGTCTGCCGCAACATCATCAAATCCGGTATCCTGATCACTGTAGAAGGCAAACCCACTCGAGTTTACTCCTCCGGATACGTTCAAATCACACGACATATCAAATGAGTCTTCATCTTCCTGCCAGGTGATGACGCCGTCGTTTGTCTCACCGTCAAAAGTAAGGGTAAAATCCCGATCAGCTTCCCCATTGCCTATAATCATATCATCAGTGAAGGCAAACGCTGACCCATTCCACTGAAACGTTTCTGAGCCAGACAACTTACCGTCCATGGTGATAGGGGTACTTGTATTCATACTGATCCCTGACCCTATCAAAAGTCCTCCAGTCTGAATGTCGACGTTCCCGGTAAATTGAGTCATCGGAGCAGTCAACCTAAGCGCATTATCAGCTCCTGTAAGATGACCTACCTTGAACGTTCCAGTTCCTCCATCGAGGATCAATTCACCCCCGTCGGCATCCAAGATAAAGTCTCCCGAGGTGTACACATCATCATTGAACTCGAACCGGTCATCAGTAACGTGGTCGTATAGTAATGTCTTCGTGTAAGCAGCCCCGTCATAAAAATAGATAGTCCCTTGTTCAAGGAAGACGTCACCGCCTCCCATGTTAAGGTCGCCGTCAACAAACATGGAGCTGGCTTCAGCATCCCCCATTGAGACTTCGCCGTCGAAATACCCGGCCCAGGCCTTTCCACTTCCAGATGCCTTGGCATAAACACCATAGGCATTTGTATCAGCATTGGCCTCGAAGTATCCCCCGTAGGCCTCATCAACAGTACCGCCACCCGCTTCAACCTTCGAATACATCCCGTACGCATTCTTCAGGGAAAATGTTGACGGCTGGATCGTACTGAGGATGCCGTAAACGTCATCATCATTAGCGGAAATAGTAAACGTCGAACGAATACCCATAGGGTCACGTGCGGGGGTGGTAGTGTTGTCAATGACGGCATCAATGCCGACGTAATAAGTTGCATTGAGCGTCTTTGATACTTTATGCGACGCATTGAATTCGACATGGTCGTTATTGAAATACCCTTTAATTAATGGGACAGAAGAATTCGTCGGCTCAATATAGAGTAGATCTGAGCCAGACTCATTCTCACCAGCCTGTGAGCCGAGAAAGATGTTCCGATCTCCGTCATTATTTCTCCCGGCGCGGTCGCCTACGAAGACATTCCCCTGCCCTCGATCAAGGTTACCACCCGCACGGGAGCCAAAAACGGAGTTGTTAAATGCGGTCGTCATATTATCCCCGGCAGCAGCCCCAAAAATAGAATTGTCGCTTCCCTCGCTCGCCGTTCCACCTGCGCCCGCACCGTTGTAGGTATTATAGTTCCCATCGGCATTTTGGCCACAGCGATAGCCAGTGAATGTATTCCTCGATCCTTTATTTCCCGTCCCTGCATCCTCTCCAACACCGGTGCTCTCCGTACCGATGATCGCCAGCATCTGATCGTCTTCTATGTTGTATGTATAATCATCGCTGGATAGATTCATGTCACCATTCAGCGTAAAGGAGGAGGTCTCAATCGAGTTGGCCACAATATCACCGAACTCCCAATCAAGGGCCATGTTGTTTGGAAAGTGTTGCCAGGCAAGGGTGATGTTCTGGATCGTTGTCACGTTTCTAATGGCAAGGAGATCCCCTTTTTTAAGCACGTATGTTGTATTCCCAGACCAATTCGACCCGGTCCACAGTATTGTCTGCCACGTTTGTGAGTCGAGGGAGAAGGCGGATACGAGAACCCCGGTATCTTTTGTGGCCAAGAGGTCGCCAACATAGACCAGCGTCCGCTCCTCACCAACCCACCATCCGGTATTGTAAGTATCAGCACCCGTCTCCAGTTGCGTCGGTTTTCTGACCGGCACCTGTTTGATTATCGTTGCCTCGACAGTAGTAAAGGCAAAAAGAATAATTGCCAATAATATCAAAAGTTTCCTCATCGCTTTCACTCCTATAATATCCACCAATTGCTTCCATCACTTTGAACGGTAACCCCGTCATATTGAGAGGCAAAAGAGAATGATGCCTGACCATCAATCGACTCTCCTCCTTGTGCATTCAGGGTGACTGCATTCGTTATATCAATTGCTTTAACATTAAAAGTCTGCCCTTCATTACCCACCGCCGTGGGGAGGTTGGCATCGACCGTATTTACCGATCCATCACAGAGAATGGTACCGTCATCGGTCGTTATATCATATGTCAGCAGGCTAACAGTCTTAATACCACCCTGGGATGACTGACCTGCCCTATTCCACGCAGCGATTGTATTGTTAAGTAATTCAGCAGAGACAGCATCCACCTTATCGAGGATGACTTCCCCGCCGTCATCTTGAGCAAGTTTCCTGACATGAGTTTGGAATGTCGGGCTTGTCTGCCCCTCGATAATAGCCATATGCTACTCCTATGTTGCTTTGGTTGCAGTAAAAATCCACCAGTTCGTCCCGTCTGAAACAACCTGATAGAAATTGTTCCCGTCTCCATTGTCATTAATATATGCAGTAAACCCAGCCCCGACAGTACCGGGCGCACCGAAGATCGCATCCAGCTCGGCATCGGTTGGGGGATTCGAGACATTGTCCGTGTGGACGGTCAACTTGAAGCCCTCATTCTGCGTATCAACCACAAAAATGTCTCCGGTGTCACCGCTTTTTCGAATAAGGAGGGCTTCCGTCGACGTGAAGTCATTGATCATTTTTCCGCCGTCGCCATAGAATGAGGCTTCCCAGGTAGCAATTCGTCCCGAGCGTGTCCCATCAGAAGCATAGAGGGCTTCCCAATTGGAGCACATAGATGCCGTCCTTGCTGCACCATTGAAGCTGGCCGATGCTTCTGTCCCATCGCCATAGGTTGACGGGAGTGCAACATAAATGCCGTAAACATCTGGCCCGTTCTCAAGGCTGAGTCCAGTGTAGTCAACCTTGACTCCCATCAGCGTATCATCAGCACCGGGCGTTTGAATATTGGTCACGAGTATCTGCTCTCCATCAACGGTCGTGTTCGTAATGGGGATGATCAAACTGCCGTTAGGGTCAATTCTGAGTATCGGATCGCCATTGTTCTTCTGGCACTGCAGGAGGTCGTTCGTCTGGGTAGTCCACGCCTGGACGATGTGCTGGACAATGTCGGCACCAATTTCCAGGTAGTACGTCTTCGTCTCAAAGGCTTCTTTCTTACTTGTAATGTTTTCAATATTTGTTCCGGAGCAATTCGGGCATTCGGACGGAAACTCCTTACCACGAACAACAAAGCGAGTATTGTCGTCGTAGCACCACAATTGGTATTGATTCAGGGGTGCCCCGTCATGATCCGCCACTACCGTATCGAGTGCATCTTTTTCACCACTACTCAAATCAGATTCGAAATAAACATCCAGCGAATCGGTCTCGTCTTCATACTTGCCACCCTGATACGCCGTCGTGATAGCTGATTCATTTTCGATCTCCGCAGCGAGTGTGGTGAGGTTGACTGTGCTCTTGGTGTAATTATACGTCGCCATTATGAAACCCTCCAGATAACGATTCTTCGTCGTCGTATCGAGGCCGTGCCATTATTATCATTTCTATAATTCATGGTCACTGTATGTGTCGTCGCCGACCCAAACGTCGCAATATAGAATCCCGATATTGGCATCCAATTGCTTTCGTCGGCCACCTCCTCGTACATGGCACCGATCGTCGTCGTTCCATCAAGCTGAATATACGCATCGAAATACCCACTGGAGTTATCATCCGAGAAGGCCTCAAAATACCAGCCGATATAGTAATCACCGGCGGGAATTGTTCCGGTCGTCAATGTTTGCGTCGTTGCATACACACCTGTGTCATTGTCAGCCTGGCCATCCGTATTAACAGACTGGAAATGGGACCCGAAGATGACTATATCATTGATGTCCGAGAGGGCCGCCTTCTTTTTACTGTTCGAATCTTCACTGTCCTCGATAAGGAACTCATCTGCGCCGACCAGTGCAGTCTTCGCTGTTATGGCATTTATCTCCCCTGACGTGTCATCGTGGATCGCTGTCCCATCTGCCCCGTCATCGACCGTTGCGGTGGAAAGCGTCCCGCCTAGATCCCCGCCGAGTGGCAATGAACCGACCGTGACATCCTTCTTGTTATTTGAGTCCTCACTGTCCTCAATCAGTAAATGGTCGGCAGAAACCGGGCTTGCTTTGTCTGCTATTGCAACGATCTCACCGGCGACGTTGTCGTGGATGGAGTCAGCATGGTTATGAAGAGAATCGGCATCACTCCCGTCCGTCAACGTTCCAAGATCGGTCTTCTCAGCAGCGGTAACAAGTTTATAGGTCGTACCGTCAGGAATATCATCCAAGTCATCAGCCGTCTTATCAAAGACATCAGCTCCTATATCGAGCTGGAGGTCTTCATCTCCACCGTCACCGACCTCGGTCGCCATGATCTTATTCGCCGTACCTATTAACTTAGCAAGCAAATAATCTGCAGTCGTGTCATTTGATGACACCTTGATCTTCTCGTCGGTAAAAGCACCGGATATTTGATCATAGGTGACTGCATCGCCGGATGACGTCCCATCTGCCAGGTTGGTTAGTTTGTACCCGCCAGCATCCTGATCAACCCCCCAAGCAACGGCCGAATCACTCCGCAGGAACTCCGCACCATCCTCAAGCTTTGACGTTTCAATATCAGCGGCGCTGTTTATCTCATCATTGGTGAGGGTATCATCTTTGATCTGAGTATTACCTCGTATTTTCGTTACTGCCATCGCCTACCTCGCTCATAAATATTTTTCTTTTCATTCCAATACTCCTTGGCCTGTTTCAAGGAAATAAAACTGCTCGTATATGGACGACACGGACATTCTTCATTTTTACACTCAACAATCCATTCCATCCTCTGTGCCACCGTATTCGTCTCAATAACTGGTTGTTCGCCGCAGGCATAACAATATCGGAGGGGCTCATCCTTCTGCCTTAAAGAGTCCTCGATGCGTTTCTTGTACGCAATCATTTCCAGATGATCTTCCCACGTGTCCATAACCCTTACAATTCACCGACAAAAAATGTAAATAACATAGCGGTGATGAAATGTATAACAAAGAGAGACAGTAATGTACCAATCAACCAGTTCAAAAGCATCATGTCAAATCCTCCCCCTTAACGCGGTCCACGATATGGATAATGAATAGGCGTCCTTGACCCTGCAATCGATCTTTTTAATCGCTCCTTCCGCAGCTCCTTTATTCTCCTTTCCTCTTCACTGCTCTTGGTAATAAACTCAAAAAATCTGTCGGATTCCTCGGCAGTGAACATCTTCTCTCTTTCTTTCCGCAAAATTCTTTTACGAAGCTCCTGTTTCCTTCGTTCTATCTCCCCGGCCCTAGAGGTATACTCGAGAAAGTCCTTTGACTTTTTCCGTCTCTTCGAAAAAACCGGTACAACATCACATGCCTCAGCAATAACTTCCCCAGCCAAGGCAGCAGGGTGAAATCCTTCCAACGAAAGACCCAAAATGTCGTCTATCGTCCGCATTACACCAGCTCTTTCACGACCAAGAGACCGACTTCCATGCCGATCTTCTTGACTGCTTTATCCTTCTGCGTTGGTTTTGCTTCCTTGACGCCATTGGCCATATTACTGAATTTCCACCGGACACGAGGAAGCTCAGTAACAATGTTAATAGCCTGCTCAATCTGGGCCATGTCAGCTGAAAAATTCTCCGAATCAATCTTATTGATGATGTAATCAGCAGCTTCTCTCTTCACCCCGGAATACTCCTGCGGGCTAAGCATCCCTTTGATATTTGCCGCCTCCAGCATTGGTCCAAGGGCCTTGGCTATCTTCGACGCGGACACTCCATTGTTTCCTTTGTGCATTGCACCAACAGAATAATTCTTGGTAATTTTGGCACCATTGCCAGCCTTGGTCAGTTTGAAAGTTGGCGTCGGAGTGACTCCTTTGCCAGACATTGTAACCTTGCCCAAATATGACTTGCTTGCCTCTTCAAGCTGCTCTTCCGTAAAGGCAACCTCACTCTTACAGCTCGGGCAGGTAACAAATGCCCCCTCTTCATCTTCTTCCAAGAATTCAAACCCGAACGGGAATACGCTTTCGCAGTAAGGACACTCAACTTCCTCGTAAGGGATAACGTCGCTACCCTCGTTCAAGGACCCGGCATGAACCTTCATACTTGGCTGGGAGAACCACTTCGTCTCACGAATCGCTCTCTTGGGTTCGATTGATTTGTCCGCCCCGAAACGACCGGTAACATTTATTCCTGCACGACCTACAGCTTCGGCAATCATCTTCTCTATTTCATAAGGAAGAAGGTTCGCCCGCCACTTAAGATCACCGATGACCATATTGTCATCCTCAGAAATACCCATCTTTCTCCGCAGGGACCCTTTGACCTCTTCAAACGTACTCCGGAGGCCTTCCCGGTTACCAAGATTCGTGTTATGGATCCGGCCTGCTCGGAGTTTGAGGTTTCCGACCTGACCATTAATTGCCATAAACTGAGGATCACTGAAATCGGTCTCAATGATCAGATTGACCACTTTCTCATTAACTTCTCGTCTTTTCGACTGGGGAGCCGCAATCAACGGTTTCATTGGAGCCTGAATCCCGGCCCCTGATGTTAACTCATCAATCTGGCCAGGAACTCTTTTCGTCCCTTTCAGCCCCTGATGAATAATCCCTGTATATGTCATTGTTTATCTCCTTGCTTGATCTGTTACGTATAGTTTACTCATACTTTATTGACTTGTCCACTAAAAAATTAACCCGCCCAGGATCCCCCGGGGTGTTCGGTCCCTTCCTGGTCACCCCCAACCCCGCTACCAGGGATTCCTATAGAATCAGCAAACCCTGGAGGATGGATAAACCCTCGAGCCGTTGGAGGATCCGTCGGCCGGGGTGTATTAAAAACGGGCTGCACCCTTGCAACACCGGTTCGTTTCACAAATTTTATCAATTCTTTGGCAACATAATTCGATACATTATCAATCGCCCGAAATTGTTGCCCTACGTTCTTGCCCTGCATCAGATATATTTTAATTTTTCTTTTAATCATAGGATTGGAGGTCATCATCTTGAACGCCTGCTTCAATGACTTCGGGGTAACCGCCAAGCCCTCCATATCAGCCATCATCATTGCCCTGTTCGTAGCCAGAATACCAATCTTCCTGATATCACGATTTCTTACCCACTGAATACCAGAAGCAATCACCACAGAGAGGACAATGCTGGAAGTAATACCAGCATAAAGCCTGGACTTAGGGTCGTTAAACAACTGGGAAAGTTTAAAGTGACTCAGATAACCGGACGTCGTCGCCCACGCACCCTTCCGTTTTTTATTTCGTTCCACTTCTTTGTCTGTGAATGTTTTTGTCCTGTCTCCACCAGACATGGAAGCAGATGGCGACTTGCCGTCTCCCCCTGAACCGGGTTCTGATGAAATCTCTTTTGCTCCCCCGAGTCGATCCGCTTCTTTAGTGTGAACATTCCGCTGGCCGGTAAGCTTTGTTTCCTTGACGTTCTTTAGCTTCTCTTCGGCGGTGCTTTGCAGTGCATTCAGTTCTGTCTCGAGCTGTGCCAGACGATGACTGGTGAAATCGTCAATAAGGCTCCTGGCCGTTTCCCGGTCGGGATCATCAAATATTTTATTGCGGTGCTCCTTAAAGGACTCAATCTTATCGATCAGTTCCTCAATTCCGTCCTCATCGTCGGTAGTGTCCAATTCATGCTTGATGTCATCAACTTCGTCACCGACAATTGAGACCCAATCACGGATATCCTCAAGGGCCTTCTGGATATCTCCGGACACTTCTTCTTCGTCATCGTCCCCGCCCTCTATTTCGTACTCGTCGAGGAACCGCTCGACCATAAACGTGGACACCTCTCTCGGATCCCTACCTTCTTCCAAGATTTCTTCTATTAGCGCCTCTATTTCTATCCGTCTCATTAATCCACCTCTATATAAATTCCGTCAGCTGCCCTGGTATTCTTTTCCCGCTGACAAGAAGTTTTTCTTTCTTTATCATCATGGAGTCCTCCGCCATCAGATTGGCCCTTATTTTACGATCAATTTTTCTATCATACCTATTCTTGTCTATTCCATACCGAACGATATCCGCCCATAGGTCATGATATTTATGAATGACTATCGTCAATGGGTCGTTCTTGGGCAGGTGCTCAAGTTTGTCGAGAATGTTCAACTCGGTCCTATCGAGCTTGTCTTTGTCCTTCAACAACGCTTTATTCATCTTCTCGTTCTGGGGGAGCAGTGCGTACTCCTCCTGTCTCATTCCTCCAACAAACTCCAAGCTTCTCATTAATGAACCGACCGTATCTCTTGGACCAATCTCTCCTATTGTCCGAGGAACCGTATACTTTTCACCAAGTTTCTCCAACTCAGACCACTTCCGAAGTCTAGATGTCGTCTGAGCCTTTTTGGCCTTTATAATCGACTGATATATCTTTTCAAACATATCATATTCTTCAATCATACTGGGAAGTTCTCTCTCGGTCACAAGATCCAGGATATCGATGGCTTTATTAAGGTGTGCCTCATCCAATGAATCCAGATAAGCCTTAAAATGTGCCTCAGCGGTATCTAGGTCACCAGAAACCGACGTAATCCTCCCCAGCAGCTTCCGATATAGTGTATGGTCACGTATCTTATCAATATCTCGCTCGGCAGACTTCATAAACATCTGGGCCGACCGGAGGTTCATGTAAAACTGCCGAACATCCGCCTTATTGATCTTTTCGTCTTTTTTTCGACTCATCTTCTCCGCAGCCTCTGCAGCCTTCTCCGAACTTCTCATTGATTGGGACAGCTCTTTCTTGATCAATAAGAGGACGGTGACAGTCCCCGCCAACGAAGACAACGTCAGCAGTCCTGTCCGAAGCCAGTCCCACTTCTCCTTGGCTTCCCTTTCGGCCTCGGCCCGATACTCAGGATACTGTGCATACATACGTTGCACCTCTGGGGGAAGCGGTTCGTACCGCGGCGGATATGCTACTCTTGGATTAGTCATCTCTGGCTCCTATAAAAGGACAAATCGTTCTTTTTCTTCCACATTTTCGATGAATAATTGCATCGTCCCAACAAATTTGTTGCCAACAGATTCGTTGCGAACCGGGGGAAGCTTTCTGTACACATGTTGCTTCACCTTGGATAAATTACTGGCATAGCGGCCAATAAGCTTTGGATTGTAGGGAACAGCATGCAGGAACTTCTCCGGGGTTAATTCCGACATCTTGATTGACTCATAGTCCAAATCAATGAGCCTTGCCAACTTCTTTGACTCCGGATCATCCCAACGATCTAATAACGTCTTCAATTGCATCATTTTTGACTTCAAGACCGGCGGTTGCATCTTCCTGATCCCTTCTTCCGTGGTTGGTACTTCTTGAATACCAGAACTGCCGAGCACCCGCTGCCTAGTACGAGCATTATTCTCTGCATCCTTCTTTACTTCGGTAAGGAAGGCATAAAAATCATCAGAATGCTTAGCCGTCAGCTCGATCTGGTCTTCCAGCTTGGCCAGGGTCATGGAAAACTCCTTCAAATCTCCTCTTCTCTTCTTTGCCTCCTCATACAGCTCCCAGATCATCTCAAAGTCCCTATAAATATGTGTCTTTTTCAGACTGGGGTGCATTTTAAACACTTTATCAGCATACTCTTTGTTCCGACTGATTATTCCCATAAATCTGGTAACATCGTGCTCTTTCGGCTGTGGTAGCTCCTCTCCCTTTGGGCACAGGTAATATGCTTTTCGACCGGGGTTAAATGAAATTTCATATCCACCGTAAAACTCCTTCAGTGCCAATCGAACATACCCGAGCTTTTCAAGGTCTCCCCTGGGGACGGCAATGAACCTCGTACCGG